GTCGCGGCTGCTGGCAATATGCGAGTAGAGGATAACAACAGTCTCAATCAAACCGAAATCAAAGAAGTCACTGCAAGTTTAAGATTTGCGGATCTGTCCAACAAAGCTATTGCAGACTATTTGTTGGAAAAGGGTTTGTCCGATGCACAGGCAACAGACAAGTTGGATTCCGAAATTTCTGAAAAAGCACGAAAAAATGAAATCTTGGCTATTATGAAATATATGCAAAATTCAAACAACGGGCCATTACAACACCTTCGACCTATGGCAAGAAAAATGAGAGAAAACCCAGAAAAAGATGAATTTTCTTGGGACTAACAAAGGAAAGAAATTATGATTCCGCGAGACGATGTTTTTTCATTGGATGAGAAGAATCCCTTCGTGATTGATGACAAGAAAATCGGGGAGAGTCTGGATAAAGCAGTAAAAGAAAAAGAAATTGATCCTAAGACTCAGGCAATTATTGATGCTTTTTTGGCTGATCTCGGGCGACTGAATGACCCCAATGTAACATACAATGAAAAATTGGATTTGATCATCGATCTCAAAACCCGAATTGTTCCTATTGTTTTTGCGGAATTATTTCAAGAAAAGCCAAATGCTGATATCTCTTTGATTGCTTCCCGGGCATCCTTCGCACTGAAAGAAGCTGCCTCCATTATTATCAAAAAGAGAGAAACAGAGGTTACGGATGATATCAATCCTTATTCTCCTAAATTTCAAAAAGCTTTCTTTATGTTCATCGAATTGTTTCATAAGGTAATGATGGAGAACGGGGCAGATGAAATCATGATCAACAATGTTTTCGGATCCCTCTCCAGGGTTTTATTGGGCTGGGAAGAACAAGTAGTAAAGTCTTTGAAATCAGTATCCAGTAAAGCTTTGGAAAAAATTGAGAATCCATTTATTGCCAAGTTCAAGGATTCTCTGAAAGAACCAACGAAGTGAGCTTATGTATAATGCAATGCGAAGAGACTTTCATCGTGTCTTCATATTTGTTAGAGAAAAAAACAGAACATTACCCCTTTTAGAAACAGAATGGGGAAAAGCTTGGTTCAGTAAGATTCAAGAGAACCCCAGTAAAGAAAATGAATTGTTCTTGGATATGAACTCGGATTACCATATACAGAAAATGTCCTCGGAAGATTTTATTTGAGAGGTATCGTATGATTAAAAAATTGAATGTAACTGCACAACATCAGTTTAAGAATAAAATCACTGTGGAAATATCTTACATGCATGATGAATCCGTATCCCCGCATGTTGCACAGGAAGATATTTTGGAACACATCCCAGAAGTATTAGGTTCAGCCAGCATCACGGATGTAAGAATCATCCAAGGTCTGTTAGATAAGAATGACAGTCTTATAAAAACCCCGGATAAAAAGTAATGAACAAAACAGATAAGACGTTGGCACAGTTATTGGAAGATTTTCAACTGGATGTCCCTCTTGAAGAATTCAAAATGGGGATACAGGTTGAAAAAGAACATACAGAATCCGGACCCCGAAAAGGGATGTATGCGGTTATTCCCAACAAACTTCTTTTCATTGCTCGAATTGCTGCAGCCCACCTTGCAGAACTCCCAGATTATTATACCCGGCTGAAAGAAATGGAAGCACAGGGGAAGAAAGAAGCCTCTACCAGTTCTGGGGATGTTGTAAATGAAAATGGGTCCACACACGAAGAAGTATTGCACAGAACCGGGAAACCATTTGAAGATTCCCGCCTCGATAAGCTTCGGAGCCAAATGTCCGAATCATTGAATTATTTGCAAAACAAATTAATTCCAGAGTCCAAAAAACACCCCAAGGTATTTTCCCCTTTGAAAGAGTTTAAAGAGGTTTTGGAAACAACCATTTTAACCCTGGATGAAGTATTGTTAGCCTTTAAAGAGAATCAATAGCTCATCTGCCAAGTGTAGAAAGAGTAACGAAATCGCTCAGAAATGGGCGATTTCAGCTTTTATACACAACATAGAATCTTCAATATAAAGCAAACATATTGGAGATCCATACATTGGACGAATTAAATTTATCCAGTTTTACTAAAACATTCGGCAAAAACAATACAAAATACTCTATTATTGAGTTTGCTGAAAAGAAATCCTGTTTGGATATAAAGCTATTACCCCAACAAAGGTTTTTATTAAAAATTTTTGATAAATGTGTTTTAGATGATACTGTCAAAGATATTTTAGTAAAAGACAAATTTGGGGAACATGTTCTGTTTTCTTTCACAGAAAAAGGATTTTATGAATTCTTGTACAAAGAGGGCAGAATTTCTTTAGACTATGATACTTACATGAATACAGATATTGTCTCTATTGTTTTATGTGCTGGTCGTGGTGCCACGAAGACAACAACAATTAGTCTTTATACTGCATACAAGTTGTACGAAATTTTATGTCATTATTGCCCACAAGACTATTTCGGGATTTTATCTCATGATAGCATTGATATCTCTATTATCTCTTTGGGAGAGGCCAATGCTACGGAATTATTTGGTCGATTAAATAATTTAATAACAAAAGCTTCTTTTTTTAAACCATATATTTTATCAGAACCCTTACAAGGGGAGCTAAGAATTTGGACACAGGCTGATTTAGATAAGATAAAGGGATTTCTTGCAAACCCCCCAGCACATTCAAATTCTTTAAAAGTATCCGCAAAACCCTGTACTCCCGGATTACGCGGAGCAAACAGAAGTCAAGTTATTTTGGAAGAAATAGCCTTTTTTAATAACTCGGCATCTTCTACCCGTGAAATCCCATTAGATGAACAAATTTATCGTGCGGTAACTCCATCTGTTGCTCGTTTTAAATACCCAGATAACAGTCCGTTCGGGAAAGTATTGATGATTTCTTCCCCAGGAGCAAAAACAGGTAAATTTTATAATGCATTTGAGAGTGCTTTTAAACTAGGAACAAAATCGGGATCTCTAGCAATACACGCCCCTACTTGGTATTTAAATAGCAATCTTTCAAAGGCTTTCTATATTTCAGAATACAACTCAAACCCGAAAGCTTATCAACAAGAATATGCAGCGGAATTTGGAAATTCTGAATCAACATGGATACCGGATGATCGTCCAATTTTTAGAGCTTTTGATACATCATTAAATCAATCTCAACCATATGGTAGGGTGGATCATATTTATTTTGCTGGATTTGATTTTGCTTTTTCCGGAGATGGTTCCGCATCTGCAATATCACATTTTGAAAAAGAGTACGTAGAAATTCCAGAGAATTTTGTTCCAGAGGTTGCAGCATATTATCCAGATCTTATGAAAGAACTTGAAGAGAATAACGGAAAAATATTGTCCCCCAAATATGTTGTGGATTATTTTGAAGTTAGATACGCGGGGCAAGGCATATACGAGCATTATCCAGTAATGCCTGTTGAAGGTAAAGATGGTATTATTGATTGGGTTTTAACATTGTATAAAAGGTACCAAATTCGTATTGGAATTTTTGATCAATTTAGCGGGGCGGTTTTAACTGAAATATTTCAACAAAAAGGGTTGAGATCCATAAAACAGGTTCCACATACAGCCCAATTAAATGATGCACATTATAAAAATTTTCTATTCCTTTTGAATTCTAATTTACTGAAGATGGCATATAGTCCCGAGTTTATGAAAGAACTTAAAAGTTTAAGAGAATCTAGGGTCGGTAGTGGTTATTTAAAGGTAGATCATCCGGCAGGGGGACATAATGACTTATTTTCTGCCGTCATTCGATCTTTGTATCTCTGTTGGGCATATGTGACTAAGAATAAAAATGTCATATCTAATATGGGCATCCTTTATTCCGGGGGGGATTTTAAATCAAGTATTTTGAACTCCGGAAAAGTTGCAAGACATTTGGAAAATATTAAAAATGGAATGCACAATAATCATGGGTCATTAAGAAATCCAAAAAACATGTTCCCCAATCGAATGAAATAGGTGGTTTTTAAAAAGATAATTAAAACATAAATGGGCATTACCTTGTTGAAATTGCTTTTAAATTCTTGGTATTGTTCTAAAGTATTATTTCTTTTTTTGAAGATAATGTGAAACATCTTATGACAGCTATCACAAAGACAGGCTCCATTAGAGGTCTCAAACCTCAGATGTTTGTGGGTTGCCCAAGAATATAAATGATGTGCTATCATTGTTTTTTCCATTAAACCACAAACATCACAACAGTTATTAAAAATGTGTTTAACCTCTTTCTTCCATACATGATTCTTGTAGTAGTGTCTACGTTTTATTCTATCTTCATCACTCTTATTAAAATTCCAATTCGGGTGTTTGTCCCCAACCCATGTTTTTAATTGATCTATATGGTAACAACCACAGGATTTAATTGCACCAAAGGTTAATGCAGCCCCTTTTACAACTACTTGTTTACCACAATTGCATATACAGTTAAAGAACCCATTCTTAATCTCATGCCTTGACACAACTAAGAGCCTATTAAATTTTTTACCCGTTAAATCATGTGCTCTTCCCTTACAACAACAAGACTGACAGATTGTGTGTTGGATGTTTACAACCTTTTTAAAGGGCTTTTTTCGGGTCCTATTACATATGGGGCACTGAATTTCTATTTCGATGGAGGAAGAATGAATTAAATCTTGTATTGGAACTATAAAATAATCATATAATTTAGTGTAATTATACCCCATTTTAGTATAATAAGTTATGGATGGGCCTACCCATCTCTGTTTAACCTCTTTAGTTAGAATTAGGCATTTATTGTTATTAAATAGGTTGGAAGTTTTAGGGTTCATTTATTTCTACTTTAATTATTTTACAGTTTTTTCCAACAAAGCGAAGATAATTACTAAGACTATCAAAGCCAAATTCTTTTGCCTTGTTTTCAAGAATTTCTTTCTCTTCCGCATTAATTCTTATTCGAATATTATTTTCTTTTTTCATATGACTCCTTGTGTTACCAATGTAAATACTAATAACTAATTAATAGTATTTACATTGGTAAATATGAAGATCTATAATATCCCATATGAATACAAGGTAATTGCCCGGAAAGAATTGAATAGTGCTGTTCATTCCGGCACAGTAAAAAGAAAGAGATACTGTGAGATTTGCCGAAGAAGTAAATCAGTTTTGTTGCAAGAATATGTGGGTATTTTGTACAAGAAAACCCCAAAACCAATACATGCTCATCACCCTAATTATCGATATCCCTTATGGGTTTGGTGGTTGTGCAAAGATTGTCATTCCAAATTACATGCTGTACAAAGAGAAAAAGGAATTGCCTGCCTATCTTTGAACTTTGCAAAAAAATTGTTGTTGCAAAGTGTTTACAAGGTTTCAGAAGTAATCCCTTGATTGTTGGTACTGTTTGCGGTAAAATACTTCTCATCTCGCTATGTTGGAGGGGCAAATGTCTTTTTTTGAGCTTAGTTTTTTCCAAGATATCCCTATTACAAAACTCCGGGTTTACCTTGTGGTTTTGGGATTTACCCGGGGGACACTTAATGGAACAGGATCCCATTGTCATTATATTTTTGAGGCAAGAGATACGAAGGAATGTGGTAAATATCCTCGGTCTTTTCAAGTCCTTGTCCCAGAGACGGAATGTGTTGAATCCTACCTTTCGGATGTAAAAAAGATTTTTGAATCTATACAGGAGCTTTTGCATATTCCTCTCCCAGTTTCTGTGGCCTTAGTGATGAAAGATGAAAAAGAAGAAGCGTGGTTATTTGCGACTCCAGAGATGGATTTAATTGTTCGCCCTATGAAATCTGCAAAGGAATACGGGGACGAACTTAAACCAGTGCTTCGGGGGTTGACTGCAAATGCAGTAATTTTGGATGAATTTGCAAATTTCAAAAATACAACAGGAGGAAAGTAGTATGTCTCTTGAGCAAGAAATGAAAGAAATACGGGAACATCTTGAATGTGTGCCTTTGAGGGGACTCCATAAATTGGTGATTTCAAAAGATACGATGTTGGTTGAAATGAATCCAGATTGTCCTAGTTGTATGACTCTTATGGATCTGGTTTTGCTGAAGAACCTGTGGAATAATACAAACCTTTCGCAGCAGTGAAAATAAAATCCCCCACAGTTTGAAAAATACTGTGGGGGATTTTTATGAAGTGAAATTTATTTGGTTAAATATTCCAAATCTGCTGAAGATGTGACTGGGGCAGAGAATGAAAACCCATTGTTGAATACCAATGTTTTTTCAATATCCCCGGCTCCGGCTGTTGTAGAGAATCTTGAAATTGCTGGATGAGCAAATAAATACTTGTTATTTCTAACATCCAGATCAAAGTTAATTGTTTTTGCAAAGTCTTGCATCCAATTCGGTAACAATTGGGATACCCAAGAATCAGGGTTTTCAGAAACTCTTTTTCCCTTTTCATGTTGATACCGCTTGTTCAGGAACTTGGGAAGATTTTCAATAAAGGACATATCTTTCCCGATATTCAAGAATTTAACAGACCAGGAATCTGCAGAAGCTTTCTTCCCTGTAATGAATTGTTTTAGATCATTGGTCATGTCATCATCTTTATCCTCGAACCATTTGTTATAACACTCGGAGGAACAAAGAGGGGGTTGCCCATCATCGCCCTCTGTGACATCCAATTTCATAGGCTTTTTGCAGACTTTGCAATAAGTGTCCACTACATTATCTTTTTTTTTACTTGCAAGAAAAGGCTTGGTGATTGTAGCAACCCCATCTGTCAATAAATCCTGAAGTACTGCCTCAGTGTTTTGTGGGGCAAGAGACTTGAAGAAGTAATCTACAAAACGATCAAAATTGAAAGATCGTTCTTGGGAAGGAGTCGGAGAGTCTTTTTGTTCAAAAATTTTCAAACTCACATTATTCCCAGTTTTCACAGCCTCGATTACTTTTCCACTTCCGGAGACTTCAAAAATCAAAGATCTGAACTTATCGATTGCACCCCGCAATTTGGAAACAACTTGTTGGAATTGATTCAAGCGATCCTGCAAGGCCCCGGCTTCTACCGCAGTCTTTTTCTTTGCAGAATCTGCTTCCATCTTATTTCGAAATTTTTCTTCGGACAATTCTTCGATAGGATTTTTTGCTTCCTTGAGGAAATCCGGGTCTTCTTTTCCGGCAAGATAATTCATGCAGGCTTTTGGGGATACTTTTGCAAGATGTTCATCCTCCATTCCATAATTGAGAACAACTTTCCCGCCCACCTTTTTTGCGGTTGCTTTTGCTTCACTGGGGTTGGTGAAAATTTCAGCTTCTGGGTATTCTGCAACAAACTTGCCGAAAGCATAAAATTTATCACCCTTCATTACAACATATTTTTTACCAACTGCGGCATCCTTGGGAAAAGGTTTCTTTGTGTCAGGGTATTTGTCTTCTTGTACGACCAGAGATGGATCCTCTTTATTTTTCTTCCGATCTTTAAAAATATCCCGCTTTTTATCATACATTGGTTTCTTAGAAGACAAATATTTGATAGCATCAATTGTTGACATACAAAGTCCTTTTAATAAATAGTAAACGTTCTAATAAGGCGATTTTATTTCTTTTTTACCACATCGTTCAATTTGAAGTTTGTATGCTTATTGATGGTGAGGATCTCCAAGAAATTTTCAATTGTATGGATTTCTGTTAAAGAGTCCTTTTTTTCAACACCCACCAAATACCCCTTAACGGATGCCTCCTCGGATTTACCGGCAAGCTTCAAGATATCTTTCCCAATAAAAGTAAACCCCTCTCCGTTGTCCGGGGAGATATCCAACTCATAGATGGTCTTGTGTTTTAAGAAAACAGCCTTTTCAACACGATGAGAGTTCAAGGGCTCCTCAATAACTCTTAACTCAATCCACATAAGTAACCCCTTTCAACAAGAGTCTTGTGAGAGATGTAATTTCCAGAATATTTTGAAATGTGCTGAAAATAAAGACATCCTCTTTTTCTGGGTTTACAGGGTCTTCAATAATACCCACAAGATATGTAGTGATTCTTTGCCAGTCCCTTGTGAATTTTTTCAACTCTATTAATTTCTTACCGCGAATTTTTCGAAAGGACTTTTTTGCGGCATTCAGGATTTCTTGTCCTGTAATATACAGTTCAGCCTTTTCATCCGTTGTTTGAATAAGGTTAATAATTGTTTTGAATTCATGTCGTAAAAAGAATCGAATATTTGTACTTTTTACTAGGGAATTCTGAGGGAAATCTAAGAGCATTCTCAATTCTATTTTCATATATGCCTCTACTTTTAAAAAATATTCGTGGTTTCGTCTTGCAGGGAGAAAATCTTAATCTCAATATCTAAGTCCATTTTGCTGAAAATGGGGAAAGAAGATTTAATAAGCGCGGTAATGTTGGAGTAGGAGCTACCAACAACCAACCCAAAAACTTCCCCGGAGAGATAAAAGTACAACTTACCTTTTCTGTTTTGGGTGTCAATATGTGCAGAAACAAAGGTCTTAAAATTTCCTTGTTTCTTTTCAATTGCGGTTTCATTTTTGTGTAGAATCATGGAGAAGTACAATTGAACCCAATAAATATAATCCTTAACTGTTTCAAGAATAATTTCTTGATCGTCTGTCATAGGGTTGGAAATATCTGTACAAAACTCCAACCCCTCTAATTCAATCGATTTTTTTTCAAAACTCTTTTTAAGATCCTCTAATAGGTGTGTTCCAATATTTTCGGATCTTACTACATTGGGGTTGTTGATTAAAATATGTTTCATAACTAGGTCCCTTTCTTATCTGTTTTATTTACTGCTACTTTTCCCTATTTCATTCCTTATTTATCAGATTGAACAAAGAAGAATATAATTCTTCCGGGTCGCAATTAGACAAACCGGCCATTTCCATACTGTTCAATTCAATTACAATAAAACCCCCTTCCTTTTTTTCTCCTACGTCAATAACAAATCCATTGGTTTTCTTGGATACAATTTTTGCAACATCTTTCACAAAAGCAATGCCCTCTTGCGAAAGAGGCTCATCGAATAAATCCGAATGAGAACTCCAATAAAATCCAGAGCAAAGAAGATTCTCTTTGTAGAAGAAGCAACGCCATTCTCTGGAAATAGGTAATCCCCGGAAGGATGTTCCAACCTGTTTTAGTGGGACATATTCTCGAACAACAATTCCTTGTTCGGAAATAAAAGGATCATCCAGATTGTTTTTGATGACCTGTAGAAGGTTTTCTCTTCCTTCGGCATACATGTGGGTGTCCCAATTGAATTTACGGGAGTTTGTTTTTCCTTTTACAATCCATTTACCTTCGGCGAGATTGCCCCATTCGGAATATGTCTTCGGAGTGTAATCTTTCAGATCTTCGTAGTAAGCAGTAATGTCTGCAATGTATGAATACTCCAAAAATGAATTCAACATTTTGCAGTTTTTAAGCTTCAGGTCCTGTTCCAACTCGGAAAAGTAGGGGAGTGCAGAATATCGAGGAATAACAAGAGATTCAGGGGGGATCTCTCCTCGAATATTGTAGACCGGAAAATATTTTTCAGCAACTTCCGGCTCTGACTCTTCTTTGTTGTATTCCCTGTGAAAATAATTGTAACTACTGGATTTTCTAAGTAGGATTACCGGTTTCATTTGTCATACTCCCAAGTATATTAGTATTTCCATTGACAAATCCAATTTCACTGCATACATCCGAACATGTTGCAAAAGGAGCTTGGTGGGTGACCATTAAAACAGGGATTCCAAACTCCTTTGCAAGACTTCTTAAAAAGTCTGACATTGCTGGGATATATTTTACGGCAAGAAAGCTCAATGTTTCATCCAGAACGATCAAAGGGAATCTTTTGGTAATAACATTGAACAGAATAAATAATACCACAGAAACAGCCGCAATAATTCCGCCCCCGTAAGAATTGATACTCCCTGAAACTCCATCCCGCAGGAGGTTGAAGGTATAAACATTGTTGCCACGTTTTACGGATTGTTCAATTTTGAATTGTATCCCCAAATCGGGGAAAATAACAAATAGGGCCTTGTTTACTAAGGCTTCAATCTTCCTGAGATTTTCTGTGGAGACTCTTTCAATAACATCTGTGAGAATTTTCTCCGCAATGTGCATGTATGTGATCTTCTTCGTTAAAGATCCAATTTCATTTCCAAGTATCCGGAGTTGCAGGGAAATATCTCTAAGATTGTTTTTCTTAGAGATAATTTCGGCTTTTGTTTCTACCAGCTTTTTCTTTGCAATTTCAAGTATTTCCATTGTATACCTCGTATATTGGATCATCCATTACATCACAGAAGGGCAGGCAAAGTAAACTACTTTATTTGCATATTCACATTCAAAATAATTGTCAAAGGAAAGTAAGAATCAATATCAAAGGGCAACAAAAACGTGGGATAAACAATCAAATCTTCCGCGAAATCCTTGAACTTTTTGGTTTTGGCAAATCTTTCTTTAATAACTTCTTCAATTTCATATGTTGCAATTGTCAGGGAATGGTATTGATTTGCCTGAATAACTTTCAATCCTTCGAGAGAGACACAATTTTTATTCGTAAGGAAACTGAAAGGGGCAAAATATTCGGTCTGGAAATCGGGGAAGAAAGTACTGGAAAAGGTGCTTACAAAATACAGGGGGACAAATTCCAAATCAATTTTATCTTCAAGGGTTTCTACTTCATTGGCAGTTTTTACTGCTTCTTTCTTGTATACTTCGTATTTCAAATTTGTGAACAAAAGTTGTTTTCTTATGGGCTTCACTCTTACCGGGTTTAAAATCTCCAACCAATCTTTTGTTAATGTATTATAATCCTTTTCTTCCAAGTAACCATTTTTGTCAAAAGATTTGAAATCCATAAGTCACCCTTTCCCCTGAGATAAAATAAATTATTACATGTATAGAAAAAACATGCGGTAGTTACCAGTTGTAGCTGATAACCACCGCATGTCTTACTTACAACTTATAGGGCTACGGTGCTTTCGGGTGGGAATTCTCCGGTATTTTCTTGTCCTTTTCGTTCTCCCTCGTGGATATCCACACCGAGGACGGCTCTTCCAACAAAGTTGGTAGTATTGCCTTCTTCTTTTCGGATCTTCTGGAACAATGCGAGGGCATCATTCACAACATCCGGATTGTTGATGAATGCAGATTCAAATGCTTCTACACCACGATGAGTGAAGCCTTTAATCTTCAACCCATTGAAGGTATAGCTCTGTCCTTCTTTTTCGATAATTCCACGTCGGCGCATGATATCGAGGATGTCCTTTGCCATATTCCACCCACCCGGATAATCATCATTTGGGATATCGTAAGTTGTGGTTTCCCGCAACTCGGGGGTGTTGCACTTATTCTTCAAGTTAACAATCTTGATCAGCTTTGAAGTTTTCTGTTCTTCATTTTCTCCGGAAACACGACTCTTAACAGTACTTTCTTCTTTTCCACCGTATTCCAATTTCATGCGGATAGATGCAAGGAATCGAGGAGTCATACCGCCTGGAGTAGTATATTGATCTTTCCACGTTACCCCTGTAGCCAATCCAATACCGGGGGTATATTGATCTCTTTGGATTGCAAACTTCATCTGATTTGTGAGAACCGCAGCAAACCCCTTCATAAAAGCAGCATTCTTCAATTTGTGGGTGAATTGAGAAATTGCTTTTGCATGTGCTCCAATCATCTGGGTATCTTCCATGGAGCCCTCAATAAATTTTTTTGGTTTCATGCATTCGATGCTGTCAAAAGCAATCAAATCAAAATATTCCTTGGATTGTACCAAAGCATCGAGAACAAAATCTCCTTCTTCAATATTGTTGGGTTGGAAGAGTAGAAAAGTCTTCATATCCACATCGATACCAAATGTTCGCTTTGCATACTTGGGATCAAAGCTCTGTTCGAAATCAAAAAGAACAGATTTCATTCCTGTTCTTTGTGCAGCTCCAATTCCCGATAAAATCATGCTGGTTTTTCCCATAGATTCCATTGCAATGATTTCAGAAATTCTGGATTTAGGATAACCACCTACACCTGAAACAAGGTCGTACTTTAAGTTCCCCGAGGAAACGGCTTCAAATTTCTTCTTGGAGTCAAAAATGATATCTGGATTGTCTTTGCTGAATTTCTTTTTGACACAAGAGAGAACATCATCAATGCTTACGATCTTTGATTTTTTTTCTTCTGCTGCCATGTGTTACCCCTTATTATTTCTTATTTGCTAATTTGAGATTAACCCCAGGAATCTTTCCGAAAATATCCAAGTACTTCAAAATGTATTCTCGGGCAATACGGACACAGTTGTTACATACTGGGGACCCCATGAGTTTTGTTTCATTCAAAAGAACAGTATCCCCACCCCCAATAGGAATACCACAAAGGGTTGTCCCGCATTTTTGCAGGACACCTTTTTCACTGCGGGTCTCATACGGAAGGGCATGAGCCAAATCCTTTTTCCGGTTCTTCATCAAAACATAGTTGAACTTAACGGTTCTTGCCATACTATTTATCTCCTGTATTATTCGATTTGCCAAAGATCCCCATAAGGATCATCGGAATGCGTAACCGACCCGAAAGGGATAAAACCACCTCTCATCTTTGTCCATTTTTCTTCTTCTTCTCTGAATTTTTCTTGGAAGAGATTATAAATTTTTTCCAAGGAATAACGACCATCAGATGTTTCAACAAAGATTTCATTCAACTTTAGGAGCATTTTCTTTCTCCTCTTCTTGAAATTTTTTAAGTCTTCTTTCATATAGTGCTTGATTGTCTTCTTGCCATATATCCAAGAGGATGTACAAATCCATCATTTCTTTTTTATATGCCTCTTCGGTCTCTTTATTCTTTGTCTTTCTCCACTCATTTACCAATAAAGGGACCTCTTGAAGGTGATCAAAAATACAAAGTTGAAGACGATACTTATCTTCCCAATTAACCCCTCCTAGATCTCTTATTTTAACTACGGGGATATTCTGTAAGTACCAATCAAGAATACTGTAATCAATATGTTTATCGGGGCATTTTGGGTTTTTGCAAAAGACTCTTATGGAATATTCTCGCCGCATTTCATCTATTTTGCTGTGTGTTCCTATATCTGTTTGATTACAACACCTACAAGCAATAATAGGGATAGGGGTAGAATAACCAGTTGAATGCCCATGATGCTCTATGGGGTAAACATTTTTATATTCCATTGTATTTCCTTTCTGAGTATTATACTGTATTCCCATTGGCTATTCAAGCCTTTTATGAATTAAATTGTTTCAACAAAGCATCTATTTTTGAGGTAATCTCACAAATATTGAAGAAATCTTTTTTCAATTGTTCTAAGAATTCCACAAATTTATCATTCCACTCGTGGGCACACACATAGTATTCTGAAATATTCTTGTTGTTGGGGTCCTCCGGGTCATTGCCCAATCCAGATTCACAGAGCCTCTTATCATATGCATCCATCATTTGATTTGGCTTGGCACCCAGTAGGATTGATAAGTTTCGGTAATGAACTCCAATATCAATCCACCACTGCTCTTTTTCGTCAAAGATTTGTTTTTTCTCAGCCATGACCACCAATAACCATAAAATAAGATCTGTGATTGCCGCTTTACTATTTTTATGTTTGGTATAATCCAATGCAGAATTGAAAAAGAAATTGTTTTCATGTTTGTTCAAGAGGCAAACTTCTTTTATTTCCTCGTCTTCTGGCATCGGAAGATCCTCAATATCCCAACTCATTTTTTCCTTTGCAATTGTCTGCAGGGTTTGGATGTACTTTTTTAACATATACCAGCGGTAATAGGGGATTTGCACATTGGAGGACGTATCTAGCGAGTATCCCTCAAAGCCTTTAAGAATTTCTGCAAGATTTCCCTCTACAGCAACTTCTTCGGAAATTAAGGCACTGTATTTTGCTTCAATTGCTTCCCGCGCATAGTATTCTGACATCCACCCGTCTTTTGCCTCTTTTTCCGAGATTGTTAGTTTTTCTACTTCTGCTTTCAACCGTGCATTTTCTTCCATCACGGCTTGTCGGTTCTGCATGTTGTACAGCCCAAAGTCATGTCTTCCGCAAGAGGGGCAGTTGAAGACAATCTCATTTACTCTACGAGTGATTTCCCCCAGCACTGCGGCATTCTTTGTTTCCCCATATTCTGCAATAAGTTCCAATAATGTTTTTTCCATATATCATCCTCACAGTTCATTGAGAAGTTTCGTAAATCTGCGGGCAATGTTGGAGTGGTATTCAACTTTTTCCCGGGAATCTTGGAAGTCTTTTATTTCTTGTTCAGACAAAAAGGAAAGAATGCCGGTAAGTTCTTCGTTTGAAATAAAGACATACTCTGTTCCTGAGATTTTCCCGAGAATAATAGAAGAGAGTGTGTCGTACATTACCTCATATTTTTTGGATGGATAATTCGCCATCCAATAGGGTCCTTGTAAATACCCTTGATGTAATGCATTTTTTAATTGTTCTTCTGTGGGCTCTTGATATGAAGGTTTGTTAGAATATTGCCAATGAAAAGATAATCGGCCCCAAAATCCTTTTGGACTTTGTTTTTTTGCTCTTTCAAGTTTTTCGGTATCTTCTTCTTCTCGAAGGGCTTTGATAGCACACATTGCTAACTTTGCAATGGTTTCTAAGTCGGTGTATTTTATTTCAAGATACATTGTATTTCCTCTATAGTAGTTTTTCTTCCACGGGTTTTACAAAACTGGAAACCCCTGAAAAAGATCTTCCGGTTGAGATATCAGACTCGTAGATAGAAAGTGCAAGAGCTTGCCAAACGTCTGCCTTTATCCCCTCCAGCATATTTCCCTTCTGCATACGTTTTCCGGGGGTCCCGTAACGTTGGATGAGATATGAGCGGATATGTGAATCATTTGCTCGGGGATTGCCCAACAAAAAGGTGATGTATGTCTTTCGGAAAACAAGTTTAGTTTTATTTTGCCCGTATCGTTCGGAGAAGATCCCAATCCAAATACAGGTGTCAAACAACGATGCAGAAGCGGGGCCGAAAGCTGCCATCATTTCCACAACCATTTTTTCAGTAGAATTTTTCCACTTGTCAATTACATCCATTATTTTTGCATTTTCTATTTTACCGAATTCAATTGGTTTTTCTTGCTGTATATCAAAAACAACGTATGCAGACAAAACATCCCCAGGATCAATTACAAGAATTGGCATATTGCCCCCAATGAGAAAATGCACGGAGAGGGATAAGACCTCTCCGTGCTATTACTTCTTTACTTAGGTGTGGTCGGGATTACAAAACCGGCGAATGCAGCATTGTGTGCTGTTCCGCCAACCTGTTGCATCAGTTGTCCTTGTGGGGAGAACGGCATATTCGGGTTGACAGACGTTGCTACATCCGGTTTCTTGAATCCCAATTTCACCTCAATCTCATTGTCGGGGACTTCCCGGGGCATGTACTTCTTGAGACTAGTTTCGAACAGAGTTTGTGCTTCCTGATAGATCTCAGCCGCGTTGGGGTGACCCTTCCAGTAACAATCCGGTTCGGGAACCATATTCCATTTCTGGAAATCGGCATCCTTGCAGGTAACCGCAATGTCATGGTTGGCAAGGCCCCATTTTTGCTGCATTTGTTTCAATACAGGATACTTGTCAGTGCTGAAGGTGAAAGCATAGAGGCTGTAATCGAAGGTTCCCAAGGCATTCTGGAGAATTCTTCCTGCGGGGTCAGTGTAATACTTCAGAGCAATTGTGCCGAAGCGCAATTTCGGTTCCCCCAAGAGTTGCATGATACGATTCAACAATTCTTTGTTTGCAGGAGCTTTGAATCCAAACTTCTCATCTTTGGACAATTCTTTGTAGAAGTGATAAGCCATCTGAAGATTGGGGGAGCCTTTTTCATTGAACACCATCAAAGCAATACGAGCATTTTCTTCTTTTCGGAGTTCTGGGAACTTTTCAAGAATTTTGAGCTTGATATCATCATCAAGAGAAACCATGGTATTTTGATGTGAACTTGTAGGCATTTCAGGAATTGTGGGCATTGTTTGAGCTACAGGCTGAACATGTTGAATCACAGGGGGTTGTTGTGGGAACATAATTGGAGCAGGTTGAGCTACAGGCTGAACCGGTTGAATTGGGGTTGTAATGGTCTGAGTGGGATTAAAGACAGGGTTTTGAGGGGTTGCAGCAGTGTTTACGATATTTTGAGGGATAGCTTGAGTGGGGGTTTGTTGAGGAGTTACTACTGGGGTAGGAGTTACGTCGGTGATAGTTCCCATGGTATTGATTGGGTTTGGTTGAGGTTGCACAGAAGAGATGACTTGTACATTTGTGGGATTTGATTGAGGGAGAGTTGAAAACATGTTAGGGGTGTTTGAATCCATTGCAGGAGTCCTTTCAGAATTTGCTTGAATTTCTTGGGATTGATTTTGGGTTTCAGGTTGCATTTCAGTTGAAGTTGCATTCTTTTTAGGTCTTGCCATAATTTATCCTATTAATTTGAATTAAAAGCACCGTATTTTTATATTGTTGGGTTTTCCTCCTTTACATTTGGCTATTCTACCATAGTTTCAATTGAAAGAGAAGACAATTTTTTAAACAAATTTTGCGTTAAAACCTGCTAATTTTTCATCTAATGGGCGATATTTTTCCAATAATCGTAAAGAAGACTCTAAACGAAGACATAAATTCATTCTTCCCGAAAGAACATCATCTAAGACATGATTCATATCTTTCATGCAGTTTTTCAAGAAAGATTCAATAATTTCCAGATCGTTGAACAAAGCCTCTTTTTCATTTTTGATTTCTTTCCGGGTGTCTAAACACTCTCTGATTATTATCTCGGAAGAATTCTTAAATGAACTAATATAACCCTTGGCGGAATTGAAAAAAGAAATAAAGTGGGTCACCTCTTCTTTTTGTAGTTGCAGTTTTTGGGCATATATATGGATTTTTGAAAGTAAACCTCCGACATCCTCACAAGATGGATTTGAAGGTATTTGCATTTCCTCCAAGTCATTCTTTTCCTGGCACCCTACCAAAATAGCTGTTTTTACCTTTTGAAGTAAGTCAAGGTTGATTGCCTGTATCAACTCTCCTGATTTCTTGGAGAGGTAGGTAAGTGCTGCCGGTTTATCGTTGGGGGAGAATTCTTTCGGGATCTTTGCCTCCTCTGCCATAGATTCCTTTAAACTTACTGTAGTAAAAGGAGTAAATGGCTGGGATAGGAAGCTATTCAATACTTCTCGGGTGTTCATAGGCACTCCTACTTAGACATCTTTGTTGGATCAAAAGAAATGGTTGGGGGCTTGATCTCTATTGTTGGTATTTGTTGCTCTTGTACTTTCACCTTGTTTTCGAGAATGGTTAAATTGTTCTGCAATGTTGCAACAGTTCTCTTTAATTCATGATTTTCCTGTAGTAGCATTTTAACCATACTGTCGGAAATGGCACAATAGAATGAAATGGCAAACAACCAAGCAATAAGAAAAAGAAAGATAAAAAATTTGATAAATTCTCGCATATTATCCTCCCACAACAAATAGGGGGTTACATTTCAATAGAATGTTGTAGAGAAACTTTGTGTATTGCGATGTGATGTGTTGTATTACTTGATCAGTTTCTCGGAAAATTCCAAGATCTGCTTTTAAGAATAATGTTTTGAAATATAGAAACTGATTTTTGGTTTCAATAGACATTGCTGCTTTTTTCTCGAATGCAAAAGAAAAAACTCGGTAAGTGACTTGGAGGGATTGATTGGTAAAATCATATTGTACCTGCTGAGGTGTTTTTAGGGGGCCAATAATATTGTTTTCCTGTGTGGGGAGATTTGGGGTGGTTGCAACAATATTCTCCACAAAAGGAGACAGCATAGGATTCCCTGCAGTTAACTCGGATAAAACAAAAGGATTGATGTTCCCGAGGGTCACCGGACCAACCTTTTCTGGGGCATAGAATGCATTTATGTTGTGCTGTAGAGTAATACTTACCCCCAAAGATGAGTATGTTTCCGAAGAGCCGCGCTTATCCTGTATTGAGAATTCTTTTATATCAGGATTAATATACTCATTGAGAAAAATATCAAGCTGTTTGAAAGGTGCAGGAAGTTGAAGAATTTTGCACATTGTATATTCCTTTGTATTTTTAGACTTACTTCGAGAGAGTTGAAAACCGCTCCCGAATCTGTGTTAAAATTTCTGGGACCTCTCCCCCATAAACTAGGGGGTGTTTTGCCATATAGTCCTCAACATTATCCATTGCAATGGAATACATGGTAGGGTCTTTTTCTATTCCGATATAATATCTCGAAACACTGGAAGATGCAACACCTATATTTGCACCGCCACAAAAAGGATCCAACACAACTCCATCGATAGGGCATAGGTACGATATAAGTTTTGAACAAAGCTTAATTGGTGTCGATGCCGGGTGCTTTGTTACCGAGATATTGTTTGCAACTGGGAAAATATTGAAAGGTGTTACTCCCCCTCTTCTTTCTGCAGCCGCATATACTTTACTTCGGTCTCTTTTGTAACCCGATGGTGAAGTATGCACATCAGGCTCTTTCAAAAATCGCTTGGAGGATCTATGTGCCACACCCGCAGAAGATTCATCCCACAATATTTCATTTTGATCTCTATAGCAGTCCTTTGGACCCAGCCAGACGAGGAGCTTTACAGTTCCTCTACAAAGATCTGATTTCGTTGCCCCACCACCGGGAAGAGAAACATAATTCCACCAATATAAATCTTGTGGAATTCCATATCTTTTTCCCCATTTCAAGAGAAACTCGTATGCCCACAAGGACATATTCCCGGCTTCTGTGTAATTGGGTTGCAAGACAAAAAGAGCAGATCCATTTGGTTTAAGAATTCGCATACATTCTGGGACAATTAAATCCATCATCCCGTGCCAATCTTCTTCGGACCAATACCCATATTTTCGTTTTATCAAGGGATAAGGGGGATCTCCAAAAACGAAGTTTATACTCTTATCCGGGATCTCTTTCAGAGCTTTTGTAGAATCTGCATTTAAGAGGAGGAGATGACTCATTTAATGTTTCTTACCCTTTTGCTCACCTTGTAGAGGTATATCAAATCATCATTCAGCCGACTCCAAAAAGCGATATACTCTTTGACTTCTATTGGGAGTTGAATTCTTTTAAAAAAGTACAAGATTTTTAAAACTTCCCAAAGGGTAGCGGGCAAGAGAAAAAAATAATAAATGGGGATGACAAGAAAGATCAACTCCGGGTGTAATACAATATGGGAAATGTCTTTGCCCTCGTAGTATTCAAAAGGGATTTCCCGATATCTTCGAACATATCGCCAGTCTCTTGTTTTCCAACAATATCTTTTCTCTGTCATTTTCGTGAAAATAACATTCTTCATCTCTCACCTCGGGTAAAGGGTTTCAATAAGATAGCACAATTGAGCAATAAACTCAAATACTAAAGAGACCTGATTTTTCATTCATCTCGGATTCTTTTATTGTATTATACACCCCACGCAAAATTATGCTGTATTCTTTGCGGGGATCAAAAGATTTTTGGCAAACAATGCAATGTTTTATTGGAATATGTGCAAGAATAACTTTAAAATTTGCAATATATTCTTGAAATAAATTCTCACTTTCTTTCTTTTCTTCCCGGTATGAGAATGAATAACCTTTGTAATAGTTCCAATTCTTTTGAACTTGTTGGAAAAGAGTTGAGGATTCCTTATAAAAACCCTCAATACGAGCATCCTTCCGGGTAATCTCATACCGATGCAAGTCTGTTTCTGGGATTTCAATATCTTCCGGAGAAATGGCAATCTTTAATAGTTCTTTTCCAAGACTTAGAATTTTATGAATAGGTAAAGACAGATACAATTCATCCCCAAGAGAAATTCGAATAAACTCTGTTAACAATTGAGAGGAGACCTTAATCTTTTTGTGATTGCCGAAGAAACAATGTATATTCATAGATTACCCGAGTACAAAAATCCCCTCGCAATAAAGTTGATCCCAGGAGGGGCCATTATTTGTATCCAGCGTCCAAATTTGCTCCCGGTATCCCTTGGGAATTGTCCAAGAAATATTCAAAAGATAATATGCCTTGTCAAGATCCGAGACATAGTGGAAGCTTTTAATAAGCCCCAAGGCACCTGAATCCTTTTGGACGATCATCCCCTCTTTTATCTCATAGATGCCCAACTCTGCAATATTTTTCATAACTTTTTCCAAGTCACCCCACATTTAAAACAACTAGGAATCCCTAAATCATTCCTTGAAATAAAACCAATCTCTTTGGATTCTTCCCGGAGAAATTTGCACGAACAAGCTTTCTTGAATGTAAGAGTCATTGTCACAGTTGACGGCTCCACAGTATCATTTACATCTGAAACTTTTTTGAAGTTTTTATTAATATCTTTCAACATTTCCTCGAAATTATACCGACAACAATCTTGATTGTCTACCCCTAATTTTTTGAGTTCTTCTTCGTCACTATCATCATTCCCAAAAGCACATTTCGTCTGTTTGTTGTAAGGGTTCCCTTCGGAGGGGATATATGCCCGGAGAATAGTTCCATCCCAATAGATAATAAAGAACACGGGGAATTCCCAATCTCCTCCGGCAAAAACTCCAAGGAAGGTAAGCCCGCTTTCAAGCGTGTGAAATTTACCACGGTAAGAAGTCATTTTATAAAAGGGCTCCAAGCTTACATTCTCACAATCAAAGTTAACTGTCATATCTCTTGGAGAAATAGTCAACAAATTGTGAGAGGGCGACACTCTTTTTGTTGCCGGTTTTTTTAAATACTCTTCCCGCTCTTGTTGCGATTTGCAACGATATTGAAGATCTTCTTCCTCTTCCTCTTTTATTTCAGGATGTTGCAGAATTTTTTCGGCAAGACCTTCCGCAGAAATGGGCATGAAGTATCTTGTTTCTTTTTTCTCGAATTTATTCAAAATATCCGACATAGAAGGATCCTTTACAACATCTGTGGATTTACAAACCGGGCAACAAAGTTCATTGTTTTCCAATTTGACATAATAGAAGGGGCCAAACCATCCACAACTTCGACAAAGATGTGGGGTGTCTTTTGAAAGAATTTCCATTTTTTCTTTTTCTGACATTTTAATTTCTCCTGTATACATTCCCGGGCGAAGAGTTAATCCCATTTATCCACCTCGGTAATTTTTAACATGCTCGATATATTCTTGCAAGAACGGATTTTCGTAAGTCTTTACAAGCTTGTTTTCGTAGTTCAAGGCATAATCGGAGCAAGTCATCGTCAATTTTCTTTTACTCCGGGTGATGGCAACATAGAAAACACATCGGCTTTCAAAGTCATGCTCATCGATGCTCGATAGTGGGTTTACTTGAGCATAATACACATAATCATTCTCTTTCCCTTTGTAAGAATGAATTGTATGCAACCCTACGGCTTCTTCGGGTATCTTTTCTTCTTCCTTGCCCGTCTTTTCTTTCCCGTAAACATCCTGGGAAAGTTGCAGGCTCTCGTAGATATCAATGAATTGCTCGTGGTATGTTTTACTTGTGAATGCGGCATCCTCAGACGCAATAAAATATACATTGGATAGGGTAGAGAAAGCTTTTAAGAATTGCCCACGATCCACCCCGAAATCCAATTTGTTCGGATCGATTGGAATTGCAGACTCCTCGAAATTGAACAACCGGTCCATGGTGTTTGCAATGTTCTTGTTGAGGAGCGAAAAAGAACATCCAGTTGTATGCAATTGTTCGAGGGGAACAACAAAATCCTTCACAAATCGTGTGAGTGTTTTCTCCTGCTTTGTGATATTCCCAAAAGGAAAATCCAACACAGGTGTTTCATTGTCGTATTGCAATTTTATTCTTTCCAAGAATTTATCGCCGATGCCTTTGAAGGTACGAATCAATTCACAGAAAGAAAAGATATCATGGGGGTTCACAAAAAGAGAATACAAGGAGTAAAGGAACTTGAAAGGGCTCTGCCGCATAACACTCCAAGAGTCATACTTCAAGTAATATGGAATACCGTAACTGATAAACCCTGATTCCATATCCGTGAGATTTTTGTTGGAGCGGCATAAAACAGATGCTTGGGAATAGGGTATCCCTTGTGCCCGAAGTTCTTTGATATTTCGAGCAATATAATTGATCTCTTCTTTGGAGGTCTCGAATTGTTTGATATCAAGAACCCCCTTTTGTTCCGGAAGATGGGGCTCGGAAGGGGTATATTCAATTCCATGCATTGTAAAAGATTTCCGGAATAAATTGGACAAATCCACAAGCTGTTTTGGGGTTCGATAGTTCTTGAGAATTGTGAATGTTTTTACATCTGGAAATAGGGTGTCAAATTGGTGGGAAAGAATATACTCGGAGTTACGCCAGAGATAGATACTTTGCACGGAATCAAAAATAAAAGAAAGGGTCATCTATATGCTTTCTGTATTTGGATTTCAGATATTTCAACACAATACCGGGGAAAAGTCAAGGATCTGCAATAAGTGCTGCTAAAGTGGCAACATTTTTTAATCTCCAAGTGTGCCCACAATCACAAGAGGCATTAACATACAGAATATCCCCGGACTCATAAGTTCCTTGTTCTTCATCCCAAAGCCCATCCGGGGTAGTATTAAAAAATCCAACCGTAGTTCCAACTTCTGCAAGGGATGTTGCGGGTTTATGGCATTTTGGGCATAATACTCTTTTACGCTTTTTAGATTTAATCATATCATTTATACCCCTTTTTCAGAAGTTTCCGGAGTAATCGAATCATTGGTTTGGGGTCATGCCTTGACTCCAAATATACAGAGGAATCAAAACCATCACAAATTTTCCCGGTTTCTATCTTAATAGGACATTCCCCACAAAGTCTTTCGTAAAAGAACAATTGGCACAAGGGGCATGAGTTGACCCCAAATAAAAAATTTTCAGGGCTCCAACATTTTCTTTCATTGGGGCCAATGAAGTACTCCCCGTAAATAACATCGTGTTTCTTGAGGTTTTTCTTCAACGCCCCCTCCCATTTCAAGAGGGAGGAGGCTACCGGATTTTTAAGGTTGGGCTTGTAGAATTCTTTTTTCCAAGATTTAACAGACATATTGTGCTCCTATTCGTAGTCTCGGATGCAAATCCCGATTCCATGTAAAGGGATACCATCTGGGGTATATTCGAAAAATCGAACAGTGTACTTTTTGCCGATATTGTTCGGAAGATCTTGATAAGCTTTTTGCCGTTCTTTCATTGTTCCTTTTGGACAAACTTCGAAGGGCTTATCTTCTTTTGTTTTACAGAGGTAAACACAACTCCCGGCATATCTCCCCGATTCTGCAGTTCTTCCACCAATAATCTCGAATTCTTCCTCTTTGAACTCTTTGTACTTCTGCAGATCGTAAGAGCGGTAATCGAAGACATACATCCCATCGAAATTTCGGAGGATAAGCCCTTCGAAGCCCTCTTGCACATAGAGGTCGTGGTATTTCTTGATATCTTCTTCTTTTTCGATAATAACACAAGGTACCTTAATGATTTGTGGGTGGTTTTCTGGGATACAGGAGAAATATTTTTCGTATCGATCTTTGAAAGGCTTCGTGGTATCCGCAACATCGTAAATACAAAGCTGCAACGAGGCAGATGCTTCCTGCAGTCGTTTGACATATGACACGATAGTTTGTAGGGGGAGCCCATGGATATACACTTCCCCGTCAAAAATCTCTCCGGGAGGAATAATAGACTTTGCGGCTTCCACAAGATGTTGCAATGTCTCGTTGTAAGATTTTCCCTTGCGAGAAATAAAATCAATGTCGCCATCATTCTTTGTGAGACATCTAACACCGTTCAACTTGGGTTGCCCGTATAGAGGATATCTCAGCTTGTGTTTGTAATCCTTGAAGGGTTGCGCCAACATGGGGAGAAGATTTACTTTATCCCCAATTTTTGACAAATCCTCAATATAATTGTTGTCCTTCTTTTTCTTCCACATAGATTCTGCTTCGGAAATAGCCTGATCTACCGGGGAGGTTTCATTTGCTTTCCCGATATTCTTTCCAGTAGCAATTACTTTCTCATCCAATTGTTTCTTACCATCCATTTGCCCATGCTCCCGGAAAATAGAAGCAGTGTTATTGGGGTGTTGTTCAATCCAGATGCGATACTGCTTACACTTACCTTTACTGGATTCCCCATACAAGGTTGGAAATTCTTTTGCAATCATTTGTCTCCCCCATTCATTAATTCTTCTTCGGTATAAAAATCCAAGGATTGTAGTTTTTCAACAAAATCCTCGGTATGCACATTGGAAAAGAAATACATATCCCAGAACCATAATTCAGGCTTATAAACCCGCCCGGACAATTCAGGGTGTCTTGCATTCATCCCTTTAATAAAGGATGACACACAGGAGACAACTTTTCGGATCTCCAATTTGTCTTTTGCAGTTAGGGTTGTTTTACTCATATCCACCCTCTTTTCGATGTTGCTTGTTTTCCCACCAGAGTCTGAGCATTCGAACATTTTTTTCTGCAAGGGTCACAAGCTCTTCGGTCACTTCCTCTTTGTGGTAACGATGCACCCCACCTTTACAGCCCCCGGAACACCAAACAAAATGGAGAGCATCCAATTCTTTATTTTTTCTTTCAAGAACACTCTGCATTTCTGTAATTGTTGCTTTATGCGACCGACACATAAAACACCCGTGGTTCATCATTTTCTTTCCGATATTGTATATGACCTTACATTTGGGGCAAAAAGGATCAAATCGGGCGCAAGTATTTTCTTCTCGGCAAATAGGGCAAGAATGGATTTTTTCGAAATCTGTCATATCATCCCTTATTCATATATTTCGTGCATGTTCTGTAATACTTTGTTCTGTTTATTCCAACTAATAATAGCAGAATTGATTGTTTTTTTCAAGGGTCCAGAATTTCCACACACATGACAAGAGATGTAATCCCCCGCATAGATAGTTTCCTTTTTTCTGTTCATTCGATATTTAACAACCCAACCCCCGGTATGCCCACAATAACATTTATTGAGTTTTTGTATCATGGTTTTTCTCCTCAATTTTTGAGTCTTTCATCCAATTATCGCAGATATATAGAATCCCCCGCCCAACACTCAGAAATAACCCCGAAGGAAAATGTAAAATTTTGTCTAAGATTCTCCATAAAAGGACTAATTGTATCCTAAAAATATCCCAAAAAGTGGCAATAGGGGCAATGATGAATAAACAAACAATAATTCCGGGTTCTTTTCGAAGATCCCCTATTTCCTGCATTGTTCTTTTCACGCCCAAAAATGCCAACAAAATGTAGAAAACAAAGCCTATTACCCAAAGAATGAACATCATTTGCTTGCATCTTCCTGAGCTTGACGATTGGCACAACTATTGGAGGAGCGTAGGTAGTGTTTACAATGCTCCGGAGGACCATTAATACCTTTTACTCCAAAGAGACACTCTGAGTATACCCCGAGACTATCACAAGGATATCTGGTTTGTTTTTTACACCTATTCTCAAGACCTCTTGCAATGTCGATAACTTTACCTTCGGGGTAATCAATACAGAATCCCTTTATGGGTTTTTCCAAGGGCTCAAGCTCTGCATGAAACGTCTGTGTTTTTGGGGAGAATAATATTTTTTGAATTTTGTATTTCATGATTCAACTTTATTCCCTTCCAGGATGGATTGAATTTTGAGAAGAATCTCAAAGGATAGAAATCTTTCGGTGGTAAGGATTGGACCATTTTTCCCAATAGTATACAAGAGAACCCCCTGTAAATCTGGGGTAATCCAAATACCCTCAAGAATCCCATCTTTTTCGTACGTGCCATGGGGTTTTCCAAGAGCCTGTTTTTCTTTTTCTTGTTTGGACATATGCTCTTTGTGGGAACGGTCAATAGCATCGAACCAGCCCAATAATTTATCATTTTCCTGTGTCATTGTTTTCTCCCATAAATTGTATTTTCAGTCCGAACATTGGGATTGGGAAAAAATAAAGGCATCTGTTTTTCTTGTCCCAATAAAAACCAATCCAAAAATCATACCATGCAAACATTGGGGTAACTGAGTATGTTTTCTTTTTTTCTTCTACTGGATTTTTAAACCGTGCAATAGCTTGTGTAATTTCTGCATCGGTTTCTTTTCTTCCGCATTCCGTGCAGATAAATCTCCTCTGATGAGGATTCCATGCATAACAAGGCATCTTACATTGTGGGCATAGACGGAGCATATCTGTCATACAGTCTCCATTTTATTTTCTGTTGAATTTGTTTCAATCTTTTGAACCAAGTCTTTTAATAGAACATTTACTTCTGGATCCGCAATTTCTGCATCTTTTGTAAAAACAACAGTATAAAAAATATCTTCGGGGTATTGTTTTAATACTGTCCGCATTGTGATACAGATCTTGGGACTACCTGTTCGAGTAACCACGGTTTCAATCGTTTCTATAAGACTGGATTTTAATTTCAATGAATCCACATAGTAATTGGTAATGTCTCGGTATAATGCTTGATACATGGCATAAAAACCAATACGGGCTACAAGAAATACAATACCGGCAAAAAGAAGAGAATAGGTAATGGGTTGATCCACCGTGCTTACATATTTCCCAATTTCAATGAGAACTGTTGCAGTGGTAAGCCCAAGAATAAGTTTATCTATGGCAGAGGGGTAAGTGTGTTGTAGAATTTTTTCAATGTTTTCCGGCATCTTTTCCATGTGCTATCTCCTGTAGTTTGCTGAAAGAGTCTTTATCGGATAGTAAACAGAGTGCAAATTGATCTGGGGATAAATCTTGTGCCTCGTCGCAAAGAATATGGTCTATTCGAGCAAATACTTTTTTCTGTAATTCTGGATATTGCAATAAAACACAGACTTGCTGAAAGATCATATCGGAGAAATCCAGTAAATTGTTTTTGTACTTTTCGTGCAGGAATCTTTTTATGATTTCCACCCAATTTCCAAACAATAAATTCTGCGGGACTGTTTGTAAAATCTCATCGTATGCTTTCGAGGTGTTGTTTTGATTGTTGAGGAGGACCCGCATTTGAGATATCGGGAGTAACCGGGCTGTTTTCCAAAAGGGCTCATTGCAATAGTCCTTGAATTCCCTTACTTCCACAAGATTCCCTTTTTCATTGAAAATGGGAAACACAGCATAAAGCACTTTCAAAGAAGCCACCATAGATTGAATTGCATTGTACCAACTGTTCACCGTGGATAATTCTGGATAGGGTATTTTGCATTCCCGGCAAACTGTTTTACAGGTATCCCGGAATAATTTCACGGATTGATATTCGGATAGAATTGTTCGAACAAAACCGAAGTTTCTGCGAAGATGATACAGGGAGAAAGAATGGATGGTGGAGATGTGGGGGACCTTGTTGGGGTCATTCTCATATTTCTCGAAGAACTTCACATATCGTTCTTTCATCTCTTTTGCGGCTTTGTTTGTGAAGGTGATAAGAACGATCTTATACGGTTGCACCCTTTCTTCAATAACCAAGCGAATTGCCCGACCCACAATAGATCTTGTTTTTCCGCTTCCGGCCCCGGCAACACATTTCATAGAAATATTCGCGGGAGCATTGATCATTGTCTTTTGATAATCATCACACCCGGACATAAAAGCATCCAGATCTTTTTGTATGCTTAGAGTATCCGGAGACTTTTCCCGGCCTACCGTCATCCCGAACAGTGAAAAAGTATTATCCATAAAATATATGTTAGTTCTCTTTTCTTTCAACGGTTACAATGGTGTCGTTATGCCAGCCCCCATGAGCAACTAACAGTATTTTTTGGATTTCAAATCCAAGAGTTTTTCCAATTCCCCCGGAATTCCACCCACATGAGACTACAAATCCATCATGTTTCACAATTCTTGCAATTTCTTTTTTAAGATTTCCCCAGTAGCTTGACTGCGTTGTCGCCATGTTTACACTTTGTCCGAGACGCTTGTAACATTCTGAGACCTGTCTTGGGGAATAAGGCGGGTCAAACAGTAATATATCACAATGACAATCCATTATTCCTTTCAGGAATACAATAGCGTCTTGATGCGATGTGGCAGGGATAGAACAATCAAGATCATTGGTATAAAGACACTTATCTGCGAAAGGGCTCTTGTTCACAAAAGGGTCACAGGCTACAATGTGATCTCCCTTTTTATTTCTTACTTGATCAAATACTGTCGTTATTATTTCCGTTATGGGTTTGATAGTAAATGTATTTTTATTTGGCATGGACCATTCTCTGTATATATGCATAAAACTCCCTTTATGGTGAAAATAGCACAAACTTTACGAATTTACAACCCTCTTTGCATTATTTTCCATCAAAAGAGTCTTTTCTACTGCCTCTCGTAAGGAGATTTTCATTCGGAGCATGTTCATAAAACAGGAATTCACAAGAGCGTGTGAGTTTTTCCCGCTGTTCAAAATCTTGTTAACAACACACTCGTAATCAATCTCCTCGAAAAGTTTCCATTCATTCTGCAACCTGTCGAGCCCATATTTGTGAAACATACTGCAAAAAATGTCCCCTATTTTCTTTGCATCCGGGGGAGGACAATAAATTTTGATATCACATCTTCCCGGGCGCACAATAGACTCATGTAAAGAATTGATATCGTTGACAATCAAAATACAAAGATCGTAAGAATTTGAGTCCAAGAAATTCAACAATCCCGCAACTTCTTCCGTTTTTGTTGAGTTGGCTTGTATATCAACATCATCAAGAATCACGATCTTTTTTGCTGCTAACCCCGAAAAAATACTGCTTGCATCAGCATATGATTCCGGGGACAACCGAAACTTCAAAGCATCGGGAAAGACAGACAGCAAATGATTTACCGAGGAACTTTTACTAACCCCGTAAGACCCATATAATACAACCCCGGTTTTAATCCCACAAGCCAAAGCAGAATTTGCAATTTTACACAATTGGGTAGAAATATCTGTATCGTACCATTCCGGGACAACCAAAGGAGAATATTTCATTTTTTGAACATACCCGAGGTGAAAGGAGTCTTTTCCGGCCAATTCAATTACATCCTTCGAAAGTTGTGCCAGTGTGCAATTTAAAAGACTCTGTTTAAATTTGTATGCATCCGTCTCGGGGGTATATCCCCCAGAAACTTCTGGATGATAAAGAGTGATCTGCTCTTTTGTGAGAGTAACCGCAGTATTCTTATTATTCCAAAATCCCAAAATAAGGTAATCATGAATAGACTCTATATTCAAAAATTCCCCCGTTGAGATTTCCTTTAAATTGGGTGTTGTATTCTCATAAATCTTAACATCATCCAACAATTCCAAAAAAGCTTTTTTGTGCAAGAACACTTCTTTAAACCCGGTATTGATTAAGAAACCACACAGGGCATAAAACCCTGTGTGTTCATAAACCTTTCGCATACAGGGGGCAATATCCTGTAGATCGACCTTTTGTTTTACAGCATACAGAGAAACCAATCCGGAAATAAAACGAAACAATGCGGCAAATCCCCGGAAAAATTTCCAAATTGTTGACTCTTTTTTAAAGGGCAAAAGAGTTATTGCATCCCCAACAAGATGTAAGGTCTGAAGAACAAGCCCCCGTACATCCTCTTTTTGCAAGAATTCCAGGATATGCTCAATCTTATTCCTCAGAAGCTTTGGGGCAGAAGATATTCTCGAAAAAGGATGCACTGTTTTACTCGGGTCTTGTAAAAATTTCATTGTTTATATTTTCCTGTTTTTCGGATCATCCAAGAAAGCTCTTGGATAGTTTTGTATACGATAATCCAACGGCCAAATTCTGTATCTGTAGTGGTATAATTGGAATCTTTTGCCAATTTCCTCAAACACCGATAAATTGTCCTTGTGCTCACATTATAAATTGTTGCAATTTCCTTTACAGAAAGTGTTGTTTTTTCATACGGGACAATCCATGCAATTTCTTGAAGCCATTTTTTGAAAATTTCCCGAATAAGGATATTTGTGGCTATTTCCGGAACAAGACCCCTTTCTGCCTCGTGAAGCTTTTTTTTCAATTCTTCTTCGAAATCAACCCGAAAATCATTCCAATATCTTCTCGGAAACTTCTCCTTATTCATTACCTCCTCCCCTGATTGAAGGATTGAGCAATACCTGCAATGATTGCCGCAAGGATTGCAAAACAGCCCATCATAAGAAAGAACCCAATAATGATGATTAATGGGGCAAACATACATGCGACAATCACCCACCATGAGATTTGTGCTGTCCCTGTAAGTTTCAGGATAATAAGCACAATTGTCAGTAACCCCCAAAAACCAATACCAGATCTAGTCGTTTGAACCACAATTTCTTTTTCCATGTTTATCTCCTTAATCTCGTGAGTACATTAACTTGGACGTAACAATAAATCCTTGCAATGATGGAAATTATTTGCATCTGTCTTGGCATGTCGTGTTTCATCATCCCATAGAGGGAAACAAACACTATCGATCCACTCCTCAATCATACCCCAATCAACCAGAACACTTGCGGGGTAGTAGAAGCAAACCATCTTGTCATTGATTTTGTTGAAGTCCAAGGCAACACAAATGGGGCGATCATTAATTCTCCCAACTTCAATCATCACCCCACCCAATTGCTCCCATGTTTTAAATTTATCCTTGTATTGGAGCCAAAGGGAGTATTGGGAGAAATTATCGGCTTCCACCAAAAATACTGTTTCTGCCAAGAGAGGCGAAATAGCCGCTTGTTTCTTCTTGTTTACTGCGGCAACCTTACTCTGCAATCCATCCATCATATATTACCCCCAGTGCTAAAAACATTCAGTGTGAATTCGAACACACAGGTCAGAAAGTTCATCCACGATGGGCTTGAACACGGAGAGACGCCCGGAATACCCACTCTGCCCGTATTTTGTGGAATACTTGCAGATCTTTGCAATTTCCTCGGGGGTAAGTTGAATTCTCCCCATGCCAGTGATCTTCTTTTGCAATCTTCGAAGAAGGGTTTGAAAACCCCCCGTCCCTAAAACCGGCTTTCGGAGCAACCTTTGACTTTTCCGAGGAATTTGATAACAGACCGTAAGAAAGTTACTCATACAAGACCTCCATATAAAACTGTATTTGTAGAGGACTATTCACCCACAATAACACTATTGTTCATTTTTTTCAAGGCTTCGAGCAATCGATGCAAGTCTTCATTTCTTTTGTTGTTATCCGAGTACGTAAGATCCTCCGTGCCCAAGATGGAATGGTTAACATATAGAACAATACTTGCTGAGTCTGTCTCCCATTGCCGGGTTTTGAAGGATACGAGATTCCGAAGATTCAATACCGTTTGATCTGTATCATTGAAGAAGAAAAACATTTTATTGCCCTCCTGTATATCTATATATTACCCGAAGGGCAATAAAACTTCAAAACTTTCCTTCCCAAACAATTTCAGCATTTTTACCGGAATGAAGCCTCCAATTTTTCCCATCGAAGGAGGGCACAAAACCCCTTTTCCACAACTTTGTAAGATAAGAAAAAAGGTTGTGGGGGTATTTAATTTTTACAAAGGAAGAACAATAAGCCCTCACGGAATCTCTCATGGAATCCCACACGGAATCCCCCACGGAATCCCACATGGAATCCCACACGGAATCCCCCATGGAATCCCTCACGGAATCCCCCACGGAATCCCACACGGAATCCCCCACGGAATCCCACATGGAATTCCACACGGAATCCCCCACGGAATCCCACACAGAAGCCCATTTTTTCAGATTTTTGACATCTTCTACGGAAGGGGTTTGGGGTTCTGGGAATTTCTTAAAAGGATTCACAATTTCTTTCAAAATGAGAGGTTCCACAATTGTTTTGAAATCCAGAGATTCAGCCCATTTCTTTAATTCCCAAGAGTCATCTACTTCATTGTTGATTTGGTCGATTGTGAATACTCTCGTAAAAGGATTGTATTCATATTTGTTAAGGACATCTTCTTGTCTCCCCACGTACCCGTGAAACTCTGCAATAGATGTATGAGAATCCGGTTCTGTAACCAACAAATTATTCTCAAACCGGAGCTTTTTAGCAAGTATTTGTTTTCTCTGTTTCCAATTGAAGAACATAGGAATTCCGTCACCCCTACTTACAAAGCTGAAGAATTTACACATATTGTTTATCTCCTGTATCTTCAAAACTGCATATTCTGCAGTTTCTTGAGTTGTTTCTCCACGGATTTGATTTTTGCAATTCGCATCTTTTCCGCTTGTGCAACAGCTTCTTCCCGGGTTGTGTGCCAGAAGGGTTTGTGGAAAGCTTCCTGAAATCGAGAATTCTCCACGACTACCATTGTCGGGCAACTCTCAACCGCTCTCACCTCTTTTTCAAGAATCCCTTGTGTTAGAGCATACTTCGTGATGTAAGCCTTCATACGGTTTCTCCTTTTGCTTCTTCTTTCTTAACTCTTTTGGCAATTACTTCAAGGCACTTCGGGCAGGTCACCTTGGACACATCTTCGGTGGAGTGGTTCATCTTCCTCATTCCACCCATGCAGCTTCCGGCGCAAGCAACATACATTGCCCGGGGGCCGGTGTAAAGGTGTTTCAGAGGAACCTTCTCTTCAAGAACACGTTCGGATAAGGTTTTCGGGGTCCAGTCGGCAATACGTTTTACGAGGTAAACATTGAAGTTTTCCATGTTGCCGATTTCCTGATGGATCTTCAAACATACCCGAGTCTTCAGATATGCAATTTTGTCTTCATTCGAGAGGCTTTTGAATCCGAAATCATGTTTGAGATGAGAGAAGGCTGTGATTGTGGCAAGATTTTCAAGAGAGATCTCAATAACTTTTTCCACCGGGCGATGATTTTCATACACGGTGTAGGAGGTATACGCAACGGCAGTCCCGTTCTTGATATCTTCGATACGTTTTTTGGAAGCTTCAATATTCTCGGAAATAGTCTGCATCATGAAGGGGATGAAATTTTTTGAAATTTCGTAGGGAAGTTTTCCGGATCCCTGACAGGTACCAACAAATCCCCACCCATTCTTAACCGTGTATCCGTGCTTTACCAAATCTCCGTGGATATCAACAACCTGAACTGCTCCGCAGATCTGACAGGTTCCGATGTGTTTACCCTTAGCCATGTTATTTACCCCCGCTGTATTTTCTTACAAGGATATATTACCCGAAGGGTGATAAAACTTCAAAGGGATATAATATTTAATTTCCTGAGTTTTCCGGTGTATACTCTCCGTAAAACATCTCCTGCGGAATCTCCACGGATAACTTCGGAAGTTCGGTAATCCACAACGGTTACAGGATCAAACTTACCCATCAAATTCTCGGATAGGAAGGTCTTTATTGCAGAATAAATTGTATCCTTGTATCGAGAGAGGTTGGAGGTTTCCATGTACAACCCATTTCCATCCCGCGCCCGGATCCACCCGAGATCCATTACCTTCTTCATTATCTCTTCCCGGGCTTTTCCTTCAAGTCCCAATCGTTCCCCGTGGGCTTTGTATGTCCCCTCGATGTATTCCCGGGTCAATCCAAACTTTTCTGGGTGTGCAATAATTTCCGAAATATGCGTGGAGGTATTAACGGTAACAATTTCGGATTCTGGGGAAATCCACCAACGATTGTAGAAAGCCATGTCATTTTTCCTTTTTGAAAACAAAGAACTCTGCCTGTCTTCGGTATCCCTTTGTTGGGACGATATTGGTTGGGGTTAATTCTGCAAGATAAGAAAGCTGAATTCTCTTGTTTCTGGCATTTTGTTTTCCCTTCTTCAATTGAGAAAAAGCCCCCTCGAAATCTTTTTCACTTATCTGTGTATTTTTGGGGGTAAATAATTTCAACCACTCCCCTGGATCTGTTCGGGTACTTACTTCCCCGAAAACTCCATCTTCTTTTGCAAGAATTGAGAATTGCTTGTATTTTATTCCCAACTCCACTGCTTCCTGAATCGGCATTTTCGGGATGCAAAGAGATTCTTCCTCTGAAAGAATTTCCTTTTCCTTGAACTTCGCCCTCAATTCAAAGAACCCATAACCCCTTGCTCGGATTTCTTTTTTCAGGATTTCTTGTTGCTGCTTATTTTCTTCAAGAGAGACCAACACCCCTGTGTCCGGGTCGGCATAGAGATATGCGGATAAAACCGAACAAGGATATTCGGAGTTCATCCAATACAAAACCCGAGAGACCGTTGAAGCAAGTTTCAGTTGCGAGATTTTCAACATATATTACCTCTTTCCTAAGAAAGAATGATTACAAAATTACGGTTGTTTTACGTGCAGGATTCCCTTTATGTTTTCGACCTCTACGAAATTTTCCGGACTGTTTTTATACTCGTCCTCAAAAGAGACCACCCAAATCCCTTCCTTGGTAGCTACTGCCGCGTGAGCCTCATTCCCCGTCTCACAGAACCATTTTGCAAAATATGCGTAACTTGTTCCAATAAGTTCCGCTGCCCGGGCTTTTGTTGTTGCGGCAACAATTATTATTGATTGTCGATGCTTGCTATTCAACCCCCTTATCCCACAGTGGGTTCCATAAAATATTTTCAATGTTTTCACCACCCACCTCCCCCGGAGTAATGCAAGAAAAACAATTTTAACACATTTTCATGCAAGGGTTTATCCTTTTCATCATGGGTATCCCCAATCATAACATTAAAATTGTCGCTATCTTCCAAATAATAATTTGCTTTGGGGTATATTTTTCGCAACTCCTCCATAGCCTTGTTAAGACCTGCAATATGCTTTTCAATTTGTCTTAGTATCTTTTTTTCTTTGTCCATGCTTATTCCTTTTTCCAACACTTACATTTTGTGACAATAAAACCACACTTCTTGCAGGGCTCTATATCGAGGATCTGAAGAAAGAATTCAATGGCATGGGGGCAGTTTAATATTGCCGCAGCAAGTATTTCCATCTTCTCCTTATGGGTGAAATTATTCATTTTTTGGGGATAACCACGGTGTAAATCTTTTCAATCAGTTTCAGTTTTCCCTTCCCCATAGATGCACGGTTATCACAATAACTCTTTAGCTCCTCCATTGCTGTTTTTTGTTCCACGGCAAGAAGAGTCAACAATTCGATGAACTTGCCCCGGAGTTCTTCTTCGCCCAAATTTTTATTAGTCATATATGCTCCTGTATTTCCTTCAACAGTATATTACCGCAATAGATGCAAAACTTCAAGGAAAAAGCAGAAACCCCCGGAAATAGGGGGTTTCTTATTCGAGACACTGCATGGGCAGCTATGTGGACATTATACTTTTCTTTGTACCTTCAAAGCGATAAGTTTTCCACCATCTTCAATCAATTCATCGGAATTCAATAAATCTTGAAAATATGTCTCCACATCTTTTGTTGCTTGCGCCGAAGATTTTTCAGGATCTTGCACAACTTGTTTTGTTAAATTTTCCAGATCTGGGAGAGGTTTTCTTTGAATCGTGATGGTTTCGCCTACGGGAACTCTTTCGGCCAATTTCATACTTTCTTCTTTTACACCTGTTTGTTTGGCATAGTCATTGAAAACATGATACAAACCATCTTTATCTTCTTTCTGTGCTGCTTTTTTTCCTCGATATTGTTTCAACAATGCCATCAACAAATCATTTTCACTTTCTGTTGCGTATTCTTCCAACAGAGCATACATGCGGTTTAAGTAATTGGAGAAAGATGTAACAGTTAATCCAACTTGCGAGGCAATCTCTTTTTTGGAATATCCTTCAAGAAGACTATTGAGAATCTTGTTGTACAATTCCCCATTCTTCTGTGCTTCCAAGAAATCATGAATATCTTCCATCAAAATATTGTATTCCACAACATCGTGAATTGGGGCATGTTCTTTGGATCGGCTTGTTTGCTCATTTAAATACTCTAATCGATCTTCTTCAGAAAATTCTGAATCTTTTGGTGGAACATCTTCTTTGTACTTTTTGTTTTGGAATCGTTGCACTCTGCTGATTAGAAACCTTTGGAAGTTGTACGCGAGGTAACCGGCCAAATTTTCATTTCTGTTGAAATCAAACTTGGAAATAACTTCGGGGGTTAATGTTTCAACCAAGGCAGTATGGAACAAATCTTCTCGATCTTCCTCTGTAATTCTAATAGGTGACTTGCTGAAAACATTGATTGCAATACCCTTGAACATTTTATCAATGTCTACATTCTGATAAACATCGAGCCATTTGTTGTAGAGTTTATTTTTCCGGAGGGCATCTTCCAGCATTTGGGATACTTCCCCTTTTAATGCTGTATGTGCAGTGGTTTCTTTTGAAGTAATTGCAAAATGCTCGTAAAGTTCTTGAGAAGAGATAGAAATATCAAATGGATGGGGAGATACAGATCCTTCTTTTTTTGGACCCCAGTTCATTTCAGCTTCATCCCAAATCACAGGAGTTAAAGCCATTTTATAGGTTTCTTTTTTTTCGCCGCCGGTTAATGCCGTGCCTTTGTTAACAGAGTTTACTTGATAAAAATCAGAGCTGCCGTAGTTCAAAGTGTTGTTTTGATCTGTTTTTAATTGATTTAAATCTTTACAAACAGGCAAAACCTGTCCTTTTTTGACAGGACACTTTGCCTGAGAAACCCGAAGTTTAAATAACGTAGGATTCATTTTTATTTTACCTGTGGAATAGACTATTTTCAATAAAGAGAGAAGTAATATCTTTCTATCACTTCTTCAAGATTGTCTCATTAAAATCCTTCGTTGCTTGTATTAATCCATCTTCACACTTTTTGCAGATATTCTTTCCTTTTTGTGCTTCAGTGTTGCAAAAATCACAGAGGTTTATTCCATTCTCAAGAGCCTCTTTTACGACAACACAAGCTTCCCGGATATCCTGTTCCATTTCTTCGGGGCCTTTAAATGGGTATGCTGTTCTGTGGAATAAAAGATACTCCATGAAATCTTCATTTGCATTCGGGAAATATTCAAGGATAATTGAGCGAATATCAATCTCCAAAGGGAACCCCCTCTTTACGCATTTTTTCAGCAAAAGCATGTCGTTCATTGGTTGCCACATCCCACTTTGCTTTTAAAGTGCTGAGTTTTTTCCGAAGAGTTTCTATCATTTTCAGGGTTATCTTTTTGTGCTCAATATATGCCCCCCGGACGGTCACCCTTTTAAATTGGACATACCGAAGAATTTCCTGTTCTCCTTCTTGTACGTCTCGTAAGCGTCGGTCACATTTACGAGAAAGTTTTTGATAATGCTCCTGCATGTAATGGGGTTTGCAGAGAAAATCCTTGTATATGGACCCCCGGCAACATCGTGTATCCTCCCCGTAAGGGTGATAATCAATCCAGGTATGTTTACAGGTTTGTCCAAGCATATAAATCTCCTATTGCATATTGATTCGCTTGTAAGGGACCCCATTGGAAACAAAAAATTCTTCCGGGAGTTTTTTCTGCAAGGATAAATATTTCCCGGGCTCTTTTTGCAATAAAACTTGGAAGAGTTTACCCTCTCCGGAGAAATTTGAAATCTCTTGCATTAATTGTTGTGTTACATCCCCCATCTCCAGCAAAAGGGCATTGTGCTGGGGTTCTTCCTCAATTTTCGGGACAATAACATTCTGCAGGTAAATTCTCGCCGAAGGGTATTTGATTTTTGCTGTAAAAGATCGAGTCTTATCGTACTCCACATCCATTTCAAGGGTAAAGTCAACTCCCAGCAATTTTACAATATCATGTATTTGCATAGTTTTGTACAATTCTGGGATAACATTGTCGAATTGGGCTGTCTTTATCAAAAAATCTTCTTCGTCGTGGATCGATAAAAGCATTGAACAAATAAAATCCCGGTAAGAGAAATTTGCGAACAACGGAACCATGTTGGAGTAATACGGGCTCCAATTATGCTTTCGGATAAAGTCTGTTGCCCGGATCATCGATATTTTCAAGGCATCTGCTGCTGTAGATTGGATAGGGTGATTCAGGCCCGTTCGAATAGCATACCCCATGTCCTTTTTTCTTTTCCACAGTTCTTTTTCTATTGACTGAGACCATCTCCGAACATCTCGAATTCTTCCGAATAAATTTTTAACAATGCCGTAAGCTCTTACGGCTTGTTCTGTAAAAAGCATACTTTCTTGTGCTTTTTTCAATTTCGAGAAAAAGGCATTCAATGCTGCTTGTGCTTCTTGTTCGGAGCAATTCATATACTCGCACAATGTTCTTGCTGCTGCCCCATAAATTGCTGCCAACCCACATTGTTTTGCAATCTTCCGGTAGACATCAAAAATATCCCAGTCTGCTTTTTGGAATTCCTCTATTGGTTTTTTCGGCCAATCCGGTTTTGTTGAAAAGAAAGCTAAGGCATTCAATCCGTGAAAATCCCCGGGAATATTTTTCTTGAAATCTCGGACATCTTTGCAGGGATGTTTACACTTGGCACATTGATCAATAAATGTTACTTTATCCAACTCCCCCAATAAGACACAGAATTTTTTGCCTTTTATTGAAACTACGGAGTTATTCTCTCCACTTTGCGGGGGAATTACTTCTTTTACAATAACCTTTGGAACTCCCTCGTAAATCTTAATCCATTCGGGCTCTTGTGTTGCAATAGCAGAGAAACGAGGCTCAATTGCAGAATAATCGAAGGCAACAATATGATCCCCCGGGGTGTATTCCTCACAAACTGTAAAATATTGTGAGTATTCCGAAGTATCAAATGTCTCTTTATTTCCGTAAAATCTAAATTGCCCCTTTATTACAACAAAAGGTTTTCGGAAATCGGATAGGATAAAATGAATATTTCTCTCATCGAGGGAGTTTTCATCCCGGGGGTGATTCCATAAATGTTGTGGAACGGAAAGAAAAGAAATTTCTGGCTTCAAAGAAAGAACAAGGAATGCACGTTCCTCAAAACCAACCCCTCTGCGGGAAGATGGAATAATCCCCGTAAAAGTTTCCTCGGGAGACATTTCACATTTTCCAGTATACGGGCAAGTGTCACAAGATGCGCGAAGACAATAATGTTTCCCTTGCTGTAAAAGAAATTGTCTTGGATTCCCAATAAGAAAAGCTTCCAAGTGTTCACATTTATCTTTCAAAGGAACTTTATCGATCATATTTGTGCAACTCTCTCCACAAAGGATACTTCTACTTCTTTTCCATAGGGATCTTCGAAATTAAGCCCACATTCAACTGGAAGGCTTTTGATACAGTTCAATACTTTGTTCTTACCCTCATCTTTTGAAATTGCTTGTGTGTTTACCCCGGAGGACCAATCTCCCTTGTCAAAATTGTAAGTGATATTGCCCGTAGCCGTTTCTTTTACAATAATTTGATCTCTTCCTCCGTTGGATGCCGAAGATAATCGCCCGGTTGGTGCTACCGTTGTTGCGTACTGCACCTGACTTCGGGCATACGGTAAAACAGAGTCAATATAACTGTTTGTAATGAATTTTGCAAGGATTGTTGAAAGAGCATGCTCCAATTGTCGATATTGTACAACGTAAGCAAGTAAAGGGTATTGAGGGTATTTCTCGTAAAGTGCATCGAGGAGATCTGCCGAAGTAGAGTACAATCCCCCGGGGCTGTTCTTTTTTGGTTTTCCTCTTTCCATGCCTGGAAGAACGGGAACCTTGTATTCATCGAACAGTAGTTTTGAAATCTGTTGCGGGGAGGCAATATTTATTTTCCTTCCCACGAACTCATAGATCTTGTTTTCAAGATTAAGAATTCGATGAACAATGTCTTTGCAGGCATATAAAGAATACTCAATATTTACCGGAAATCCCGTTCGATACATCACTCGCAAAGAGTCCAACAGCATATGATCTATTTTGATAGATACATGCTGTTGGATAAAAATATTGTCTTCTGCTGGGGTAGAAGAAAGATTGTAGAAAATGAAATAAGTATTCATAGCATCGGAGCAACCGTATACCGAGGCATTTGTTGCAGGAAGCCGATTGAACTGCACAAATCCTTTTTGTTTCGACCCCATTTCAGAGAATAAATCTGAGATCTCTACCATCTTTCTGCCCAATTTTTCCGAAACAACTTTCAATTTATGCGTTTTTTCATTCACATCCTGCAAATAGTGCAGAACCATTGTATCGAGGTAATATGGAAATCCCCGAGGGCTTACCCCATTCAAAGAAAGAACTTCCTTGTCGTATTGGGCATTGTGATATAAAACAAGGAAAGTATCTGTGAGCTTCTGCAAAAAAGCCACAATTACTGCATAATCCCAGTTGGGGATACCATCTTCCCCTGTGTGCATTACTGGGAGGTAATATCCAATGTTGTGAAATGTTGCAAGACAAATACCAACGATCTTTGTTTTCGGGTCAAGCTTCTTGTTCTTGTCGTATACAACCCGGGTGTCCAATCCGGTCGTTTCCAAATCTACTGCGATAACAGGAGATTCCACATAATCTTTTTTGTATATTTCAGAAAAAGTAGAAGACATCTTTCCTGCGGAAGCCACAAGATTATTGAAGAACACCTCCAACTGGTATTGTTGAGCTTCAATTTCATGGGATTCTGGAACAACTAAATTGCAACAGACTTGCCCCAACCATTCCATCCCATTTCTTTGTGCCAATTGTTCTTGAGAGAAAATACTTGGATCCGGGGGAATATTCGGAAAAGATTGATGTGCCAAATATTTTCGGATATCCGGGAGGAATCGGTCTATTTTTTGTTGTCGCATTTCTTCGGAATCTGCGGCAAACAGATTGGATGTTTCAATTTCACTCATCTTCACCCCTCCACAATCAATCTTTTCAACTCGGGGAGATATGAAGCATCCCCGCTCAATTTCAATTGCAACAATACTTCGGCTCTCAGGTATTTCTGTACTTTTTGGGCAACCTCTGTATTCTCCATCGTGTAATAAAGCAGAGGATCAAAAGAATACAGTATTTGTCGGGGAAAAGCAACCTTAAATACTTTGGAAATAAACAAAAAGATATCCCGAAATTTCAAGTTTCTCTGGGATTCTCTTGCGTACAAAAGCCAAAAGGGGGTAATTGTTCTTTGACATTTGAAACAAAACACCGCATGTCTTTTCTCTCCTGTGTTTCTATCCGAGGAATAAAAACGGGAAGATGGGTGACGGTCTGTTGTTCCATGGGAGGGCAATAGGCAGGGGATTTGTTGCTGATCTGCAGAATCATCCAGGGAATGCCCATAAAGTTGATACACGAGCCCCATACGAATTCTGGAATCGTAGTAATTTGCAACATCGGGAGTAATTGCAATCAATACAGAAGAGGGTACAGATTTAATTACTTCTTCCTCGGAATAATTCTTGTAATCCGGGTGGGTATCCAGAAAGTTACTCATGTAAAGCCCCTTTCTGGTATTCTAAAAACTTAAAATAAAAATCTTTGTAGTTCTGTCGTAAAAACAACTGGAAATTTAGATTTTGTTGCATGTGGGTCTTTGTCTCAACACAACTCACAAGGGTCTCAAGATACTTGTGGTACTTTTTGTAAAAGTTGTGCTCTGAAATCTGCTTTGGATTCTTTGGGTCAAACTTTTGCATCTTCTCGAACACCCTGTTTCGCACTCTCTTCGCCCACTCCAAAAAAGAACCTTGAGGTTTTGGTGCCTCTTTTTGCTCAAAGGATGCACAAAACTCCTGTGCTTTGTTTGTATCCTGCTTATCTTGTACAAATTTGAGAAATAGATGCTGAGAGTCTTTTGTTCGAGATTGATTATAACACTCCTTTTCCAAAAAAGGATACTTTGTGGCAATCAAACTCAGCACCCGGGCAAAGAGATATTTTTTAACAGACCATGGAGCCTCTTTATTGCAAAATTTCTCAAGAATTTTATCGTAACTACTTTGTTCATGTCGCAGGTAATTGATGATGATGTGTAAAATACCAATAGGATCTAACGCTTTTTCTGGGCTTATTTTATGGGCAATATCTCTCAACTGTTCCGGAGTATATTGTCCATACAACTTCAAAGATTTTCGAATAAGCCCCAAACAATCCTGGTGCTGTTGCTTGTGTTCCCGAGTCTCGTAGAATTTTCCTTTTTTTATTGTCAGGAACAAGAGCCGAACATCAGTATTCTTTTCAATATTTTCTACTTTTTTGGCTTCCCAACAAGGTCTTTCACCATCCATTATATCGGGCTCTTTTAAATACTGTGTAATCCAATCCAACTTCCATCCCCGACGATACAACTGTTTATTGTTGTAATACCGTATCATCTCCCCCTCCGTATCTTAAGTATTTTAGAAATGCTAACAAAACATTTCTATTTATAGATATAACAAAGCTTGCCGATTGCCTCATTAAGTTCTGGTTTTAGAGATTGGATGATCATAGTCTCTACGCCACAACTATTTGCAACTAAAATTACAATATCATACTCGGAGTAATTAGAAAAGGAGGTTCTGTCCTGCAGGAAGTTGAAAACATCCCTTCGAAGTAATGCAAAAGTCTCCATGTTATAGAACATGCAATTATACTTTTTAACAATCTCCAATAAGCCATAAGAAAGAGCATTTGGAGTTGTTGGGGGAATGGTGGCGGGCTCCCGGACAGTAACTTTAGGAGCTTGCGCCGGAGGAGGACTCTCTGGGCGAGGGTGTTTTGTTTGGAGGTCACAGTGTCTACGGTCAATATATGTGCAGATTGTTGGGAAAATCCAACCCTGTTTTTTATGGTGTTTGCAGATTCCCGGGTAGTTGAAATGTATACAATTTATATTGAGGTTCATTTTTTACAGTATCCTTTTTTCAAGGGATTCTTAACACCCTTGGGAAATGTTGTGCCCTTCAATTTCTTTTCTGCAATTTTGAAGATCTCTCCGTTGGGATTAAAAATACTGCAATCGATATCATCAAATAACTTCCTATGCATTCTTCCTATCTTGTCTTCATGTTGTTTTAGGTTGTGTGCTGCCATTTTTTCTGCAAGAACAAATCGATCATACTCTTGGTCAAGAGCATCCATGATCTCTGCATCAATACCTATTTTGTGCAAATCCACAAGCCAATCGGGGTGGTCTATTAAATATTTAATCCAATGTGTGTATCCATTGGGAGGTTGCGGCATTTATATATCCTTTCAGCAGATAAAACAAAGAGCCTGCAACGTCACGATTACCGTCTTCCAACGGGCATCAGATTCAACCTTTCGGTATCAGTCTACGTGATCCCAGAATAGCATGGCAGGCTCTTGTTTTTCAAATTGCAGAGTAGCGGTAAGAGGAATTGAACCCCTATAGCTGGTTTCGAAGACCAGTTCTCTATCCGTTGAGATATACCGCTATATTCATTGTGCCTAGCAGGAATTGAACCCACATCAGAGGATTAGAAGCCCTCTGCTCTATCCGTTGAGCTATAGGCACATAACCTCTGTATATTATCAGATACCCTTGACCATGTCAACAAATTCGCATTTGTCTTTTGTAAGACAAATGGATAGTGAGATATATTCCAGTGGAATACTCGGTTTTATGTTGGCGGATATTAACATTCTCGTTAAATCTTCAAAATAAATGACGGCATGGTAGCAATCCACATATTCCCCAGCATCCATGTCATATTTCTCGGTCTCGATTTTAAAAGGAAAAACATCGTGATACCACTTGGGTGTTAAGTCAAATGTTTTGAAAATTCCCGGAAGAAATTGATGTAACTTTTGATATACTTTCGCCAATTTTCTCTTTTTAATATCCGGATACAAAACTCTCCACGAGGCTCTTTCACAAGATGAAATAAAATTCATAAATTACCCTTCTCTTGTTCTACTTGGGAGATCCATTTTACAGCACGTTCACATTTTTTGGGGTCAATTTCAATTCCGTAAAAATTTCGATTAAGATTTATTGCTGCAACTCCTGTGGATCCGCTTCCCATTGCAAAATCTAAGACAGAATCCCCTTCTTCGGTGTAAGTCTTTATCAAGTATTCCAACAAAGCAATTGGTTTTTGTGTTGAATGTTGGTTGTTTTTCTGTTTGTCCGTTTTAAAAGTAATAACACTACGAGGGTACCTTTCAGTAGAATTATAGGATGTTACCCCCTTCTGTGTCCCGTACAATTCGGAGGAGTTAATGCTTCGGTCATTCTTTGCCGTTTTTCTTGGGTGACCTTGTGTTTTCTGAGGGAAATATTTGGGCTGTTTCTTGTAAAAGACACAGATAACCTCATGGGCAGAAAGGGGTCTCTTCTTAGCATTTAAATGCCCTTTTGCCTCGGTCTTTTCATAAATCCAATCATACCGGTAATCCCTCCAATTACTGAGACGAAGGGAACTGGCAAAGGGTTCCACCCCGAAAATACAACATGCACCGGAAGGTTTCAATATTCGATTCAATTCATCCCACATAGGCTTGAAGGGTATCACTTCATCCCAAGGGGCATTTGTTATTCCGAAAGGCGGGTCACAAAGAATAAAATCGATGTGATTACTGGGGATACATGCCAAGATTTTTAAACAATCCCCGCAAGATAAAGAGGCTCTGCTCATTTTATTTCCAGTTTGTCCAAGGCTTCTTTAAGAGCTTTCCCGGAAACAAAAGAGCATTTATTGCAAACGAAAAGGATATCCCCATTAGGTTGTTCCTCTTCCTTGATTATCCCCCCGCAGAAACAAATTTCATCGTCTTCATCATATACAACTGAAATCTCGATTCCATATCTTTCCATATTATTCCTTTCCGGTATAGAAAAAGCTACCCGGGGGACTCGAACCCCCAACCTGTTGATTACAAATCAACTGCTCTACCAGTTGAGCTAGGGTAGCATTCTTCCATCCTACAACAAAGCTTGCATTATTTCAAGTAGTTTTTAAAAACTCTACCTTGTCTGCGACGACATAGGAGATTTTAAGAATTTGCCCACTTACTTCTTTTTCCCAGACCTGCAAATGTCCTTCCACAAGCACAGGGGATCCCTTCTTCAACATCTTTTTACAGACATCCCCTTGTGTTCCAAAAACAGATACTGGGAAAAAGGAAGCTCTGTTCGTATCCTGCCCTTTGTTCGGTCCCTTGTCCACAGCCAATTCGAGGGAAACAAAATTTGTTCCACCATTTGTACTTTTTGTCTCGGGATCTTTTGCAAGATTCCCCAACAGATATACTTTATTCAATGTTGCCACGTCACGACTCCTTTTTCAAAATAGGGTGCTTCTGGATTACTTTCGAGAGAGCCCATAGATCAGCAATCCCAAAGGAGGTCTGCAAATCTTTTACGAAGGCTTCAAAAATTAAATATTCCTCGGTGGTTGTTTTTCGAAGTTCTTCACACTCTTTTGTTTTTTGATTCAATACCTTTGACATATTGAGGAGGTCCACTTGAAATTGTCTATTTGCGCTCCGGAGTTGTTCATTTTCAACATTAAAACGATTTCGGATTGAGGTATTTTCACACCTAAAATTATCTCGTTCACGGGTCATTTCTTGTAGGTTTTCATCCTGTTTGATGGCAGAAGCGAGAGCCTTATTGTAGTCTTTCTGTAATGCATTAATTTTTTTTCTCATCTCTGAAAGCTGCAATGCATGGTCCTTGTGTAGTTCCTGCACCTTTTCTTGGAGACGAGTTGCCTCTTGCATAGCATCCGCACTTGTCCTTGGGAGATTTACATCCTTCTGTGGAAGAATGGGCTGTACCGGTAGTTTCTCTGCCTGTGTTGGATTACTGCCAGGATATTTACGAGCATCATGTTCCACAAGATATTTGTTCCACAATACAGACCATTTCATGCTCCCCGACAAAGGATAACCCCAGTTTGTGGCAACATAATGAATAAAGCAACAAATCATTTCCGCAGATTTTTCATTTTGTGGGCGAATAAAGTTCTTAACATCCCGCTTTAATGTCTGTAAGACATGCCGATAGACCCCCACATTAATTCCATGTTTCGTAAGAATATTGCAGAGATTTTCAACTCTTGTCCTTTTTTGCAGAGGCTTCAACATATCTGCTGTGATAGCAAGACTACTATCTTCTGCAATAAACTTCCTCCACAGACTCATAGAGTTTTTATCTTTTGCGGCAATTCCCGGAAATTTATGATTTCGCCAAACAATAAATCGTGCCAATCTTTCCCAGTCCTGTGGGGTTCTTGTTCGAGGAATTAAACGATCTGCCGTTTGTGCCAAAGTAGTTGGGAATAAATTGTATTGAGTCGCAATTCTCTTAATAACGTTCATATTCGCCCCCGTATTTTTTTCGTATGCTTCAGCAACAATTGCCAGTTTGTTTGAGGGGAATAAGGCATTCGGGACTTCTTTTTGATATTGTTCAATAAGTTCCCGGGCACTCCTCCCCTTCATATTGGGGTCCTTGTCCAGAGTCCATTGAACAAATTGTTTAAAAAACCCAATGGTTTGCTTTGTGAGTTTGACTCCCGGAAAAACAATTTTTTTCAAAGAATCATAACGACTTTTGAAACTTGTCTTATGCATGTTTCCATCCTTCTATATGTGTTGTGGACAATAGCGGGTATTGGATTTGAACCAATGATCTTTCGGGTATGAACCGACTGCTCTACCAACTGAGCTAACCCGCCAGCGTTTACATAGAATATCAACTTTTTTGTTCTTTGTCAACACTTTCCTTGGCATTTAAGACCAATTTGAAGATATCTCGCTGTATTGTTATGTAAAGATCTCGCAGCGTTTTTTCTTTTTCCAGTCTTTCGGTGTGTTGTTTTCTGAATTCCTCTGCTTTTTCCGGAGGCATATCCTGTATTACGATCTCCAACAATTCTTTGGCTACTGTTACTTGTTGTTCATAGGTTTGTAGAAAATTTTCTTTTTCTTTTTCTGGGTTTGGGCTTCGTAAAAATTCCCGGACAAGCAAATAAGAAATTGCTTGTGTTTCAAAACTATCTCTAACCTTCTCAAAAAGGATGGTGTCCTTATCTTCTTTATCCAATTCAAACAAATCTTTCATTTCTATCTTCTCCTGTCTGTAATTTACCACCAAAGGCCCAACCAATTATCCCCCAACTTTTTGAGCCCCTTCTTCACTTTCTTTACTTTTTCTTCAACCATAACCTCATCGTTTGCAATCAACTCCAAAGCAACAATGATATCTTTTACATCTTTGATATGTTCTTTATTTTCCCCTTGAAAAGTTACAATCCTAAGATACTCCTTTACCCGGGGTAAAGCAAACCGTGCAAGGGTTGTTCGTAAATCCCATGTCTCGGACTCATCAAACCCCCTCTCCAAGCGTTCCTTCTTGAACCTATCTGCCCGGTCATCCTTCGGGTTGAAGATTGAAAAATTAACATTGGGGATACCATAAGGATCAATTCTTTTTTTCATCTATCTTCTCCGCTTGATTTTCCAACCACAATTCATTTTGTAGTAATTTTGACAACAGATTAATTTCTATCCCGGATTCATTTATCTGACCCAACACAAATGCAGCGGTCATGTAATCCTTCTGATCAATTCTTCGGGCAATCTCATCAATGTTGGTTTTCATCTGAAGGGTTAAGGTAGAAAGACTTGTAATATGACCCATTATTCTATTCATAATCTATTCCCCAAACTTTTTCTTCAATCTTTGGTATGTTTTCTTTTCAAGTGCAAGATTGTAATCCTTCTTCTTTTTCTCGGAGATTTCCATTTCTTTAACTTTTTTTGCAATGCTTTTATCGAGTTCTTTTTTCCATTCATGTTCGGGCATCCCCAACAACTTTGACGGAAAAGAGATATCAAGCATTAACTCACCATCAGATTTGTCTTCAAAAAAAACACTAACATGGTCTTCCGTGAAAGAATACAATAAATTATTGTCGATGTAACTTCTTGAGTGATAAAGATAAGATAATTGTGCTTTTTCTCCTTCTTTCAGATAATACAAAACAATTGATTCTGCAATTGCTTTCAATTCATTTTCAATCTTCTGTGCTTCTTGTAGTTTTTGGAGATACTCCACAATTTTTTGCATATTCGTCAATTTCCTCCTGTGTTATTTCAGCATAACTGTCTTGTCTTTTGAAATATTGAAGGTCGAAGCATTTCTTTGCACAACTACCCTCGTATTGAACTGGGTTACTGCATAGGGTATAAACCGAGATTCTTCCCCCGCAAAGAGGGCATCTAAGATTGAAGTGATTCAAGGGTAAACCTGCACAATTTTCAAATCCCCGGAATCCAAGAGTTGTTGAATGATTTGAGAAATATCTGCGGATGATAAATATTCTCGCTCTTTCCCCCGGCAGTATTGGAGTTCAAAAATAGAGGAAATATGATGGTGTAGTGCAGTTCTTGCATGTCCGGCCTTATTCCACTTCGATTTGCCTGAATAAAGCTTTAAAACATGCCCTTTCCTATCCTGTAACACCCAGATCTCAATTGGCTTAATTACCGGGAAACAAACCTGCAAAGAGTTCAGTACATCAGCTTTATTCATTCAAAAAAGGCTCCACTTTGCTGAAAAATTGTTTGAGTAGCATCAACTTCCCTGGAGTACTATCAAGAATAGTCTCTTTCTCGCTCACACGGAATGTATCCTGCAAATCAATTATTTGTGCTATTTTTTCCTCGGGGATATTTCGGAACTCTTTCAGCCGTTGCATTCTTACTTCCCGGGTGCAGAATACATAAATGATATTGTCACAGACTTCATCCAGCCCAAGAGTGTAGAGGAGGGGACATTCAATAAAGACAACATTTTCATTCTTCCCCAATTTCTTTGCTGCTTCAAGAACCCGGAGAGATCGGGAGACAAGCAGTGGGTTAATAAGCTTCATCAATTGGGATAGTTTCTCGGGGGATGCAAAAATAATATCACTGACAGCCCTCCGGTCCACTTGCCCATTTTTCAAGGGAAGATGCCCGAGAACCTGTTGAAGGATCTCTCGCCCTCTTGGGGTGTTTATTACTCTGTGGTTTACCTTATCAACATCCATAACCACAAAGCCCATTTCTCGAATCATTTTTCCGAGAAAAGATTTCCCGGAAGCAATTTTACCGGCAATCCCAATTATTTTCATACTGTTCCTATTTTATGGGTGCAGTTTAAAAAAGGACTCTGTGAGGTTATGTACAAGATCTTTCATTACATCGGCGGTAAAACAATTGTACCCAAGAGTGCTTTCAATTGTGTCTTGTATTTCTTTTGCAATAACCCCTCTTCGATCTCTTGTTGAGATAAATACCTGCAAGGCATTCGAGATTACATGGGCATATGCATAATCTTCTCTTTTGAGAGCATCTTGAATTTGTTCACAAAGAATAATGGGATATGCCTTACTCTCATTACTCTCTTTTGGGGGTTTGACTTTTGGCATGGGGATATTAAGGATATTGGGGGAGACTCCAGGTAAACTTTTGGTATCCATTATTTACTTTCCTTCAAATTCTCTTTCAGCAATGCCCACCATGTATTGGTTTCTGCACAAATCTCTTCTTGCCTTTTAAGCTCTGCAATTGCTTTTGAAAGTTCTTCTCGAACAGTGTCTTGTTTTTTTCCGATGAGCCGAATAACAACGTCAAGGCATACTTTTTTCCACGGGGTTAATTTTGCAGGAACTTCCCAAGGGAGACTATTCCACTTCAACCCAATCTGGAGTTGATTCAATGCAAACTCTTTCAGATTCGTATATTTATTGAAGCACCTCCAAGCTTTTACCTTTTGGATCATCTTCTCATATTTTTCTTTTGTCTTTTTGGTCTCTCTGTTATGCCGAATAACCGCCGCATATTGTTCTTCCCGCTCTTTTGCAAATTCCTCATAAAGAACTTTGATAGGTGTTGTTGTCAATCGTTTGAGTTCTTTTTGAAGATCCAACACTTTTTTCTTAAAGTGTGTATCAACAAAAGCTTTCTTTAAATGGGCATTGTCCATACTCCGAGAACGAGGGTCAAAGGCAGTTGCCATTTCCAACATCATCGTTTTGAAATCAAACTTCAAATTTTCGGGATCTACGAACATATTGTTCTTCTCCTGTATGTGGATATCTTGGAGGGATTTTACAAAAGTAATGTATCACTCCCCAGTCTTTTTGTCAAATTTATCTATCCGGGATATTAATTCTCGGGCTTCCTGTGAAGTCAACCCAAGAAATTCTTCTGTGTCTTTCGGGGGATTATCACAAGGATGGTCACAACAAAAGAGGGCATTTGTTGTGGGGTTTAAATACAATTTTTCTGCATGTTGTTGAAGACAGGCAAAAGCAACTGCGGCAACTTGTAAAACCTCGTGTATACCGGAGTCTCTTCCAATTTTATTTTTAAGCCAACCCAATTTGGCTTCCTTTATTTCTTCCTCCAAAACCAACAAAAATCCTTCAAAGGGTTGATCTTTGTCTTCTAATGTCCCATATTTCTTTGTTTGATATTCTCGCTCTTGTTGAATTAATTCAATTACCTGTTGTTCGGAAAGCATCAAATTCTCCTATTTACTTTGGGGAATACTCGGACATGCCAACACACTCTTTACATTTAAGGGTTAAAAAAATGTTCTGACTGAATGCACAATCCTCACAACGTCTATATGTTCGAAATCCCACAGGTTCACATTTTATGGTCTCGTAGATTTGAGAACAAGTTGAGGGCTCATCGAAAGCAAGATGGGGTTCTCGATGCTTGCACTTTTCACAAATACATCTTTTTGCCCGATTGCATACATACAAAATTCCAACAATTTCCTCGGGGGTTGGTAAAGGACTCATGATTTTTTCTCCAATCCTGGAATCAATTTGGAGGAAATCATACTGGAAACAGTTGTGTGTGTTGGGTTCTTTTCCGCGTATTCCTCGAAATATGTACTTGCTTTTTCGAGGGCACTTGTTGAATCTGTGGCCCACACCCAAATTTTTACGTATCGATATGCTTCATCAGAAAAAGCATAATCTTTTGCGGGGGGCATAGGGGATTCTCTTGTTACTGAAAGACCCTCCCTCACAAAGTCATAGTGAACACAGTAATATGTAAGTTTCGAATAGTCCTGTGTCACAGCATTTATTTTAACTTTCCACGTACGGGCTCGTGGGGTTATGTCTTGCAGTTGTTTGGCTTTTACAGGGTCATCAAGGATAACATCCACAAAATCAAGGTTGTTATCAGATTTGACATAAACAATGTAAGCATATTCAGGTTGTTTGTTTTTCATATATTCTCCTGTATTTATAAATAGGTGGGGGCGAGAGGGGTGACCTCTTTCTTTTCATATCCGTATATCAAGCAAGGGTCCGGAACACCTTACCATGAATCCGAAGATTATACGGACGGCAATTCTTTGCAACCCCCGAAACAAAGCACCTGATGGGACTCGAACCCACAAAATTCCACACTGGCAATGTGGTGATCTACCAATTGATCCACAGGTGCAAAAAGCAATGATTTATCGGCCCGAAACTCTTGTAAGAAATCACCGCTTTTTAAATACACCCGAAAGGACTTGAACCTTCAACCTTTGCCTCCGCAGGGCAACGCTCTAAATCCAGTTGAGCTACGGGTGTGTAACTTCTTTCTATATATTACCATTACTCCTTTGTAATTTCAAGCTAAATTAAATTTCAGACCAATCTAAGTTAAAGTAGGGATCTTCTCGAAGCTCCTTGGGATCAAAATGATAATACATCACCCATTTTCTCACAGCATTATCAGAAACCCCATACTGTTTTCCCATTTTCAAAAACACAAAATTGCAATTCTGGAAAGATTGAATTAGTTCGGGAATTTGAGGTCGCTTTTTGTCTTTAACGTGCATTTGATAACAGGGTAAACATAATTCATGTTTTGCGGCATTGCTTCTGGGCTCTCCACAGATGGAACAGGGTTTAATTTTGTTTTTTCCAACTCTCCTATAGATTTCGGAAAGTGGCAATGCTCCTTTATTGTGTTTTCCCGCAAAAGTTTCTAATTGAGAATTACAGTTGGGGCAAACAAAACGAAGATTTTCTATCCGATTGTCATTGGGAACACCATTGATGTGATCCAAAACAAGCACCAATTTTTTATCGTTATGTGAAGGCAGTTGACCACATATGCTACATATTTCTGGAAGAAGATTCTTTTTTAAGATTCTGTTTTTTATCCCTTTTCGAGCATATGATGAATTTTCAACAAATACTTCAGAATCTGCTTTTAGAATCGCGCCCCCTCTTGGAAGGTTTTTACTTAATAGGATATGCTCAAACGAAATACCTTCTTTTTTTAACCTTGCTTGAAGGGTTTTATAGTTATTGCCTTTATTTTCCAATCCAAATTTAGCTAGGATCTCTTTGAAATACTTTGAGGTTTTCACCCAATCCTTCAACATTTCCGCAGGAACTTTCCAAATTGTAGAAGTATATTTTCTCATGTTGAACCTCCATTAGGGTTTAACATGAGAAATGTATTATCTTCTTAAAACAAGAAATAGGCGCATTACGATTTGAACGTAAATTCTGACATCCAAAGTGTCATGTCCTGCCGTTGAACGATGCGCCCAAAGCATCAAGCGGGGCTCGAACCCGCGACATCGACCTTGGAAGGGTCGCACTCTACCAACTGAGCTATTGATGCTTAAAAACAGTCTGGGTAACAGGATTTGAACCTGTGGCCTTCTGGTCCCAAACCAGACGCTCCACCAACTGAGCTATACCCAGATAAAAACTGTGACCCTGCTGTTTGCCCTTAAGTGGGCTGATTATACCGGCAGGGCTCGGGCTGGTTCCCCTATACCCGTGCGCCCATTTCTGGATTACGGGTGTTCCACCTTTGTCACCACAGCTTTTTTATTAATTAGACTTCCATTTCATTTAACCACACAGAGATTCGATTGTCAATACTATTTTCCAACGATGTGATAATAATACCGAAAAAGATCTTCGATAGGGCCGGGAGGCATCATCCGAAATGCTCGGTCAATTCCCAAGTATACTTTTCCATCGGAAGGAAAATCCCAAACATTGCTTACGGCATTGGGGTCCGTGTGCAACAACATCGTTTCATAATCGTCTGCTTTTTTAAGCATTTGGCGGTTAGCATGGCGAAAGTTTCGGCTTGCCCGTTTCTTCGCCATATGATCCGAACCACGACGACCGTGACCCAACACAACAGTCTTTACAAAACTTCGTGACATCTCTAAGGCTCCTTGTTTAAGGTTTCTTAGAGAAAACTCTCCGGGTACTGTTGAATATTCATTTTTACTCTCCTGTGAGTAGATCAATATCTTCTTCGATACGTTTAAGCCCTTTATTGGACTTTTCCAGAACATCCATTGCTTCCGAAATTTTTGAAGTACTGCTGCATTCCGATACAGCTAATCTAATAGAATGTATTTTTCTTTGTAAATTCTTCAATTGCCGGATTGACAACGATTCAGTTTCGGTATTTTTCATTTTTTACATCCCTGAAAGAGTTTTATATGTCAAAAGATTCTTTTCCAAGTCTGAAATTGTCTGCCGAAGATACCCAATACAGAGCATTGTTGGTTTATTGTATTCCCGGGTATGCACCTCTGAGGACCCACAAACCCGGCAAGCTTCTGTTGCTTCTTTTTTTGCAGAATTGTGTCTTCGATCGTTTATGGTATATGCCATCTTGTCTTCATTTCCTTAAAAAATTTAAGAGTTTGATTACAAAAAATGTTATCAAACTCCCGAGAAGAAAGTAATATTTTAATTCCTCCTCGTGCATTTCCTTCAAACAATCATTGTGATAATCTGTTCCATTTTCATCGTGACTCGAATAGTGACATTTCGGGCAGGTATCTCCATACATCAGTATTTCCCCTCTAAGTATATTTTTGGAGGCATGTTGAATCTTCGCTTAAAAGAGCAAGTTCCACACAAGACTGTTGCCGTTCTACCTATTGGGGTATCTGGAACTATCAACAAGATCCCACAATCAACACAAGGAATTTCTACGACTCCTACAGGCTTTTCCTTCGGATCTGTCATATTTTCGCTCATATTGGGAACTACCATCCTGCTGCCTCTTCCTGTCCAATCGCCAGCCCGATAGACTTTCCAAGAGAATATCCTTCGAGATAACTCACAAAAGCCTTGTTTGTTTCCCCATTGGTATACCAGTGCCCCGCAGGAGCTTCTCCTCGTTTTTCCCGGGTTACTTGCATATGCTTGTGGGTTTTTTCAAAATTGTCCATCACTTCACTCAATTCTTTGGAATTCATGGGCATACTCCTTTTTATTTCATCGCTGATGAGGATGAGAAATACTATTCCCCTGTTGCAACCTACAACAGACTTCCTCACAACAAGAAGACACCTTGTTGTGAGGCAATTTATTTTGCCCTATAGACACAGGGCATGAGCAATGCCGGGAGCGGGACTTGAACCCGCACGAGATTTCTCCCTCCGGATTTTACCTACCACTTCGGCTTTCGCCGCCAAGACTTTAACTTTCTGTACCCGTGGGATACAGGGCTTTTCTTGTTCGTGGTCTGGATCATATCTTTGCACAGGTCTATGCCATCTCCAGCTTTGAAAGCCTTTATGACACGCTTTGCAAGCGAAGCCCGAGTTTCCTCTGACAAGGCAGTTGGCACATGATCTCTACGAGGGTATTCATTTCTTCCCACGTTAGGCGTTCTTCACGTCCCGTCAGGATTCATCATGAAAGAACCTTCTCTCGGAATTGGGTTGTCCTGTCCCTCTTTCAAGTGCTCCGTATCCCAGTAACGAGATTCGGGAGAAGAGGGCTTCACCACGTATGGAGTTTATCCTTATTTGGTAGCTCTCACTATACTTTTTCAGCAAGCCGTTTTCCGATTTCGCCAACATCCCACAGGGAATTTCTTACCCTGTGGACCCATTTCACATTTGTGTTACTAGAGTCCGGTGTGTCTACCGTTTCACCATCCCGGCTATTTGTTTTTCAAAGAACTACAAGTATATTACCGTAAGAGCAACAAAACTTCAAGGTCTCTTTTGTACAATCTGCAAAGAATCTTCGTCCTTTATCTCTTTTTCCTCAATTGTTGCAAGAGAAAGAAGAAACCGATTTCGGTCCATTTTAATTTCTTCTATTTCTTCGGGGAAGGGATACTTTGGATATTCCAACTCTTTGGCTTTCTGTGGAGGACACAGAAAGATAGTTTGTTGCGCCGAAGATTTATCCCTATTTTTCAATGTTGTAACGATTATTCTTTTTTGCATATTACCCCCTCCCCAGTTTCAACAATAAGTTGTTAAGAGTGTCTTTGTCACTTTCCGCCCCACCATTTTTCTCAAATAACTCCACAATTTTGAGAATGAGTATATCCCTTTCCAACAATTTCATTTCTTCAGTAATACTTGATAATTCTGCTATTGCAAGAGTTAATTTACCGGTGTTTAAATACTCTTGCATTACTTTTGAACTTATTTCAAATTCTTTTGCAGTTCGAGCAATTCTGTTTTCATTCAATTTTTTGTAAGAAATCATACTATTTCACCTTTTTGCAGAAAGTAAAGAGTTTCTCGGGATGGGCAAGGATTGCATTCCCACAGGTTATTCCACTTTCATCTTCTTCTTTCGAGGCAATAAATGTGATGACATCAAAGCCTTCATTTCGGAGATCTTTTTCGATTTCTTTGTAAGGATAAAAAGTGGTGTAATTTCCCGGAGTTTTAATCCCTTTTTCCAGGGCTTCCGGGGTTTTATGCATAGGGGTCAATTTCACAACGTACCAATCTGGATTGAAATATTTCTTCAAATCCTTTCCCTTTATCTCATACTCTGCAACGGCAAAATTGAGGGTATATTTTCTTCCTTTCGGAGGAGAGTCAATCAATTTTGCAATTTCGGAAAGATCTAAGGAATTCCCATAAAACATATCTTCCCGGGCAGCGTCCGAAGTGGAATTGATAGAGAATTGTAACCCTGCTTCTCCTGCACAGGCAATATTTTTAAAATCAACCCACCGAGATACAAATCTTTGCAGAAATTGATTATTCTTCGGGAGCATTGTGGAAACCACAGGATGGAAATTACCCCCTCCTAATTCTGTGAATTGTTTTCCCGCGATAGCAACGGGAAGAACCTCTTTGTTAAAGGAGGGCTCCCCCATACGGGCAAAATGTAAATTCAATCGCTGGGTTTTCTTAATCTCTGGATGCAAAGAGAGAGCGGTTTGTATCTGTGTCAGCATATCCCTATAGGAACAATTCAACCCTTTACCTACTTTTGGAACAGAACAAAATTTACACCCCATAGAACATCCATACTGGGTTGAAATTGTGATGACCCATTTTTCAGAAAGGGGGAGCATTTCTTGATGTTTCACTTCCGAAATTTCCTGGGACAATCCCAAGAAATCTGCTTTAATATTTGCCTCTTTCCCATAATCCCCCAGAGAGACACACTCAAGCAACCCACCCTCACCTCTTACAACAAGGATATGCCCGGTGGGAACCTCATACAAATTTACAAGGTGGGGTTCTTTTAAAACATCCAAAGAATTGTAATCCATGTTATTTCCCTTTCTGCAATTTTTCTCGAAACAAAACAGCTTGTTTGTGTGCTTCCTCGTGAGTATTCCATTTCATGTTACCCTCGGGATCCTTGACATCCAAATGATCGATTCGGGCATAGAAATGCTTTCCCTCCGGCCACCTTGTAATGTTGATTTTCATATTTGAATTGGGGAAAACAAAGTCATCTTTTGTAACCGTATCAAGAATAGTAATTTCCCCGTGAGGGTAGAAATAAGCTCCTGTGGGGGAGATATACAGGGTTTTGTAGGTTTCCAAGCATTTCCACATATTTGCAACAACTTTACCGACAAAATCCGCTGCAATTTCCCAGATCTTTTTGTTTTCTCCTCGGAGAGCCGAAACCTCGCAGATTTGTCGGATAACTCTGCCCATATCTGTGCGGGCATGAGAGTATTGTGATTCTGTTCTTCCCAACAAATAATCACATTCCTTGGAGAACATGAAATCCTCAACCCCACGATTGATATTTTTGGCCTGAACATTTTCGTACCATACCATCAATTCCTGTTCGGATTGCACTTTCAACAGATAGTCATACTCCAAGGTATGTCCCCGGGAAGCTATTGTTATTTTTTCAAAAGTGGGCATGTTATTCCCCCCCATTCTACAAATTCTGCTTCCATCTTCAGAAGCTTTTCTTCGGCATCTTTCATTTCATTTTGCAATCTCTGGATTTGTTCCTTGGTTCTTTGAATCTCTTTCCAAGCTGCGTATTTTTTAACTTTTGGAAAGAATGTATCCCCGTATTGTTCTATGGCAGAAACCGCTACCCCATCCAGAAGTTCAATTATTTCGGCAAGGTATTCCCCACACTTTGGTCCAGCACCAATCAAAAGAGATGCCCTATTAATTGCCCTTTTTGTCTCCATATCCAACCCAATAGCAAATTGGACCATTCTATCCTTGAATTCTACAGCATGGTCTGTTTCAAGCTTAAGACCCATAAACTCCCCACAGACATGCAAACAAGTGATTCGTAATGGTCCCAAGGAAGTGATTACCTCAATTACGGGTTCTTTCATTGTTTATCTCCCATGAAGGTATTCCGAGTTTCCGAAAAGTACCAAGAAGTGTATTTGTGCCCGTATTTCCACCAATAATAGAAATTGAAACTGGAGCCGATTGTGAGGGCTTTGATTGCAACTAGGATGAAAAGATATTGAAACATACTTATTTCCTCCTCGTTTGCGTTAATTTGGGTGTAGCTCCCTTTTTCCAAGCTGTGGCACATTTCTTCTGGTCCCCTAAAATCCCCCGTGCAAAGCCCGAAACAGAGGACAAATTGAACAATTCCAAGTCTTTGTCGGGGACATTTGGCAACAGGGTTTTTCGCAGACCTTCAACCCCAGCACATTTTATGATTTTGGGTTGCCATTCGATCATATAAATACATGCCGACATGCTTCTTTCAAATGAAGCTTTGTGACATTCCCGGTAAGCCTCTTCAAAGTGCCAGAGACCTTCTCGCTCGGAGTTGAACCCAATCACTTTTTCATCATCATCCAGAGCAATGTAATACTTCTCGTCACAAAAATACAGAATCACCCAAAAGTCTTTTGTCTTTTTCATATTTATCCCTCCGGAAAGATATTACCGGGAGATGGGTAAAACTTCAAAGGGAATTTTTATTATCGTTTGTGTCTTCCTCACAATACAGGGTTTTCCCATCCTTATTTGCTAAGAATTCGGCAATCGCAGTAGTAACCACCCGCGACAACTTGAAAAATGTGTGTTACTACGTACCCAAACCCGACCTTTTTCCACATATGCATAGGCTTCTTCTTTGGTTGCCTTTTGATATTTTTGCATATTCTCCTCCTATAAAATTGTGGCTCCCGGAGTATTCCAATCCAAAAACACACGCCCAGAAGGATGGTAAATAAGATTCCTTACTGTATCATCTACAACACTTCGAGTGAGACACCTTGAAAGACAGATATTTAATCCTGATTTTGGGAAAACAAATACATCGGCCCCGTGAGGAAGTGTATATACATATTTTCCCCCAAGGGTATGCACAACATTCTGTGTTGTTAAATTCCAGTAATTTTCATCAATTCGGTGTTCTTCCACGAATTGTTTCTGTGGAGAATTTTCTCCTTCTGGGGCATTGATGGGTGTTACCGTGATTTGATCAACTTCATTATTTTCTGCAAAATAAATAAATTGAGTCAGTTCCTCAGCGGTATCAATAAAACCTTTCATGGCGACAAGAGAAAGTCGGACAGTATATCCCATCTGTCTCAATTTAAAAATAGTTCGTGTAAGGAAAGGATATTCTTTGTTGTATATTTCTGCATTTCGAGCATTCTGATAATGCACAACAGACAGAGAAATTGTGGTTAATCCCAGAGAATACCACGTTGGAAGGTAGGTGTCCCAAATCACTTGAGAAAACAAGCCATTGGTTTGCAATTCTTTCAGAGGAAAATCTTTGAGATATCCCAAGTAACCGGAAATCTCGTTCGGGTGCAGGGTGGGCTCCCCTTTACTTGTAAGAATAAGAGTTGTTGCCCCTTTTTGCATTGCCAGCTTATATGCTGCGTCAAGATGATTTCGATTGATGGAAAAATGCTTATCCCTTTTAATCTCTGGGGTCATTTTTGCAATACAAAAGGGACAAGAGGCATTACATCGAGAATCGCCCACTAAAACATTCATTGCCGTAACATTAAAATTCATCTCTATATCCTTGTATTTTAGGAGTATGTTGCGAGGATTCTGAAAGATAGGTCATTGTATCGAACATATTTCAGAAGAATTCTCTCGAAAGAACTTTTCCAATTCAACAAATCATCGAAAGAGAAAGAAGTACTTCCGAGGTACAACTCCACAGCAATTTCATTGTCTTTCAAACACAAATCACCACAAGTTGAGTATGGATCGAGTGGAGGTTTAAAAATTTGGAATTCTTTGCCATTAATCCCAAACATCCCCGGGCAATCTTCTACGGGAAAATCTTTTTCTAACTTTTCGAGATCTTCCCAAACACTTATGCCGTCCAAAATAGCAATAAGATGCAGATTGTTGCTACGAGACATGTATTCACTCCTCTATGTATGTCTTTTTCAGTAGACCCGGTGGGGATCGAACCCACGACTATTCGGTTATGAGCCGAAAGCTCTACCACTGAGCTACAGGTCTATAAGTAATGCAGGTAAAGAACTACTAGGCTTACAGGGCATCTTTGTGGGCTCCGTCGTTTGTCTGACTCCTTAGAAACCAGCATCAGGCAATCTATCTGATTTCGGCATCAGTGGTTAGTTCCACTCGACTCCACAGTATCGACCCTTACAATTGCCATTGTATTACTATCCCGATGAACTCGATAGTTTTCGCCAGCCCCAGACGCATTTAATAAGGCTTGTGTGTCACATACCACACCGCTGCATTACAGAACAACCCCGTAAAGGGCACCTGCATACCACATGTTGCCACAGTCTCCCCAAGGATTTAGGGATATAACCCAGTTGTGTACTCATGCCTGTCATTCTATCCCAACAAGCACCCCTCCACAACCGTTTCGTTTTACCATTTGCAAATTCCTGATAGAGGGAATATTGCTACAGCGAACGAGGGCGGTATGCGAACAAGACAATTGCGGGAGTTGGATTTGAACCAACGATCTGTGGCTTATGAGACCACCGGGAACGACCATACTTCCCCATCCCGCATTAAGATATTACCACAACACCTTCAAAACTTCAAGCTATTCTTTGACTTCCTCAAACCGGCATTCTTTCATAATTTTTGGAGGGTAACTGAAACCCTCAACATCTTGAATAGCAAAAAATTTATCCCGATCCAAGTCCTGCATAAAATCTCCAAGAGTTTCCGGAAACTCGAAAACAAAATTGATTTTTGAGACCATATGTGTTGCCCGGATCTTCATTTTGTGGATACCTTTCGAGAAATCAATCGATCTTTTTCCCAATATTCCACAGTCACATCGGTTTCGGTTTCAATTGTTACTTTCTTTGAAACAACCTTACCAAAAGGATCAAATTGTTCCTCAGTAGTAATCTTGGGCTTCTTGTCGGATGTTTTCTTCTTCAACTTCTCCACCAATTCGTCTACATCTTTCACTTTCAAGAAATCGTCAAAATACCCATTGGCTTTATGCAAGAATTGTTCAACGTAGCTTGTGATAGGTTGAGGTTTATTAGGGCAGTTCATACAGGCAGCAGTACCGGCAAGAGAGCAACAACAAACAGCCATTTTATATTTCTCCAGTATCAATCGATTTGATTCACGAATTCCGAAACATCAATCACAGGGTACTTTACCACGATCTCCCGAAATTTTTCAAGGGTAAGATTCAAATAAATGAGGACATTCACAACATTTGTCCTCGGGGAGACATACTTCACGAAAAGATTCCCGTTATCCTCCAAAGCCCACACAGGAATGTTGAGATGGTTGAAATCAGTTGGACCACAAATTTCAACCATCTCTGGTTTGATATTGTACGGGCTTTCAGCGGGAACTTTATTGAATCCTCTTGGGAATCCAAGATAGATCTTTGTAAGGCCCCCAATAAATGTCCCCGGATGATGTTTCGAACAAGTAAAACCACCCCAGTTCGAACTTTTTGAAACATTTTGGCATCTCTCTCCCCGATTACATGCTTGCATACATCCCGGGCAGAAATATTTTTCAACAGCCTTCAAAACAGTTTCAGGAACGGTTGAATTGTTTTCGCTCTGCATGTTTAATCTCCTGTATGTAAGTATGTACTTTCTTTGCCTCATGAATCCAATTTTCTTCCGGCAGTTCTGTAACAAGATCCACGGGGACATAATTCTTGTGCGACGGTAGTTTATCGGTGTAATGCCCGAGGAATGTAAACCCACTACCCGTAGGATCTTCCACAAGAGTTAATCCCATAGGGCGGATTTTCTTGTTTATCGTTGCAAGGCTGTATCGTTTTTCGCCCATATTATTTTTCCGAGATGGTGATGGATAGACCTTGCAGGATCTGTGGTCCGTCACAATATCGGTCGGTTTCCTTATATCCCATCACTTCTTGGATGCATACCTTGGAATATGGGGGAATATCAATCCCCTTTGCTTTTGCATACATCCTCACCATCTCTTCCAGTTCCAGCGAGGACACCTTGTAAGAGGTCACAGTGCTTTGTCTTTCCATATTCGCTCCTTATGCAGGTATATTACCGCGAGGACTCAATTTATTCAAGATTATCTTACAATACCCATTTTCAGTAAAACCAAATGAGCAAAAGTTTCTTTCTTGAAAAAATTGTAGTCCACTGTATGATTTGGGTAATTTTCTTTCAAAGTTTTAACAATGATATCAAAATAGTTGAACAATTGCTGTTCTGCAAGCTTAATCGCAAAACTCTGTAATTCCTTTTGAAATAATTCTGTTCCTTTGTAGGAATTGAACAGATCCTCCCCAAGATGATCCTTGAATTGTTTCATCAAATCAATTGTAGAGAGTGGTTTGAGACCATCCTCTACACCACTCACTAATGTTTGTTCGGCCCCGGGGGGAAGCTTTGCAATTTCTTCTACAAAACGTGACAAATCTTCATTTGATAACATACTTTACTCCTGTTCTGTAATTGGTCTGTGTCCTTTGAAAACAAAGGACACTCGATTCTTGATCTTGTGGAGCGGGGGGATAGAAACTTCCACAATATCTTTCCGCTCAATTTGTAGATCTGGATTGGACCGGGCATCATGCTTCTCCGGTAATTTCTCCAACTCTTCTGTTGTGAATTTCCGGAAAGAAGAAACCTTCTGCAGATAAATCCCTCGCTTGAAGAAATCCGGGAGATCGTTGAAATTTACCCCCTTTTGGAATAACATTTCCTGTTTCTGCTTCCCGTCTTTTCCCTCAAGCTCTTTGTGGTAGTAATACACCCGTGCAGCCATAGAGATAGCATTTTTTGTTGCATCTTGCTCTCTCCACAGCAAATAATTCACTGCTTCGATGCACGTTGGGACATTCCAAGCCCTGCAATCAAAAATAGCTGGTCGCGACATCAGCCTTTCCGGAAAGAACAATTTGCAACCCTCCTGGAAAAAATATGTTGCAAGGGATGCCAACACAGAGTTGATTTTGTAAATCTTCCCATCAAAAATCAATTGTGATTTCGGGTTTTCCTCGTAAAGAATGAGAGAAATCTCATCCGACTGGGTATACCCAATAATGGCACTTGTTTCTTCCATCAACTTCCTTGTTACATACGAAAAGATTTTCCGCAGTCTTTCATCATAGGGACGATTCATGCCCTTCGTGTAACTGTGAAATGCCTTCCCATCAATGCGAATGCAGAGAGGGAGAAGAGGCATAGCAATGAGGGAGGTACCATTCCTCTCATATGCTTTCATGCGGTTGCCAAAAGAATCATTCTGCATATTTACTCCTTGCTGGGCAATGTTTTAAATTCTCGAAATGCCCGGGTATTCTTGAATAGTTTTTTCAATCTACTTTGATTCTCTACCAAGTAAGTCCAATTGTAGCTCTTATTTTCATGTTCCTTCACAGAGATCAAGAAAGGAGATTTAGCCGTATCCACAGCCACAACTTCAGCCAAACCCCCAATATCATCAGGAGTTCCCAAACTAGGAAAATAAGAGGAAGGAACATAGATATCTTCGCCCACCTCGGGAAGATTCACCATATTTGTGTATAATTTGTTTTTCTTTTGTGGGTTTTCCAGAGACATCATATTGAGGTATTTTTTCAAAATGGCTCGAACATCTGAAATACCCTTGTCCTTTTTATCCCTGTTAATCAAATCTGATAAAAAGGGATATACATAGTCGAGTTCGCTGAAAGGTATCTTACAATTTCTCAAAGCAATTGAGAGTTTGTGTAAATCATCCGAAAAAAGAGCTTCTTCCTCGGTCAAAAGAATTCGCCCATCCAAAGACTTGTATGCAGTAATTTTTTCCATATTTTCCTTCTGAGTTAATCCAAAATAATTGAAAATTCATTTGCGAAATCTCGGGATATCTCCAAGCCCTCGAAACTAACGAGGAGACCCTTTTTATTCTTATTCTTTTCAAACAAGCCAAGAGCAACAACTTCCACGACAAGCATTCGGTAACAATGGCAACCCAGAGTTAACTGACTTGGTGTTTTTCCCGTGGATTGGATATACCAGTCAACAGAGTTATGGATTATATCACAGATTTTCGTAGGATTTTCCATATGTTTCTCCCGGGTCACAACGTTTTCTTAACCAAGCCCTTCGTTTTTGCTTTCTGTGCTTCTACCTTTTTTACATACTTTGAAACAGCGGAAAAGAATTCATCAACCCTGTTAATGAAATCATCAATCTGTGTGGGGGTCATATCGTGAAGAATAATATCCGTCAACTCAATATGGAGTTCATTTCGAAAAACTAATCGGGCATCTGCTTCCCTACATTCTTTTTCGGTTTGATGATAAGACCCATCTTCGGACTGATATACAATTTTCATATTTTCCTCCTAGATATGTTTGTTTTCGAGGTGTCTTTTTGCTTCCGTATAAAGGACTTTTTCTACCCGGCGTTTATTTTTTTCCTTGAGAGACTCATACTTAATAACCCGGATTTTTCCGAGAGAGGGATTCCGCAAAATATTGATGCCTGCAATTTCATAGTCTTCAATTGCGAGTCGGGGCATACCTCTCCGACCATCGTAATCGGCCCCATAGTTGGACTCTTCATACAGGCTCAGAGTTACAACACCAGAAACAACAACAGCCTGACAGGAGTTTTCACAGAGAATATCTTCTACGGTCAAATCCACGTTCCGCATATTTGTATCTCCTGTATATTTGTTTCTTCAAGAGATATATTACCGCAAACAGCGTAAAACTTCAAATTCTTTCAAAAATAAATTTTCCGGAACTATCAGTCACCCACTCCAAAACCTCTCCGGGGCAACAAAATGCTTGTGCTTGTTTTATTGCATTCTTGGGGGAAATGGCATGTAGTTTTATTTTACGGGAATAGTCCTCGTGGGAATCTTTGATTTTTGCAAACCAAATCTGTATTTGTTCCATATTACTTCTTCTTTTTTGGTTTTACAACATCTTCCTCTTCGGGGTCTTCATCCTCTCCCTCGGGCTCCATTTTAAACCCGATAGCTTCTGGAAGTTCTTCTTCTTCCCCCTGAGCTTGTTGCACTTGGGCATTGAATGCTTCGATCCCTAATTCAATAAAGAAGCGGATTTGTTGGGAGACTGACCGCAATTCATTTTTTGCAGAACTTTTTAAGGCAAAATATAGTTCTTCGGGCAGAGTAATTTTAACACATTTGTTGTCGGATTTCTTTTTTCTACATGCCATAAAATATCCCGCCTTTCTATTTTTTCATCCTTGTTGAAAGTAACAGCAAGTTATCGTATACTGTGAAAATGAAAAAAAATCCTTGGAAAAATTTTCGAAGTCTGGTAGGAAGATTATTCCCTCAACTTTTGGATATTCAACGGGCTTGTATTACTGCCTATCAAAGAGTTACCCGTGGGTGGGCAGATGAAGACGTGTGGAGCATCGATTATCATCTCTGTGAGGTTGTCCCAGAAATGTTGGAACAATTGAAAAAAGATAAAAATGGTGTTCCACAAAAATACATAATGAAAATTTACGAGGAAAGAGGATTGGATGTCCGAGATTCCTTTTGTGATATTCCCGAGGAGATAATTGAAGAGGCAGATAAAAGATTCACGCAATCTATTGATAAAATGATTGCCGGGTTTAAAGCACACAAACAAATTTCAGACTGGGATTTTACGCCGGAAACTCACCTGGAATTAGATAGGATTTATCGAGAGGGTATGCAAAAATTTGTGGACGATTTCGAAAATCTTTGGTGGTGAAAATGAAAAAATATATTGCAATAATTGAATACGCACCCAATTGCTATCGGTGTGACCATACAGAATTTTTTACTTTGAAATTCTTCAACACATTAGAGGAAATGTTCACCTATATCCTCGCAGAAACAAACAATGGGTTCTTTATTAAAGAGTTGTGGGATGCAGAAGCAAATAAGCGAATTGAAAATATTTCTGTGAAGTATTTTCACTCTCATCATCACATCGATCATATCATTGTTTTAGAAAACCACCCGGGGGAGCAGGTTAAATTATTTGAGTGTTTCCGGGATCCTTACAATCATTTAGTTTGGAAGATTTGTGGGAAACCGGAAGAATAGGGGAGGCTTTTACCCCTCCCCTATTGGATTATTCTGCAATACCAATCTCTATGAAAACCTTTTCGGTCTTCAATGTCTTTTCCAACAAAGGGAAGACAATTTCATCAAAAGCCTTCTTGGATTCCCCCACAAAATCTGCACTTTTTGTCTTACCACAAATTAAACAACCAGAGGAATCCTTGTCTGTGTTTCCGGAATGGATCAAAATTCCATCATAAAAAGGGACATTCAACAGACGAGGCATTAACTTTCCATACTTCGGGGACTTATTAACAACTACTTCGTAAGTTCCATAAGGAATTGCAGTCTGCCCGTAGACCTTTGTTGCCTGTGTAAAGGGCTCCCCAAATTTTTGTCGGCATTTATCCTCAAGGATATAGCACAATTCCTCATATTCAAAGTTATCTCCTCCAAGAGGAATTTCCTTGTACAACCGCCCAATGGTTGATTTTTCTGTGAATTCATAACGCTCTAAAAAAAGTTTCATCGTGAAACCCCCTTTATTACAGGGATTTCACGATGAAGTTATTGGGATCTGTTAAAAAGGACCACACCTCTCCGAGGAAGTGTGTACAAATCCACAGCCACAAGAGTATGGTCTTTCTTCCTGATCTTGTTTTTCCCAACTCTCAAAGAGGAGCAAACTTTTATCTCCAATTGTTCCAGATCTGGAAGAATCAATAATTTTCATAAGAGCATAAACAATATCTTCCCGGGAATGACTACCATTTAAATTATCCACCAATCTTCTTACCCCGAGAACAATTTTTGAAGCATCCTTCAACATCTGCATTCCCTCAGAAACCGTGATTTGTTCCATTATTGTCCTCCCAGACTTTCAGACATAGTTGCAGCATTTTGCATCAACCAGTGAAATTCCACTGTTCCGCTTGCATCTTTTACTGTCCATTTTGCAAGACCATCCCGGACAGCTTTAATTCGCATATTCTTTTCCACGTCCCGGACGATTTGCTGATATTGTGCATCTGTTTGATGACAACCAATAAGGGCACCCCCAAGAATACCCAAAAGGAACCCAATGATTAGCCCCGCAACAACGCCATCTTCCATATATTCTCCTAAATTTCTTCTTCGTTACTTCCAACAGATTCTTTCCAAACAAACGATGTTGGATGCCCATCAGAGGTTTGTGTGTAATCTTTTTTACGAGTATCAATCTCTCGGTCGCAATTGAGGCAAACAATAACCCCAGGATCATTTATCTTTTCAGCAAGTTCTCTGCTGTGGCACGATTTGCAAATCTTTACCTTCATCGGGAAAAAATGAAACATTATTTCTCTCCTACGTTTTCCAAGAGTTCTGCAACGGACCCAACTGGGGTAGAAACCCATGTAAAAGTAACTACAGAGCTTTTGGGGTTCTTCACAATATATTTTGCAAACCCTGCATCAATTGCAGATTGTTTCAAAGCTTGCAGGGAATTGTTGTAGTCTTGTTTCTGTTTTTCTAACCTACGCAATAGTTTATTCTCCCCGAGAAACAAACCAAAGATTAAACATAGGCCACATAAAGTGACACCAAGACAGACAAGCATAATTTTTTGTTTTACTTCCTCTTCTCGCCCTACATCATCCATTTTCATAATCCTTTCGCTTGCGTGTGTATTTCTTTTTGTCTTTCTTGGAATTCTTTTTATCGTAGATCTTATCCTCGTAAATACGATCCTCGTGATAGCTCTTCGTTTCTTTCTTTTGCATATTGCCTCCGGTTAAGTCCACATGTATTTTCGAACATCCAGCAATGCCATCATATGTTTTTTGTCTTGATCATCAATGAATTTTTCTTGTCGGACAGAAAGGGCAACTAATTTTCTATCGCTTTTGGTGGTAAATGTCATAACCCTAAAATCAAAATTTTTAACAGAGGCACTAACAGTTTTTTTGTAGTTCTTTACAAGAACAGGTCTTTCCTTTTTCCAATATGCGTATGCTTTTTTGAATGTGTCCGAGGCTTTTTTATGCCCTTCATCGGATTCCCAATTGATATAATTCCATGGCTTTTCTTTCTCCACAAAATCTACCAAAATCTGGAAGACGGAGTGCAGCATTACCTTGTAAGGGTTTTGGTAATCCGCTGAAAGAGATCGAAGTGTAAGAGTATATCGCTTACGATTTTTTCGGTAATTTTTTACCACAGTGTTCCCAGCATCCTTCTTCATTTTCTTCTCGATAGCCCCCGTTCCACAAACAGAAGCAGTCATTGCCCTTTTTCCAGGTCTCATCCCACCAACGACAATTTCCGCAACGTTTTTCCGGGGGTGGTTTCTTTTCCTCCGTGTGCCCATATCCGTAGTTGTCGTAAAAATCGGTCATATTTATCGAATTTTATCCAACATGCTTTCAAATTTCTGCAGTTCCACAATTGCCTTGGAGATTTCATTTACCTTTGCTACAAGGTCCCCCTGTAGTTTCAAAAGATCCTTCTTGAATCCCGAAAAGGCAGTTTTGATTTCTTCTGCGGTAACCAACACCACGGTAGATTTTTCCTCGTGATACTGAATGACCTGCTGAGTACAAATCAATAGCCCCTTTTCCACCATTTTACGATTCACGAGATAATCCTTGAGATCCCGGGGGACTTCAATAACATCCACAAAAGGCTTTGCTTCCGGCAATCCCGAAATGCTCTTATATGTGTCAAACAGTGCCTTGAGGTTTGTTTCTCCCATAGGGGTATTTTTATCCCAATTTTCAGGAGTGATGAAAAGATAATTTCTGTAGTTCTTCATATTCTTATGTCCTTGTTTTTATTTACCGGCAAGATAGATATTACCCTAAGACCCTTACTTATTCAAAAGAATGGAAAGAGGAACGTGATACATCTCTTTCACATAGAACTCCCGGGGGGATACAAAGTGCCCCACAACAAGAGGAATGCAAATAGGGGAGTTGTTGGGGGTTGTGCCTTCAAAGTAATTGTAGAACAGGGAAGATACCACGAAGTACAACTCATCAGATCCATTTTTAGCTGTGTGATAATTCACGCACAATGCTTTAAAGGTGTTTGTAAAAACTCTATCAAATTCCTGTGGTGTGAAGTAACAAAAAGTTGACTTCAAAGAAACCATGGGGTCCTTCAGTAGTTCTCGAATAGCATTATCATTTGCAAAACTTCCAAAGAATCCCCAGTAATCATGATTTTGATTTTTTACTTTTAAAATCCGTTCTCCCTCGGTCAGTTCCTTGTCGTCACTGTGAAGCAAAGTGGGCTTTTCTTCAAGGATTTCTTTTCTCTCTGGGATAACTACTTTTGGAGGCTCTTGTGTTTTTGGTGTTTCCCCAGCAGGGGGAGTTTTTGGGGCAGACATTTTTGTGCTCCCCAGATATTCCAACTCCTCCAAAGAATTGTCTACCTCCGAAACAACTTCTACCATTTTTCGAACGGGGGGCTTAACGACAATATTTTGTGATGGGCTTGTGGATGTTTTTGTAAAAACCTCTTTTGATACTGGTTTTACTTCTACCACAGGAGTTTTCGGGGGCGCGGGTGGGGATTGTACAACGGGGTTTTTCGGAAGATCCTCCATGAATTCTTCATCCATGTCCAGGTCCCCCAATTCCTCTGCTTCATCTGTTTCCCGTAGATCCCCCGGCTCTTTTTCTTTTGCTGCCATTTTCGGGAAACTCACCTTTGTGGAAAGGGGCATATTCACAACCTTCATCGGCCCGCCCGTGGATTTTTTGTTCGAGGGCTCCGAGCGGCTTATCGGAGAAATTTGCTTGTTTGTGATAATTTTTGTAACAGGTTTAGAGTCCATATTTTCCTCAATTTTCAGTTTTTGCAAGGTACTCGGGACTTCGCTGCTTCAAGATGATTCGACCCAATTTTGTATCCCGAGGAAGTTCAATATACGGGCGAATAACAATCCCTTCACGACGAAGGGCAGGATTCAACACAGATAATCCATTGCTTACTTCTGCAATGTTCCGACCTTTCAAATAATCTCGTAGTTTCCCAACAAACAACACGGGAACTGTAAGAATACCGTATTCCTTCGTGATTTCTTCCTGCTTCGGATAATCAATGGGCTGTCCATTGAGCCAAACTTCAAAGGTATGAATCTGTGCTTTCTTGAGTTTGTAATAATCCCCCTGTGCAGAAGAATGCCCAATCAATTCCCCACGGATCGTAGATGCTTCAACAGAGTAATCTGTAACAATCTTTTTGGCAATGACATCCAGCAATTGTTTCTTTGCGGTTTCATGGGTCACATTGAGGCAATTATTATCAATGAGAACAATTTCCCCGGAGCGTTGGCAAAAACGTGCTTCGGGCTCATCCTTCAAGTATGCAACAGATGAATTTCTGCCTTCCAACTTTTCTGTAACAACAACATCGAGATCCATCAAAATTGAAACAATTTCGGGATTTCTCTCGCAACCTTCGATATCGTAGTAGGGAGAGACTTCTGGCAGTTTGTGCAAGTTATATCCCCCAGCATCAACAATCGGGGGATCGTACTTTGTTACCCCGAGGAAAGCTGTGATTTCTTCCGTGGTGGGGTTTTCATTGTTGATCCCATCGAGGAGTGAAAGAGGAGCAACAATACCCTGAGAAATAACCCCACGAAGACGAACAGTTTTTACCCTGTTTTTGTCGGAACCAGCAAGCTTGCCCACAAGATTCAATTTTTCCTGCAGAGGAAGGGGAAGCAAGGAATCAATGGGAATATACAAAACAGAATCCCCGGGCTGAAAAGTATCTTTCCCAATGACGAATGAGAAAGAGATACCTTCAAGAGAAGCCTTCACAATTTTATCGGCTTCCGGAATAGGATCCACGGTTCCAATCTTTTCTTTTGTTACACCAAAAAAAGCCATTTCGATATTCTCCTATATTTATTAGTAAGAACTAATATTTCCGCTTTGCAACTCAATGTACCAAGAGCCCCCGTCATGATCATGTTCGCTTATGTGCCTCTCAGCTTCACCATCGAACAACACCTTTATACGGTTTTCCAAATAGTGAATAGATCCTCCAACATCATACCCCGAGGGGTTATCCCATGAATGTTGGTAAGCGAGATAATGAAATGGGATACCTACTCGAACAATTTCTTTTACAGCGTTTTCGGATAAATCTTTTCTGTATTGAAGGACATTGTACAAACTTACCACAATGCTGTGTATTGTTTTTGAAAAGTCATTATCCCCGAAAACGATTGCTATTGTTCGCATATTTAGCCCCATATTACAACATCTTTACCGTAAAAACAAGTCTTTTATTTCCGAAAAGGATTCGGGCGGCAGGCCAACAAACGTTTCTTTTCTTTTTTGTCCTCATTTGTGTTTGCAATATCGGTCAACTGTGCCAGATACTTCATGAGTCTTTTTCTTGCCTCGAAAATTTGATGTGCAGTGAATCCCCTATATTTCTTGGCATACGCAACAAACGATGACATTGTTGAGATATCTGCATTATCGAATCCCTTTCCATCTGGGATAAGGCATCTACGTTCCTTCTTTTCTTCCTCTGTTTGTTGATTATACAACACAAGGATTGCCCGTTCAACCCAGTAATCGGACTTCAAGATATTTTCCCGGATTTCATCAATTGCCCAGATTTTCATATCTGTTTCCTCAGAAGTAAAGAATAAAGACAGAAGACCAGAGCACAACAAAAGCAACAAATGCCTGCAGGAAATGAGTTGCAGTTGAATCCCCAATTTCCCCAATCAGATGGAGCATGGAATCTCTTACCTCGGTTGACATGTTCTCCCGGGCGCTTCGAATAGATAGTCCAAGGTAAGAGATCGTATTTACAAGTATCTTCGCGAGAGGCAGGGGGAAGAAGATAACAGAAAGGAAAAGGGCAGTTTTTACAAGGTGTATTACTAGAGGTGTCATAGGTATTCTCCTGTATTTTTATTTCATCCAAGATATATTACCGCAAGACCCTCAAAAATTCAAACAATTCCTTTATTTTTTGCATCCTGTAAAATCATTTTTGCCCGCCAACCGATATCCGGATTGGACATAACATTCTCAAAGGTTGTCCAGATAGTATCCATGTTGGCTTCAAATAAATTTTCTGGATCTTTCTTCTCCGGGGGCATACGGTTGACATCAATCAAGAACCCATAGACTGTTTCATCTGTAGAAGTTCCCACTAAATATTCCCCCGTCTTTTTCAAACGATCTTTGTTTACTGTATATCCGGCCTCTTCTTTTACCTCTTCGATAACAATATCCTCTACGGACAATTCCGGCTTATCGAGGGACCCCGTGAAGGCATCAACAATAAATTTTTTGTAGGGAGAGGAATAAGATTTCAAGATCCCAAACTCATTGTTGTGGGAGGGATCATACAACACAAAAGCAACGGAGTTTTTTCCAAGTCTTTGTACATAATAAAACCACCCGTTTTCCTCGCTGCCATGCCGAAGAATTTCAAGGTATTTTTTCTTTTTCTTGAATGCCGGGGTTTTGTATATTGACTCTGTTTTGAAGGTCTGTATTAATTTTTTGAATTCATCCGTTATTTTTGCCAGCTTGGAGTATCTTGAAATCATTGGAGATCCTTACAAAGGTGTTTCTTCAGGAGATTCTTGTTCGAAGTTTTCCTTGTGATAATTCAATTCCCCAATAGCATCTTCAATTGCAGATACAGCAGCATTCAGTTTATGTGCAACCTGTTTCAAATGCCAAGCATAGTGAGGAGCGGGTTTCTTTGCTCCCAATGTCAACAATTCATTTTGTAAGTCTTCTACCGGCTTCTTCAATGCTTCCAACTTTTGATTGTATGCAGCAAAAGCGGAATCCAATTGAGGGTCAACTCCCGCCAAATAACTGATTTGTTTCTTAATACTCATTTTAAAGCTCCTATGGAAAAGAGGTGATATACTTTGAAAAATATATCACCTCTTAAAAAGAATTTCATTTGTTAATTTTTTCCATTCCATACCCGGGTATACTCTGCCCTCAATCGTTCAAGATTTTCATGGGCATCTCGAAACATTTCCTCTTTCTCTTCCTGGGGGATATCAATGCCGGAAACTACAAAATCTTTCAATTTCTCCTCAGAAAATTTTCCGCATTGAACGAGTCGCAGAACTCCAATTACTTTTTCAATAGATTCCCCACAAATATCTTTGTAAAGAATCCAAATGTTGGAGCCATAAAGTTCCATTGAATCCAGATGCAGAATAGCCCCCAGACCTATGAAAGCACACATGGGATCAATCCGAGGCTCATCCCGAAACAACAGCATTAACACTGTAATAGCCCCAGGATTTCCTTCAGCCATCTTTGATAGCAATGTTATAAGGTTATCTTTCATTTCCAGTTTTGGCATATCCTCTCCTTAAAATTCCACACCGGTTCCAACATCGATAACAACCAGACCGCTATCCCGCCACATTCGCACAACACTAGGTCGATCATCCACAACAAACACAATCCTCTTCGGATCGAGATATTTGTCGAGAATTTCTTTCTTCACAAAATGGTCGGGCCGGAAATCTCCGGAACCTCGCATCAAAAGCTCAAAATTTTCAAACCCTTGTTGTTTCAACCAATGTTCTGTTTCAAACCTCTGATCTTCGGAACGAGCAGAAACAAACACTACCTTCAAGCCGGTTTTGAGATGACCTTTGAGAAGTTCTTTCACATCTTCTCTTACAGGATCATTTGGGATACCCAAGAAAAATTGTTTCCAATTTTTAGGCTTTTCTGCAACAAAATGCTGCCGATGTGTGCAATCCGCAATTGTCCCGTCCAAATCACAAAGAAAGTATCTTTCGAGAGAGATCCTGTGATTCTTTGTTGAAATGTAGTCTTCTCTGTTTTTGAATTCAATACCATATCGCTCTGCCATCTGTAGGATTACAACAGAACCTACCCGGGGATGCCGATAATAATCCCGAAGAAGACACTCTCCTACAGGAGTATCCACGGCTTGTATCCGGGCAAAGGTATTCATTTTACCGGCAAACTGTTTCCAATCCAAAACAGTCTGGGTTTTGAGATTGGTATCATCAACGATTACCGATTTACCCATCTTCAAGGCTTCCTCGGCAATCAAGAATTCCGCTTGTGTTACCAGCTTTTCCAAAGCACGATCAAAACGACCGGTTCCTTTCACATTCCCATAAATCATTTCCCGGAGAGAATCCCGAGAAACAATAATGGAATTTTCATCGAGGAGCTTTTTTGCTTCGAAAGATTTCCCGCTCCCCGGCAATCCCTGCATCAAAACAATCGAAGGAAATTTATTCATTTGCTTTCCCTTTCGGACATCCAGAATGAAAGAAGTTTCTCCGCGTCTTTCCGTTCAATTCCGAGACCATTAAGGGCAATTAAAGTTGCCAGCGGTGTTTCTTTTCCGGCCTGAAAAGCCATTCCAACTCTTGAAACCCCGGGGATATTTTCAACTTTCAGAACAAGCTCTTTTGCAAGCCGATCCTTTTTTTCCTTAGCAGTTTCAAGACGAGAACTCCCAATAAAATTCTTAACCATCACCGGTTGATCCTTTTTCAATTTTGCAAGACTCTTTTCACCCCAGTACGTGGGGGGATTCCCATTACAAGAAGCCATTGCCCCCCGACGTTCCGGGAGAAGCTCAACAATTTTTACCGCATACACAATCACAGTTTTTACAAGGGTATTGCCCATACGGGTTTTAAAAGTCTGATACAGAACCATCCCATTTTGCAATTTTTCGTATTTCATATTTCCTCCGGTTTTTTCTCGATAGTGGTATATTACCCGGAGCCCCCTATTTATTCAAGCCATTATCGATGTTTTTCAATCAGTCTTTCACGAAACCTTTGATAAAGTCTCGGAGGAGATTCCCAAACATCATTTTGTATCACCATAGGGCTCTTTGTATTCTCTACAACCCAATTTTGAAAACTCCCCGGGGTGTGATCGTTCATAATCTGCCGGATTAACCCAACAAAAGCTTTCAAGCCTTTCTCGGTATCAATATGGTATAGAGAAACCCCCATAGGGTTTGTTACATTCTGCCCTCCGGCAAACCCATCTACCCTTACCTCAGATCCCCAAACACTGTTGAAGTCTTTTGCATACTGATAAGGAATTCCCCCATTCGTCGTGGATGCTACCCAATAGTACCAATTTCGGGTAAAAGACCAAAATTGTAATGCCCCTTGAATGCAATAGGGTACTTCCCCTTCATCAACAAAGGGGAACTGGAAGGGGACAACCCCAGCGTCCCGCAATTCCTGCAAAATGGTAGCATTTACCTCTGTAAATTCTTCCGGGTGTTGTATCATCGTGGTATGGTGTTTTGCTAAATTTTTCATATATTTCCTTTATTCTGGTAATCTTTCACATCTCCAACATTCCACAAAGGACCCATCCATCAAAACAAAACACAATCGATCTTTACCTCCCAGGTTTTGTTTCTGTATCGACACAGGAAATTCAATTTTTTCCTTCGATTTGAAAGGCTTCCCACTCTTCTTGATAATGGGCTGATTCAGAAATGATACAAAATCTTGTTCAGTTTCTGTGCTTTTCCACATATACCTTTGCCCTTTCATTTCCCGAGAATTCCCACCCATGATACTCAACTCCTTCGAATAAAAATCTTATATTTACGCCTCATCAGAAGAAAGAACAAGAGATTCACCCCAAAGACGTGATAAAATGGTTTCTTGTGGTTTTTGTATACAACTTGTTCTATGGGCATACTCAACTCCTTTTTGTAGTCTCCCCAGTATATTACCCGGAAACCGGCGAAACTTCAAAATCACTTAACCCAATCGTACAAACGGTCCAAGTTCATTTCCTGCAGACCCTGCTTCACAGTTTTTACCAAACCTTTTCGAAGAGAGAAAAGAACACCGGAGAAAGGAAACTTCACTGCTTCCAGTGCAAAATCTTTCTGCCCGGAAATATCCTTGATCTTTTCATACTCTGCTTCAATCTTCTTTACAAGGGCAATGAAGCTTTGCGAGATTCTTTCAAATTCTGCACGGTATTCCGGGAAGTATGTCAAAAATTCAGTGCTTTCATTTGTTCGAATAATCTCTACCAATTTTTTAGCAGATATCCCCTCTTTGATGTGGTGAAGAGCTACGTACTGTGGATTCTTGATCTTCACCCGCCCGAAACTTCCATTCCATTTCGTGAGATCCCGAACAACATACCCTTCCCCATTGTCGATTGCATTCAAATCCTTCGCCATTTCTGCAACCTCTTCAAGAGATTGCATAGGATAAGATTTAACACAATCCCACTTGTTTTCTTTTGCAATACGTTCCGGTTCTTGCTCTTCCAATGTTTCCACATCCCGGGCAGAATGAAGAGCAATACGAGGTTTAGGATACACGCAAACAACTCGATTATACTGTGTAACCATTTCGAACCCATAGCAGAGTTTTTCATTTACCGGAAGAGAATACCCCAGTTGCTTCCACACGTCCCAGAACAGATCCGCGAAGGTTCCTGCATAGAATCCCCCGGAAATTTCTCCGGAAGCATCTGGTAACCCCGAGGAGGAAACCAACCACTCTCCATTGTAGAAAAAAACCTGCATAAGGCTTCCGTCAAGCTTCTCATATGCTTTTGCAGTGGACAAGTCTATTTTGTCTGCATGTCCCTCCCCGTGGTTGAAGAATTTACGCATCGTATAACAAACAACAGCCCAATTGTTTGTCGAGTCGAGAATAATCCCCCGGGCTTCTTGCACAATTCTTTCCCCCATAGGAGAATCAATTTGATTGTACTTGAACAGTAGCAGGTTGGGGTATTTCCCGTGGGGTTTTACGGCAATAGCATACTTTTCGGTAAGCTCTGCGGGGGTTCCACCATTCCGAAGATATTTTTGAATTTCAAGTTCCATATGCTTCCTTTATCTTTGTGTTTTTACTCAGTATCCAGCACAGGAGACAAGCACGGTAATCTCTCTCCCAAAATAATCAATTACAACATCCTGCACCATAAAGGCATGTTTTGCATACTCCACTGCGTCTTTTTCCATTTGATGGTAGGGTCTTGCGCGAAGGTAAATAAGCTGCCCTTTTTGGGGCAAGGGAACTCCTCTTTCTTCATCTTCCCCGGGGAAATCCGCAAATTCACAACTAACTGCTGAAGAACGGTGGGACACAAATTGAACATCAAATCCAAAATGTTTCATTTGCTTACTCCTAGAAACTATATTTGTATTCCTCGAAAATATATTACCCGAGCCCCAACAAAACTTCAAATTATTGCCCAACTTTTCCCACATTTTTGTATTTTACAGAATAGGCTCCGGCAGTATTTTGCAATCCTACAATATTTTCCGGCGGGGTATTGGTATACACAATAATTGATTCATTGGTAGTTCCGATACCAACAAACCAATTCATGCCAGAGTATTTCTTTACCAAAATTTCAATTTCCTTATCCATTGATTTTTGTAGAGTCATAATGACCTCCTACCAATAATGGAGAATCTTTCGAACAGCCCGCAATAGGACTGCCTGCAACCAACCACCCCAGCCTTCTTTTTCGAGTATTTGGACTTCTTTTCGAAATTCATTTCTTTTTTGCCGGGAGGGGGATTCCTTTTTCTTCTTGCACAGAATCTCTGGGGGAACATCTTCCGTTATTTTATTCTGCTTCTCTTCTGGATCTCCCGCGATTTTTACAGTGTAAGCAAATATGTCTTCCAGGATAATCTTTGGTTTTGTTGTATATACAGGGGTATATCCATCCACCCCACACCAAATGTGCGTTATTACCGGGGCAAGATCATAATGTTTCATTATTTCAATTAAATCGTGCATTATGCAAGACATTTTCTCTGTCCCACCCGAGGTATTGACAAGAATTTCTTCAATAGTATTCCCGGATTTAGCACACTTTTTGAGAATAATCCGGACCTGTTTGAACAATTTTCGAAGAGTTGAAAGATAATCATCTGTGCCGTGAAAGGGGTTAGATATTGTGACAAGACTTGTATTGGGCTTCAATTGCAATGAAATTTCGTCTACAATATTTTCCCCACAAAATACAATTGCTTCCTTGAAGCAGAATGTTTCTTCAGCATGTTGAAGAAAATTATGTCTTTTCGATGCTGTAATGCCCGTAGAAACAATGTAAAGTATTTCGGTTTGCATACTTTTCCTTTCTTTACTCATGGAGTCCTGAGAAAAGATTCACTGGGGCTTAAGTTTTTTGAGATAGGCTTCCAGCTTTGCCCGGAATTTTTTGAGGGCGGCATATGTTGGTAGACTCACTTCAACATATGGGTTGGGTTGGGGTCCACGGTGAAACATTGTCTCAGTGTTTACTCCCCCTTTTTTCAAAATCCAGTCTTCTATAATATTACAATCTTCATACTCAACCCCACCATCTACCATATGCTTTCTAACATACATAAATTGAGGGTCAAGGACCCATGAGGGGAGAAACAACTTCATTGTCATCCCTGCGTTTTGTGTCAACATTTTTGTATTTGCCCTTTATGTCTGTATGTTGGTATATTACCACAACGGCAATAAAACTTCAAAAAAGAACCCCGGGAAAGGAGACCCGGGGTTAAAGGAGTGATTGTTTATGAGAGATTCGAGAGAACCAAAAGGAAGTTACTTCAATACAATATACACCTTCTGCACGTCGGAATGCAAGAGGGGAAGTGAATGCAAAATATTAATTACCGTGTAGGCATCTTTTTCTCCAACAAGAATCTGTTCTCCAATTTTTGGAAGAAAGGCCAGATGGTTCTTATATGGGGTCATCTCTTTTACAGATGCAATCTTGGTTTTATTCACAGACAAAGGTTTGAAAGTCTCATCCACAAAATAAATTTTGGAAATTTTTTGCATTGCTTGAAAGGATTCCTTTGTGGAATTGGAATAATCTGGGAATGATTTCAGGGGCTCCATAGGTCTAATTTCTTTTTTCATTCAATTATCCCCAATAAGAATAATTTGTATTCCATAAAACCATTTACTTCCACTTTACCTAAATCAGATGACGCTGTAAGGATTGCATTCTCGTGCTCGATAAAGCCTAATTCATCTACGTCCTTGGATTCTTTTCCGAGGGCAAGATAAAACACCATATCGTAACTGTCCGGAACAAGCCCCTCTTTTTGTGCTTCTTTTTTTATTTCGGAAGTCAAAGAAGGGAGGGAGGATTTTATCAAATCTTTGGGGGTTTCGAAATCCCCCGTTTTTTCATCCTCGGCAATATTGTACACCACAAGAGATTTGGTTTCTTTTAAAACCTCAAAATCTGGGGATTCCAGTTTTATTACTACAGCCATATTTATTCCTTTGGATTTTTCAATTCCCCAATTTTCTTAGAAAGAGTTGTGAATTCCTGTTCAATTTCTGTTTCTTGTGGAAATAATTCCATGAAAGATTCCCGGCAATTTTTCAAATCCTTCACAAACTTCTCAAGCATGGATTCCCGGAAAGATTTTACAATTGCTTTTTTGCAATGCAGATAGTGTTTGTCTTCCATATTACTTCCCCGCGAGGTAATCAATATCTTCTTTTGTTTCAGAAGCTTTCTTGCTGAAATCATTCTTTTTCAAATCTTCCACATTTTTACTGGGTTCCGGGTTTTTCTTTTTTCCGCCCATCATAGGATCAAAGGTGGTAGCAAGGTAGGCTTCATCTTCTTTATCTTCAACTCCCTCGGGCATTTCAGAACCAATAGCAGGAATCTTTCCCATACCCGAACCAGAGGGGGTTGGAGATTTTACTTCAGAAGGATTCTTTGTATTGATATCTTTCACAAACTTATCAATTTCCTCCGGTTTATATCCTTCTTCTAACAATTGAATGTAATTGTCTTTAAGATCCGCAGCCAATTTTGCGGCACGGTACGTTTTCAACATATAATATCCTTTCAGAGTAATTTCATTATTGCACAAATAATGCTGAGATTATTTATACGGGTCAAGTAAATCTACAAGATCTGAGTGCTTATCCCGGATGTATCTGCGAAAATGAACGTCATAGACATGCTTTGAAATCCCGGCTGAGAGGGGGTAAAACAATGGTCTTGCCGGTTGATTATGAGATGGGACACCCTTTTCCAACCATTTTACAATATCCTCGATAGGAGCCCCGGTTTCCGGGTGGATAATGCCGTGCTTAAATCCAATGGCATAATTATTGGTCTGAATTTTCCAAATCTCAATATGATTTTGGAGAAATCCGGTCATTTGCCAGAATCCATGTCTCCAACCTTTTCTCAACTTTCTTCGAGCATACGCAGGAGAGAGGGGGGCATATCTTACTGGGAATTTTTGCATTTTTATGGCGTTCAAAACAAGAGATTTCAAGAAATTCAGGAGGTACAAAGCAAACCCTTCTGTTACCTCTCGGACCCTATTAGAGTCCAATTCTCGCAGAAGGGTTTGTGCCCGAGAGTTTTTTGACAAAGGTTCCCACGTATACAAATCCACAACCTCTATCAAAATAATTCCCGAGGGCATTTATTTTACACCTTATTCTTAAATTCTTCTTCCAGATCCGAGTACATCATTGTGGCTAAATCCCCCTCTGATTCCAACTTGGAGTTTGGCCCAGGATGATAATCTGATGTGGACAGAATACTATACAACTCAGAGCTTTGTCCAGAGTGATAATCTGTAGCAAAATAATAAATAGCTACTTCCGCATCATCTTTCCAATCCCCAAATTTTTCATATTGGCTCTGCAAGAAAGACAACATTTGGTCCTTCAAAGAGGATGATGGTTCTTCCTCTTCCACGGATTCATCCATTTCAGAATCATTTTCAGAAATCTCTTCAACCTTTACACATTTTACCATCTTATCTTGGGGGTGTTCATCTGTATCCCCGAAGTTGAAAGATTGTCCCTCGAAATATTTCTTTGCTTCTTCCAAAGTACCATTAAATCCTGTAGTAATGGTGTTTCCATCTTCATAGGTACATTTTACCGTAATTCTATTTACTGCAATTTTCTGCAATGGCTTATCATTTGCCCAAACAGCATCATTTTCTGGATCGATCCCCAAAGCTTTCAATCCCTTTTTCTGCAAAATCTTACCCGTATTGGGCTCATCTCTCTTGCAGTCTTTTGCATCTTCCACGAATTCCCATCCGGAGTGAATTCTTGTATTGTCAGCATTCAAAACATAAAACTTGTAATCGGGGTTGTTAATTTTTGAGAAAAAGGTTCTTCCCGCCAGATATGTTACCGCTTCCTTCAGATCTTTCCCAATCAACTTTGCAGAAGTTTTTGTGATATGATGCTGTTGTTCTGGGGTAAGTGCCTGAATCTCTGTGGGGACCGTGGTATAGGCTTCTTTGCTTTCTTTCGAAGGATCAAATTCCGGTTCAGGAACTGCAGGATTAAAATCCTTTTTGTTTTTATCGGCAATGACCAATCTTTTCATTTTTAGACCTCTTTTATGTGATAAAGGGAGGAGGATTTCTCCCCCTCCCTTTTATTTAATGTTCAGAACTTAAGAAGCAGAAATTGCACTTCCAATAGGACCAGCAACTAACCATGCAGATCCGGTAGAAATTGCCAAACAAGGAATTCCTCCGGCCCCATTACTTACATAAATCAAAGCCCCGGGCATAGAAGCTGCCGCAGGAACTGTTGCAACAGTGTAAGAGGGGAGAGTTACGGCCCCGGCCAAAGGCCCCACAAAAGCCTTAGAAGAGACTTTCTTTACCTTCAAATTACCTTTTGCATCCAAAAATACTGCCATACTGTTTTCCTTTCGTCTTTCGACTGGGAGATTCCACCAAAAATACTTTTGGCTATCCTATCGAAAGATATGAAAAGAATAACACTTTTAAACAGGTAGTAATTTCTTCCTGTTTGGAATTAACTTTTACGAGGGAAAAAATGAAATATCTTTCTACGCTATATTGTGCAGACAACCCTGTGCCACCCAAAAAGCCAGATGTAAAAGACCCTACTAAAAATGAGGATAAGCCTTTACAAGAGGCATTAAATAGACACATGATTGAGCCCTTGAAATTAATTGGGGCTTTTCAAAAGAGATTTGTTACTTTCTTGTCAGGATTGTACTCTACCGGGATCCCTCAAGAAATAACGAATAAAATTCATACATCCGCTCTCAGTATAAATGACCAATTAAATTCGGTTATTACTGCAATGAAAGAATACAACCCCCAAAAAACTTCCAAGGTGTTGAATAATTTGTTTCGTAAAATAAAACAATCAAAACATATTGCTGCTGTTTCCCCAGAGCATATTCAGGAAGTTAAATCTTGGCGAGATGCCCTTGTAACTATTTGGACCAAAACACTCTCTGCACGACAATATATCCCTCCTGAAAGATATGACCGGTTGAAAGCCAGTTTAACAAGATTGTTTGAGTTGACTGATAACTTGGGGATTCTTTTGCAATCGGTGAAATAACTTATAGGACATCACGAAGCAACACTTCCCCGGCATTGTAGACCAATTCATATTTCGCAAAACTCTTGAAAGCAAAATACTTTTCTTTCAAACTCTCCCCAATCCGGAGTATCTTCTCTTGTGTATCTTTGTCCAGTTTTGCGAAGGGGAGAATCTCATCCGGTTGAAATTCATAGGTGGGCATATTGATAAACAGATCCCACTCCTGTTGTGACTCCATCTGCCAGATTTGTTTCTGGAGCATATTTTCTGGGGGGGCTTCCAGATCTTCCCCCCGATTGTACATGTCCCAAGCCCTCTTCAAAATTTCGACACCATAAGGGGAGTCAATGATATTCTTGAAAGATTCTCGGAGATTCATCCGGGGCACTTTTACAATGTAATCATTTTTCATGTTTATCACCTCTTACTTATATATTACCCCGAGAGTGACAAAACTTCAAACTGTTAGGGCTCCCCAGTAAAAGTCCTACTACCCGGGGAAACCTTAAGCTCTTTTGCGTAAATGATTTGTGTGTCATTGAACCTTTTCACCAATTCTGCAATCTTTACACTCTGCAAAGCATTTTCCGCCCGGATCTCTTTCAACTCTGTTTTGATAATTTGCAGATCTTTGTAGGAGTCCTGGGTGGTTTGAATAGAAAAGGATATTGTCAATAACAGAGCGATGAAACAGCACATGGTCCAAATTTTATAGAAAGTATTCATATTATTCTGTCTCCTTTTTGATTGCCTCATCCATCATACACCAACCTGTAATATACCCCGTCTCAAATTCATTGTCAAATTTCAAATTCTTCTCTGGATAAAATTTCCGATCTTCAACTCCCAAGGCCCATCCATGCATGAAGTGGGGTGTTAACCAAGACGCTTCCCGAAGTATGTTTCGGGAAGAGAGATGCAAGTCATATTCATCCATCCCAGATTTTGATTGAAAGAAGGATGGCATAGCATTCCTTTCTATTTCAGCCCATCGATCTACAATATTTTTTGCGGTATTCATTGTATCACCCCGGAAAAGCATCATAATCTTTTACAAAGGACTCTCCAAGACATTTTGGGCAGGAAAAAGATTGACTCCTACGCATTGTTGTAGATGGTTTAAAAACTTCATCACAATGGGGACAAGTAATAGCCCACACATTTGTCCGTTGATCCCAAGATAACCCGATCCATTTTACCTGAGTAGCTTCTTTAGGATCGAGATGCGAATTCAATTGTCTTTTTGTCATATGTTTCCCCATTATTCAACATATATTATTCCATTTGATCGATTTGTGCAGAGGTGAATCGGGAGGTCAAAGGCAAAGTCCGAACAATTTTATTTTCGGTGTAAGAATGAGATATACTGGATTGATTGTCCCCGGTATAAAAGCAAACAAACCACTCCCCCTCAACATTCTGCCCTCTTCCATAGATTTCAATAATATCTTCCCACACCCCATATGGGTTGAGTGCTTTGTCCCCAACCTTCAAATTTTGGATTTGTTCCGCAGTAGGTTTAAAAATTTCAAGGTTCATTGTCGCCCCCGGTATTTAAATTTCAAAGATATATTACCGGGAGACAAACAAAACTTCAAGAATTAAATTTGTACACCCACTTGCCGAAGTGTAGTATTTACCTCTTCGGTAAAATTCCCTTGTGTCATCTCATTGAACAAATCCTTCAAGGATTCATCGGGAGACACGGCTTCTTCTACGTATTGGAGCATAGACCCTGATTGGTGAGATGTATTGATTGCAACATTTACTGCCGCAAAAATATCCCCAAGGGATTCTGCAGCAATCAATCCATTGTAAGCATTTTGTACATTTTCTCGGGTTTGCTCAATACCCCTCGGCCTCCAATATCCGAACCACAGAGGAAATACAACAGTAGCCCCAATGGATACTAAGAGGGACTGCTTTGCATCTTCGTCATATGTATTTTCAAAGAAACTCATCAACTCTTCGTATTTCATATTTTCTGCATAATCTCTCCAAAAATTAGGGGTATCAAACTTTTCTTGGAGCATCCGTTCAATTTCTACATCAATTTCTTCTTCTGATAACTCTGGTTGAAGGCTGTTTTCTTCTTCAAAACTTTCCGGGTTGGACTTCCAATCACTTTTCAGCATTTCCCTGTCCACTTCTTTCAAGGAATCAATATCTTCCCCCATGACATCCTTGAAAGCATTTATTGCCCGGGGGTCTTCAAATAATCTTTGAAGAAAATCATTTTGCCAGTTTCGGCGCATTTGTTGAACATTATATGCTGTGGGGTAAATTCCATTATTCTTGTAACGAACAAACTCATCAAAGAACCCATTCACAACATTTTCAAAAGACCCATCTGCAGCATATGCATCATAGATTCTTGCTTGTGCCCATTGTTGGGGATTCATAATAGCATGTCCTCGTAGCCATTTGGAAAAAACCCCTTCAAAAATTTCCTTCATCTCCAAAGAAACTTCTTGGAAAGTCTCTTGAACTCTTTCCAAAATAACATCTTTTCTTCGTTCCATTCCCGAAAATGGCTTATTTTTTAACATCGAATAGGTATATTCCAACCGATAGAAATCTCCCACAAGCATTACAAAATCTCCGGAATACCCAATCCCATAATCCCCATCATGAATATTACCTTGTTCGGAATTCCGGGTCCAAAGAGTTTCATTGCCTGCGGCAAGAAAACTGTAAGCCATAATCATTCGCATATGTGAAAAATCCTTTTTGGAATATACGAAGAAGAAAATTTTATCACATAAATAAAAATCTCCCCAACACAAGAATGCTGGGGAGATTTTTTACTGTTTACAGATCTGCAATTTTTTCGGAAGTTTCCCGCATCAACTGCAATGCTTTTTTCACATTGGCCTTGATATTGTGCTTTTCGAGAAAGTCACAAAGAACAACGGAGAAATCCTTGAAAATCTCCGAGGGTCGTAACCGTGTTGCCGCAATCTGGGGCTGTGCAATTGTTTCCGGGGGAAGAGTTTTTAAACGGGGGATGTTTCGGGAAGAATCCGATTTTACCACCCTCTGAATCACAACCTTCTTCTCTTTCTTCGGGAAGTACTTTGTGCTGTAGCACTTTTTGCAAACATTCATGAAGCCATCCGAACTAGCGGATCTCCTGAAAAAATTAGCACTTGTGAGAGCCTTTGTGTCTTCGCATTTCGGGCAGAATTTCAACGGGATTTCATGAAAATCCACCGAACCTACATCTTTGAAGTCTGTTTTACTGGGAACACAATCTCGTGTTGAGAGCCACAAATGTTCCATCTTCTTTCTTACTGCGGCAACAGTCCTCCGAAGATTTGTGGACAAAAGAGGGAGGGTCATTGTTGTGTAGTTTTTCTTCAGAAAAGAAATATCCCTTTCCGTCCACTTTTTACAATGCTTGGTCATAAATTCTCCTGTATTTTAATTATTTTACGGGCAACAAATGATATCACTTCTCAAACGAAATTGTCAAATCTGGTAGTGAAAATCCTCAAAATAAAATTCTACATGCCCTTCCGGTAAGTTGTATACCCCTTTTATTGCCTCCTGTACCTCCATATTTTTCTTCAATTTCTTCGGTAAATAAACCCGAAATATATTTTTGTTGGGATCAGCAAAGAAAACAATACGTCCTCGGGGAATTTCTTCATACTCGAAATGTTTCCACTTTGGGTTTTCTCTTTTTATTTCTTTCCATTCAGAATAATGGTCCCCGGAATAAATCTTATTTCCATCCCACGTTTCTGCCTTGTTGAGCGGAATACTCTTTCCCCAAATCTTTTTTGTAGGGTTATTCACATCCACCCAAAAAATACCCACCTCTGGGATAGATGCGGTTTTGCTCTTATCCTGGAAAAAAGCACACATGTTTCTAATATGCACTTCTCTTGTTAAAGCAGAATACTTTTTCATACTCATATATTACCCTTTAGGGGGTAAAACTTCAATATGCTTGTTCATATTCCCTTAAAGCCCCAGGATTCCCAGATTCAATTACACTGTAGGGGACTTCAGTATAATATTTTCCCGTAGAAGAAACTTCAATGTTAAATGTTTCGGTGTCTGCTTCCTCATTGTAAGCATCCCCCAAACCTCGGGCAATATCCCGCAACTGTTCCGGAGTAAGAGTCCAAGTTTGTACATACTCTTGTTTTACTCTTACCCACCCCAAATTCTTCAAGCCATACTCCCGTGCATCTACATTTCCAAGGACCAATTCAAACTTGTCTTTATCAAATCCAATTGTTTCAAGGATGAATTTGTGGATTTGTTCTCTCGTGGGATGCGGGGTCTCAGTATCATTTTTATCCACTTCGCTATCCAAATATTTTTCAATTTCAAACTCAATCTTGGTAAAATCGGGATATTCCTCATTTATTCGAGAACCAATCTCCGCATTAACCTCTTCCACAAGCTCTTGCATTACTTGTTGTTGTACCATTGCCTCATGGTTCATATCCCCGATATCTCCATCGGCGAATACAGCCTGCCCACCCATCAACCAAAACTCCCCTTGCAATTCCGCTTGTCTTTTTAAAGTAGAATATCTTTTAATCATTTCATTAAAACCGTAGAATTAATTTTCTTTTTTGTGGGGTCGAATGTCTTGTTGAACACTGATTTTATTTGTGTGGAATAAAAGGGGATCCATACCTCATGTCGGGTGGGGTTATATTTTCCACCCACATCTTTTATCCCATCATACCCAAAAGATTTTAAAACATCTGTAACCCAGTCTGGGATACGTGTCCAGACATAGTTGGTACCATTCTTAATATCTTCTTCCAAAGTTTGGAGCCAATCTTTCCCACTTATTGTATTCTTATCCCAAAAGTCTGGGTTTCCACCTTTGGGTGGTTTAGAACGTTGTTTCATCCCCTTTTTATGTAAAGCTTCTAAGATTATTTTTGGTATATTTGATGTATCCAAAGGATTTTGAATGCTTAGATAAACAGAGTAAACTGCCGGATAATTTGCATTGGGGTCATCATATCTTACCTTTGACATGTTTATACCCGTTGCTTTTAAAACATCTAAAAAAGTTCTCTCATCATTAAAAAGAGCCCCGGAAGACAACCAAATCTCCACAAGGGCATGAAGAGCATTTCCCCCACTTTCTTGTAGATGATGATCAATAGAATCTTTTCCAAAAATACTTGTTGAATTTGGGATAATATTTCCGGAGCCTTCCTCCGGATTTTCATATCCAACCGTATATAAAAGATTTACAACAGAGTTTTTTTCTTGTGGGGACAAAAAATACCATGCTCTATCTATAGGAACTTCTGAACGTCCTACTATATATTTAAACCATCCGGCATATCCCTCGGGATGATCCAAACTTGTATCTTTTTTACCTTGTGCATATCCACTAGCAATTTCAGGATTATCAGTAAAAAAAGCCATCGGACCAGAAGTAGCTCTATTTGGATTAAAATAATCCTTAATTCTATCCGGACGACCTGCGCCATGGTAAACCACTTTAGGTCTCCCTTGTGCATCCACCACTTTAGAGTTACCAAACCAAGCATTAAAAGAAGGGTTATTAAAAATATTGGCTAACTCAGAGTATCTCTTGATCATTTCATCTTGATCCTTTTAATTCTGGATTGGCGATTTTCGTAAGCATCCTTTGCAGCATCTATCAACATCTCATCGGTAAGTTGTTCCCGAGGCTTCGGCTTGTCCGTATGCCAATCTCCCTCGTTGTGTAAAAAGTAATAAATATGATCTGCGAAAACCTTGGAGGAATGCCAAAGTTCACTTTCATCTGGCGGGATCTTTCCATTATTTTGTCTTTGATACTCTTCTATCGCTCGTGAATCTTCATATTGAAGTTCTTCACCCGCCCCTACCGGATGCGCCCACCTTCTCCACATTTCAGCAAGTTCCCCTTCGAGGGAATAAAAAGCCCCGGAGTCATCAACATCCATAGGACTATGGAATAAATCTTTCACACCGTAGGTATCTTCGGCATCGTCCACCTCGGTCTCCAACTCTTCTTCTCGGGTGTCTGTTTTTTCAAGAATTTGTTCAAGTAGTGCGTCTAACCGTTCTGCCTCGGTATAATTTTTCCGTTTGTATTCCAGATCAATTTTCCGCATCAAAGCATCGATCTTTGTTTTTTCCTCGGGAGAAATCTTTGCCTTTTTGCTTGCCATCCGAATATTGTTGATGGAGATGAATTCCCGCATAATATCTTCGGGCATCTCCAAATTGTGGATGTAAGATTTAAAAGCTTCTGCATAATCTTCGGAAGGATTGTTTTTTCCGTATTCTGTTGTAGAGTGCGGTGGTTCAATCACCTTATTTTCCCAATTTCTAATAATCCGTTCTTCAAACTCTGAAACTGTTTCAAAAGATTCCTGATATCTGTCTACTGCAACCTCTTTTCGTCTTTCGGAAATAGAAGGATCATCTTTTAATTCTACGGGGATTCTTAAATTCTTTGCTGCCCAAGACAAGCCCCCAAAAGAATCTTTTTCAAGCAGATAATCGTTCACAAAGGCTTTCCCAACCTCCTCCATAGTAACAAGATCTAATTTCATCAGATCTACCCAGTATCGAGCCATGAATTCAAGGGTTTTGTAACGATTTGATTCAGAGTGATAAACTCGATAATCAAATTTTTTGTAATCAAACAAATCCCAAGCAACAAATTTGTTTCCATTCATGTCTATCTTTTCCGGGGCGCAAGAAGCCATCAAATCCAACAAACCTGAGATTTCCTTCCGAGTTAAAAATTTTCCCCGGTCTTTGAAATGAGATTGCCACCGCTGCCTTTGTGAAATAGACAGGATTTTGTAGTAATGCCGATGTGCCAATTCATGGGTAAGGATTTTAAAGTTGCGTAAATTCTCTGCGGTAATAACTACCCGGTCATTCTGAATATCAAAGTGTGCCGCAGCTTCCACATTTTTGTATTGATCCTGCCGCATATCCAAAACGGTCCCAGACATTTTTGAACCAACCATTACGAGAGGCCCGTACAAAACACTCCCAAATCCCATTTTTCGGATTTTATCCATAACAGGATTTAATCTTTTCAAAAGGTCTTGTAGGATCTCTTCATCCACTCCGGCATTTACAATTGAAAATCCATTCCATTCAAAAGTTTCTCTCTTTATGCCTCGTCCTTCCCCAGGGGTTTCAACCAATCCATGTTTTCTCAACAATTCCAATGCTTCCGGAGATTTTTGTGCAAGATCCCAGAATTTTTCCCCAGGAGTATTAAAAGGATATTTGAAAACAATGTCTTGCAGGCCGCGTTTGCTGATGTTCTTGAAAATCCAGTCCAATTTGGAAAATTTATGAGTTCCCACATTTAAAAGCACATTCAACAAAGGGGGATCTGTTTCGAGGAGGTTTACAAGCTTAACTTCAATCCCATGGGTGAACTTTGTCATCTCTTTGATGAATGTGGAAATGTTGCACCGAATAAGAAAGTCCATCCTATTTTGATAGGAGTTTACCGAGGAATAATCAACTTCTGCAATTTTTTTAATATTTGAAAATTTAAGAATGGACATAAGAATACTCCAGAGGGTTTCTCCTTATGCCCATTCTATCATCAACTAATTATTTACGCTGCAACCAATTCTGCTTTTCCACCCAATTAAAAGCTTCTTCGAGATTTCCGAATTCCCCGTCAAGTTGTGCCTGCATTGCCTTCTTGAGTAGCATCCCCATATCCTTCCCGGGAGTCATTTTGAATACTTCAATGAGATGCCGACCCATAAGGATTGGGGTTGGAGGCCCGGAAACAATTTGCATATCCTTGGACATCTCAACAATCTTCTTTGCGATATCTGGGAGCCCCCCGGGGAGTGGTGGTCTGCCGGAATGATCTGCCTCCACAACACGAGCCCATTCCTGCACATTCGTAACATTTCCAAGCTTGGATGCAAACCGGCGAACAACCTTATCCGCAATATTGTCCTGCACAAAGACATGGAACATATGCGTTGTGACCAGCATTACAATCCGGTCAACAAACTTTTGAGGACACCCGATTCGAGCCAAAAAACTACGAGTAGGGGCTTCACCCTCAACATCATGCCCATACGTTGTAATTTTCCCATCCCGAACCTTTGTTGTTGTTGCCTTCCCAAAGTCGTGGCAAAGAGTAGCGAGAACCAGCACAAGACGCTCTTCAGTATCAAGGTTATCCCGGTTGGCAATCGCAACAGCCGCATCAACACAATGCATCGTATGGAATAGGGCTTCCCCCTCGGGGTGGTGCCGATGTTCTTGTTCCAGTCCTTGAAGAACACTCAGTTCCGGGAACAATTCCAGCCAACCACTTTCAATAAGTGCAATGATTCCCTTGGAAGGTCTCTCAGATTTTGTTGCCCACTTTTCCCATTCTACCCAAACTCTTTCCACAGGGAGGGTATGAAATTCATTCTTGAGGGTTTTACAAAATTCGGCGGTTTCTTTTGCAAGAACCATATCGAAACGACCTGCAAATTGCATTGACCGGAGAACTCTAAGAGGATCTTCGGCAAAATGCACGGAGGTATGCCGAAGAATTCCGGCAATTGCATCCTCTTTCCCCCCGAAGAAGTCAACAACTTCCCCCGTGAAGGGATTCATCAACATTGTATTGATTGTAAAATCCCGGCGAGAAGCAGCTTCTTCTGGGGTCATGTTTGCATCGGGTGTGACAATAAAACCCTTGTGCCCTTGCCCTTCTTTACTTTCCCGACGTGGAAGAGAGAAATCAATATCATCCCCACGATATCGGAGCTTAAGAACCCCGAAAGATTTTCCTACCTCCTCCACAGAACCAAAGGGAGAAAGGACTTCCTTCAATTCTTCCACGGGCATGTTGTAAACTTCAATATCAAAATCTTTGCTATCTTTTCCAAGAAAAGAATCCCGAACAAAACCACCAACAACCCGGGGCATTCCCCCCTTATTGCAGATAGCAGATAGAATGTTTTGGATATCAAAAATTTTCATATTTCCTCCTATTTCCTCATTTCGGCCCGAATCTCATCGAGGGTGAGAACCGGGATATTGTTGAACAACTCAAAAGCTTTGGTGGCATCATAGGTGTATCCAAGGTACTGCCAAAGGGTGTAGAGGAGGAAAGCTTTCTTATCATTCCCACCCACCACAACCTTCATCTTAACACCCTGATCATCAATAGACTGAGTAGCAAAAGTATCAACAACTTCCCGGGCAAACTGATGCTTCATACCATGGATCCGGAAAATCTTGGAAGTTTTCATATTTACCCCCGTTTTGTTTTTCTTACAAGGGTATATTACCGCAAGGGGGGCAAAACTTCAAACAGAATACACATTATGTAAGTCTATTTTCAATTTTCCGGAGTTGCATAGGATTGTTTTCGTGGGCACAGTATCATCGATCAAAATAAAATGCCCCACCAAACGCTTATTTCGAGCGAACCATTCAAAAACTCTTTCTTTTGTTGCCAACATGTTGAAATTAAATAGCTCCTCCGGGGTAACCTCCCCTAAAACACTCTTCAAAAATTCCAATCTTTGCTCCCGAACATCGAAGGCTTGTAATTTTAATTCCCTCCCGAATCTTTTCTTGAACCAGTTTGCAATCATTGGAAATCTCTGTAAATCCCCCGGGGTCCAAAAAGCCCAACTGAAGGTAATAATATGATCTGGGTATTCACGTAGGATAAATTTCTCAATTCGTGCAACATTCTCCTCCAAAACAATTCCAGTTTCGATGTCATCAATGATCGTTCCTTCAAGATCCAAAAACAACCATTTATCCCCAGTATTCATATTATCCTCCATCAAAGTTTTTCCGCACCCTCGTATATGTCAATCCCACACAAGTATTCCATACCGGAAGAACCCCCAATTGTATAATTGCACACAATTTGTTGGGAAACTGAATATTTGCCGAAAGCCCAAGAACCAACATCGATCCTATCGGATTTCCCATCATTTCTGTGAAAATACACAAAATGGTAAGTGGTAGTGCTATAATGTGTGTATCCATCTTCATCCGTGGTTGTACTTGTTTCTACTTTCACAACCTTATCGGACACCACAGCAAGGATAAGTTTTGTGGTCCCCGTGCAGCGGTCGTATACGGTATAGACCACAAGACCAATAACAAGAATGACAAAAATCACAACAAGGATATTGGGTTCATTACTTTTGTGATAATACATATTTGCCCTCCGATATTTATTTCCGCAAAGATATATTACCCGAAGATATTTAAAAATTCAAGGGTGGCACATGAAATGCAAACAAGGGAGTAATTAAAAAAGGATGTGCAAGAATGTCACAAAATAACTTAATTGTTCTGTGGTTTGTTCGAGATTGCTTGAAAAGTATTCAAAGCCTGTTTAAGATTTGAACCCCTTCTTTTGCAGGTATTTACTGAGGCACATCATGTTGCAGGTAAAAACACAGTCATATTTTTCAATATTCCCCGGGAACACTTCTAATTTCCAAGATACGCGGGGAGCACCACAAATTTGACAGGAAATCTCTTTACTATCATGTGTTTCAAAGGCATAATCCCAAGGTTCTTCCATATTCCTTTCCCCTTTCTAAGAAGAGAGGAAAGGAATATTAAATTATTTCGAGATTATACTTCCACCACCAATTGCTTGTTGAATTTCCCATTTACTTCTTTCCCAAAGTACCCATAAGGATTACAAATCACATGGGTTTTTTCAACCGTGTAATCAAAAGAGGAATGGGTGTGCCCATGGATCCATAACTCCGGGGCATAGTCTGCAATCATTTCTTCCAGATTGGACATATAGGCCCAATTATTCGGCTCCCCGACAAAAGTATAATTCAGGCTTCGAAAAGAAGGGGCATGGTGTGTTACGACGACTTGTTTTTTTCCGGAGGATTCTTTTGCAAACAAGTTTTTTTTCATCTCATAGACAGAGTGCTTAAACTCCATCTCAAGGATATTGGTATTTACGGTCATCCCCTCAAAACCAACCTCCTTGAAATCATGCAGAGTCATTTCCATCAACTCTCTATCAGGGCAATTGGAATAATCACTCCACAAAGTTGCCCCATGTACAATTATTTCAGGCAATTCAACAAAGGTATCCTGCAGCAAATAGATCTGCTTCTCAGGACAATGCACAACATCTTTATAATCGATTTGTGCCTGATAAAGATCTTTGCCGTAGTATTCATGATTCCCGAGAATAACAATTATGGGGACCTTATTGAGGGTGTCCAGAAATTCACGAAGAAGTGGTGGAGTTACATGCGTATCCCCTGCAATCACAAGGATATCCCCACAGATATCTTCTCGTGAAAAAATATCTGTGGGGGATTTCGCCCACTCCAGGTGAAGGTCCGAAATAATTTGGAGTTTCATACAAATATATTACTAGGAGGGTCCCAAAACTTCAAGGGTTATTTCTTCTTCCCCGGTTTAATAGAGTCATTGTATTCAAAAACGGCCAAAAGAAGAAAAAACATAGCAACTCCCAAATGTTGTTCTGGGGTTTTCATACCATGACCAAAAAAGCCCAAGGCAAAATTGGTAAAGCCCATAATCGCCATCCCAGTAGAAACAGAATAATTCATATTCCAATCCTTTCCTTAAAAATAATGCCGGGACATTTTTGCTGTTACCCTTTCGGAATAATCCTCTGCAATTTGCCGGGTATTGGGGGAACTCTTAAAATCCTCCAACAAGTTTTGTAAAAGATGTAAGTCCGAAGTGCTCAACTGCACCCCCTTATCAACCTTTTCCATCATACTCACAACCAAATGACCCTTGTGCATATTGATTTTTCGTTCCATTATTTCCACCTCAATTGAAAATATTCTTCAAGAATTTGTAGGTATAACCGATCCACAAAAGCTTTCTCCACTTCCCGGGGGATTTTTGTTGTTTTATATAAATCTTCCAAACCAGCATCAAGCTCCTCGGAAAGTTTCATTACATCCTCATAAGTCCATTTCCCTTGTTTCACATCCATTGCAATCTTTCTCTGTTCCTCCGGCAACACAATAGGAACAAAACCCTCCTTCAAGATTGTATGCACAGAAAACAACAAGCGGATGGTGTGAGATGCATGTTTGCAGTCGTATCCCGTATTCGCTTCAAGAGCGGCTCGTTTCTCATTCCTGTTCTTTTTCCACTCCCAATATTGGCCCCACTTCTTCAATTTATCTTGATAAGATTCAAGATCAATAATAGCAGTTCCAACAAACTTCACAGCCCAATCATTCAACTTCTTCAATTCAATGTCCACATACGAGGGGTTCGTTTGATCTGCCCGAGTGAGCATCCCTTTCGGGAATCTGCCTTCATCATCATGCCACAATTTGTAGACATGCTCATTTACTTTCGTGGCAGTATATTGCTGAATTGTTTGTTTTACGAATTGTTTCTCTGCTTCTCCCGATTGTTCAATTCCATCCGCTGGGATAAATCGGATATAATCCCACAATGCTGGGGGTTCTTTTGGTTGAGGGTTGGTAATCCACTTCTGATGCCCCCGCAACCTCTTCATCTGAGACATTGCATATCCTGCATAGGAATGCCTTACTTTTGTGCTCAAAAGCTTTTCTCGGTTCTTCAATAGAAGATCCATAATGGGGTGTTTGTACAAAATACAATCAGGGGGCATCCAAAGCAATTCAATGATATTTGGGTTTTGTGCCTGCAACAAATTCAGATATTTCTGCAGCTCGTAAAACTGAATATCGTTTGTTTTGTCTTGTTCTTGCTCCAAATTTCGAAAGATAGACATGGTTAATTCCATGGGGGCAATAAACAAGCCCCGGATATCTCGGTCACTTTCGGGAGTATTCAACCCATATGCATGTGATCCGGACAATACTTCAAAAATCTTATTTGTATTCGTGTATTCGAACATTTTTCTTCCTTTCTTACCCAATGTAATCTGAATCCGAGAAAGTATAACACTTCGGCCATTGACTTTCAAGGTTTTCAACCCACCGGTCTATTGCTTTACTCCGGTTTACCTGTGTATCACATATTAAATCGGTCAAAGCCTTGTCCAAGACCTTCAATTTTTCTTTCATACCTTTTTTCAAAAAAGGAAATTTTTTGAAGATAACTTTTCGACAATGCGGGGCAACAACAACACACCCCAAATCACAAATATATCCATCCCGGGTAAGAAACCCCAGAAGATCCCGGACATCGAGCATATTTGTCAACAAACGTCCAGTAGTGACATTCAAAACTTGTGCAAGAGTGTATGTTTTTGTAGGCATATCAAGCCCCTTTCACGTACTTTTTGTTTTTTCCCAAATCGTCCAAAATTCCCTCATAGCGTCAGCCGGGAGTTTTTCATTCACAAACTCCCGGACTTTATTAAAGGGAGCCTCCCATTCACACTTCAAAACATCTGTTAATCGAAGAATTTCCCGACTCAAAATCTTAATTTGCTCCGATTCAACAAACTTTGCATATTCCTTGAAAATATCCCAAAATTCCTTTGTTTCGAAGAAAAGACACCCTTCTCCATCCCCATCAATAAAATCTTTGTATGCATCCCGAAGTTTATTGATTGTGTGTTTATTTTCTTCGTATCGCAAACACTGCTCTTTGTTGCTGAAAGGAGTTCCGTCATTTGCAATATATGTTTGCACAATTTTCATATTCTATTCCTTTTCCTCCGTCTTATTTTCCAATAGGGATACAATATTCTTTTTATCGGAAAGTGCCTGAAACCCAAGACGAGAAATAATCCCAGTCCAGAAGGAATCAATTGCACCCTTTGCCTCTGTAATTGCTTTATCGACACATTCTTTCGCCTGCGAGACAACAAAAGGCATGTTGTGAAAAACCTCGTTCTCCACCTTGCAGAAAGCAGATTTCACTCTTGCTTGATCTGCCTTTGTCATTTTTATCTCAGAAAGAAGTTGTTTCAATTCCAAAACGGCTTCTTTTGCTTCAACCCCTTGTTCTTCAATCTCCCGTTTGTATGTGTCCATTTCGGACTCTACCGGAGGATCTTCCACCCGTTCCCGGTTGATATGTTCAATTGTCGCGGGAACCCCTACACCCGCATTCATAGATGTCAGCAATTCCGCGAACTGGTTGGGGGTCAACCGAAGCTCAATCAACTCCTCTTTGTTCAGGTATCGATTCTCGGACAATCTTCGATATTCATATGCCCGGGAGATTGTCAAACCAATGTAGGAGTCACATTTGATCTTTGACCCAAAGAAAGATTGCCCTCCTCCATGTCGATGTGACAATCTCACAACTGCATAGGAAGGGTGGTGTTTTTCAATTTCTTTTTCCATATGTATCTCCTGTATTTTATTCCTACAAAGAGATATTACCACTACAAGGGTGAAACTTCAAGACAACCCCATAAAATATATGCTTCAATATCCCGAATAATCGCCCGGTGTGTTTTTGACAACTTCCGATTTCTTTTCAAGAAATTCAACAACTCTACAGTATCTTTCTTGTATTCATCCGTGGGATTGTCCATACAATTGGAGAGTCTATCTGAAAGTTTTATCACAAGGGCATACGAGGAAATTCCCACCATCTTTCTCTTCAGATATTCATTTTTCCCCAAACGAGCAATCTCTTCCGGGCAGGAGGTTAATTCGGAAACAAGGCTTACAACATCTGCCCCGAATTTTGACAAGATCTCCGAATACTTTGTTTTTGTGTCCTCGATTGTATCGTGAAGAATTGCTGCAGTGAGGAGGGTTTCAAGGTTTTTGGATCTCTTGTATTTTGCAATCAAATAACTGACCATCAAAGGATGTGTGAAATATTCCTTCCCGGAAACTTTCCGACGTTGCCCCTTATGTTTTCTATCTGCAAACCGAATTGCCTCCAGTAACATACTTGCCCCCTATTCTACCACGATAATTTTTGGGTAATCACAATCCTTGTCCAGGTAAGAGCATTTCCCATTATTCCACTCCACGGTAACAAAACGATCTGCCACATCTACAATTTCCCCGGGAGTTCCCATTGCACCCACCAACTTGCGCCCAACAACAATTTCTTCCTCCATTAGTTCCGCGTAAGTCTTCATTTTTACAATTCCCCCTTTTGTTTGAATTCCTGCAAGATTTCTGGAAAAGATATCGGGGTGTATTTCCAACAATCAACCCCAACATCCATTGACCTCGGTTGATATTTCACGGATCCATGATGAGAAGCCCCGTGTTGGTGACCGAAAAAATGAAGTGAGCCGTGATGAGAACGATCCCATGCAAGGTGAGGATAATGAGACATAAAGATTACATGCCCTGCTTCTCGAATCGTCATTACATCCCGGGGTTTACAAACCTCATACAGGCTTCTATCATGATTCCCCTTGATAAACACAATGTTTCCATTGAGCCTGCTCAGAAGCCGTTTTATTTCCGCTGCATCCCCGAAAGCGAAGTCCCCAAGGTGATACACAACATCCTGTGGGGTTACTACCTTATTCCAGTTGGAGATAATGGTTTCATTCATTTCCCGAACATCCCGGAAGGGACGATTACAGTACTTGATGATGTTTGCATGTGAAAAGTGCGTGTCCGATGTGAAAAATAACATTTTTTATTCCTTTACTGCATATTCTGGGTCAGGATTCGGTATTTCCTTATACTGCCCACCATTAATACAAGAATACCAATCACGGAATTCTTGATACGTTGAAATTTGTTTATTCCCTGAATCTAATGTAACCACGAAGGGGAGTGTTTGAGAGCAAGGCACCCATTTTGGCCCCCACCCAAGATTTTGTCCATGGGATGTGGAGAAAAACCATTCGTCAGTATCCACATTTTGAAATATCGTAATCTCTTTCAATTGTAATTTTTCTCCGGGAGCCCATGCAAACAGATCTTCTTTTAATTCTTGCCGAAGTTTTTTCCGGAATCCCAAAACAGCGGATAAGTCCTCGTTCTCGTAAAAATCGTCCCTCAGCAGTTGTTCTAAGCCACCAAGAGAGCGCACAACCCGTGTATAATTTTTGAGGATTTGATCTTTTCTGAATTTGTTTAAATCGTGCTTAAAGGACTCAAAAGCAATTTCCAAGGATTTTCGACAAGTTTTAACAACATTCATAGTTATCCCCTATGATATTTTGAGATATGTACCACAGAAGGGGCAATGGGTGATACTTTCCCCAAGAATTTTGTAATCTTTCCGAATATAGATCTTATTCTTTTCGCAGAAGAGGTTCATCTTCCCACAACAATGCACTCCCCGAGCACGTCGAGCAAACACCCGTTGTTTTACATTTTCACGGATTCTTGTTTGAATTCTCGAAACTACATCACTTCCCTTTTCCTCCCCCAAAGATTCCAAAGGTTTTCCAGAAGAGTATTCTTTTTCCATCTGTGTTTTACACCCACTGCACAAGAAAGTTTTATAGTAATCTCTCTCGGTTCTGTGCCCATCGAAATAAGAATCCGTCAAAATTTCAACAGATTGTGGATTACTTTTACTGCACACAGCACAATAATTTTTTTCTTTCATTGTATTTCCCTTTTCAATATATTACCGGATAGGCAACAAAACTTCAAAACCGTGTTACAGGCTCATAACCTCCCGGGCACTTAACAAACAATTTACCACCCTTAGATTTTAAAGTCCCCACGAGGGCTTTATCGTCAATTGGTTTGGTTTTGAGGTCCGGTTCATCTAACCAATCATCTATGTCCAGAACTTTTTCTTCCGGGGGAGTTTCGATAAGATCCACAAGAGGGGGAGTTTCTTTCACAACTCCACCCCTCTTTTCCAAATACACGAGAGTAAATGAAATAATGCATGGGATAATATCAAAAAATAATGCCACCGGCCAAAGGAATACAATAGCCGATGCAAAGGATTCATGGGCTTTTCTATTCTTTCCAACAGTTTCAAACTCACTGTGATAAATCCACCGATAGACCCCGGAACAGATGGCACCAATGAAAAGGTAACATACAAGGGAAGTCAAATAACTCATACATCCTCCTCGTCAAAGATTTCTTCCTTAAGCAGTCGGATTTTATCAAGCTCCCGATCAAGAACACGGGTCACCCTGCTTACAAATCTAAATTTTCGAGTATTGAGATATTCTTTTGCCCGCTTATTAATAAGCATATCCAGTTGTTTTTCCCACTCCTCGCAAACCTCCTTGATGGGAAGCTCAAAACCCTCAATAGACAATTTCACCTCGAATCCATTTGCACTCTTCGGTAATTCGGAGAGGATTTTTGAAAGTCCTAGACCTTTAAATTTTGTTTTGGTAATAGCTGTGAGAAACAGGTGCTCGAACCAATTTCCACGCTCTTTTAGAAAGTTGAGATATTGTTTCGGCATTTCCTCATTGTGCTTTTCTTTGTCGGACATTTTGATATCTTTTGACATGTTTCATTCCTTTTTTATGCATTTACTTAATGAATAACGGGTATTTCCGATACAAGTATTCATTTTTCGAGATATCTTAGACAAACGATTTGCAACAGACTCAAGCCCTACTTCTCGCATCGATTCAATCACTTTTTCAAATTCCTCAATAGTCCCACCGAACTCTTCCAGATTATGAATCACAGAGTACCAATCGTAAGAGGTCTTTTCTTCCTCGGGGGATTTCAGCTCTTTTCCCGAATTCTCTTGAAAGTAAACACAGGAAGTAGGCCCCTCCATGTGTTTTAAAAGACAAGTCTTACGAAAATAACATTCCCCACACTCTTCATGAGAATTTTTCCCGGGACTTTCTGCAATATGCTTATAAAAGTTGCCGAAAACGCTCTCAACCTTCTTTGTTTTAGAGCATTCACAACATACCGTAAACGGTGTTCGAATATCATCCACTTTTCCACAGAGAATACATTGTGACATACTTTACCCCTTTTTCTTCTTTTTATCACACACCCGAAGTGCCGTGGACAATACTTTACCAAGACCTTCCTGTGCTTCTTTCAATTGCTGATTCAAAGTTTGGGAGTCCTCTTGCTGAACAATATTTACATCCTGCCTCAAAGCTTCTGCCATTTCATAAAAAGCTCTCCACAGCTTTTCATTTCCAAGGTGCTGAAAACTACCTGCATACATCATCAATTTGTTGGAAATCTCTTCAATATCTTCCAGAGCGTCTTTTTTACTCATATTTGTTTCCTCCACAGGTATATTACCGGATGCCTTCGGAAACTTCAAAAATTTCTTCTATTCTTTTTGCCCAATGTTTACTGAAGATTTCACTACCCCAAGGATATTTATCCCCCGGGCAATCTTTATTGTCTGTGATATCGGAGATTCCAGAAATGGTTGAAAAATCATCCCCCAGCACATTTAACTCTGCAATTTTCAACAATTTACTCACCCTTTTTCGCTCTTTCCTATCCAAGGTATGAAGCAATATTGGGCATATTGGTTTTACCAACAAGAGAAAATTAACAAAAGGACAGACACAGGTTTTTCCCTTTCTCCCACAATGATTTTCAAATTCTTCCATCCCATGAGTCATGGATATCAGCCCAATGTCTTTTATTGTCAAAAGAAGAAGTATTGCCTCATAGGTATTCCATGCAACATACAGGGTGATATCCTTTGATAAATACTTTTGGAGAGTATTTAAACGGAATGGATTACTTTCAACGATAAGAATTTTTTTCATACATCGAACCCAATCTGTTTTTTCAGATACTTTTTTGCATCAATCCATTTTCCCGTTGATATATCCAAAACTTCACCCACAAGAGACATAAACAAAGGATTATGAATAGACACAATGAATTGATACCCCTTGAGTGACAGATCTTGGTATGTTCCTACAAGCTTCACAATGGATTTAGGAGATAATGCAGTATCTGGTTCGTCCACCAGTATCAAAGCGGGGGTTTTTTTCGGCAAATGGGAGAGTACAATATTATTAACCTCCCCATGAGACATCCACATCATTTGTATTCCGGCCAAATATGCCTCAGATGTTCCATTTGGATTTGGCCCCCGCAATCGAGGATTATGTTTCTCTGTATCGAAATATGCAGTGGACATCTTTTCGGAAGTTTTTATTTTCAAAAATTCCTTACGGTCTTCTTTTTTACAGGGCTCCCCCAATAATTGTAACAAAGAAGATTTGCCCGTGCCTTGATCCCCAACAAGAACATTTATTCCCTTCCGAAAAGAAAGAGAGAAGCCTTCTTTGAAACAACGGTAATCTTTAAGGAATGTTGCAGATTCTAACATAGGCCGGAAACCTCCACCTTAACAAGACGGTCTCCACGGGCATATGCTTCTTTCCAAGAGTAGAATCCAAAAGAATCAAGATGAATCTGGATTGCCACTCTTTTTGTTTCCGCATTGGAAGCAGAATAAAGGAAGGTGTTACCCTCCGCATTAATGCCCGTCACAACCCATATTATCATTTTCTTCATATATCACTCTACTTTTTTAAAGAATTCACTTTTGTATTATCCCACCGTTGCCGCCAATTTTCGGTATCGGCCCCTACATGCCCAATCCGCACATATTTTGCGATATTCTCCGAGAAGGAATTGAAATGAAATCCCTCTTCTGTCCGGATTACATACCCTTCACTCCCAGGACGATAAGAAGCCTTTATTTTCTCTTCATCGTAGACGCCCCGATACAAAACGGGGACAACCTTTAAACCCCATTCCTTGCAAAATAGTTCCATTTCATCCCAGGAGAGACATTCATTCTTTTCAGTCCAAATAGAGAACACCTCGAAAAAAGTATCGAGATCCGAATATTCAATTGCATGGGTTGCATAGAGATTTTCCCCACAAACCCGCCATCCCCCGGGGAGTTGGTAAAACCACTTTGCAAAATTACCTTTCAACCATCCTTGGGAAGGATGTACATTTCCATCCAAAGACCGGGCATGGAAATACCCCGAGGAGTAAATTGTGGAATTCTCTCCGTCTCTTTTTTCAGTTACGACCACATTCTTCCCAACAAAATGCTCCATACTGTGGAGAATCTTATCATCCCCATCTTTTTCCCGGCTCCAGGGGACATGAAAAGTCCTGGGGTATTTGTAGAGGTCTGTCATTTTATTTCTCGAATTCCGGGGTAACCCGATACTGCCCACAAGCACACTGTTCGGGGCTGTGAATTCCTTGGGGGTCCTTCGAGCAACCTGCAGGACTATCCTGCACTTTTACGCTTTTCTCTACATGATTGTATTCACGATCCCCAAACCACTTGGCACAAACACCACAACGCTTGATATCCGCAGAATGATAAGTAGGCATATTTTTGTATCTCCTTTTGTATTCTTCTTCTATATATTACCGCGAGAGCAACAAAACTTCAAGGCACTACCATAAATCCTCCGAGGTAAGAATACTCCCGATAAGATTTTTTGAGAGTTGCCCATTTTTCTTTGCCAAAACAAAGGCTTGCCGTCGAGAAAGAAACTTTCCCGATTCAGTTACAAATCCCTGCTTACCTTTTATTGGGGGAGGAAGGAGGAAGTCTTTCACCATCATATATATTACATTGGGGTGTCTCCCCGGCCTAAGACAATAGAAAATTATCCCATCTTGTTTTATTGCAGATCCAATTATTTTTTCCATACGAAAACCATATTACCACAATCTTGCAATTTTTTGTATCCATTGCGTTGCATATTTTCTTTTTCCGAAAGATTAGGGTCAAAGTCAATGAGCTTTTTTGCCAGCTTGTGTTTTTGAAATTGTAGGCGAGAATGTACTTGCCCGTCTTTCAAATACCAATAATTGGGTCTAGCAAAATTCACAAGTCCTTGGGTCTAGCAAAATTCACAAGTCCATTGTTTTTGATCAAATTTATGCAGGGTTAGAAATAGATCCTGTAGTTTTTCTTTATAAATCAATGGGATTTTGATCCCCCTTTTTCCAATACGGCATAAAACATCTGCAATGAGGCTATTTTCAAATTTACCCCAAAACGATAGAATAAAATCGACATCTGATGGCTCTGCGTAACTACCGAAAAGCAATAAGCCCTGTTTCATTGCTTCGTTGTTTTTTAAGAAATAAAGTCTGTTTCTCAAAAATTCTTTCAAGGATTTTTCGTTATCCCCATGTGCTCCAACCAATCGTAAATTATTTAGACATCCAAGTAAGAAATCGTCTTCAGATGGATTGGTTACAATATGGCGCATAATAGCGTCTTCAACTTTGTTATTTAATCCGCGACAAATGCCTATTTCTAATGCCGCCCACTTTTCTCGATCTGAAAAATGAAGGTTTTGCAAATCTATCAAAATAGCAGTAAGTTCATTTTCTGGGCAGGTATTGAAACGCTCTATGGTTTTTTCTAAGATTTCACAGTTATCCATTAAAAAACTCCTCTGGTATAAGAGCATACCAGAGGAGTTATCCTTACGTCAACAGGAACTATCTCAAACCTTATACTGATCCAACTACTGCCTCTTGAGCGTCTGTGAATGATGCACCTGTGCGGGTAATCACAACTCGGAAATTTACATACTCCACGTCTTGGGTGGGCTTAATATACAAATCCACATTCATTCGATATTGATCAATGTCTGTCGCGGAATTGTTAGAGTCATTGCAAACCACTAAGAAATCGTATACCCCTCTTCGGGCCTTAATGTCATTCATATAGTCAATTAGCAGGTCTTCTACTTGACTACGTGTTGCTTCATCATTAAGCTCGAACAAGAAATCTTCGAGGGTTTTTGCAATAGCTGGTTCAATAACACAGAGCAACAAGCGAACATGCAAACGAGAAAGGGTAGAAGGTCTTCCGAGAAGAGTTTTGTTACCCCAAATCAAGATACCACGTCCAGGAGCGAAACGAAGTGGATTGATACCACCACCACCGGAAACAGCACCATCATAGAGGTAATCCATTTCACCCTTGCTGAAACGTCTGCGAAGATCGAGAACATTCACTTGCCCACGTCGGAAACCTGCGGGCGGGAACCACATTTCAAAGTTCAATGCGGAGTAGCTGATTGCGGCACCGGCATACCCTTCTGGGGAAACGAACAAGTTTCTGTCATTGAACTTATCGTAGATCTTTACGTGTGGCGTGTACAATGCACTGAAAGAGCTTGACAGATTCAGAACATTCATCCAATAGTCTGTGATTTCGTTCAAATAGTTTTCAGAAGCTTCTCTTTCGTAAGGAACAGACAACAAACAGACGCAATCATGTCTCTTTTGTGCGATTGCATCAATATGTTTCTGATACGCAGGAGTTGCCCAACCACCATCCATGAAGCAGGTTACAGGATAGGTGTCTGCATTTTCGAACTTATCCGCCGCCAACATCATTTTTCCATCGGTTACCGGGTCCCCATCATTTCCACCGTTGTGATACAAAGGAGTAACTTGTGGAAGAGGATTTCCAAGGGTAAGAGGGTTCACCATTGCGCGAATAAGGTTTGAGCCTTCCAATACATCTTCGATGTAGAGGTTTTGTCCAAAACCATCTTTTGAACCGATTTCCAAAGAAACCGGCCAACTTTCCACGGGGATATTCAGGTTGGAGCGGTGGAACACTTCAATCAAGAATGAGTTAACTTCAGAAACAACCTTCATAGGAATGATCTGTGCCGTTCCTTGTCCAACAGAAGAAAGAACAAGAGTTACACCGGCAAGAGCATTATCAAGAGAATTTGCCAACTTGAAGGATGTTGCAGTATCTCTTACAGTGTAATAGGTGGAAGTTAAATCTAATCCTGTGGGCAATACATCTCCCGTTGCAGAAGAAAGCATTGTGAATCGGATAGGTTCTCCGGAAACAAATTCTTGTGCAGAGAGGATTTTTGTAGAGGCATCTGTCCCACCAGAAAGAGTTGCGGTGTTTGTTCCAGCAGACAAATCCCAAGCTGTGGCCCCGGAAGCAACCGTAACGGTCAAGATATCTGCAACAAGTGTGAGGAGGGCAGTTCTGATTTGATTCTGTGTTGAAACAGTATCTTCGATGGTTACTGTAATAACATTCCCGACTTTTACAGCCGTTTCAGCCCCTGCAGTTCCACCATCTACGATATTGATTACAATACCATTCTTGGTAGAGCCCGCAACAGCATTTACAGTAATTTTTGCATCAATGACAGCCGTTGCAGAAGTTGCAACAGCATTTACGATGTTTGTTGAATTCAGAGTTAAAGATTCACGATCTCTCTTCAACCAGATTTTCAAACAAATATCATCGGACCAATCACCGGGATCAGCTTGATAGATAGTGAATCTATCGTTTGTGTCAAAGGTGTAGGCAGTAGGATCAGTTTCCCCGGCCACCCAAGCAATGTTGGTGGTTTGGTTCAACTTGCGAATTGCAAGTCCACCGTACTTGTAATTGTCCCCAATAACACGCTGTACCCACATTTTGTCGGATTTCTGCATAAATGCCAAACCGGAGAAAAATCCGAGAGAATCTCCAACTTCCACTTTTCCCAATGGGGTGAAAGTTTGCAAGAATTGTGTTTCAGAGGTTGTCAAACGAGGTTGATCGATAGGGCCTTTGCTACATGGAAGAAGCAAACAACCATAAACCCCTGGGAAACCCGGGACACGAGTAGAAAGATCAATTTCTTGAATATTTACAGCAGCAGATCCACCTGAAAGTGTCATATCCTAGCCCCCTTATTTCTCGTACGCGACGAAAGAAACACCCTTGGGAAGAGCACCGATTTTCTCTTTTTCGACATTTTTTACAACCTGTCGAGGAGAAAGAACAAGTGCTTCACCAAGGTAAGAAATGGTTACAGGGTGGTTTAGGACATTGATGAGACTACCCACTTTAGCCATACAAACCCTCCGGGATAAAATAAAATAGGTGCCTGGGTATTAACCCAGACACCTATTCGGAGGATATTATGAAATTAAGAGGTTATTCTTTGTAGTCAAACAACTTTATCGGGTGGTCTTCGGGGAAACGACTATCGGAGGTATATATGAAACTCCCACCGAAACAGAACCAGACATCTTCTGACCCGGGAAACAGTGGTTCACCCCGAGGGATCTGCTTTCCGAATTGTTCCACTGTGATCAACTTTACAGCAGGACAATCCTTTGTCGGCTCCGAGATCTCAGGAATGCCTGCGCCAATCAGTGTAATTTCTTTTTTGTCATGAAGAATGCAACTTTTGGAATGGTATGTCCCTCGGTAAATATCACAGCGAAGTCCCTTTTGAATTTTATTTTCCATATATCCACTCCTTGGGGTTTTTGTTCTTACAGGAAGATATTACCGTGAGACCCATAAAACTTCAAATGTTGAAGATGATGGCAAGATCTTCAAGAAAATTCAAGGTTTCCTCGTGGCTACCCTTCAATGTTAGAGCATTTTCAATGATTCTCTCCATAGGCAATTTTCGAATTGCTTCCCGCAGATTTTTCACGGTAATCCCTGTCTCTTCCATGGCGTCTCGTTTGAACTTAAGATTCAAATTTCTTTGGGCGTCTGCTTTTGTTTTTTGATATTGTTTCCAGACCTCCATTTGTTTTTCATAATCGACCAAAGCAACCAAATGATTCTTTACCGCTTCGGCATTCAGCATTCCCTTTTCAGTGAGGAAAGGAGCTTTTGGTTTTGCCATGTAAGGCATATCATTTTCTGCAGAATAATTTTCAAGATTCATAAATTTTTCCTTTCTGTATTTAAATTACCAACCATTCTTGCGAAGAAGAAAAGTTTCAATACTCACCACAACAACCGACAACAGGATTACTGGGAGATACACCGTGGGATTGCAGAAGTAACAGACACCAACAGAGAGAGTTGTCCAGAGAAAGGCATCCAATTTGTAAGCATCTCGGGGGGTCATGTATTTTCTCCTGTATGTTTTTTCTTACAAGGATATATTACCGCGAGGGGTATAAAACTTCAAATCTTTTTTACGACCAAACCGTAACCGTTGGAGTAATTTGTGCCTGCTCGATTACATGGGTTCTATTAACAAAATCTCGGAGACGAAAATCAATCTCCCCAATTAATTTTGCACTCACATCGGACATACAAATAAATTCCCCGGTGATTTGCACAACACCATCCACAAAATTGTAAAGGTTATCCTGTTTGTTGTATCCCGCAGAGGTTAATCCTTCGAAAGGCCAAATAACCTGATAATCAAAAGTTCCAACCTCTTGCCAAGAAAGAGTAACATTCTTGATATCATTTATTGCAGCTTGCGCCAAGAACATTACTTCAAATGTCTTGGAAGCAACGATATCTGTTGTATACCATCTCCAATTAACTTCAAAACTACAATATCTTGTCTTAAATTGGCTTGCGGCTAAATTTGGAATATCTTTTTGAATTGCCGGTTGGAATCTTACCATCTCAAAAGGCTTCAAAACACCCATATTAAATGTAAACAGGGGGAACACAGATTGTTTTGTTATATCAAAAGCAGAACGAACAGATCTAACTCCCCGAATAGATTCCTCGTACGTGAGCGTTGGATCAAATTTGAAGTTTGCTTTTGGATACATTACTTGTATCTTATTCAAGACTTCATTCATGATCAAAGGAATAGGAGTTAAAACAGTCCAGTTTGCCATATTATCCCTCTTGTCAATTGCTTATTCCATCACTTGATAACAACCTAGAAAAATCCATTCTGATCCACCCGTAGATTTATCTTCTTTTCCAACAAAGGTTCAATCCATTGGTGAATATAATCGGCACTCCAAACATAATAATTATCCAATTCATCTCGTGTGCTTCTTGTGTTGGGTGTTCCCGGGGGCGCAAAGGGATATTCTTCCCGAAAAGCTTTCTTCAATTCCCAATAATCTTCCGGGGTGGGGTTCTTGAAAACTTTTACTCGTCGCCCATTCCCCAGAACTAATTCAAAGACACTATTTTCTTTCAGAGAAGAATATTTTTTAACCATATATGAATTCATCGTTTTCAACCAATTTCATTTTGTGGAAAGCAAACCATATTTTCACTTCTTTCAAACATTCTTCTCTGTGACCACCAACTAATTCCGCCCCTTGGAAACGATGCAAAACTTCTTCGGAAATATCCGGAACAATCAAGGGGTCTCCGTCAATAAATCCATGTGAATTTAACTCATCTATCTCCTCTTCGGAAAGGAATGTTCCCCAATCTTCTTCAGGAATATCCCGGGAATCCGTTAAATCATTATCCACCATATGTCGGAGGGTTTTAAGGATAACGCTATCATCGATTCCCGTATCCATCCATGCTCTGAAAAAAGCATAGCCCTTATCAATAAACTCTATTTGATTTAGATTTTCCTCTTCTAACCCATTCTCCAACAGCCAATAGGTTAATTCGGTCTCCGAAGACATTCCCAAGGATTCCCCATTATATAGATATAAAACATTGTTTTTGGTCTTCAAATACTCTACAAAATCCTCTATGCTGAAATCGATGTTTTTTTGATACTCGGGTTGAATATCCACAACAATCAATTTACCCTTCGATAAAGCAGAATATTTTTTAATCATGCGGCAGATCCTTTTGTTACCAATTCTAATTTTTTCTGCATCTTTTTGATTCTACCCTCTAGTTTTTGTTGGATATACTGTGATGGGATTTTATCCGAATTCCAGCCCATTTTTCTTACTTCTTCTTGTTTCCAGAATCTTTTTGCTTTTTCTTGAATATCGTTCGGGAAAAAAGACAAAGGATATTGTTGCGCGGGGCTCGGTAATTCCGGCAATCGTTTATCCACTTTATGTTGTTCCCGGAATTTTACTCCGGAATAATCAAATTCGGTAAATTTAAACTCGGGATCATATACAACGGAAATTCTTTCCGGGAAGGAGAGTTGATTCACCTTTTCCACATCCGCCTTATATTTTCCCAAGATGGTATCCATCTTCAGTTTTTCCACAAGAAGTCTTGCAAGGGATTTAGAAGTATTTCCAACACTCTTCACAAGATCTTTTTCATCTTTTGTTACGAGACCTAAGAGAATAGGGATGGTTTCTGCAGATACTGCTTTTGTTGCCCCATCGGGGAGTTGCACAACAAACTCATGAACAATCAATCTCCCCGTTTCATCATTCAAAGATGGATTATCCCAATCCGATACCCGCTTTTCAATTGTTCCTTCAAGATCATCCTCTGCCAATTCCCACTTGTATTGCCATTTATACGAGAGTAATTTTGCTCCGGAGGGTCCTGTAATTGGTGGGTTGAAAACAATAGTTTCCACAGGTCTTCCCCGGCCCACTTCCAAATTGGAGTATTTTTGTATTTCCATAGAAGAGATATTACCCTCTGCCCCCAAGAAGTTCAAAGTAGATTCCTTTTTTGAGCTTTCTTCCGGAGTAGGCTTAGGAATAAAATTTGGATTAGAGAACCATTCGGCGAGGTTTGAAAATTTTCGGATCATTTATTAAAAACCTGCCCATCGATCAAAGATGCTTTAAACTTCTCGTATTCTTCCAGGGTAATCTTGAACATCTTCAGCCCTTTTGTTGTTCTTACTTTTGGGTAGGGGGCAAGATCGGGATGCGTGGAATACCCAATGTTCAATTCAATCCAATCTTCTGCAAAAAGAAATGTTTTTGCAAAATATCTCAAATCGGGAAATTGAGATCCATAATTTTTATCCAACACAACAATGGAGCAAGTATTATCCATTCTCTTACGCAGGAAAACAAGCCTCTCGGATACTTTTTTTAAATTATGCTCCAATGCTTCTGTATTTAATTCTTCCGACAAGGGGACATTTAATCCCAGTCCTTTTATCCTTTGTATTTCAGCTTTGAAATTAGAACCATGCCCACCCCTATCTCCGGTATCCTTCCATATTTCCCGAGAAAACAAAAGAATATGGATCATTTCATGAACCATGATGCGGGTCAAAAGCTCAAGATCAAATTTGTAATTTTTACTGATCTCAATTTCTTTTGGGGTCATTTTCTCTATTGAAACATTTCGGATCTTCCACCAAACAGAAGCTCTTGCAATTCCCAATTGTTTACTACTTCGGGCAATACCTACAGGGACCTTCGGCACAGTATTATTGAAATATTTTGCATTCATTTCATCGAAAAAAACATTCAAATCAAATGTTTGAATATTTATCAAATCCCCGTATTCTTTTGCAAGATGTGAGTATCGTAGGATCATATCGTCAATTCTTTGACACCTTAAACTTTACGATCTTTCCAGAAGAATCTGTAATTGCAACGATAAGACCCTCGCTCAGAGCATCTTTTCCCACAAATCCATTGAGGAGGCCCAAGACACCCAATCTATCTTTTTCATTAACTGTTACTGTAGGGTGGTGTATAATTCCACTATTGCAAGAAACATGATATGCAAATAAGCGTTGGATTGCTTGAGAATCAATGGAAAGTAACTTATTCAACTCATTGACAATAAATGTTGCAAGGGTTACATTTTTTGCTGCAATATTTAATTTAGAAATCTTATTCATCTAAGCTATCTCCAAGGTTATTGTATTCAAATGTTTTATAAACGGAGTCCGTTAGGCCCCACTGCATGATTTGCCCAACGACTCCCCGTTTAATTGTCCCATCGTCTGATTTTATCTCAATCAAGTCTTGTGGCACCAAATCATCCATTGTATACAGGATCTGTTTTTCGAGCATTCCAGTAGAAGCAGCATCGAAAGGAGAATTGGGGATTTTTGTGATAACAATTCTTGCACAAAATGAGATGTTGCCTTCTACATCAATCAATTCTTTTATTGGCTCATGCTTCCCCGGGGAAACACCGCTGAAATCCCCGAAGACAGAAAGAGCCGCATCAGATAGATCTTGTGCGTCTGTTGTCGGGTTATTTTCCGAGGCAGATGGAATCAATTTCTTTCGAAAGACTGTAACAGAAATCCCCCGATGTTTCAATTGTGCCTTTATTACTTTATTGGCAAATTTTTCTCGGAAGAGTCTTTCGTACTGTTGCAGTCTACTAATTTTTTCCATTATTACAACTTAAATCCAATATAAACAGAATCAGGAGTTGCTTCCTTAATCTTTTTCCCAAGTATAATTTTTGCAGGACCTTTTATTGAAATCTTTTGTGCAATTGCAAATTCTTTGCCTTCTTTTTCAAACTCCAAGATAGATTGCAAAGATAAAATATCTCCAATTTCTCTGCAATAATATTCAGAGACTTTTGTTGCAAGATCATTCACAAACATTTTATTCCAGGGATTTGAAATTGCTATCACATGAAGTTTACGCATAATTACCTCAATCGAATTCTGGAGTTGAAAACTTGAATAAATGGACTATTCCCGTAAAGAAAATTGAGTGTCCCAGTGTTGGGAATACCAATAATAAACTTTTGAGATGTTTTCTTCAATCGTTCTGCTTTTGCATCGAACTCTTCCAATAGAGCCCGGTACAAATCTTTGTAGTCCCCTAATTTAGAGGGGAGATTTAATTCTCCGATTGTTGCATCAAATCCATTTTGTGTCCACAGATGTACAAGCATACGGATAACATTTTTTGCGGCTCCAAGATACAGGAGAGATTTCCAACGAGTATCCGGGGTGTCGTAGATGGTAACAACCGAAAGAAATGTTTGTGGGGCAAAAGAATTGATATCATCGGCAGCATCGTAAATAGCTGCAGCAATATCATCCTTATCTGGGATATAATCCAAAATATTATCTGCAAGGGTGAAATGCCAGCGACTCTCAACACCCTCTACTATTTTTTGGATTGCCACATTCGGAGGTGTGGACATTGTTTTCTCCCTTACGAAAGTTTTTCAATATCTGTCTATTTCAATACATTCGTAAAAGAAACCCCGGGCATTTCTACCCGGGGCTGGTTTATCTCAAATCTTTCTCTTAGGGGGTCTTCCTCTTGGATCTGTTCCAGGAAGATTGGGGGTCATATCGTATTCTGCCCGCTCTTTTGCAATTGCTTCATCCACAACTTTCATGGGGGTTTCCAAACGCATATCCTTCAAGTCTTCCATCTTTTGTTCCATTGGGATTTTCCCGGGGTTTGTATAAATAGAGTCAACAAAAGTCATCATGAGGTGTTTTTTGCCCGAGGTAAGGGGTCTATATTGATTACCTTTAATTGTTTCCCAATAGGTCTCCCCAAACAAATCCCAGCTTCCAGTCAAATCATCATCATTGGCATCCATAGCATAAAAATCAATGTTATGCCTATTCTTAAATTCTTCCCATGTCTTGGAGAAAATAGCAGTTTTCTTTATACTAAGTTTCTTAATCATACTTTTACTGTTCCTTTTCAGATGTTTTCGAGAGCAGCTTTGAGGTGTTCATTAAAATTATCATCCTCAACAGTTGCATTATTATACGCAGAATTTGTTAGGTGCTTAATCTCTCTCTCGGAAATCTTTTGGTCCTCGGATTGAATTAACTCTTCCCCGCTTTGCATAATTCTTTTCATCTCTCTATCATCGATGCGGATAAAGTTGTACCATTTTGTTGTTAATTCCTTTGGGAAAATATAAAAATACCCTGAAGGATACCACTGGGAAAAATCAAAGCCATAGTGGGATTGAAAAGCATCTCTTACATTACTCAACAAATCAACACTAATTGCATCGTTATTTGCCCATGAATATGCTTGTTCTATTACATTCTCAAAATTAAAAACATCCACGGAATCACTGAGGGCATCAAGAACGTCAATAACTTCCGAAGTATCATCAAGTGCTGCCCATTCTTCCGGAAATTGTTTTTGAAGAGCATCAAAAATTATCTTTTTATTCTGCTCAGAAATAAAAATATATCTTTTAACAATATCTTTGATATCACTGTAAGACGGACTACTACTTAGTTCTTCGGTCCCATCCAAGAACTCATCCAGTCTATCCCCTTCAATAGATTTCTGGAATAAATAAGATGCTTTATCCAATTGAAAAGCAAAACGACCATTTTCATCCCCAAACTTTGCCAACAATTCCGAAATCTTTTGTGGAGGAAGATATTTGTTGGAAAAAAATGTGTTTATCTCCGGATATAATTTCAAAAAGGACTCAAAATCAATCGGGTCATCATCTTCATTCATAAATTGTTGTGCTTCGAAATGAAATTGAAACTGTATAACGATACGTTCATGTTTTTTCAACAAAATCCACAATGTCCCCGATTTAGTATATTGTGCGAAATTATCGGGATATTGAGTACACCATCGAGTCCCTCTTGCATAAAATTGGGATGCTTCCAAAGTCTTCGGGGAAACAATCTTCCACTTTTCATCCTCGTATTCAAGAGTAGCCTGTTTTGTTTGTATGTAATAATCATTGGTCAACAAAACCATAGGATCTTCGTCCACATCTTCCACCTTCGGGGCAACAAGGGTCTTCTGTTGTTGTACAAAGTGAAATAGCTCCGAGGGGTTTTTAAATTGATTGATGTCTGCAGATTTGTTACTATTACGAAGGCTTGGGATAATTTGGTTGAATGTGGATAAATCTTCTGTGATTTTGTACAAATCTTCCAGCTTCAATTTTCCCTGTTGATACATCCGTAAAATCCATTGACCATATCGCCCTATTTTTCTCGGTGCTTCTGTGTTCTGTTTTTGTATCTCTGGATCAGCAGAAACCAATCGATTGAAAATATCCCGGGGAATATCCGAATAGTATTTTGTGTATGCTTCTTCAATCCCGGCAGTCACCAGAAAGGATTCCACTTTTAAAACAGAGAAATGCTTCATACCCGCAAAATTTCCTTTGTAATAATAGAATCTACCGGGTGTATATCTATTTTATCGTATGCAGAGGGGAGTTCTGAAATAATAACCCCGTATTTTTCCAAAACCTCTTCACAATTATTAAGAGACAATGAGGAAATTATATCCTTTATTTCTTCTTCGGAGACACCAACACGAGAAAGATAATCTGCAATTGCAGGGGCAATATCTTCCTCAACAGACGCCATTTTCAATTGTGTTGAAGCCAACTTGAACCGTTGCAATAGTTTCTCGAAAGATGTCTTATCGAGGTATTTGTATACTCGGATCAAATGTTTGCAAAGATACCTATTACTATCCGGATCCCGAATTACCGGGGGCCTATTTTCCACATTCCCGTCAATATGGTAACCAAACTGAGAGGCATAAAAAGCGGAGCCATAATACAAAAATGCAGGGCAGCTACATTTCAACAACACTTCTTCTTTTACGGGGACATGCCAATTTTGATCAATAAGCTTAAAAGTGACATCCGGAAAAATTACAGAAGCAATGTGGCCTTTGGGGTTAGAATAAGACTCCAAACATCGAACAACAAAAGAAAAACGACGAAGATTTTTCCGTGATTTAATCCCAAGGATATTTCCATTTTCGGCTTTGTCCTTGGGCTTTTTTGAAGTCAGACGGTAAAGGGTTTCAAAATTCATTACCAATCCATTTATTTGAAACCTCCCCGCTTTTAACACAGGGAGGTTTCAAAATTACTTACATTTTAGATGCTCTTCCACGCTTTGGTGCTGGTTGTTCAATCTTTGTTTCTACGAGGGGGATAACTTCCATATCCTTTTTATCTTCGCCCTCAATTGCTTTCTTCAACTCTTCCTGCGTGTTAACTTCCACTGCTTTTGGGGGCTGTGGAGTTTCATCTTTCTTTACTTCATTTTTGACATTCTTCTTTGTTTCAAGAATAAAACCTTTTTCGATCAATCCCTTTTTAAGGGTTGGGTTATCTACAAAAAGGGAATCGGGGATATCCTGCCCGGGCAAATAGGTCTTATTATTGATGCTCAAGGGATTTACAACCTTCATACGTACTGGCTCCTACATAATAAAAATATTATTCTCTTCACAAAAAGAAAGAGAATATCACTTACTTACTAATAGAGATCTCACATTCCAGGCAATTCCAATGTTCTTTGTCTTCTTCCAGGGGTTTATAGCAATTTGGGCAAATTGGAACTTTTCCGAAATATTGCAATTTCTCTTCCCGGGCGACTCGTCTTGTGATTGAAGCAATAAACCCCCAGTTGGGGTTATGTTCCTCTCTCCACGGGGCCGGGACCTTTACTTTTGCAACACCCCATTTCCTCAATCCATTTTCTTTTACATCAATCTCCATCAAACCACATTCAATAGGAATTTCTTCCGGCTTTATCAATCCTACAGGGGCAGCAAAATAAAATTGATTGCTGAAAATTAAGGCTTGTCTTCTTTTCAGAGGATTTTTCATCTCTTTCAAGAAATCCCCTCTGTTTACTTTTATCTCAAAGGCAATCTTTGCATAATGGTCACATGGGAATAAAGAAAAAACAAAGAAATCTATTCTTTGTTCTGTTGCTCCTTTTCCTTCCCCGGGGAGATTGTATCCCGTACCAATCCTCAATTCAGGAAAACATGCATATCGTTCCCGTCTGCTATTGATGTACTTGCACCGTAAAACCTCTGTTATCTCTTTACTGGTCATGTTTGCCCCTATCCAAAAGAAATTGTTTGTAGGAGTATATCTTAGCCCCTTGTTGGATTGCAAGTAAATATTTGGATTTTCGCAAATCATAATGGGGATGAATTGGATGATCTTGGAACCATGCTAATTTCATCCCTATTTTTTCTGCAAAAACATGAAGCTCACATGTAGTATCTGCCCACATGTGAGCCCAATATCCTTCACTTTTTCCGTAAAATGTTAATTTATCAACGTACACCATATGAGGTTGTCACACAAAATGAGCAATTACCCATGCTTAATTCTTTTCTCAGAACATCTAAAACAATCTCAGCTTCTTCTTGGGTGATTTGATATTTATTCAAAACCCCCAGAGAGATTTCTTCATCTGCAATAAATTGCCTATTCCCACAACCTTTTATCGGGGTGTCATCCAGATCCGTTGTTACCCCGAAATCCAAATACGAAGCTGGGACCCCATTGATGAGGAATTCTTCCAAATCACACATATCTTTACAACGACGACAAGTGAGGATCATTTTTTTCTCGCTCATAAGGGAAATTCATCCTTCCTAAATTGTATAATCTTTCCTGTTTATTTCTGTTTTCATTTCTCAAGAAAGAATTGTTGAAATACCGAATAATACGGGGGAATAATTTGTATTCAATGATATCCGACAAAGAGGCAATCTTACAGGGTCTTTCTAACCTGCCCCACAAAACCCCGGAATCATAGGGAAACTCAACCCTTTTCACCCCTCCCGGGGCAGCAGAGTGCCCAAGATAAAGAGCCGGATTCCATTCCACCTCAACAATAAACCCACGACCATTGGTTTTCCGTTTTTCTCGGGTATTTGTCTTTTCGCTGTCCATACCGGAGATTTTCAAAGCAAGCATTTTTCTGTGCAAAAACTTTATCAGCCGGAGTCTCTCAGTTTTCTTTGTAAGCGGGGGAAAACCCCGCAACGTTGCAAAATTATATTTCATTTTTACAAAGGGAGGGGATTTTTATGTCCCCTCCCTTTTCCCATTCTTAGAAGTATTCTTTTACTCGCTCCATCTTCATATACAGGGTTTTATCCCCTGCTTCATAGGCATAGTTCTTCTTGGGGTCAAGAACAAAGCCTTCGAAGTTTCCACCGGTCAACAGTTTTGCCATCTTCAGACCGGCCAATTTTCCCCGGATAGAAAACAACTTGGATTTCGTCTGTCGGAGTTGATCCTGCAGCCAATCACGAGTTTTCACAACAGGAGCATTCAAATCGATCTTATCCTGGGGGGCATTTCGCTCAATCCTTGATTTTGCCTCTGACATAACTTCGAAAGCAACTGTCAGATTCTTCTTTGCCTTCAAAGCAACATCAACATCATCCACTTTCGGAAGACTGGAAATACCCTTGAAAACAAACTCAAAGGCCCGGGTCTCGTAACTGTCACACTCATCGTTCTTTGGAGTCTTATTTTCCACCCCGGCATACGAGCCTGATTTTTCAATCCCACTGGCTTCAAGGACCGCAATCTGTGCCGCTGTTTTGCCCTCAAAAATACCAACCTTCTTCTGTGCCGCAGTGGAGTTTGATTCGAACTGCTTCCAGTAATAGTTGAGGTATTTCTGATAGGCTTCTTCCTTCACCAATTCGGAAGCAAGAGAGAACACCGTAGAAGCAGAGATATTCTCATCGTACATTGCATTGATGACAGGGAGCTTGTTCAATTTCACCACAGCACAAACAAACTTCTTCCCATGAGCATTCTCGATATCTTTTTGTGCCGTTTTGTCCCCGAGGATTGTTTCTTCCAGAATCTTCTTTTTCTTCTGGATCTTTTCAAAAGTTTCCTGGGGCATCAATGCAACCAACTTGTTCATGTTGAGATTGCCATCTTTGATGATCGTGTGGTTTCGATACACGAAAGCATCCAGAGTTGAAGGTAGACCCACAGAGCTTGCTTCATTTTCATCCAAAGCAACCGTTCCAAAAATTGTCATTCGGAGAGAGAGATTGCAACGTTCTTTGTTGAAAACAAAGTTCTCGAAGGGGGCAAGCACCGTGTCTTTCCCAAACTTGAACCGGTTCTGTGCATCCACGGTTTTCTTCCCAATACGCTTATACTCCACAGACTCATTGTGGAATGGGACATAGTAGGATTCTTCCGCAAGGATATTCAACAGGTCATATGCACAGAAAGCATCTTTTGCCGGGAGATAATTCCCTTTTGCCTGCCCATCAACATATCGATCCCCCGTGTTGAATGCTGCCTTTTCCAGCAACAATTGATGATTTGCACATTCATCAAAAGTATAAGAAGACATATGGGAGTCAATGAGTGCTTTATCCCCAAGAGTTGCAAGAACTTCCAGAGATTCTTTCCGGCGATTGCATAGTACAGAGAATATGCATAGGCATACAGGAAATTCCGCACCGTGGGCTCCGCAACCTCTTCTTTCAGATCTTTTGTCTCATACGGGGCATCATTGTAATGGAACCGGAAATCACCCTTATCTGAAACAATAAAGAACTGATTCTTTTTCTTATCCAACTTGGAGAGATACAATTCCAGATTGGACATTTTTGCAAATTTCCGGTTGAGGTAAATGCCATCAACACCCATAGGATATTCCAGATGAACCTGTTCCACCCGGGAATCTGAAATACGCTCGAAATTTCTCTGCCAGATCGAGAGATACTCCGAGATTTGCGAAGAATGCGTGAAAATACCGAACTCCGTTGCGGCAGAAAGCTTCTTCAGGAAGTCCACATTGTAGTAGTTTCCGTAACCAATGGTATTGAATGAAAGGATGTCCTTATTGAGACTCTTCACCAATTCCAAGCTTCTCCGCTCTTCTTCAACATTACCCCAAGGAACCCCACAAGGAATGCCATCGGTAAACAAGGTAGCAGAAATATTGGGGCACATGTCCCTCAAATCATTTACAATGTCTGCAACTTCCTTGATAGGCTCCGAGAAACAAGTTGTTCCAAGAGAAATCCGAAGATCATCCAATTTTCGAATCAATTCAGGGGATTTCACAGCACCCTTCACAAGAGTTTTGTATTGCCCGGGAGAACTGAACCAAACAACAGAAATAAGGTCTTCTTTACCCATCAACTCCACAACACTCTTCAACTGATCCACCAGATTATCCAACAAGGAGTACATTGACCCCGAACGGTCGATAATAACGATCTGATGGATTTTCGGGACAACAACGGACTTCACTTCAGTAATGACTTCATCATCATCCTGATTTACCGTGGTCAAAACAAGGTCTCGGCCACTAAGCAACTTCACTACATTCCGATAAAAATTCATGTTTCCTCCATGTATATTTGTGCAGGACACTCAGACATTTTACTGCTTTTTCAGAATACAATAATTGCCTTGAAATTTCAAATGATTTATCGTTCCCCATATTCCTTTTGTGTCAGACACTTGAAAGAAATTTCCGTGGGAGTGACCGGGATAACCATTGTGTGCTCATCCAGTTGAACACACTTGTTAAGGCATGTATCAAAATAGATCGGAAAATGATTATCCGCCCCATGGATCTTCAAACGCACAATTGGGCATTCCATCTTAACGATAAAAAATCCGGGTTTCAGATCTTTCAAAAGAACGGTCTGATACTGTTCGCACTTGAAAACCATACCATTTGACTCAAACTTGTTTTCCATGCCGTTTTTCTCTCCTGATAAATATTTTTCAAACTGGTTTTTCAAAGATTTTAACAAATCCTCGGACCACAAATACCGGGCATACTGATCATGCGACCCGGCTTTTTCTATAATTGCATATTTGGAATCAATTGCAAACACTGTGGGGGAATAAGGATGTTCGGAATTTTTCAATCCCAACCTCATCAAAAGTTTTCCCACAACCTTTGCATCAGTTCCCAACTTTTTTCCCAGATCGGTTTGGGTTTTGTATGTCTGCTTTTTCTTCGGATTTTTTTGAGTTTCATTCCAGAAAGTATCCGCTCTTTTCATTACATTGGATATCCTATCATTTCCATCAAAAAACTCAGAATGAATCTCCCAAATAATTTTTGGGATTAAATTATTTTTTGCAGCTTCCTCAATCCATTTTGCCACATCATAACCCGTTTTACCTTTTCCCAAGTCATAATCAAAAGATATGTGGGTAACATTCTTACTTTGCAGATAATTGACACACTCTTGATAGCTTGTGACATGGACTACGGCTCTTTCACTATTGGAAATAACCCGCAACCAATTTGGAACCGGGCGAACATCATCGAGCCAAACAAAATATTTCATATATGTTTCCTTCACATCCTATTACAGGAGTATGCAGACATTTTACCACTCTTTTTGATCAAAATCAACACTTTCCCAATATTTTTCAGCTTTTTGCATTGCTCGAACAATATTTCTTGCCCCTGTTGGATTTTGAGAATGAACCGACCACTCCAATTTTTGAATTCTTTTTTCGAATGCTGCTTTTTCAATCCAACAAGCGACATCGTAACCGGAAAGCCCCTCTCCAAGATCATGATCAAAATCAAGATAGACAACATCTCCTGTTTCCAGAAGGGAGATTGCCTCCTCGTAGTTCTTGCAGATATGGGTAAACCCTATTGCGGTGTATGTGGGGTGGGTTGGAATAGACCTCACATCATCCAGCCAAATCCGTATTTTCATATTTTCTCCCGGGGAATATTACCAATACCGCAGGGTAAACCCCTCTTCTTTGTTGAAGGACAAAACCCGAGATTCTTCATGCACTTCAGCGCACACCCTTGAGGTTTCTTCTTGTACGGGGACAAAATTCTGCCCTTCCCAAATCTTGTAGGGGATCTTCAACTCTTCCAACTTTTGGACAGTCATCTTTGTCTCCATGTATGTTCTGCTCCCTTGATAAATTACCAACATATTTCCCTCCAAAGAATTCTTATATCGAGATATTACCCGGACCCCTCGGAAACTTCAAATTTTCCAATCTGAATGAGCCTCAAAAACTTTCTCAGCAATCTCAGGATCATAAAATTCATTATTTGGACTACAATACTTTACCCAAAAAAAATAATCTTTTCTTTCTTCCGGGTCTTCTGAAGAGCATATGGGCTTCTTTTTTCGTGCAATCAATCGCTCTGTCATTATTTCCTTTGTAGTTTCTTCATGAGCTTCCCGAAGAACCCAGCCCTCCATATCCCCATGGGTGATAGCCCCTTTTTTGGCAAGAATGGCTTGAATAATGTCTTCTTTTGAAAAATTATCCTGTAAATTGTTTTCAACAACCTCCAACAACTCTTTGTGCGCCTTCCGGGGCGCATTGTTTCGAGTGTACAAGGGGGCAGTCAAAGGGATGTCTTTAAATTTGGTGGGGTCTGTTCCATCACTCCCCATTTCGTACAAATCTGCTAGACCTTTTGCACAGCGAAGGATACTTTCTTTTTGATAGAGGTAATCAACACAGGCCACCCATTCTTTTCCTGGGAAAGGTCTACAAATACGTCCGGATCTCTGCCCAATTCTTGTACCACTCCGGGTTTTTGACATCAAATGGCAATACTTCAACCGGGGGATATTAATTGATTCACTTCCAACATCAACCGTAACAAAACCAATATACTTCCCGGCATTCAATTTATCAATCAAGATCTTCCTGCTTGCAATTGTGCCCGATTTGGAAGTCATAACCACCATGCCTTCCCACCCGAGTTGTTTGTTTATCTCTCTACAGATATCTTCGGCAACTTCACAATTATATGCAAAAACCACATGACTTGCAGTAGGATCTTTCTTCTGAACATCCATGAACAATCCCGCCAACCTCACATAATGTCGCATCAAAGCTTCTATAACTAGGGGATCTTTTGAGTCAATTCGTATATCTTTTCCATTAAGATTTACTTTCAAACCCTCTTCCAGTTTTCCAACAATAAGGACAGATCCCCTTAATTCCGGAATATACCCCAAGCGAATCAATTCCTGCATAGAGATCCGGAAATCCACTTTCTCAACACCAAACGGATTCTGCTCATCCATACGGAAATGGGTGCCCGTCATCATCATCAATTTTACCCCGTAGGATTTAACACAGCCTTTGATAATCCCCGGCAACTTTCCAATATACACAGTTTGTTTCTTGTTTTCATCTTCTTCCGGAAATCGGTGAACCTCATCGACAACAATAATTGAGGTGTTTTCCATCATTGTGTGAAAATCTTGTGTATTATTCCGAAATTCCCGGACAACCTCGAAATGAGTCTTGATATGGATTTTCTTGGAGTAATCAAAAACACCCCCAACGTCATACTCACAATCAAAGCCCCAAGTGTTGTGCAAAACTTTCCGGGCATCGTTTTCGAAATGATCGAAAGCAGTTTTGTTGGGAGAAATAAACAAAACATGCTTGTTTGGATTGTGGTGGAGAAAATATGCAATAACCATGAAGCCAATAATTGTTTTCCCAGCACTACAAAAGGCTTCGATAGCCGCAACACCCTTTTTCTTCAAGAGTTCCAAAGTATTCTTCAAAATATCTGCTTGATATGGGCGCAATTCAATTTTTTTATTGCCTTCCTCGGGGGGATATTTCTGGGAAGCAATCTTTACAAAATCCCGGATGAGGTTTGTGAAGGTTCTTTCCTCCGCAACAACCTTTGTATCAAGAGGGTGTTCTTCCATTTGCTCAATTTGTTCTTGTGTCATTTTCTATATGCCTTTTATTGTATTTCAAGGAAATTCAACAGATTCCCCGGACCATTTTTCCAGCTTCTTGTGCAGGCTGTTCATAACCCGGATGAATCCTCGATGCTTGTTTTCAGTATATCCTTCGATCTCAAATCGAGCTTGTTCTTCTGATCTCTCTAGGATTGTTCCCCCGGAGAATGAGTCAAGGACGAGATACTTCTCTTCTACAGACAAATCTTTGGACTCGGGAAGCTCCCCGGATTCAACCATCTTTTCCAATTTTTTACAAGCATCGTACGTTTGTTCTTCGGTAAGATTCCCGAAAGGAAGATCTGGCTCTGCATCCATGAACAATGCTTGGTAAAGGCAGTCTGGCAATTCCAACCGGTCGAGAAGAATTTCCTGCTCCCGTTTTGTGAGTTTCACAGGTGAGTATCCAATCCGGTGTTTTTCGTGAAGGACACTTGCAACATATCCCAGTAGATGTCATTTTCTTCCACAGCAACTGTTACTTTCACCCCACGGATTTTCAAATACTGCACATCGTACAGATCTTTCCCGTTGAGGGTGATTCTCACTCCCGAGATATTCTTTGCATTCCGACCCACCCGAAAGGAGAGGGTATTGTCCGAGTAAGCAAAGTTTTTGGAACCGGTCATTGCAATGAACTTGTTCCCGCCCAACTGTGCGAGGATTGTATTTGCCATTTCTTTACCGGTAGTCATTTGTTTTCCCCTTGGGTTTTGTTCTTACGAAGATATATTACCGCGAGGAGGACAAAACTTCAAATCAGTGAGGAGATTTCTTTTACCCGCCCATCACTCTTCAAAAAGTCATGAATATCTTTTTCTGACTTCCATCCATCAATATTTGTGTTTCGCCCGGTATTTATCCAGAAAAACCATTTACCCTTACCATCCTTACGGGGAAAGCAACACATAGCATTTTCAAAGGACCTATTTTCTTTGTTGGATGAAATGTGCTTGTTGATCAATTCCAGATATTCGTGCCCCTTTGTATCGTACATGAGGGCTTCTTCTGCACTCTTTGGGTCTTCCTCAAAAATCTCCGTTCGAATATAAAACTCGTATTCCTGAGAAACTACCCGGGAAGTATCAAATGGATTCCGGCGAAAAAAGTCTGATAAGGAATTTCCCCCGAAAGGTCCATCTCTCTGGGACAACACCTCTTCCAACTCTTCCTTGGACACCTTTGCAATTTCCGAGGCTTTGTCACAGAGAGATTGTAACGGATTCATAGGATCGAATGCAAGAACAAGATCCGTAATAATTCCGGCAAGAATATCTGTTACCTGTTCTTCATTCTCTTTTAGCATCTTTCCCCAAAACCCATCGAAATAACAACATTGCCCGGATAATACCAGACTTCCTACACCGGGAATATTACAACCACCCTCACACTTGTAGATACCAACCTCCTGAGTGTGGAAAGATCCTGTGAGAACTTTTGTTCCAACCTGCGAAACTAGCCTCTGAAATACGCGACCAAACATAATTAGACCATAAGGCAGCTTATCAAACATATACTGCCCAGAAGACCGAAGATACTTTTCCTTTTCCAACAACCGCTTGCTCTCATTAACAATCTTTTCCATATATATGTCTCCTGTATTTTATTTCTGGATAAACAACATCAAGATATTACCACGAGGGCAACAAAACTTCAAACTAATCGATGTCCGGTGTTTGCAATTTGTTGATGTATTTATCGAAAATATTTTTCCCGAGTAAATCAGTCATGGCAGCTTCAAAAATGTAATGACAGAAATCATTATCATCGTGATACTTGTCGGACTGAGTATAATCAATATACTCCTGCACAACTTTTTTCAATTGTGTAAAATCCGGGTTTTCAAGCATTTTGGGGACAGTCAATTTCTTATTGGGGTTTTGTGACATATTTATTCCTTTCTCCAAACAAAAACATGGTTTCCACAATCTAACACTTTTCGATATCCGTTTGCAAACATATTTTCAGATTCTGAAAGCAGAGGATCAAATTTTTCCAACAAATCATGGAGTTTGTGTTTTTGGAATTTCATGCGGTTTTCAAAAATGGATCCTTCTTTTGTATACCAATAGTTGGGGGGAGATCGATGCAAATGCTTAAACCCTAAAGTATGATAAATAGTTTTTTCAGGGGTCCACGAGGAAAATCTCAAATCAGCATATGAAATAATAGAAGACGGATTGAAGGTTTTGAGAAAATATGAGAACAATTTTTGCGCGGCCCCATTCACCACGGCATCTTTTAAAGAACAGAAGCGAAGTAGCTCATACTGATACTCTTTATTAAATCGTGGGCTTCCAAAAGTCATCAGAGATACTATATCCGCCTGTTCATTTATCAATGCAATGCTAATCGTGGAAGGGGTGTGTCCTTGCCTATGATTATTATTTAAGAATTCTACAATTTTACCCGAAGGAGGTAAAGAACATACGGACATTTCCCGTGCATTCATTTTTTTGTTAAGGAGTCCAAATCTTTGTTTGATCATACTGGTAATGATGCCCTTATTTGAAAAAACATCATTAATGAAAACAGGGACATAGTGGATGCCTTTTTCGGACATATCCCGTTTCTTGTCCAAAAGTAATAAATTACTGTAATCTGAAATTAATTCAATATAAACTCCTTGAGGAATCACTAAGTCTTTCCCAGACTTCTCTTTGTAAAAAGATAGGAATTGTTGAGAAGTGTCCTCCTTTCTTTTCCCGTAGATATCGTGAAATTCCTTATGAAGAGATCGTAAAATAACAATCCCATTCGTGAAAGAAAATCTTTCTTCTGGATGCGTGGACCACGGAAGAATATGATGAACGGAAAGCTCTCTCGAATTCTCCCCTGTTATCTGACATTTCCAATCATACACTCGCAGCATCATTTCTTCCCAAAGGGGTAACACAGACCCTCGACCATATTCTGATTTTCTTCGATCTTCCTCGGAAAGAGTTGAATCATAACACCCATGAGTTTCTCCCCGAGGACGATCTTTATTTTGACACTCTTTACATTTTGGTTTTGATTTATTTGCGTGAAATCCCCCCCAATTATACTCATAATGATTTCCACATTTACAGATAAAGGGGAGCCTCTGCCGATTTGTTAGGGGGTCTGAAAACAATGGTTGCGCCCCATTTTCCACAAACCACGGGATAATTGTTTTCTCCATATAAATGGCTGTAGAATCTGATTTTCCTTCTTTTACTGCACAAGATTGACACCGTATCAAGTAACCGGCATCTTTATTGATTCTTGTGATAAGAGTATCTAAAATTGTCCAATCATCTTTTCCACAAACACAGGTATATTGAAGCCTTACTTTTTTTCTAAATACCATAGGAGAATTATTTTTTAATTCCTCATTCAAAATAGGTTCCGAATGAGTGAAAGTTGCCCCATGCTTTGAGAATAAATCCTTTAAGTATTCGAAATTAAATTTCGACCCTCTTCCAGAATCATTACAGGGTGTGCAAAACATTTGATAGTTGGGATCAGCTTTCAACCTTCTCCCGATAGTGGAAAAAATTAATTCAAAAACCTCCCCACAAGAACATTTCACCAAATGCTTTTGCGCCGAACCTTTATAAGTATCAAACATGGGAAACAGACCTACTTTAAGTATGATCTGTTTTGCTTCTTCTGTGTTAATAGCTTTAGGCATTTTTATATTCTCCTTTATGAACAGTATATCCAAAGGTTTGAAAAAATGCAAGAAAAAGCCCCCGAGATTTCTCCCGGGGGCTTTTAAGCTACGTTACTTAGCTTACAACGACCTGTTGAATACCATAGCTGTTGTGAACAGTCATCCCAATATTTTCGAAAATTGACCATCCAAACATTCGGTCTCCCGGTACATCAGCGGGAATGACAGTGAGATCAATTCGAACAGGCATTACACCAAGATATTCGGGTTCAGCAACAAAGAACAAGGTTCCGCGAGGAACTTGCATAGACATGTAGATGCCAGCCCCGTAAACTTGTCCCATGAAACCGGTGCGGAGCAATTCTCGTTGAGTTTCGAAATCAACATAATCACGTCCAGCATTGCGGAATACTTTGAATTCTTGAGGATTCATGAACACTTTGTCAACACGGAGGCCCCATTTTTCGATACCCGCGAAGGCATCAACAATGGTGGACATGTTGAAATCAGCAGCGGCAACCGCGATGGAAGGATTGTCAATGTTGGAGGTACCAGCGACTTTCAACATTTCGAAGATGATGGTATCTTCTTTGCGGAAGAGTTCATCCTTCGCTTTCTGCTTGATTCTGCGGATAACATCAAATCTGCGTTCTTTTACGTGTGCGAACGGGATTTTTGGGTAAGCTGCCAATTCGAACAAAGGAACCATAATTCTTGGTCCTTCGGTTGGCAATGCTTGAATCGTGTCACCTTCGTCTCCTACCACATAGGCAGGAGTAGCAACGTCACGATCATAAATAGGAAGTGCGCCATCAGGAAGTTCATCGATCCAGAGGGCTTTGCGACCGATAGAAACATAGTCCCGGAGCTTTCGCAACGGTTCCTGAATAGAAGCAGCAATCTTCTTGCGACCTTGAGTTGAGCCAAGAAGCTTGGTCATCAACTGATTCTTTTGAGCGGCTGTAATGGTTCGTGGCATATAATTTCTTTTCTCCTTGAAGTTTATAAACTTACTTAGTCAAGATTAAGTCCGGTAGCAATCTTGAGCATCATTACGCCAGGAGCAATGCTCAAAGAACCAGATTCAACACCTGAGCCAGCAGCAGCAGCACCCAATGAGATACCAATAGCTTTGGCACCTACAGGAGCAACATTTGTTACCAAACCAACATTTGCGCCGGTATCAACATACAATTTCTGTCCTGCAGTGTAGGTCTTGGTAGCATCGAATTCAGTGGTGCTAATAACACATGGGGAGAAGGTTACAGGGCTGATCTTGGAAGCAATAGCCGGTTTGTTCATCATGAAATAGCCTGCAGCATCATTCACGATAAAACCGATTGGGGCCTTTGCAGAAGCTGCAAGACCATCGGCAAGAACAACTTTACCATTAGCATCAAGAGCGGCTACACGACCAGCCTTTAAGCCTTGAACATAGGTAAGCTGAGAATCATGATCCAAATCACCATTGAAGTCAGTGGTGTCGAGATCCAAATTGATATGAATTCCCTTGTGATGAATCAAAAGCATTTGTTATTCTCCTAAAGAATTTTAAATTTCGAGATTAGAACATGCTGTCAGAAATCAAATTGGAAAGAACATCTTCTTCTGTTGCCGGGGTGTTTCCGGAAGATTTCTTTGCTGTAGCCAATTTCTTATCTCTCAAAGTAGCAGTAGAAGCTTTAACAACTTCATCTTCGAGGGTTTCAGAATCACCTTCAGAAAGAATTTCCAAGTTAACGGCATCATCAATCATGCTGTCTTCCATTTCCAGATTTTCAGGATCAGAAGGAGATTTGGTATAATCGTCAACCAATTCTTCCAATGATTCTTCAGTCATTTCTGGATTTTCTTTTGGCATATCAGGATTGTCTTCCGCCACTACTTCATCATCAGCTTTTTTATCGTCTGATTTTTTTTTTGCATTCTTATTCGTAGGGGCTTTTTCATACTGGTCTTGAAGTTTGAGAACATCTTTTGGCTCATCTGCTTTTGGATTTTCTTTTGGAAGATTTGGGTTTACTTCATCCGCAGGAGCTTTCTTTTCTTTTGCAGCAGCAGGCTTTGCAGCAACAGTTTTAGCAGTTTTAGAAGCTTCAATTTCTTCACCCATTTCAGGAGCTTCTTCTTCTGCAGGAACTTCCCCACTCAATTCTTGAACCAAAAGATCCAAATCGGTATGGATATCTTGCTGCAATTCTTCGGGGGTTTTTTCTTCCTCAGAAACTTCTTCGTCCAACATTTCATCCCCAGCATCTTCCATTGGGGTTTCTTCAACAAGCTGTCCAGATTCATCCATTTGGATATCATCGTCGGCAGCAATAGAAGCAATTGCCTGTGCCTTCAAAATGGCAATCTTGGAAAGAAGGGTATGAGCATCTTCCACATGAGCCACAATACGAGTAGTAGGCAATTCAGTAGCAATAGCAACACGAAGATTTACAAAACTCTGCTTGGTTTGTTTTGCAATATGATTTGCAACTGTTTCCAAGTTGGCGCAGACTTTCTTTACTTCTTCTGTAGAAAATTTGGTTGCGGGATTGTCAAAAGCCTTGTAAATCTTGTTGGCAAGACCTTCGGCTCTTTCCAAAAGAGCAGCAAACTTCTTCTGAGAAGCAGAGATTGCCTTCACCTTTTGAACCTTACTTAAAACTTTTCGCATATTTTCTCCTTTTCGAGAATCTAAGAATTAATTGGGATATGTCGAAAGTAACAGACAATTCTATTACTTTGTTTCCTTTTTAGCGGGCTCGTAGTTGTTTTTGTACCATTTATGAAAATCTGAGATTGCATCCCCGAGAGGCCCAAGACCCAACAAACCCAGCCCCATAGAAATGTTGTCCTGAAATTTTTTATTCTTTAATCTCTCTTTCATCTTCTCATCAGAAATGGGATCTTCTTTTTTGGATGGGGCAAGAGCCGAAAGGTAATTCATTTATTTGCCCTTCAAATATTTTTGGACTGCTGGTTTTTGGAAATATTCTTCAGGGATAGAAAACCCAACAGATACTCCAGATTCAATTCTCAATACACTTCTTTTTACGGCTCCGTGGAATGCGGGGACCTCTGTTAAATAAGAGGCTTCAACATATTCCACAGTTCTTGGTTTTTCGGTTCCCAAGATCTCAGCAATAATTCTTCTATTTCCATGTTCATCTACATAGTGTTTGTTTTTATCATTTGCTAAACAATCACAGAGTTCATGATCCTCACTGAACTGATTTCCACATTTGGAACAAGTGGAGATATATGCGTCACAGCCCATTGATAGGTATTTGACTTGATCTTTTAAGATCATATCAACCATCTTTTTGTTGTCTCGGTGTGTGGCTATTAAAATGTCCACATAATGAATAGGAATATCTGGATGTTCTTTTTCGGGGATTAATCTACGAAGCACCGCATCTGCAATAAAACCAATTGCTTTGTTGGGGACTTGCACATGATTGACATAGTTGTAGGCCCCAATAAAGGATTTATAATTGGCCTTTATAGATTCATTGCTGAAACAATCCCCATTGTTGTTGACAAATTTCTGGGTTATAGGGTGGATATAATGTGTTCCCGGCTCAATATGTACGGAAGAAACAATTGAAGCTTGGGAAAAAATATAATCATCTGAGGAAAGTTCAACTTCTACCTCATTTTTTTTACGAGAGGGTTTTACTGATGTTTTGCTTGCGGCAGTAAATTGAAATGCCATGAGATATCCTTCCTATTTTCCATTGCGGCTAAAACAAAATAACCTTATCCGAAAAAGGATAAGGTTATTATCAATCTACGAGGAAAGGATTTATTTCTACAGGACGATCTCTTTATCCTCTCCGTCTTGGATGAAATTATCTTTATAGATATCCAATAAATCTGAATCCGACAAAACATGATTCAATTCTTGGGGATCCTCAAAATAAGTCTTCAGCCATTCTTGATAATCAGCTTCGGTTACATATTTTACCAATCGAGCAGCATTCTTTTTCAAATTAGAAAGATGAATAGGGAGCATGTAGGCATCTGTTGGATCGATTGCCGCATAATGCCACCCGGAACCATTTGAACCTCTCCAATTCTTATCCCCGAGGATTGGGCGGGGGGCTTCGAATATCAACCAGTTCGCGGGAACATCCCCGGGGCGAGTATCAAAGGTTCGGTAGGATTTGAAGGTGTGTTCAATTGCAAGTTTTCTCATTGTTCAATACCTTATATCGGGGTTATTGAGATTGAATCTTTCCGAGAGGGGGATTTCTACACCCCTATTGAAAGTAACTACATCTGCCAATTTTATTTGAGAGGGAAATTGATTTGTGAATGTGATATAGTTTGTGCAAAGTTGTTCTGATACCCCCGCAGGAGTATCCAGAATATTCTTTAAAATAACACCATCTTTCCCTTCTTTTTTTGCCTCAACTAATGCAGGGGGTTGAATAATTGTCCAGTGTTCCCCTTTTGCATCCACTATTAAAGGGTTTTTAAAACAAAGAAAGACCTCAATAATTCGTTTACCGTATCCTTTTGCTACCTGAAGATTGTCCGAAAAATAACTTGTGCCGGACTCTGCCTCAAATCGATAATTCCACATTCCTTTAAAAATGTTAAAAGAAGCCGCATTTGTCCCATGATAAACCGGCCCAATGTTGTAGCCCCTTTGTGCGGCAACTTGGGAAATATTCAACTGAGAGTATTTCTTGATCATTCCGCTGCCCACTTGTCCCAATCCGGGGAGATATTTTGATACACGCTTTCGGTAAATCCTCGGTCTTTCGGTTTGTAATCGTACATCTTATCACAAACAACATGACCCGAAGGCATCACTTCTCCATTGTGGGTAATAAACCGGGTAACTCTCCACTTTGTTTTATCCGTTGGTTCTTTTGAAACAATATAGAAAGTTCCAGGATCTGCTGTTGGAACTTTTCCCCCTTTCGGGAGAAGTTTTTTCAACATCAACCGAACTTGTGCTTGTTTCACCTCTTTGTATTTCTCCCGGAACTCCTCGAAAGACGAAGTATCCCGTTCTTTCGGGAATGTATAAATGCTTGCAAGTTGGGAATATTTCTTGATCATTTTTCCCACTCGTGCCCAATTAACTCTGGAAGGTACCCCTCTTTTTTCAATCTATTCGAGTATTCTTCCCAAATTTCCGGGTCTTTTTTCAAAATTTTTTCTGCGGGAATCCATTGTCCCCTTTTTGCCGTTTGTACATATTTCCACATTGCCGTAGGATCATTGTGACAATGATACAGCATTATATCATCCCATCTTTTCTGAATACTCTTGGGATGATCTGGGTCCTCTTCCTCCCCCTCTGTATAGATTTCAGAGTTTTCTTTTATTTTATCCTTTATCACAGTGTTGTAATATGCAATAGCATCTTTTGCAACCTCATCAGATCTACTTGCATTCTCCAATTGTTCCTCAAAATCTCTGCTCTCCTGTCCCGGGTATACTTTCAAAAAATAGTCCAACCAAGAGGAAATATTTTGCAAAACAAGCCCTTCTCGAAGAGAGCTTTGCTTAATTTTGTACTTTGTTGCCAGCCAAAAAAGACTATCAGGAATATCATCATATTGATATCGTCTCAAGTACATATTGATAATTCTTTCAGCGTCATCTTCGGACACAGCATTAATATTATCTAAATATCCTTCAGATCTCAACTCCATTAACAAAAGAGCTGCGTTATTATTCATCGAAGAAAACATTTCGTGAATAAGTTCTTGTTCGGAATAAGACAAATCTTCCCAAGGCACATGCACATCTCGAACATCCATAAATTGTTCTAAATCATCTGTAAATTGGTATTTAACCTTAATATTGGCATTTTCATCCGAGGATTCTTTTTCCCACAATTGAAATACACTTTTGGTTTCAGATGAACGAATATAACTCTCTGCCATACTACGACTACCATAATCTTCCCGAGTACACCAATTTGTCCCCCGCCCTAAAAGTTCCAAACTTGTTTTGTCGGAAATAGAGGCAACAACGTATTCATCATTTTGTTCAATTGTGACCCCGGGGAATCGATTCAAATCAGAAACTTTGAATCCAATTTGTGGGGAATAATCTGACATCACAAGATAGTGTAATTCCCCCTCAAGGTCAGAAATTTTAGGATATTGGTTAATATCTCGGTGTTTCAATTTTTTCTTATTAGAGAAAACAACAAAATTCTTCAAAACAGTTTGTACTCGGGGCTCATCTTCCGGCAGACGAATATTTTTAAAAGACATCTGCTTTATTATCCAAGCTTCAAACTTATGCTCCGGAGTGGGATCTGCTTCATTTGCCAAATAAACAACTTCTTCCGGAGTAATTTCAAGCTTAGTTGCAGCGGTATCAATCTGTTGCTTTGTTGCCCCAGCAATTTTTAAGTTCGAGTACTTTTTAATCATTTCTTAATACCTAAAATCTTTTGTTCCAAGATTAAATCTTTTTGAAATTGGAATGATATTCTTCTCATTGTCATATGTAACCAATTCCGAAGATTTTATTATGTTGTTAAAAAGAGTTGCGTATGTAGTTTGGCCTTTTTCGGTCATTTTAATGATTTTAAATCCAGCTTTTTTAAATGCTTCCAAAAGATTTTCATCCATTTCCAAACTTCCCCAAGTGTCAAAAGAAGATTGAACAGGATATCGAGAAGTTCTGTAAATAGATGGTTCCGTGTATCTATCATTCACAAAAAGCATGTATTTCTTCCTAAACCAATTGGAGGAAGAGTTTCCATTTCTTTTCTCTCTTTCTAATTTTTTCAAGTCCTCTATCACAGTTTGTTTTGTGTATCCCTTTTCTTTGAATTCTTTTTCCACCCGCTCCACATAAAAAGACGGCATACTCCGATTGTTTGGGAAGATAGAAACAATTGTTCCTCTTCGGGCATACAAAACATAATTGTTTTCAAACCCTATTAATTCATAAGACAATGGTTTACTGCCCACTTCATTATCGGGAAGAGGATCTCCTGGTTTCTTTCCTTTTAAATCCTCTTCTGAAAATTTAGGGGATTCAATCTCAATTCCTGAAATCTCTTCCAACCATTCTTCTTTTGTTATATCTTGCCCACCCCAAGTTCCCCCAGAATAAATTTTTTCTGGAAGATAAGGGAATACTTTTCCGATGTCCTCTTTTGAAGAAGGATCAAATATCTTCCCGTACAAATAGAAGGACTTTACTCGAATATCGGCATCCATTTGCATTTCGAAAGATTTTTGCTCGGCATAGCTTCTTGCAAATTTCTCAGAAGGGGAAAAGAATTGAAGATTTCCTTTGAAAGTGTGGTTCTGAAAATTAAACACAGTTCCATGATAAACAATGTCTTTGTTGAACCCTTTACTCATTGCCTGCTGTTTTACCATTGCAAATAAAGATCTGTTATCTTTTCTCTCAATTGCTGTCAAGAATTGTTCGTCTTGCGTAAAAGCATTATGTAATGTGGAGAATTTTTTAATCATTGCCCCTTAACCTTGTTAAAAAATTCCCCCTCGTGATTGAATCCAAAGTCACTCCAAATATATGTAACCCCTAAACCAACTTTATCCATCACTTTTCTTAGAGCATCGTGTAATGGGTCTTCTCGATAAAACCTTGCATGTCTATATTCCTCTGCCGTGGCAAAGTTCTTTACCACAAAATCCGCCAATGGTTGAAGTTGTCGGGGAATTTTATTTGAGGACATATCTTGTTTCAATTCTTTGTCTTGTTTTGCCGCATTTTGCATTGCATTCAAGAATACATAAAACTTCCCATTGCCTGTCTGTATTTTTCTTCCCTTAGAAGTAATATCAAAATAAACTTCTTTCCCTTTTGCCAAACCTTCCAACACAAAGATTTGTTTTTTCGAAGGGATTCCCGCTTTTATTGGAACTTGAATACTCAATTCATTTGTAACAGAAACCACTCGGATATTCCCCGTTAAATCCAAAAACTCCTGCAAGGTTTCTTCATGAGATTCTTTTGCATCATCCCCAAGAGCATCCTGTGCAATTTGTCTATGATCAATATTTCGCCCACCATACGAAGAACCCCGCAATCGACCACTACTATCAATACAACTTCCTTGCGGGGTGATAAATCCGATACTTGCTGGGTCCGATGTTAGGCCCCACATACGAATAGCGCGGCGATTTGCTTGTTCTCCTGTAAGGACTGCTACTTTTAGTTGAGAGTATTTTTTGATTGCCACAGTTTTATTTCCAGTCCATTTGAAGAAATCATCTACGCTGCCGTGGAAATACAATTCATCCCCACCTTCTAACTCGGCATAAAGCTCCCCGAAGAAATCTGGGTAAACTTTTTTCACCAAACCTTTAACGTGGTCCAAGTCAGATGAGAACATGACGTTGATAGTAGGGGGTATTGTATTCGTCCCATGAACACGGAGCCACCCTTTGTTCAACAAAAAATGCAGAGGGTCCCGCTCTTCTTTGTTGGAAAGTCTCAACTCCTTTACCAGTCTTGCGGCATAGGCATCATGTGAATTTGTTGCAGAATTCTTCAAGGAATAGAACTTTCCCTGCGGGGAGATCCAACCGGAATCCATCGCGGAAATGCTATCCAAGGAAGAATATTTTTTAATCATTATCGTCTTCCAAATCTTTCCAGTCACCTACAATATCCTCATCGTAGTATGTGATTTTTTCAGTTACGCCCAACGCTTGAAGAGCTTCGCATTCTTCTAATTGATCTGCAACCCGGGACCGCATATTGTCCCAAATTGAGTACTTGATATTGTCTGTTACCATCAGTGAATTATCGTTCATGTAGAACGAAAAAGAGATAACAGTATTTGGAAGTTTTAAGGCATCCCGAACTCCTTGATGAAGGGCAGCATATCTATCCCAAACTAAGATGTCCCCAGAACTTAATAAAAATCCAGCAAAGGATTTGTCCGAGAATTTTTCGGCCCCGGGAATTTGAAGCAATTCTCTTTTGTCGGGGTTTTTTAAAATTTCAGTATTTTTAAAAATAGAAGGTGTTTTTTTCTTGGGGATAATTTCCAAGAAATCCGCTCGATGTTTGTGGAGTTGTGAATACTTCTGGATCATACAACATTCAACTTTCGATGTTTTTTCTGAAACCCTTCTTTATTCATTTTATCAAGTACATAAGCATTCCACGGAGAAGAGGATAACCTTATTTGAGGAACCATATTGTCATCTTTCCCATACTTAGAAAGATATGGCTCTATCTCCAACCAAGGATTGTCATCTCCCATTAAAATATAGTAGTGGGCAGCAAGTGAAGACAACATAGACAATATTTTCAATGACTTCGATGTTTGAAAGCATTCCAACAAGAAATCCTCGAATGAAACCCATTTATTACTTTCTATCATGTAGTTTCTTTCCAAGTATTTCCCCATCCGATTGTACCATCTTACCGTTGTAGACGTATTAGGGTATGTTGCTTCTTCAATATCCAAGAAATAATCTTCCCCACCCCGCCATAATCCAAAAGGCTGTACATTCAAAACATATTCCCAAGCAAGATTTGCTTCAACAACATTGGAGTCTGTAGAATCTTTTGGCAGTTGTTTATTCACAAGAGCTTGCTCGAATTCAGGCCACCGGGGATGATTATAGTTGTCCAAGAAATATAAATTGATATAATGACAGGATGCAAATTTAGATGTTAAAAGAATACTTCGAAAGGAATGATCCCCTGTTTTTTCAATTACATCTCCAACATCCCCTGGGTGTGTTTTATCAACAATGTATTGTCTTTCTATTGGGGTAATAGGGGTTTTTTGTTGCAGAGCAAACAGGAGTGCATTTTTATAAAAAGCAAACAACCCTTCATGGGGTTCGTACTGAATAGAGTAATCTTCTCCGGCATTTGCCAACTCTTTCCAATAGGAGTCAATAATAAGCCTTACCAAAGAAGAATCAATGCCTTGAACTCTTTTATCTTTTATATCCATAAATTGGGCAAGATCCGCTGTTGCTTGATACATTTTCTCAAGGGAATTTCCCATTTTTTTGAAAATAACCAACAACCAAAACTCTGAAATATAATGCTCTGCAGTGGAAGGGTCCGAAGTACACCATTTGGACCCAGAAGCTAATTGTGAAGCAGATCCAGGATCATCAACCGCTAAAATCAACCAATCGTTATTCTGAGCAAAGACTCTTACCCCATTCAATGCTAAGTATTCATTCAACTTACTGGAGGTATCCGGAGTTACTTCTTGCCCCTTTACTTTATCTATCTCTGCTTCCAGATCATGAATTCTTGGGTATTGATTGATATCTCTTTTGGATATCTGCTTTTTATTCGACAATTTGATGAAATCTTCAAGGACTTGTTTCAATCGATTTCCATCTTCCGGTAACCGGATATTTTCAAATCCCATCTGTTTTACTACCCAAGCTTCAAACTTCTTTTCTTTTGTAGGATCAAACTGATTTGCACGTTTCAATAAATCTTCGGGGGAAATGCCAAACTTTTTCGAGACTGCATCAATCTGTTGTTGTGTCGCCCCAGCAGTTTTAAGTAAAGAATATTTGAGAATCACAAAGCTTTCTCCCATGCATCAAAGTCTACCAATTTATCAGTTCTTAAATATTTTGCAACTGAATCTTCAATTCCTATTAAATTTTTGAATACCCGATGTCCAAGAGGGATTATATCATCTTGGGCATTAACCCCAAACAAGGAAATTCTCCATTTTGTATTATCCAGGGGATCTTTATTAACAATGTAAAAACGGCTGAATTTTGCAGGAATTTTTCCACCTTTTGGCATTAACTTCTTTTCCACAAGACTCTGTATTTCCGTCCAACGCAATTCCAACAATTCCCGATTCTTTGCCCGGTCTTCTTGCAAAGGAGGTATATCGTATTTTCCAGATTGCTTCATCAAAAGGGAATATTTTCGAATCATTTCTTTAAAGCCCCCGTTATATCTGAGGAATCCAGGCGAAACTCTCCCTTATTCCCATACACCGATTTAATCTGTGTGGAATCAAAAACAACATATTCATCGGGAGTGAATCTTTTTTGAGGCTCTTTTTTACCCGGCGCGGTAATAGCATCGTGGGAAAAAATCAACCCATCCGCACCCCATTTTCTCAATTTTGCCATTATCTCCGAATTGATAACAAAGGGGAATCCATTGATTTGATTCTCTACATTATACAGGTTCAAGTCTTTCTTTACTTGCTCCCATTGCACTCCTGAAAGGATGCGTAAGGGTTCCTCTATTTTGAGATATACCGGGATAACTCGGGACCCTTTTTCATTTGGATTGGTAGAGAATGCCGGAAGTTTGTCCCTCCATTTGGAAGGACCAAAATAAATTCCTAATCCCTTTGCCGGATTCCCTCCCCCGGGAACAAATTCTTTGAAGTCTTTGCTTGTGATATGATATACCGGCATAGGCATTCTATGATCGAAAGGGTATTCATCCCTGAAAGTAACAACAGAACTTCCAAACCAACTCTTGAATTCAGGTGTTTCCACAAGCTTGTTGAATTTATACTTGTCAGATTCCGGCCAGATATTCAAAGGAACAGGTTTTCCTTCTTCATACTTTTCAAGATCAGAATATTTTCGAATCATTATTTTACAGTGCCTCTAAAATTTCGGGGGTTAAGTTCCTCACCTGTTGAATAAAAAAATCAGTGGCAAGTTTCTGTATTTCTTCTGCTCTTATGAAAGAGATATCATCCAAAGGTTTATTCTCTTCCCCGTCCCGAACAAGTATATCAGAGTCTTCTTCATGCCGTACAAAACCTAAGTAAGTTGTGCAGAACCACATAGATATCGAACCATCATCAGAAACAAATTCATTTACAACTTTTTCAACAGATTCCAGATCTTGATTCTTTACGGCATCCTCTAAAACGGGAAACAACCAATCGTATTCATTTTTGATAAGTTTCGCAAAACTCTTCGCATTGTTTTGGTCTAAATTCTTTTTTTGTTCCGGGGTAATCCGATACTTTGGGGGTCTACCCCGTTTCTTTTTGTATAACTCTGATTCGGGCAGAGGTGTTCCAGAGAGTCTTTTAAGTGTAGAGTACTTAGAAATCATTCCTCATCGTTTCCTTTGCTGAACTCACATTCACTTACATCTGGATCTGCAATCTTCAATTTCCGTAAATCCGGGCGAGGGCAATGTTCTGGATGAGTATGTACAAATTCTCCGTTTTCGCCGTCCGAAATTTTTCGAGGATAAAAATCTTCCTGTTGTTTTACAACTTCATTATTTTTTCCAGGAGCAACATTCCCAGGATCCGGAGCAAGATCTGAAATATTCTGAAACATGCCCCCGAAATCTGCTTTTTTAATTTTCCCATTATACATTTTATACTCCCGGAGTTCAGACAAAGGTAAATCGCTGTCCACTTTTTCAAAAGGAATATTCGAGTAATAGGTCTTGTTGTTGTTTACTTGAATTCCAATAGACAGATCAAAAGCCGCATCCTCATAAATCTGAAGAAAAGCTTTCCGAATTTTCCCAAGTTTGGTGGAATCAATGGAAGCAACTTCCACTTGATCCTGTGCAATTCGGATAGCATCCAGTTCTTCTAAAGCATAGGTTCGGAACCGACTGGAAGAATTGTACAAATTGTCAAGGGTTTCAGGATCAACATCAGGATCAGACTCCAACAAATTCCGAACAACTTCAACATGTCCCGCTTCCGAAGCATCATACAGTTTATTATTTATGAACCAATAATCGTGTTGTTCTGCTTTTTTTTTAATTTTAGAGTAACGCTGAATCATTTGTTCTTTTCCAGTCCATCTTAAAAATTCTTCCATACTTCCGGAAAAGAATACATTATTCACATCTGCATTTACTTTCCCAAAATATTGAGAAAACACTTTTCCCACATTTTGTTTTACAGTAGACAAATCCCCAGCAGCTTCGATATTAAGTGCATTTCTATGCCCTTCCTGTGCTTCGGCAATTCTTATCCACCCAAACTTTAACAAATATTTTAATGCAGATCCCCAAATATACTCATCATTTTTATGCTTGAAAAAGTCTTGAAATAAATTCTTTTCTTTCAAGATTTGCATTGCCAATTCGGAATGGGTCTCATTCGTTCCAAAGTCCACAAATTGACCCTCTGGGGAAATAAAACCTTGACTTAGTTTGTTGGAGATTCTTCTCAATTTGTGCAGGCGGGTTATTTTAGCAATCATACATTCCCCGGATAAATTTCATAGGTTTGTCCCGTAGTTCCAAAAATATCTGCATCCAGAGTCAGTTGGGTGTTGGAATCAATAGAAACGATCTTAGCAGATCTCAATGCTTCTGGATTAGAAATTAAGCTACCTACTTGAATTGGGAGCATTGTAAACATTGCAGTGCTATCGATCAATTTCTTAGTCTGCAATTCAGTGTTTGTTGATTTTGACAAATAACTCCAATATCCATTGTTGTCCGGGGAAATTGCTACTACATAGTCTTTAACAGCGGTAACAATAACGGACAATGAGATGAGCTTCAAGTATTCATTATATGCAAATGTTTTATCGGAAACAGGTCTTTCGGAGTAAACACGGATAACCCCGGATATTTTTGAAACCTCGGAAGTAATTTGCCCTACGTGAAAAGTTGTGCCCAATTTCATTGTGTTTGTTGCAATGGTTTCTTTTATTGCCGCTTCAATTTCACTTTGTTGCACACCTTCTTCAATGATACAAACCATCTTCATTTCAACCCCAATTTTCTTGGGGGGCTGAATGCTCAATTCTTCCCCGACCATTTTATAATCGTCTAAGAAAGCATACATTGCATCTATTTCGGAGATAGATGCGATATGCTCATCATCAAACAAGTATGCAAGCAGAATTGTGCAACATCCAGACTCCATTTTTTTATACCCAGCAGAAATTAAAGACCCGGAATAATTCAAAAAGATATAAACATGATCCAAGCCTGTGACCATTCTTCTCTTAGAAGTAAGATATCCTGGGGCTGTTGCCGCCATTTTAGGAATAGTATCTCCAACATATCCGGGATTCAACACTTGGATGGAGTTAATAGTGCAATCTAGGTTTTTTGTCAGGTTATCAGGAACAAGAGAGGCTACGTCCAAAGGCCCCAAAGTATTAATGTAATTGAATTTAACAGCATCATTTACTCGCAACTGAAGTCCAATATACCCATCACCAAAAACAAGAAGAATTCCACCTTGATACGTTTTAATCAATACATTATTTGGCAAGAACTCATCTGCATATTTCACTAAAGGATAAGAAGAGGAGTTAATCAACAACTCAAGAGTATCCATAAAGAGATTGTTATCAATACCTGTATCCAAAACAAGAATATTTGCAAATTTATCATTTGTTTCTGAAATAAAATCAATAGATTTCCAATCTCCCATCACAAATTCCATTTCATGGGTTCCAGCAGTAAGTGTTTGTGAACTCAACAATGAAATACTTCTATCTCCATAATAAAAAACGGGAAGAGTTCTATCCCAAAATGCAGAGCTTGTAAGGGTAAAATTAATTTTCAATCGAGGAGCAGAAACTCTGTTTACAGGATATCCAACAATATTGCAAATATTAATAGCAGAAGTGTACAATTTGCAGGTATCAAGATAAGATTCTCTTCTTGCTCCAAGAGAGTGGAAGCCCAAAAAAGTACCCAAACCTGAAAGCAACTCAATAGTTGTGGTTCCGGTTCCAGATTCATAAAAATCTTTCCACTTAGAATAGTCTGGAAGATTTTCAACGTACTGAATTAAGTCCTCTTTTATTCTTTCGTAAGACAAAGAGGCCGGATCGATGATTGTGTACTGTGACATTTATAAATCCTTCACATCATGTGTTTCTTCTCAAAATCCCACCAAATACATAGAAATTATTGGAATCTAAGCCTTTAACAGAGAATGTTAAAGACACATTGTACAAATATTTCTCATAGTCCGGAGTAACATATGATCGACTGTAATCAATTGTAACCCGGGGCTCCCATCGCTGAATTGCGACCACAACGGCATCGTAGATAGCTTTTGCGGTTAACTCATCTAAAGGCTCAAATAACAAATCTTCAATCTCGGATCCAAATTCCGGGAGGAACAACCTTGTATTTTTTCTCGTGGAAAGGATATTGGAAATTGATTGATAAATACTGTCAAGATCTCTTACAAGAGGATCTTGTGTTGGTGCGGTCTGATTAAAATCTGAATATAAGGGTGCCATATTTATACCGAAAAAAACACGAAAATATTTTTCGGTATTATTGATTAATTGGCAAAAGTATCCGGGGATGCTGCGATAATTTTCCCCCCACAAGCAGAGGCATCTCCAATTCTACACACTCTCATTCCTTCGCGGTATACATCCGGGGAAGCCTCTACCATAGGATTCGGTCCATGATACGGACACATATGTATTGCCCCGACCGTATTTACAAGTTTACCATTGACATATGTGTGAGTGGTTATTGCAATTACAACACCACCATGGTCAGTAGGATCTCCACTTCTGGAAATTGGAATAGACATATTATTTTCCTATCTTATCTGCAACTTCAGTCAACCGTGCTTGAATATTTTGTGCTTGTCGATTTAGGTCTGTAATTGTCGTATTAATTGAATCGATTGCCCCTTGTAATGCGGAATATTCAGAGGGTGTTGGGAGGGCTCCCGGGGATAATCCACTGTTTTCATGAATTTGTGGGGCATCCATTGTGATATCTGCATTCGACCGAATACTCACTCTACCAGGGGCAGAAATATTCACACCCCCACCACCCCCAGTAATCCCATATCCATTATTGGCATTCAAATACATTGTATTACCACAATTCTGAATATGGTTAATTCCAGAAGAGATAATCGTAGAGGCTCCAACTTGAATTTGTAACTCAGAACCAACTTGGAGGGTTACATTCTTGGGAATAGAGATTGTCAGGTTTCCCGCACCGTCAAACTTTACGTGATGCCCAACAAAAGATGAGAAGAACTCAAAAAATTTACTTTCCTTATTTATTTTGAACCAATGCCCAGCAGAATCTATTGTCCCGTAACTATTGGGATAATCTTCGTCAAAAGGCTCTTGCGGGGCAGTCAGAGAGTTTTGTCTTCTACCACCATAGTAGGGATGATACGGATCATTTGTAGGCCAGGAAACAAGAACTTCTGACCCAATTTCAGGAACAGCAAAGAATGAGGAGTCTGGTTTCCCCCCAAGAGAAGAATCGGCATTTTGAAATGCCCAAGGAAGTTTACTTACATCTGCATCTTCATAAACACCCTTCACATACACTTTTACCCGAAGAAGTTTTCTCGGGTCATTATTATCAACAACTCTTCCAACTTGTTGAGTTTTAAGAAGGTTTACGGATTTTGAATCTTTTGTTGTTGTGAATTTAGTAAGCATTAATCAATCCTAGAACTATTCGGGGCTTCTCTCACAAACTCAACTTGTGTCTTGAATTGTCTTCGTTCAATCATACGAGATACTTTTGTTACTACATAAAGCCCAGTATATGTTTCCACCGCAAATTTTCTGTTGGATTTTGTATCCTCTTCCTTGAAGAAGATAAGATCCAGGGGGTGTATTTTCTTGAACTTCTCAATAAAAGTGACAATTAATTTTACGGTTGAAAAACCAAACAAATGTACTGAGTTTTGAATTCGAGCTTTCCAAAAATTCTTATGCACATTGTCAAGAGATTGGTAAGAATGATCGTCGTATCTCGGGGAAATATCCTTAGAAGTAATTGTTTTTTCCGACAAGGAGAACGTTGGACTTGCCGGGTTTTGTTCCAAGAGGGTAAAGGTGCCATCTTCCAGGTTTGCTATCACTTTCTTTTTTCCATACGCGGAAACTTGATTCAAAAAAGTAGAGGCAGTTTTTACTTCATAGGGGGCTTCATAAAGAATATCTTTTGAATCTTTTTCTTCATTTGTGAATCTCCAAGAAAAAGAATCTTTTGCAAGGGCTTTTATATCCCGCAATCGAAATTCCCCGGTCATTGTGATAGCTGCAGCCATGAAAGAATCTGGGATATAGGAATGCATCCAAACTTGTGTTACAAAGTTTCTATCCGTGATATTCGTTTGTATCCAATGCATGGAATCATTTGGGGAAGCATTTGTGGAAAAAGTAAAATAAGGAGAAACAATATTTTTTATTGTTGTGGTTGAAATATTCTTATCAGAAATAGAAACCTTTCTATCCGTCAAGTATTTCAAAGCATGATACAACCCAACAATACGAACTGCAAATTTGTTTTCCCCTACTTTTGTAGGTTGCACTTTCATTGGAATTAATACAGAATCTTCCAACTCATTCAAAGTCTTTCCCATGGTAACTGTTAAAACATTGCCCTCATTCAGGTATTTAATAATTTTTTCTTCATCAATCTCAAAAATAAGCTCAAAAGTTGGCAAGATATTTCCAGTCTCTTCAACTATTTTGAAAATATGCAATTGTTCTTCCGTTAAAAAATCTTTAAACCCAGCAACGGAAAAAGAAGCTCTATATTGTCCTTCAACACCAATCATTACAGAACTCCAGTTATTGTCGTATTTCTTTGCAAAGCATTCAATTGGAAATAAACCTCTTCCAAATCTTCAATTCTTGGATAATTTATTGTGTCCCCCTCTTTCATATCCAAAGGGGTAATATAATCATTATACAGCATTAAAATATACCAGAAATTGACATCACGATACAAGCGATAAGATAACAAATCCGGGCGATGCTCTTCCCCCGAAATAGTGGTTGTCCCAAAAACTTCCAATCTTTTAACTTTTGTTGCAAAAAAGGAATCCAAAAGATCATAGACATTTGAAGTCATTTGCACAAACTTCTGCAAATCGTAGCGGTCTTTGAAATCCTCTTTATTGAGTAGTGGTAAATTAATAAAAAACATGCAATTACTCTACTGTAGTTGTGATGTTAGGTTTCTTAAAAAAGGTCACAATTTCATCGGCAAATAATGCTTTATAAGCTAAGAATGTTACGGAACCTTCTGCATACAAAGGGAGTCCACCACTGATAATTTCTTTAGAAATGCTGAAATCCACATTTTCAATCAAAAAAAGAGGGGGAGTTTCAAACCATCTCCCAATGCTCAAAGAAATCAATGTTTCCGGCTTTGTGTCATAATAATTTGGAGCAATCATTGTAAGTCCGGTGCTATCTTTTATTGGATGACAGCACCGCATCAATATCTTTACAGGACCCGTGACATCCACATCTCTTTTTGTGGCATAAAAAGCTAATCGGAGAGTAAAAGAGAGTTTCTTGTGATTTTCCCATGTAGAAATTGTAGAATGCACTGTTCGTATTTGTCTTTGTGCAAAATTGGGGTTTGACCCATAATTTCTTGCTCCCAAGCCAACAGCAATATTCCATGCTTTACTTCCCGCTTCTGCCGCTCCCGCAGCAGGACCAAAAACAGCAGATCCCGGATCAGTATATCCAGCATGTGCCGAAAAATTAGTATTTTCAACAATTTCAGCCTCAAGAACTCCTCGGGCAGAGCCCAAGGATCCAGTCATTGCAAATCCGGGTAATCCAATTAAAATTTTGGAGTTGGGATTATTTTTAAGTTCATTCAAAAAAAGATTTACTGGCATAATTTTTCCTTATCCCACTTGCGAATCATTGTTACAGGCATTTGCAAGAAACAAATCATAATCTTCAATTTTAAAAGATTCCTTGCTCGACGGTGTAGATCCTTCCGATTGTGCAACATTATTATTTGCCGGAGGAATATTCACAGGAGGATTCAAAGCAGGCAAAGGAGCCGCAGTAGGAGCCATTTGTTTTACCGGGGCAGAAGACCCTTTTGTTTTTTTATTTCCCCACATAGGACTGTAAGAATACTTAGCGGTTTCTCCACCACCTTCCCAAATATCTATATTTCCCCCTGTGAAGCCTTTCAGGGTGTTTAAAGTTCCACCCATTAATGTTTCAAAATTTTCACCTTTAGAAATTCTATCCGCCATTTGTGGAATACCCAAAGCTTCGGAAGCTTGAGACATCCCTTCAGACGCAGTATTCATTGCACTCCCCAGCATTCCAGAAAGACCACTTGCCGCACCACCAATACTAGCCATACTTGGCATAGAGTTCATTACTGAACCCATTGCCCCCCCACCCACCCCCATAGAGGGTGAGGGAATATTCCCCAAATTATGACTTGCAGATCTTTTACCCTTTACTTCCCCAATAGAAAAATGCATCGGATCTTTTGTCCGTGTAAAATTCATTCCCCAGTCAATTCCATATTTTGCAGCAATTTGCCCAACATTGGCGGGTAAATCTGTTTTTGTAGAACCATTGGGATTAGAGCTTTCATTTATATCAATAGCGGCACCAAAAGAATGATAGCTTAATTTACTAGGATCATTCACATTTGCTCTATAGTTATATCCCCCCAATTGCTTTATTACATATCCCGTTGATTCCAATTCATTGATAAATCCCTGAAAATTTGCAGCATACTTAGAAGAAACACTTACAGTCTTACCACTTTTTGTTCTTATTGTTGCCAATCCTTCAGGAACACCTCTTGCAGGTTTTCCACCGCTGGTTTTTTTCGTAGGGATAGATGGTGATGGAGCAGAAGAACTTACTGCCGCCGATGTTCCAGTGCCCGCAGATGCTCCTGCAATTACCCCACCCCCGCCGAATTGATTTGTTAACTTTTGAACATTTTCCGGCCAATATTGATTTAAATTTTTAGGGTCATTTGCTGCCCCAACAGGAGCATACTTTTTCGCAACACTTTCGATTGTTGTTCTACCCTTTTCAATATAATTATTTTTCAAATTTTTTGCAGTGTATTCAATACCTTCTTCAATTGTCTTAAACATTTTGAATTCGGTATTGTTTTTTCCCTTACCAGACATTGTTCCAGAGGGATTGTTGTATTTTTTTAATGCTTCGGATTCTCCCCAACCGGATTCATGAACCAAAATACTTGCCAAAAATGCCGGGTTGATTCCATATTTTTGAGCAACTTTTTCAACAATCCCCCCTTTTCCTAACAAAGCGGATTGGGAGTGTTTCTTTTTGTGGAAAAGATTATCGAAATCTTTCTCAAAATCATCACTCAAGACAGATTGTGTGAGTTGATGATCATTGGGAATTACTTGTCCGGGTTGTCCAAATTTTACAAGCTCCGGACCCTTTTCCCCCACCAACATTGTTTGATTAGCTTCAAATTCTCCTCCGGCTGCAAATCCAGGTATATTCATGGTTCCTGAAGAATTACTTGGTTCTGGAATAGAAAATGTATCCGAAGACGGGGTTGAAGTTGGCATAGGAATTGGGGCAACAGGACTTCTTTTTGTTGTTTCTGGATTTACGAAGGGTAATGGATGTTCTTCATTTATTTTTGCTGCAGGTTGAAGGGCATTAATATCATTTTGTTTAAAGCCCCCTTTATCCAACAACTTAATTTGTTCGTTGGTATACCCTTTTTCTCTTAGTTCTTTTCTCTTCTCATGCTTTTTCTGTTCAACAAAATACCCAGTACGTTCAACTTCAGTTTCATTTCCTTCCTGGGTTAAAGCATCTTTTTCCAATCCGGAGGACATGCCCAACAAATCTTTGTATTTGTTGTAAACCACGTATACTTCTGCAGCCAATAAGGCAAAAGGTGCCGCAGCTTTTGCAATTCCGGCTGCTGCCGTTCCCATAGACGTGATAATGGGTAATGCTGCCCGGGTAAATCTGCCTGCCATTGCGGTTAACCCCAAAGCAATAGATAATGCTCCGGAAGAAGCTGCCGCAGTTATTCCTCCGGCACCCATCACCATTGCCCCGGTAATTGCAGCAAAGCCCACGGACATCCCTGTTGCTTTCAGGGGATTATCAATGACCCAGTTGAAGCTTTCTTTGAAGTTATCCATCAATTGCTCAATCGATGTTGGAACAATTGCTTTTATTGTGTTTACAAAATTGATGGTGAGGTCATCTTGAGCTTCCCGCACCATTGCTTCTCGCATGGCCTGAGTTTTTGATGCCTGTGCAATTGCATCCGCAGAGGACATTTGCCCCGCTTGTACTTTTGCTATTAGATCTCGATTTTTCTTGGAGTACGCTTCATCTGCCTCTGCGTCTCTTTTAGCTCTTTCGATATCATTTTTATGGATATCTGCTAATTCATCGTAGATCTCTTTCAATTTTGCTGCAGTAAGACCAACGGTTACCGCCAAACCTCCTATTGTTAAAAGAGTTGGCAAAGCATTTGTGAGTGCCGTAGTAAAACCAGCAATACCCCCACCCAATCCCAGCATATTTCCGAGACCACCAAGGCTCCCCATCAAAGTAGATAAGAATCCTTTTTCTTCTTTCTTTTCTTCCGGGGCCTCTTTTTTATCTCGTAGGGAATCTGCAAGATCATCCATATTGAGATCTTGTCTATCCATTTTTTCTTGCAATTTTTGACTGTTTCGGTTATCATCTTCTCTTTTCAATTTGGTAAGGTCTATTAATTCCTTTACCCGATTTTCAAGAGATGTAATGGCAGTTGTTGTATCTGCCATTTTTTCATTTTCATCTCGGCGATTTGTGAAGAATTTGTGCAACCCCGAGAATGCTTCACCAATAGGACCCATCCCCAACATACCCATTCCAAGAGATGTATTCCCACGAAATCTTTCATCCTTCATTCCCCGAAGTTCTCTTTGTTTATCCGCAAGCTCTTTTTCACGATTCTGCAACTGTCTTTCTTTGTAAGACAAAGAGGATGTATCTTGCGAAAATTGACGAACAACTGTGGGAGGTCTTACAACCTTTGTTTGTTGTATTGTTGTAAAATCCTTGAACAAAGAAATGAGAGTCTGCGTATTTCGGGCAATTATTTCCGAATTTTTATTGATCTCTTTGAGGGTTGCATAATTCCGCAACTCAATTCTTTGTCCTTCGGTTGCACCCTTTTTTTCTTTTTCCGGCTTTTTTTGAAAGGATATAACATCTGTGAGTCTTTTCATCTCTTGTCGAAGATCCGAAAAAATTCGTGAAGAATTATCTTCTCTCTCTTTTTGGGGAGAAGGTAGGGCAGGAGCCCCTTTTCCAGCAAGAAGAATATCTCTTATACCCATACTTCTGTCTTTTTCAATACAAGAATAAAACCGGGGGACTATTCCCCCGGTTTTTATCCATTCTGGCTATTTACATACTTGCCGTATTCCGAATTCAAAAAAATGATATCGGCATAATCCATTTTTTCAAGTTCAAGCGGGCTTATTTTCATTCCTATTACCAAACTGGATCCGATTTTTAACAGGCTCTCTATCTCCACGAAAAGGCTGCACAATTAAAGATGCATCCCCCAACTCAACCAAATTTGTAAAATCACAATGTACATTTTTTTCAATTTCCACACCATCTACAACTTCAACTTCTTTTGCCTCTTTATTCTCACAAAGGAATTTCAAAGGTTTCAAGCCGTGGAAGAACATATTATCCAATTCATTCAATAGTTCGGAATCTTCTGGATTTGCAGAATACAAAATTTCATGTGCCGCTTTTAAATTATGAGATCGGCATTGTGCCGCCATAATATACACAGAATCTTTGTCTTTCCCCTCTTTGTACAAGTTGAAATAATCTTCAATTGTAAGTGGAGTAAATGACATTTCCTGATCTTTTACTACAATATTTGCAGGAAGTTCGGGAATATTCATATAATTGAAATCTAAAGTATCCAGTTTAACATGCGAATTGTTTTCAAATCCACATTTAAGACAAGCATACTTAATGGAGATATCACTAACCCCAACCGAGGAGAGTTTTCTCAAAAGGGCAATAAACAAAAAGTCTTGGTAGGTTAGTTTTTCTTTTGGCATCCCGGAAACTTTGATACCTTCAAGAATAAACTCATACCGCTGTTTCACAGACAATTTGGATTGAGCAAATTTTTTCAATTCCCCATAGGTATAAGGACAATAAGCAATTTCAACACCCTTGGGATAAGGAAGAAAATTGGAAGGAAGATCTTCAACATTAACCAAAGGCAAATATTGTGAATTTTGTCCAGCATTATGCACTTTTTCTTCGTGATTTACTGGGGTCACATTTCCTGAAGCAACTTGAGAATTCTGTGTAAAAATAGGCTTTCTCGCAACCATGTACAACACCTCTATTTAAGATTTTTAAACGTATACTACTGAGAAAATATTACTAAATTATCTTCTTTTTGTTGAAATAGGTTCTTTTAAAACTCGCATTCCAACAACATTCAAAGATAGCTCCAAACCACGCAAACTATTTTCGGAATTGCTTAATATTCTAAAATTACTATCTGGAACAACCCAATAACGTATTTCTGACAATAGGGCTCTATCCCGGGTTAATCTTTTAACATCCAATGTTTTGCAACATTCTTCCAAAGGAGTTAATTCAAGACCCTCATTGAATATCAATTTATCCCAATCTCTTACCCATTTTTCCAAAACATTGTCACAATTATCATAAAATGAAACTGTCATTGTTAGTCTTTGCTTACCTTGTGGGATAGCATACCGAGAAATATAATATTCAATGTCTTTACTATAAATAGAAAAAACTGGCTCTTCAACCAATCGGGCCGGAAACCATTGATCAAAAGGATAAGGAGCCCCATGAAAATAAATATCCCACAAATAAGTGACAGCAAACCCATCAACAGATCTTAGTTGATTCTGATTTGATAGACCAGCCATTGTGACACCTTTTGTGGAAAATAAAAATCCCCTACGTTTGTAGGGGATTTCATGACTTTCTTATTGCTTAAGAAGCGGTATCATCAAAGTACTGATACTGCAACTGCATCGTTGGTTGAAACAATGTATTCTCAGAATTTACTTCAGGTTGATCGTAACCTGCCAAAAAACAACCATAAATAGTATAGGTCCAAATTGGTTGATCTTGTCGATTTAAGCGAACCAACTTAATAACAGCTTCTGTTTCGGATTGTTTCTTTGCAACACCTGTAATAGTTTGCCAGCAGGCTTCTCGCCATGCTTTCATCCATGCATTCATTTTACTATCAACACCCTCAACCAGCTTCAGGGTAAGTGGATTTGGCTCATAAGAATGGATCCCGGATTGAAAAACCTTATGCCCACGAACACTGGTTTCAATAGGAGCATTTTTCAATGTAGGAATTGCCATAGAAATAGCCCGAATATCAATTTCTTGTGTCGGAGGAGAAGAAACTCCCGTGGGAATCTTTGTGAGTTGGAAGATCCAGTTGTATGTGGTGGCAAAATCTTGAACAGCCCGCATTTGATTAATATTCGGTCGTGGCATTATAAAACTCCTGTTGAAGTAAATTACAAAATAAGATGATCAACAGAAGATTAACTTATGCTGAATTTATAAGAATATTGTACATAGAAAAATCCCACCCAAAAATACGGGTGGGATATAACTTAAATAAGAGGGTAATTAATCCCTCTGAAGGATCCTATTGTAATATTCCAACTTGTCAATTTTATCAGTCTGCTTCTTTACCAACAAAGATGTGATGCCCAAACCAAATTTGACAACATTCTGTTCGATGATATTTTGCGTCATGCTGTTACCTGATTGAGCAAGATAGCTTACAAATTGCACAATACCGGCAGCATTCAGGAAGGATACTTCCCCATCGTCCCGCTGAGACAGAAATTCCAAAATAACAGCCTTAATAATTTTCCCGGGAATTTTATTTTTCCGCCCAACTTTTTCCACAACATCCACGAAATCTTCTTCCAGGATATTCCCAAAAGGCATCCCGAGATCTAGGAAGGATTCAGACAATTTTCCGGATTCAATTGCTTTCATGAAGGCAGACAAAAGTTCGAGGAAATTGGATTTATCCAAGCCATTTAGGAACTCGGAGAAACAAACCTTAATGGCTCCACCCTTGAACAATTTCTTGAACTGAATCTTATACTTTTCAACCTTTTTTGCAAAAGATTTCTTACTTTGATCATCCCCATTGATATCCACGAGGGATTTCACATATGACTCCTGCAGGTTTACCAAGAACTCTTCAGGGATGGGTGCCATCAAGCCATTCTGACAGACCATACGCATCAAGCTCACCGATACTTCGTAGTACCCGAAAAATTTGGAACTTCCTTCGAAGTTTGTGGAAAGCCGCAGAACGGGAATATACTCATCTTCAATACCATCGGCACTCGGGATCTTCAGGGAATATTCCGGGCTCTTCAACAAAATCTTGATGCTGTGGTCCCCTTTGGAATTATCCTTGTTCTCGAATCCAAATTCAATCGAATGCAGCAAAAGTTTTGCTGTAGGAATTTTACTTTGCACAGAAGTCAATAAAACAGGGAGTGCTTTGTGCAGAAGGGGGACTTGGCTTTCCAAGTCTTTTTTGATTGCCGCCCGGGAACCATCGGCTTGTTTTGCTGACTTCGTTTTTAGGATGGTCATTACAAGGTGGGCAACAACCTTTTCATTGTTGTGCTCCAACTCCACCGTTGCATCTTTTTGTACAACAAGACAAACTGCAAGAGGCTTCTTCAAGGTTTCCTGAATCTTGTTCTTCCAGAATTCAAAATTCACCTGATTGATATCGTAGGGGTTTTTCTTGGAGAATGTATAAGGAATATTCAAAAGCTTTGAAAGTCTCTTGAAGGAAAATGTGGTAAATTCCCCGACATCGAAGGAGACAAACATAGGTTTATCCCCAACCGTGAAAAGAAAGCCCTTTTCCTGAATCGCAACCAAATTCATTTCTGCAATAGATGTGAGGTAGTGAACCTCAAAATTTTCAACTTTTTGCAGCATTGAGAGAATTTCTTGTGTATTCTCTTCTTTCAATTCCGACATAATCTTTACCAGCCCCGAAGGGACAAACTGCATCTTTGTGCCTCGAACAACAAGGGGACGATCAAAGATGTGGGAATCCTCGTAATAAAACTCGGAGGGCTCCATATCTTTCTCAATCTTCACCTTCGAAACCGCTGTCTTAAACATATCCATATCTTCTCCTGTATTTTGAGATCTCTATCAAAATAGCACATAAATATGCAAAAAACAACTTATTTTTGCATGTCCACCTTTGTGACAGTATATACAACATTCATGGCTCTTATTTTTTCTCCACAGTCGGAACACAAACAACATGATCCAATTTCTGGCAATTCTTTTTGAAAAAATTCTCTCACAGATCCCAAGTGGCATTTTTTATTTGGATCAAAGATGTTTTTAACATTTTCCGAGGAAAATAAATTATTTTCCAATAAATAAGAGATTGCCAGCACACATTTGAACTGACAATCGTACAGTTTACGGATTTCAAATAATTGCTTTAATTCGGCTTCGAGCTTTTTTGTGTCCATCCTCTATCCTTTGACTTTATCTAATAGTCTATAAAATGGCATGACATGTGGCGTAAATTTCCGGACCAATTTATTCTCCAATACTAATTTACCATCATCCCCTACAACGTTGTGTTCCCCATAGTTGTCATCATTATCAATTATACAATCAAAAGCACTATCTGGGGTATTATCTAAGTCTGTTTCCGAATTGTTGTTCTTTGCAAAAGTCATGTAAGAAATAATACCCTCTTTTGACATTCTTTGCAAACGAGAAGGCAAAGAAGCCTTAATTCTTACACTGAAAGAAAGCAATTGCCCTTGAAATTTTTTGTTCAAATCCCCACAGTATTCTAACTCATTTCGATACCGCAAACAAGGGGTAATGATGAATTGATTATCCCTTGTTGCCAACACAGTTTCCAGGTCTTTCAAATGTTCATCTATCCAAATACGAGGATTTTCAAGACGATACCCATCCCCAATTTGTACCATCAGTTCTCTATATTGAGCCTTGTATTTATAATCGGACTTCAAAAGGTGTATATCAATATTCGGATTTATTCTGCAGGTCTCTCGATAGACCCCTTCATTAAAAGACACAATATTGATAGGACTACCGACATCAAATTCAGAGGGCATCCCCGAAAATAAACTCTTCAATTCAGTCGTGAATAGTTCTTTTTTTGCATAATTGGCATCTCGATCATCCTTCAAGAATTTACTCACAAACTTCATTGTTTGGATAAAGGTATCTTTCCCAGACCCCGCTTTTCCATGCAAAAAAAGAACAATATTCATTTTAAGGGATCCAATCTTGAAATATTTACACTCATACCTTGTCTCAACATTAGAGGACTTGTACTTAACTTTGACAGACAATACTTTCCTTTGAAATAGTATAAGGCTATAATTGCAATTGGTCTTGTTTTAGATTTCAGGATACTCTCAACTTCTTCTTGAGGAATAGATATTTGCTTGAAAAGCAAATCCCCTTTATCTGAAACATTACAAGGGATATCTCTTATTACTTTTCTCTCTTTTATTTTCGAAATATAGATTTCACTTTGCAGGATCTTTGAGCATAACTCTAAATCTGCCGGGAAAGAAATAACACGCAAACGAATTGCCTTCTCTTTATTCCATTCCCGATAAAGATTTTGAACCGCCTTTTCTTTCGCTCTCTTCATTTTTTCTATTAAACAAGAAACAATAAATGGCTCCATGTATTATACCCCTGTGGATCCGAATCCGCCCCGGGACTCAATAGAAGGGTCAAATTTTTCTACGGAAAATGAATATTTTGGTTGAATGAAAAACTGACAAATCCGGGTGCCAGGAAGTAGATGAATTTCTCTCATTGTTGGGGAGGGCACAAACAACACCGGGATTTTCCAAATATCAAGAGCCCCACAATAATCTTCATCGATAAGCCCAAGACTATTTACCTGCAACAGATTGAACTTTTTGAAAGTAGAGGATCGGGGTAGAAGGATTGAGTGGAATCCTTCGGGTGGTTTAATAACAACCCCGAGGCTCACAAGTTGAAAAGGAATAGACTCACAAAGATATACAGGCTCTACCACCAATAGATCAAATCCAGAGGATTTTTCAGTCTTTATCCCGGCGTTCTCCGTATACAATTTTTCAACATATGTGTTCTGATAACTTATTTTCAAAATGTTGTTCATACAGCATCATCTCCTAAAATGTCCTCAGAAATAACTCGCTGAATCTCATCTAATTTTGGATATTTATACGTGTGGGCAGAATGAACGATGTATTTCAATTTTTTCAGATTATTCAGGATTTCATCAAGATCTTTTTCAAAAAAAGAATAATCGGCTATTGGACCAAAACTAACATTTCGTTCCCGCTCGGTAATCAACCCATTAATAAAGAGATCAATGAGTGCTATCTTCCCCTCTACGGGGAGATCTCGAAGCCCGTAAATGGCTTCCCAAAAATTAGTTTCCTGAAACAAGTCTAGTAGGGATATTCCCGTGATGCTCTTTCCTTTTTTTGAGACAAAATATGCTTTATTCAAAAAATTTTCAACATCGGTCAATTCTTTATTTTTTGGACCCTTCCGAAAAATTTTCCCTACTTTAACTTTACGTTTTAATTTTGTGGGAGGGGTCATTTTCATACTCACATCTGAATTTGCTCTTTTTTTAGAACTCATACTATTTGTCCTTTCAATACTGTATGCAAGTATTCTTTTCCGTAATCATTTGCCGCTTGGTTGGGATCTTTCCCACTGTAATTCAAAAAATTAAAAGATCTTTTGAAATTTGGGTCAATCGAAACTTCCTGCATTATTTTCAACACTGCTTTTTTCCCCGCCTCATCGTTGTCGTAACAAATATATATTTTGTTGCTTATTGCCTTCAGAAAAGCACAAAATTTCAAAGAATGCATTGCTGTGAGAGGGGAGATAACAGGGTATCCCAACTCTCGCAATGTCTCAGCATCCACAAAACCCTCGGTGACAAGCATAGGTTTATTAGGGTCTATTTTATCAAGTTCCTGAGTAAAGTACAACAAAAATGTTTGTGGATTTATTTTAAATTTATGATACCGGAGCCTTGTTGGATCCTTCCCAATATATCGAACATCGAATCCAATAAGGTATGTTGGATTTTCGAAATCCACAATGGGGAAAAATGCACATTCGGTAAAAGTATTCGGGTGATAAAGCCTTCGAAAGCAATTAAATGGCTCCGAATTTGTATCCGTCAAAACAACCGGAAATTTCAGATTATCTGGATTAATTTTCCGCCCGGATAGATACTTTCTGCCCGCTTCAATATTCCCAGGAGTATACAGGATGTTTGCCAATTCGTAGATCATTTTACAGGGTGTCCCACACTTATTATTGATGTTGTTGTATACTCATTATCTTCACATTTTACCATCAATGCATTTGATTTTCCATTCAGTTCAAAAACTTTCACTTCCGAAGTTTTCACGAATTTCAGAAGGTCAATCATTTTTTCCAAACTGATGTGATATTCCCGGATGCTTGTATCCGGGCGAGATCGAGAAATATTGATAACATCCTTGGAGCTTGCCCGAACTCCTTCCTTTAACTCCAACAGAAGCGTTGTGGAAGAGCCAGTAGGGGTTACTGTGAGCTTCACGAGGTTGTTTCTGTCCAAAGAGGCTACTGAGATCTTTATTAGGCTTTTCAGCAAGGTTTCCCGAAGCACAGTGTATGAATCCACCGGATCTTCTGAAAGCAGGTTTTTAAGAGAGGGAAACTTTAAAGACGGGATAGAAATTCCAAAGAATACATTTTGGTCCCGGAAGAGATAATAATTTTCTGTCAGAAACAATCGAGTTTTCGAGGAAAAATATGGAAGAATTTTATTTATTGTGGAAATAGATTCATGCCGAATCTTCAAAGGATTATTCACGAATAGATCTGACTTGAACAGCCCAAGATAAGACCCGTTTCCCCCAACAAGAGCCCCATCCCGGCATTCAACAATACCAAAAGGATTATCATTTTGTGATGTTTCTGTGGAAGAGCACAAGGACATATAAGACAATGCTGTTTTAAGGATCTGTGGGTTCACCTGTTTCTCCAAATCTTTTATCTCTTTTATAGATTTGGAATATTCCGTGAAGGATACTTCAGGTTCTGTTGGGAGGTCCACCTGTGTTTGCCCGGAAACCACTTGCAATAGATATTTTTCGGGAACATAACAAAAGTTGATGACCCTCTTTTCAAAGGATGCAACCAGCTTTTGAAAATGAGATAACTCAATAACAAAGAAGTAATTCTTATCAAAACATGTGTTTGTTGATAGAGGGATAAGTACTTCTGCAAACCCCTCAGAATTAAACCCAGAAATTTTTAATTGATTCTTGAAAATAACAACCTTTACATTCTTGTTGAGAGTTGTTCCGGAAGAAACAATATTTTTGAGAACTCCACAAGCATATTGCAGATAAGACAAGTCCAAAGCAAATGGGTATTTCCCCGAGGAGGGATATTTGCCAATATCCCGAAATTCGGAAAAATCCAAGAGATCTTTATTCTCGTAGTATTTATCTTTTAATTCTTGTACAATTGCCCGGGAAGTACTGTCTACTCCTGAAAGACTTTCATCTGCATTCTGTGGGGTCATCATCTCCGTTATTTTTTGGGAGAGGTTTTCCATATGTGTGTATTATTCCTGTGTTTTAAATAATCGCCCGAAGTTCCAAAAACATTTTGTTGAGATTTTCTGTTGCTTCTTTTTCCAAGGCCAACAATTCTTCCATACTCGTGATGTTGTATTCCTTGAAAATTGCCGATAACTTTGCCTGCAGGGTTTTTTCTTTTTCTGCAATCTGTGCCTCCAACTGGATCAAACTCTTATCAATTGCAGAACAATGTGAAGTAAGGGTATTGTACAGATTGGTTGCCGCTTCTGCGGATAATGTTGATACATCCACGGAAAAAATATTCTCATACTCCCCCAACTTTTGTTTAAAAAGAACCAATTCTTCAGGGGTCAATTTCTTCTCAATCTCAGCAAAGTTCATTTTATACCTCTTTTATATTATTTACAGTGTGATATCTTTAACCGACCGAAAGGGGTCAACACCTTTGGAGAGGATATCACGCATTGTTTCTTTTTTCAAGAGTGTTTGCTCTGAGGCTTTAAAAACAGTAATCCCTTTTTCTTTTGCCGAAGGACAAAACTCTACCCCGGGGCAATATGTGCAAGAGCTTTTATCCGCAGAAAGTTTCAAAAAGTTTGCTCCAAAAACATCAAGATCTGTCCCCATATTACTCTTCAAGAAGTGGGAAATCTCAATGCCCCGCTGCTGAATTTTATTCAAATCTTCTTGGAAAGATTGTACATAATCTTGTGAAAAAGAAACATCCTTGGTCTTTCCCTTAGACCATTCCAAGAAAAACATTCTCCCGGGGATTTTCTTATACCCCTTATAAATCAAAGCACTGTAAAATTTCAATTGCTCATCTTTCACATATGCCGATAGATTGTACTTTCCATCGAATACTTCGTATCCATCCTGTATATTTTTAATATCAAGAAATTCAATGGGATTCTCTTTATTGTGAATAAAATCCACATTACCTGTTAAAGTGAAAGGACCATGCTCTACCCGCAAATACACTTCCGAAAGAGTAGACATAAGATTGATCTTTTGTTCAAGAAACAATTCCAAAATCTTCGGAAGCATATCTTTCAATCTTTTCAGGAGATTTTCTTTCGAACCATATACAGAATTGAAGATATCCCAATCGATGAAACTGAGTTCAACACTTTTGAATACAGGATCAAGTTTGTATTTATCCCGAATCTCTTTCATTTTTTGGAATCCATGTGCTTTTTGGAAATAATCCTTTGTCCACTTGAATTCAGGCTCAAATTGCTGATCTACCCGAAAAGCAGATAAATGAAATAATGCTTCCAAATTCATTTCAGCCCAACGCAAAATATCTCCCATATAGAGAAAGTTGGGGCGATTGAAAATACGATCATTAACAAAGGACTCGAACAACCTTTGCAGAATTGTACCAGGAATTGATCTGGATCCCTCTCTTTGTATTGGTGCCGTTGGGTATTTCTCTGAGGGTTTTGCAAAAGTGCGAACAAACCACAAGCCTTCACACGTTTTTGCCGCATCGTAGGAAGACCAAGAAAGTGTCAGGTGTTTTTTCTCAAATGCTGCCAAAGTTTTATTGACATCAAAAACAATTTTTTCGGGCTTTAGAAATTCCATTTGTCTTTTGCTTCTTTCTCAGATTCACATACAGGTCCTCGGGCATGACAGACATGACAAAGCATCTGATATTGCTCCACCCGCTTCTTTTTATCCCTGTGTTGGCTTTGAAATTTAGTGATTCTTGCAATGCCTTTCATACAGAAAGGGCACTGATTTTCTTTTCTTTGTGACTTTTCATTGGCTACAACAGAGGCAAATCCAATGGTTTCTTGAACTAACTTCATAAGAGCGGGCTTATCTGCTTCCGTAAGATGGATCTTCAAGAATTGGGCATTCTTCAATAACTCTTGCTGTGCTTTTGTTGTACCTAAAACATCCGGAGTAAAGACTGTTTTTTTCTTCGGGGCCTCTACAACAATTTTTTCCTTTGAAGGCATTTTTACCCGACAATCTACACATCGAATTGATTCCAAAGAATCCGGATCCCGTTCTGCTTTATGGTTTACGAACCATGTCTCACAAAGCGAGATGGCAGAAGTTCCCTTAAAAGCATGTCCTTTATGAAATCTAAATTCTTCAATATTCCCATTTACCTTGAAATGCATTATTCCTTATCCTTTGTTTTATTTAAAAATTCGACTATGATATCGAAGACTTCTTTCTGTAGGTTAATACCCTGCAAATATACCATAGGATCTGAAATAAAGAAAGAGGAGGATTTAGAGATTTCAGATACATCTTGCTTCAAATCCATTAATTTTTTCTGTATTTCTTGAGATTTCTCCAATTGCAACTGCAGGGAAACAAGATCAAATATTTCAGAAGATGGCTTAAAATTGGGGAATGGTTTATAGTTCATCCCAAATTTAAAACCAGTCTCGTCTTCGTCCAAGGTTATGACAGAATATGAGGGAATATGCAAATGCTCCAATATATCTGTCTGGTTGAAGTAGTCCTTAATAACCCGCCCAACACTCCATGGCTTCGAAGTGATGACATTCTTTGCCACATTCTGAAATGGAGGAAATGATAGATGGATATGCCCCATAAGCAAAATGGAATTGTCCGGGAATAGATCCGTGAGTTCTTGGTATGTGAAAGATTCCCACAATTTTATTGCCATGGGTTGAGGGGTTGCATCCACATGTACAAGAAACACATATAGGTTATCGCCGGTAGCATTCCCGTATCCCGCTGGGTTGAAATTCTTGAAGAATTCCTTCATTGCAGGGACATTGAGATAGGGGAGCCCAATAACACACATATTTGTGAACTTCTTGAAAGGCAATGGGATATTTACATAGAATGGGTATGATAGATTTCGAAAAACTCCAGGGAGAAGATCTGTCAGTGTTTTGTAGGGGGAATCCGGCAAATTAACCACAGCAGATTTCGGGAGATCATGGTTTCCTGGGATGCAAAACATGGGGGGAAAATCTGCAAAAAGCCTCTGATAATAATTAAGATCTCTAGGGGAATATGCCGCCTGATTCTTCAAATGAAACAAATCCCCAGAGAAGCATGTTGCATCTGCAGCCTCATCCTTGAAGGTTTGTTTCATTATCTCAATCTCTTGCCTTACATCCTCGTGATAATCCTTTGTTCGAGACTGGGGTATATGATTCAACGGGGATAGATGTAGGTCTGTAAAATGGATTATTTTAAACATCAATGACACCCCTCAAGGGAATTGTTACAAAGCGGGCAGGTTTTGAATTCTTTTTTCTTTTCCAACAACAGTGTTTTCAGATGAGTCGCCACCCGTATTTGGCTGTTTTGTTGTGTATTCTCCTCATATCCCACCAAAGACCTTAAAGACTCTTTTACTTTTACCTTGTGTAAGAAGACTACTGAGATTCCTGACAAAATGCTTCGGAGAATAGGCAAATACTTCCTCTGCCCCCGATCTGCATTTTCTTGCTGCCTTTGCAGGACACTAATTTCTTTTGTTTTCTGCATCGTTTGCAATTCCTGTCGGACTGTAAAAAGAAGAGTATGAAACTGTGCTAATGGCTTAACCCTCAATTGTTCTGCTTTTTGTTGCTCTATTTCTTGTTTTACTGAGATTCTTGTGTGTTTTAAATTACCCAATTTTTGAAGATCTTTTGCAAGAATTTGAAATAAATTTTTAAGCTCTCTGCATGGGGTTATTTGTTTTTTACTCTCAACAACAACCTCTAGCTCCTTTGCGATATTTTGCAATTCCTGCAAAGATGCCTTTATTCTTTTATCCACAGCAAGAGATGCTTCCACGGAGGTTATTGTTTTTTCCAAAGTATCCGACTTAATTTCCAAATCTTGCACGGAATCTTCCAGAACTTTTTTATTTTCCCCAAGAACAATCAAATTACTCTCATGCTCTTTCAATGCTTTATTCTTCTTTATGGAGTCTGTTTTCAATTCCCGCAATGCTCTCTCAAATCGAGAAATGTCAAAGACCTTGTTCAAAAAAGAGGTTGCTTCTACATCTGTTGCAGTGATAAGAAAAAGTTTGTCCAACTGCCCCCGGAAGTTGAGGTTGAAAAAATCCCCCCGCTCGGTTTCCACCTCTTTTAAAGCTAAATCTGCAAAAACTTCGGGAACCCCTTCTTTACCCACCTTTGGATAAACCTTAGAGGTACCATCATCGAAATACAAGGTGTATGAATTTTCAGGCTTTTTCAATACAATCTTTGATATATTGAAATTAGGGAACAATTCTATCAATCTTGGAGATTTATTCATAACCTCCAAGGAAAGAATGCATTCTTTTGTGCCATGCCGCAAATAAGATTCATTCCACTCATTGTAGAATACCGCACGAAGGGCTCGAATAATTGCAGTTTTACCCCGATTTGTTTCTCCAACAAAAGTATAAAACTTGGAATCTTCAAAATCTATTGTGAGGTCGGCAATGCTCTGAAAATTGACAATGCGAAGTCTGTACATTCTTTATTCCCTATTTTATTGGTATTTCCACGGTATAACTTGCAACCACCGGGTTATTTCCCCCTTGATAAGAACACCCAACAATTGACCCAAAAGACATGAAAAAGTAAAAAACAATGAAAGACACAATTGCTAAATTAATGAATTTGTTCATATCAAATACTTTTAGGACCGTTTCACACATACAACCTTTTCACACATCTTAATAAGTCTTCGGTTAATTCTTAATTCACCCCAGAGGGCAATATCATCCTCTTCGCTTTTAAACTTTTTCAAACATTTTTTTATCACGTTATGACAGGTTTTGATTTCCCCTCGATATTCTCGTAAACAATCCCTCGTAGCAGCAAGCATAGACCAATCCGGGTGAAATTTCGATTCTTGATGTTTTTTAAGTTCTGCTTGCAGGCTTTCAATTTCATCAAGGGCTTCCTCTAAACCTTTATCAGCTTTTCCTGCCCCGAAAGTATGATCTATACATTTCCTAAGCTCTTGTATTCGTTCTGGCTTCATTATTTGTCCCTCTAAAACCCACATATATAAAAACGCCTCAACACACTGTAACGCATGTTGAGGCATAAAATCAAGTTCTTTATGAGATAACCCGGTTACCGCCACCGATAATCATCGGACCCTTTGGAGGGGTTACAATCCCGGAAAGCTGGCTCTTAATAGTGTCTACGGTTTGAAAATAAGCACTCTTCAAATCAGCATCTTCAATCTCACAAAGGAATGCATCATACCCCATCCTCTTGAATTTCATGGTTCGAGAGACGGGAAGAAGAGGCCGAAGATACGAGGTCTTTTTTGGCTCTTGTGTCGTGGGGTCTTTTTGTACCATCACATCTAAAACCATTGGCAGGTTCCAATAGGTTGTTCCGTCAGTACATGTATATTCCTCGAAACAAATAACTTCCAGGTTCTTTGTAAGAAAAGATCTGTAAACCATCCCGCCTTCTACACCAGTAATAGCCGTCATTAAAAAATCTCCTTGTATTATACTTTCAAAACAATTGTTATTGTTTCTTTCTCCGAATGGGTTCAATGTGGGATTTCGTTTGATTCCTTGTGAGGGGTTTAAAATCTCTCGGAGGTTCTCCCCACATTTTAAATGTGGGGGCCGATACCAATCTAAATGCTGTGCTCCCACATTTGGGACAAACCTTCATATCTTCTACATCTTTAATTGAAGATACAATCTCAAAAACATGCAGGCATTCCTCATTACTGCATCTAAAATCATACCATGGCATCTATTTATTCTCCTGATATTGGTTTTGATATTTAATCACAGATTGACTTTTTTTGCAAGAACTTCTGGATCAAAATATACTTCTTTTGTTCTCCCGAATTTATCCGTGATAATTTTTGAATATGCTTTTGCAATCGGGCAGCAAAAGGACTCACAAAATTGTGGTTTTCCTACTTTAATCATGCAACAATCAACAATTCTTCCTTTTTTGTGTGCAAGGATTCTACAATGCTTGAATTCATCGAATCCTTTTCTTTTTGCTTCCAAAACAGGGGGTTCCGGGGCGCATTGACCACAAGTGGGGCATTTATACATATTCAACGTAGTCCTGCCAAAAAATAGGTATTTGAGGGTACTTCTTCAAAAATTCTTTTATTGGTTCGATCTCAATGCCTGGATATTTTGTTACACGGAATTCAAAGGGAATGTTGTGCTCAATGCAAGAATCAAAAGACTTGGAAATTTTATACAGATATTCATCATCAGAGATATCAGATTCTATTACTTTTTTCACATCTTTTGCTGCTTTTATATCAAAAGAGTACATATCCACCATTTTGAATTCGTTGCAGTACGCAATAATATCACAGTTGAAAGCATTGGAGAAAATTTTAACTTTTAGTTTAAAGGATTTGATTATCTCAATCAACCCTATTAGATCTTTTCCCCATACCGTAGGCTCTCCTCCGGAAAGAACAACAGCAGTGTGCAGGGGATTTAGATTATCAATTAAAAGATTATTCACAGATTCTTTTAGCCACTTATCCGGATCATAAATAAATCCCTTAGAGTGGCAAAAAGAGCAGCGGAAATTACAAAGAGCACAACAAATTCCAAGAGATATTTCATTTTTATACTCTTGAAAAACTTCCGGGATAATCTTGGCAACTCTCATTTTTTAGCTGCTTCCATGCATTTCTTGCATTTTTGCAAAGATTTCATTTTCAAGAAAATATTCTTATCCGTTAAGAACTTATCGCCTTTCACCTTCAACACTTCGACTTTTTCTCCACAAACAGTGGATTTTTCATCCTTCCGTAAATGAACTAACATTTTCATTCCCCTTTATGGATAGCTCCCCGGAAAATATTTTCCGGGGAGCTTATTTTTTACGCATTCGTTTCAATTTCTGCCAAGATGTTTGTGTTGTCATAAGAGTGTCTTCCGGGGTAATCCACCATTCTTCGCACCTTATTCCACGCAGACACCTTACTAAGATATCCCACAACACGAGTGTATTCATTCACAATTTTTTCTTTACAGGCGGGGCATTCCTTTTGTTTACCGATGCTGTAATGTCCCGAAGCACATTCAACAAAAGCCCGATTAATTGCAAAATAGGTTGTTCCTGATTTTCGAGCTTGATTCAAAAGCATGAAGAACTGATCCGGAGTTAAAGCTTCTGCATCGTGCAAAGTAATATGCAGAATTGCGCCCCCGGAAGTCAAAGAATCATATGTTCCTTGCAGTTTAAATCGATCATATATGGAGGCTTCTTCCCACAAAGGGAGATACTGATTTGAATATAGGTCAAATTTATTGGGGTTGTATCCAAGGATTGTATCCAATTGACATAGTTTAACCGCTTGGGATTCTGCAGGAATTTGCTCACAATTCCAAATTGTTCCCTCAATTTCTTGCCAATGAATTAATTTGGATTCTATTTTCTTGAGAAGTTTAACCCCTTCTACAATGGCAGATTCATCAGTTGCCTTCAAACCTTTATTCTTAAAGTATTCATGCATTCCCACAAAACCTACCGTAGAGTATTGTCTCTTCAAAGAAATCCATCCAGAGGTATAAAGAGGGAGTGTGCCGGATTCAATATTGTGTTCAATCAGTTTTCGATGTGATGCAAGGATATTGTGTAAACATTGTGTTGTTTCTTCAAAAATATTGGGGTTGTCTTTTTCCAACAGAGCCATTCTTGGAAGATTGATGCCCGCACAACGATGGGATCCAATAGATAATCCACCAACCCCGAAAGAGTTTGTATATCCAAGGCTTGAGCTTTTTGCAAGGTCCAGTTTCAAACGACAACAAGAGCTATATGATGTGGGTTCTCCAACGTACATGTTACCAAGACATTTTTCAGAGTTGATACTGCACACCCATTTTACGAAATCCGGGTCGATGAAATTTCCTTCAGGATCTTTTGAAATTGCCAGAGTCATAACAGGGAAAGTAAACAACCCTTCTTTTGAATTTATCTCGGTATAATATTCAAAAAAGGATTTGGACAACTCCGAAGAAGATTGCACATTTGCTTTTGTGTTGTCGGGAAGAATATAATCCTGTCCATTGATCCCTTCTTTTGTGAAAAGAGCTTTCATAAACCCCGAATCCATAACAGATAGGTTCGTAAAAGCAGATTGTCCCGCCCCCCGAAATGGGAAGTTTACGGAATAAATCCAGTTCTGAAATAAATTCTTGAGATGGGAGGAGATGATGGGGTCTGTTTTGATTCTTTGCGAATAATCCTCTCCAAATTCTTTCCGAAGGTACCAGTCAAGGCATACGAAAAAATCGGGGAAGGAGGCCGCCCCGGCAATTTGATTACTAATATATGCAACAGTCTGGATCATAAGAGTAATAAATGTGTCAGATCGTTTGGGTGGATGAATCTTAAAGTTGCCTTTGAAGAAATTCATTCCTCCGAAAAGAAGGTTGCGAAGATCAAAAGAAAAACAGTAGGGGTAGTTATATTTTGTGGCATCATTTAAGAAAATTTCACCATTCATCAACTTCTCTAATGCAATATCTGCATCTTTTTTACTGTAACACTTTTCAACCCACTCATACATCGTTGCAATAGAATTCAATTTCTGTAAAGCTTTTGTACTTTCAGCATCATAATGACTAATATTTTTTTCCGAGACGTTTGCATTATCATCTACGGAAACATCTGCAATATTTGCAACAGATTTACTGAAAAAATCTTCAGAAAACAATGCAATATCCAGATTTCTATTGGCAATACCAGAAACTTCAAAAACAGGATCCCCGTATTTTCTGTGCAATCGATTGAGGGTATTGATAAAATTTCGATTGAACGTATGGCTTACGGAATATTCTTTCAAATTATCTGGAATTTGCTCAATAGGAATAGCGGTCATACAGAAAAGCTCCTGATGGTTTAAAATTCAGTCCGGTATTAATGAGGGTCTCACGATGATATTACTATATAATTTGTATCATTTTTCATAACAATAATCTGAGATATTCTACCACAATTTCAGGCTTTGTCAATCTCTTCTCTTATTCTTTTATTCTCTTTTTCTTCTTCGGCTAATAAAATGAAATAGCAAGCTTCCTTACGACAAGAACATTTAAAAACTTTGTATCTGCCGCAAGATCCACCCCGACAATGATCTTTTATATTTGAATTCTCTTGTTCTAGGGCTTTCTTATTCCTCTTATTTTTTGCCAAAGGACAATCCTATCAATCTGGAATTCTTACATCATCATCTCTTGGAGTTAATTCTTTATCGTACAAATAACGATCCCAACGACCTTCATATTCTTTGGAAATAACATTCATAATCTTTGCACAACGATTTTGAATGTCTACATTGTCTTTTGCAACTTTTTGCAAATCCTGAACCAATTTATTAAATTCATTAATTAATTCAGGGATTTCTTGACATTTTGGTTTATCCCCATGCACAGGACAAATTTTTTCTGCCTTCTTTGTTATTGATGGCTTTTCCTTAGCTCTTTCGCTGCTTCCTACGAAGTATTTGTTCCACAATGGGATCGCTATTATCCCGAATACTAAGACTATACTCATGAAAATCAGGTCTTCGGGAGTTGTCAACTTCGATACAATCTTTTCTATGACTTTCACAAACAGTTCTATTACCATGTCTGCTCTCCCAAAAAATTGCGACTCCACTTACAACACCGATAATTATTCCATAAAGAATAAAAGATACTAAAGCGTCAATCATTCTAATACTCCTTAAACCATCAGGAATTTATCGACAATAAAAAAGCAACCATGCACATAATCTGTGTGGTTGCTCATATTTAAATTGTCGAGTAGATTCTGCATTTGTAACATCCCAACATTAAAAATCTTCAAGGATGTTTAATGCAACATGTTTTTAATAGATCCTATTTTCCCGGGAATAAAGGGGCCGAAATAAGATCTCCCCATTCCCGTAAAACAAGCCCCTTACCCCATTTTTTTTGCAACACTTTGAAAACTGTCCACCCTAACCCCGTTATTGCCCCACGGGTTTCTATGTCTCTCCGACAAACAAGGCATTTACACATTCTTTGTAAAGCTTCCGAAAGACCTTGTTTTTCAGTTGTCTCACAAAGGTTGCAGTATTTTATCACTATTTTTACCCTTTTAATGAATTCGGTACATGCGGAGGGGAAGATCAATCTTTTTCTTATCCACGGTTGCACCCCAAATCAATGCAGCAAAAAATGCCTCTACAATTTCATAGGGAGTGTCCAACCTAAATTCCCGCATAACAGGTGTTTTACCGTAGAAAGCCAAACGAAAACTATCTCCTTGCGGGGACATAAAAATATCCACATAGGGAAGATTCTTTATTGGAATTTTATGCGGGAAGTTTTGTTGAAATCTTATAACATCCATTTTAAGAGATTTGTTTTCTTCATCAGAAAATTCAACATCTTTTAACAAAAAGGATTTCAACTCTCCCCCGTATTTTTGTTCAATAAAGAGTCTTAATTTATGGATATAATCAACCGGGGTCATTTTCTGGTAATGGCTCCGTTACGGGCTCCCCTTCTTTTACTTTTTCCGCCAGCTTAGAAATAGAATGCTTTGGGGCCTTTTTCAGATCTGCTAAAAAGGCCCGTCTTTGTTTTCGATTCATTTGATTCATATGCTCCCGAAGAGGAATCTTAACCCCATTAGCCACATAGGACAATTCATCAATATTGATTGTCATGCTTTTGGTGCTTCCTTAACAGTAAAAGTTACTTTATACCCTAGAGCATAGTAGCTCATAAAGCGAAAGAATATGCTTCTCCAATAAATACGCATTTGATAACCATATTGAGCTTTCAATACTTCTGAAGAGGGGGGTTGTTCCCCTTTCCAACCTTTATTAAAAATGGTCACAAAATTATCAAATTGCTTGAATGATGGGGCCGATTTATCACACTCCATAAAGTAATCATCTTTGAAAGTCCCCGAATTTCCTTTATCCAATTCCCGAATAAGAGCAATGCAGATTGCAGATTTATTCGGGAAATCAGTAATAAACTTATGATCGCCCTCAAAAACTTCCGGGGCATACAACCAACTCCCTGGAACATAATAAGACGCAGAAATAACTTCTTGCGCGGGGGGAAGGGTATCATTTGGTGGTTCCACTTTTACAGCATATTGAACTCCCACCGGAATTTTATTCTTAACTTCCGGAACAATATTTGTTTCTTTTTGAACTTCTTTTGCAACTTCTTTTTTCTTACGAGCCATTTATATTTTCCTCAACTTGAAATAGATTGATTCAAAAACTCTTCGAATTTTGTAATTAAAATTCGAACATGCTCCCGGAGCAATTCCATAGACGTTGGTTCCCAAGGAACTTGCAGTAAAGTCATACCAACATCACTTAGCAATTTATCTGCTTTTCGCATGTTGCATCGTTGGCAGGATGCAACACAATTTTTGAAATGACTGGTTCCCCCTTTGGACCGGGGAATAACATGATCTATTGTGATAGAGGATTTTGTTAAATCCTTCCCACAATATTGACATCGATATCGGTCCCGCAAATAAACTGCGCGATTGGTGTATTTGAGTGGTTTCTTCACAATTTTTTGTCGATAATGCAACAACTGTAGAATATCGGGAAGTAAAAAATTTGCTTTTTTAAGATAATTCAACTTCATCGCTCTTTTCCAAGAAATAGAGCGAAGAGGTGTGAAAACTTTATCAATCAGTAAAACACTGTTTGATAGGCTATCCTGCATATTTTTCTTGGAACAATACATCCACATATTCTTTTAAGTTTGTTTTCTTCACTTGTTCGGCAATTTCAACAACTTCTTCGGGAGCTAAGTTTTCTCGAACAATTTTACACACATAATCGGGCTCAGTATAGGCATCCAGACAAAATTCATCTCTCAAATATGAAAAAGTGGGGTTGGTTGTATACAATTTCTTAATAAATGTCCCAACTTTAACAATAGCTTTGGAATCCATACTACTTTTTAATACTCCTGTTTTCTGAATAGAATTTGAATAGAACAAAGAACTTGAAGTAAATCAAATCTACCGCATTATCCCGGTACGTGTCAATATCTTTTGGTGTTTTGTTGGAAAAAAGAAAAGAGATGTATTTCTTCGATTGCGTGTGAGCTTCAGATGTTTTGATGAATACAAAGAAATTCTCGATTTTGGGGAGTATAGCCTCTCGATATCTTTTCCAATCTTTGAACAAATTTCCAATTTGATTTTCCTCACTACTGTTCAAAAAGGATTTGGATATTGTACATCTATATCCTTTCGGAAATTTTTCCGTGGGAAGGGTCAAGAGATACTGATAAGCCTGTAAGGGGTCCGTGAATGTTTTACCGGCCCCAAGATAAATAACATCATTCTTTGGGGTAACCGGAACATCAATTTTTTCTTCCTCCGGAGGATCATTCACACCCAAATATGAAAAGGACTCCATAAAGAGATTTTTATTCATTCAAAAACTCTTGGAATACCATTTTTACAATACACTTGATACTGTGTCGTTGGCAAAGCCTGAAACCATTTACTAATGTTCAGCACATGTTCTTGAAAACGAGCTTCACGAGAGCTTCCAATAGCAACCATACCATATTTCGATAAAGCCACGTAACAAGAGTAAATCTTTCTAATTTCCTTCAAATTGATATGAGACCTCAAAGAATATTCACAAACCCCCGGGCCAAATAGAGAGAAGTCCCACTCTCCTAGAGAAATATTCATATTTGGGAGGATTGCCCGTTTATTGATATTTTTGGGCATATGTCCAAAAGTTCTGCAGGTCAAAGGACGAATATCGTAAACCCCACAACCCTTCTCGGTTCGATAAGGACACCCAGAAGTGTATTCGAATGGAGTAAAGTTCCGATACATACGGATAAGTTCCGGGAGGGTCATCCAAATGACATCGTTGGTGCAGCATTTGTTGCAATCACTAACACAAGAAACCTGTGAGGCTTGGTCTGCCCAAGTATACAGGGTATCCAAATCTTTGTAAGTCTCCGAGAAATCGATCAATTTCATTTATATCTCCGTATTATTTGATCCAGTTGAATGCTCTTGCACCAATAACAGGGGCAACAAATCCAAGAACAAAATTCAAATTTCTCTGAAACCGGGATCTTCGAACAGTTGTGTTCGCCTGTTTTTGCATTGCAGAGTAATTTTCATGCCATTCGGAAATAATGCTCTTATAGGAGGTAATAGATTCCCGGTAAATAGCAATAGACTCTTGTTTCATTTTGTCCAAGTCTTTATATTTATCGATCAAAGCATCCTGTAATGCCTTCATTTGTCTATAGTTCTCCAACAATTCCTTGTATTCTTTTACCAACTCCTGATTCTTCTCGGCAGATTCCATTTTCTCTTTCATCTTATTCAATTCGGGGAGAGAGAAAAACAAACCCTCTTCCTTAGCAATAAAAGGCTTGCCCGGTTTTACCACCTCGGTTGCATAGATGGAAGAAGAAATAAAAATGAACAGCAAACACAATTTTTTAAACATATTTTCTCACTTTCCTACAATGGTATCCCAGTATTTTTTGGAGTCTTCTGCGGAGGTATCTGGAACAACCACAACAGGTTTATTCTCCACAGTAGACACTTGACCCTCTTTATCTTTGATGGTCTGATTTAAATCAGAAACTTTGCGAGAATCCTTCTCAATCTCTTTTTCAATTTCAGCCGGTTTACTCGTCTCCGTGGGGGCAGTCGAAACCCGACCGTCCGTAAATCCGGTTTGTACCAATAAGTCATCCGGTTTTTTCGGTACTTTGGTATTTTGAGATCTCCACCAAAAGTAGAATAACAAAACCAGAATAAAAGAGACTAAGAAGACTCCCACACCCACGTACAAATAAATAGTATTGATTGCCATAGTTTAGGTATTATACTCCATGTCCTAAAAGTTTTAAAGGTTTTTATTTCCTTGTATTTTCTCCCCTTTTTTCTTATTGGAATATGAGAGAGAATTGTACGGTTAGTTTTCTTTGATTTTTTCTAAACCCCCCCAAAAAAGGGTATTCCTTGCCCCCCCCTTTAATGTAAGAGGTTGATTCAAACTCTGTGGTATCTCATGAAATATCTCTTTCCTAGCAAAATATATAAAAACCCAAAACAAATACAAAAACCTAGGAAAGAAGACAAACTCACCTCCGTACTCTATCATGAGTTTGAATCAAAGTCAACCCTAAAGATTTGCCTTTTTTAGTGCTAAACTGCACAGGTTTTGTGAGAAAAACGGAGAAGAATGTACAAAAACCTCGGCAAGAGCCCGACCCCAACCGGTTTTGTGGGGACATCTTCCAAGACAGAAATTTTCTCATTTTGCTACGGTTTCACTCTGAATGTTAAAAACTCTTGGAGATCTTCATTGGGTGCATGTCTCAGCATGTTTTGATACTTAAAAAATTCAAAAGTATCTATAATGTATTATTTTTCTGATAATATCCGGAGACTCTCATTGGATGCACATCACAGCATGTTTTGATACTTAAAAAATTCAAAAGTATCTATAATGTATTATTTTTCTGATAATAGGCTCGGAGATCTGCATCCGGTAAGGGTCTCCATACATTTTGAGACAAATATATTCAAAGGTCTCAATAATGTATTATTTTTCTGATAATAGAGGAGATACACATTGGGTGCTGATCTCCAAAGGTTTGAGGTTTAATCAGTTAAAAAGTATCAATAATGTATTATTTTTCTGATAATAGCTGGAACCCTGCATCAGATGCACATCCCATCAAATTTTGAGACAAATATATTCAAAGGTCTCAATAATGTATTATTTTTCTGATAATAGGTTTTCCAGGAAAATTGAATCTCTTATCTACATATTAATCTTCTCAGGGGTAATACCCATCAGAATTTTGTGTAAGGTAGGATTAAAATGAAAAAAGATACAAAGGTTAAACAAGTGTCAAAAGCCGTTAAAATCAAGGACTCTTCCCCCACAAGAGGCTCCTATGACTCCGTAAAGGGATTACTTCCAAAAAAAATGGAAAAAACTGCATCTATTGATAATATGGTGAAAGAGGAGTTCTTTCCTTCACATTGGAAAGACAAAAAATCGGATTCAAAGTTTGCCGCAGTTGCTTTTAAAGACCCCCGGAGTAGTGCAGCATCTTCTGCCCATTTCGGCAGTATGGAAGATTTGTCTACTTTTATGGCGGGAAACGGCATTAATGTCCATCGGGACGATTTTGACACCCTAGACCTTTTTGCCCAACACATCATCTCCCTCATCAACACGGATGTGTATTCTATTGCAAACCTGACAAAACATGAAAGATTTATTCTTTTGCGGTATTTTTATCGCAGTAATCCTATTTTGGGTCGGGTAATCGATCTTCATACTGAAATTCCCCTCTCCAAACTTCGTCTGCAACCCCCACAAGATTGCCCAAAGATTGTGAAAGATTACATGACGATGTTTTTCGAGAAAATATTTAATAGAATTAATTTCACGGAAGTCTTGAAAGATGTTGTATTGTTCTATCAATTGCTGGGGGAAGGTTACGCAATGGTGGATGATTACTTTGCGGAACATCCCAGAAAATTACAATCTATTGAGGATTTATCCGGAAAGAGTTTTGATTACAAGGAAGAAGATCTTAAGTTCATCGAAAAAATTGAAAAAGAGTATGAAGCGGATCCAAAGAAAGTAACCGTTGCAGACCGACAAAAATACTTTGAAAAGAAATTTTTGGGCTTTTTTACAAAGAGCTATAATGGTCCTGATCGTCTTCGTGCTTTGAAATTTTACGATATCACAGAATACTTCACAAATGAGGAAATTGGTTTTGAGGCAATTCGGCATCGTATTTCGGATGGAGTCCAAACCATTCTTCAAGATCATAATGTAGCAAGAGATTCCCGAAATGATGATGATTATTCTGCTTTGAAGGACATGGGATATTCCAAGGGATTCATTGAGCTTTTGAAACAAAACCGAGATTCCCGGGATATTGTTGTGGATAATGATATTTATTCCGGATTGCCCTTTTTGATTCTTTTTAAGAGATTTGAAACAACCTCTTTGGCATACCGGGTTTTAGATGCTTGTCTTGCTTGGGATGCTTCTCATAAGGCAATGAAGGCTAAAATCAAAACAATTGGACGAGTTGGACGCATTGTTAAGGCCCCTGAGTTGGGTATTGATCAATTGAATGCTTTGGTTGCCGAAGTAAAACAAATGATCGAAGACCCAACTTATGCTGTGGTTGTGAACTATGATCTGACGTGGGAAGAAACAAATGCTTTCTTGAAAGACGAGCTAAATCAGCTTATTGAAGCTCAAGATCGTTTGAAGCAATTGATTTCTACTGGTATGGGTATTCCTGAGTCTTTGTTGTCCGGTGAATCTCAATATACTGGGGACAATATCAAAGTAGAAATTTTGAATACCCAGTACTTTGCTTTCAAAGTTAAATTTCAAAATTTGCTGGAAGATTGTTTTATGAAACCTATGGCTTTGCGAAAAGGTTTCATTGGATTGGATGATTGGGGTAATCTCCGACTTTTCTATCCTAAACTTACTTTCAGTCTTTTGAATCTTCGCTCCTCGGAATATTTCGAGATGTTGATGAATCTTTACAACAAAGGCTCCCTCAATATCGATGTTATTTATGATTTATTGAATTTGGACGGAGACGGCATTATTCACGCTTTGAAAGAGGATTTGTGGTCCTTGAAATCAGATAAGATGAATGTGTTGGTTGAAGATATGCTCCATGCTGCCGCTGAAAAAATGGTGCAAGACACCGATTATGCCGATAAAATCATCGAAGCTCTTGGATTGAGCAAGAAATCTTCCGTGCAACAAGCAGAAGATGAATTGAAATCCGGAGGTGGGGCAGCGGGTGGTGGATCTTCCGGGGGAGGTATGAGTATGCCTTCCGGTGGAGGAAGTATGGATATGGGAGATTTAGGGGATATGGGGGATGAAGGTGAGGCTCCTGCAGAAGGGGAGACCCCGGACTCTCCAGAACCTGAAGTGGGGGGAGGAATTCCTTCCGAACTTCCGAAAGAAAAAATTCCCGTTCCTCCGGGACAATAGACAATGATTACAAAGTACTCCTGCATGAAACGTAGGGCAGATGTTCCGGCAAAAATGGAGCCGGTAGAGTCTGAAGGCTACAAATTTGTGCAGGAGTATTGGGATCATAAAGCAAAATACCCTATGGTGTTGGTAGACATTGCCAAAGTAGATAAAGCGTGGTCCTTGGATAAGGATATGTATATCGGCCCCGGAGGAACAGGTAACAATATTAAAACAAGGTATCCAGATTTCCAGAATTGGTTGAGGGAGAATCCAGAAACCCCAATTATTATGCCCAATCTTGGATGGTCGGAATACGGGGAAAAAATTACTTTTGGAAATGGACGACATCGATTTTCAGTTCTCCGAGATATGGGTGTAAAAAAGATTTGGGTAACAATCCCAAGGGAACAAATCAAGTTATTCAAAGAGAATTTTGCATGATTAAAAAGTATTCTTTCTTGAAAAATTCCGGCTGGGTTAAAATATTTGAGGATTGGGAATATGAACCTAGTTCTGAACTAGATGTTGCTTTTTCAGAATATGAGACAATTAGGGATTCTTACTTGGAATCTTTCATAGAAGAAAATAAGGAAGAAATTTTATTTAAGTTACAAAATAAATATGGTTTTCTTCCTTTTAAGAATTTTAAGGCTCTCGCAGTAAAAGAGAATTCATTACAGGGAAATGTAGCAAAATACTTAGTTGGTACATACTCTGAGCCCCGAATTGTAATAGATATGGCAAAACATGGTGTTAATGAATTTGAAATTAAAGCATCCCTATTACATGAGCTTTCTCATGCTATTCAAGAATCAAAAGAAGAAGACTTGAATGAAAATGACGCGGAGGATATAAATTATGATTAAAAAGTATTCAATTCTGAAAAGAAGAGCATTGCAAGAAATCCCGCAGATTGTTCGGGATGCTTTTGTTGCACTGGGAGAAGCACAAAGGGATAAACCCGAACAAGCAATGTTGAATATTCAAAATGCTGCCGGGGGAGGAGTACTTTCTGTTGTTGTAGAACACGCGGGGGATCTTATCCATCGAATGACACATATGCTGAAATGGACCATGCGGGATAATGCGTATCGAACGGGATATGAGTACGTTGCGGATAAGGTGGGGAAAGTTCTTCGATATCTCACAAATGAATATGGATTTGAAAGAGAAATGCAGGAAAACATTCGAAACAATGCAGTATATGCAAAAAAGGACCCCACAGCTTTTGCAGAGAGTGTTTATGCTCTTTTGGCAGAATATGCAAAAGAACACAAATTCTTGAAAGTTTACAACCGGGCACAATGGTTGGCAAGGGAAGCCTGTGTTGCGATTGGCAACAAAGACTTTAAAACGGCAAGATTTATTTTACGACAAATTGAAGAAAAATTAAAGACCCCGGAAGAATGGGATAATTTTGCATCGGAGTATCAGTTGAATCCCGATGGTTCCCCTATGGAATATCCTTGGAAAAAGTAATCTCGTGTTTCATTTTGTCTTTGATGGGGCTTTAAAATGTCAGAAATAAAATCCTTAAATTTCCTTCCGGAAAACCTGCAAGGTGAAGAGTTTTACACTCAACTTTGTCAGGTTGTGGATTATATTCTTGACAAGTATCACACCCAAAATATAGACATTCTTCGGGCACTTTATGACATCAAGAACTCCAATTTTGATCACGAGAGAATATTGCATCTTCTCGGGTCAGAAAATTTTGTACAATTTGATTTGTCCGAAGATCAATTTAAAATCCTTTGTATTCTTCTTTCCAACCTTTACGAAATAAAGGGAACAAAAAAAGGATTAAGATATCTTCTCCATTTGTTGAATCTCGATGCAAATGTTTATGAGTGGTATGATATCAATAAAGCACATTCGGCGGGGGATCCTCTTTGGCCGGAGGAAGTTCCTCGATGTTCTATTGTTTTGGAATTGGTGACCGGGACACCATTTGGTATTTGTGACCAATTTTCAAAATGGGCTATTCCAAAAACAGGAGCCCCGGAAGAAGAATTACTTCCTCCCGGAAAAGCTTTCGAAGATGTAGAAGGTAAATTTGCAGAATTTGCAAGCAAACTACTCTGGGTTTGTGTTAAATTGCATGAAATCCGATGGATGATTCGATTTGAAGAGTATGTTACCACAACATCACAACTTACATACTCGGATGAATATGTTTTCTACTCTAAGTACTCCCCATATGTCACAAATTGTGGATATGATTCATTGCAGATTGGATTTCCGGTTTTCAACAATTTCCCAACAATTGGAACGGCAGGAGTAAAAATTGGGGATTATCAATATTTAAGTCAACCCCTCACAATAAGAACTAATCAGGAATACACTCAGCCCATAAATTATGATGGATGGGAAAACACAGGCTTTATTGGACAAAGCACAGAAGAAATTTCTGTTCCGATAATTGGAAATGCATCGCTTGAGATTGGAAAAAACTTCTACTGGAATCCTCTCAATAGCTACCCTGTTTGGTATAAAATTGGGGAATCAAGAACCACGGGAAGCATCTCGGAAGGAACAAAACTAATCTCGGGTTGTGCCCCTTCAAAAATTGAAAGTGTATTGAGTGATATTGACTTTTCAACACAATATGCAATCAAACATGGAATTGTCATTGATCCTGAGAGATCTATCGGGGCAGGATATATCATTGGTGAAGATCCTGGGGATATCTTAATTCATGTTGATACACTCTCTTTGGAAGATGTTCAATACACCTCTGAAACAAATTTGCAATATGTGGAATCCGAATTGTATTCCAATATTTCAGATTTATACACTCACTGGAAAATTGGGGATGCTCAATTGCTTGTTGGTGATGTGAACATTCGCATTGGAATTGATTATTTTGTTGAAGATTTGCAGATTTATGAATCTGATACATTACAAGAGACTTTTTATACCTCTTGCCGACAAATTGGGAATTGGGGTTATGCAGGATCTGGTTCTATTGGAATTCCTTCAGTAATTGGTACTTCTGTTGTTATTGGTGGTCCATATACTCTTGGTGTTGGGCAAGTTATTGGGGCAGGCTACAATTATATTGGGGATTGTGCTCCATACGACGCTCAAAACATTGCACAAAATCAAAACTTAATTGTGGATCATCTTGTTGAAATCCTCCCCGTGCATGAAATTGAAGAAAATGTTGCAATAGTAGAAAATACTGAAGCAATTTCCCAGTATGATGCTTCCGAGTCTTTCTTGATGAATACTTTCCAATATCTTATTGGAGCGGGGTGGTATATTGGTACTTCTGGGGCAACAATTGGAAATACAGATCCACCTCAATTATTGTTGATTGAAACCGGGGAAGTCTTTTTATCAAATCCTGAAGACGGTGTAAATCCCGCATATTTTACGTTGAATGAGACTGGAACATATGAATATGATCCACTCATGAACCCTTACAATATTATTTCCTCTACATTTAATTTCACAATAGAAGAGGATTAAAAATCTTTCGGATACTTTTTTAAAATCCCTTCGAAAGAACTTTTAATTTATTGATATCTTACAATCTATGTAGATTGCTATTTTTTTGAAGGGGTAACATATGAGTTCCAATAACCTCAGAGACAAAGTAAGTTCTCGAAATGACCTTACCTTGTCGGAAGTTCACTCTATTGACGATAAAATCTTGGTTCGAGGCTCTGTAAAATGTTTTGTGGAAGAAAATGGGGTTGTTACACTTCACCACGAAAAACACAATTTAATTGTTAATGGGGCAAGAAAAGCTCTTGCACATCTTATCGGGGAAGCTCTTACTGCTTACCGAGTGGATATGTTTAAATTGGGTACTGGTGGACATTTACCCGGGGATATTTTAACCCCGGTATCTCCAACCATTACGGATACGGACTTAGAAGAACCATTTTTCTCCAAAGCATTAGATCATGGTTCCGATGTATACAATCCTGCTTCTCCAAATGAAACCTCTATTACTTTTACTGTTGCTATTGAAAAGTATGAAGGAAATGGAACAGGTATTGTTCCTTATACCGAAGCGGGATTGGTAACACAAAATGGAACACTTTTCGCCCGAGAAACTTTTCCGGCAATTGTTAAAAACTCTTCCAGAAAAGTTACTTTTCAATGGTCCATTTTGTTCTAAGCACTCTTAAGTAAGTGATAAATCTCAATTTTTGAGGAAACAATAAAAGGAGTCTCGAATGCCTACAAATCTTCCTTTCGAAAATATTACTTGGTTGCAAAACGGAGAGCCCATTTCTGGTGGGGTTTCTGGAAATAGCGACGGAGTTCTTAACAGACCTCTTGTACAGTTGCACGACAATGTGGATGAAGTAAGAGATAATCTCGATGCAACCACAGCAGAAGTTGTTGCCGCAAGAGACGGTGAAGCTACTTTGTTGAACAAAATCAACTCTTTGGAAGATTTGATTAATGCTCTCGGGGTTTCTGCAACAGCAATGAATTCGGAATCTGTTGCAAAAATTAACAGAGATAAATTTCCTTCTGGTTTCAATATTGATGTTCTCAAAGAATCTCTTGAACTTCAGGAAGTAAATGCAGCTTCCATTATGGGTTCTGGAACCAATATTCCTCGTAACCTTATCACTTCTGGTCTAGGGTTTCCCCGCATTGCTGGTATCTCCACTGCGGATTCCAACAAAGCTTATTACATGGGTTCTCCGAAGCCTCTTTATGCTCACGGTCACCCCATTAAATTAGAAGCTCGACCGGAATACGGTGCTTCTCTTGTTATTGCTCACCCCACCGCTCCTTCTACGGGAACTCGCCAAGAAATGGCTTTTGTAGAAATCTGGAAAGAAGAAATCAAACTTGGTGTTGCGGATTCTGTTGCTTTCCCTTACGGCAATGTGAATTTCGAAAACACAAAAACGGGAACTTATGACACCTGCACACTCCTCAACACAAATGCAAGTGGTGGAAATTATCCTGCTTATCTTGCTGCTTCTGGAACTCATGGCTTTTATGTAAAAACGGACGATGCAAATTTCCTTGAATTTGCTAAAAACCCTGAAAACAACATCATCATCGATGGAGATAAGATTTATCAGTTGCTTTTCCGTGTTCGTGTTGTCACCGCAGCTCCTACTTCACGTCATCCCTGGATGGATACTACCATCAAAGCTCAAGGTAAATTGGCTTCTGCTTCCGCTATTGCCTTCAATCCAAATGCTGATGATGTAGGGGAATCTTTTGCTTCTGATGCTTCTCTTGCATCCGATGGAAAAGTATACGCTTATCCTCTTTACATTGCTCATCGCCGCAACTCAACTGTTTGGTCTTATGCGAACCCCAACGGTGCCGGTTCTATTTCCTCTGGGGTGTCTGGAAGACCTGATGGAAAATTCTACGATCAGATTAGCATCGATGATGTTCTTGATCTTCGCTGCCACATCTCTTTGAACAATCAACACGATGTCAAAGATATCTACGAAAGAACTCTCAACAAGATTCTCTCTTGCAACCTGAAGACCTCTTGGGAGGGTTTGAATTCTGATTCTGATGGCAATGAAACATACAAAGCTCTCGATATTCACGCCACCAAATTACTCCGTGCAGAAGGTGTTTGTGGAACAGATACTTTCGATGCTTCCGATGAAGTTATCTGGGCAAAGAAAGCCTCCAATGGAATCTCTGCGGAATTCGATGGTTTCCGCAGTTATTTCTCTGATATCGGTGGAGATCAAACTGTTACTGGTTTGATTTCAAATGCAGGAGTTGACGGAGTTAATCCTACCAATATCTTCACTTATGTTGCTTCCTCTCGCACTTTGACAATTGATGCAACAGATTTGAAGTCCAATGCAGGATTGGCTCAGACTGCTCGTACCAAAGTCTCTATTCGCAGACCTCATCTTGTTTGGTCAGCGAAAAGATCCGGTGCTGCATCCACTGAAAATGCTCCTATGGTCGCGGGAACTTGGTCCGGTTTGGGTGGAGATTCAGCCAGTTTTGTTGCAGATAACACTTCTACTGTTTCTATTGGCGATACTTGGGATCTTTCGACTTTAGTGGTGGGTGCTGTTTATACATCCCCCAACGGGGTTTCTTGCACTGCCTTAGAAAGACAAGCCCAAAACACAGCTTATTTTGCAGATTTTTCATTTTCAGGATCTACGGTCCCGACTGTTCTAGGTACGTGGACCAAAGTTTCTGGAACTGGTCCTTCCACATTTGTTGGAACGGGTACTGCGTCTTTAACACTGGGCTACTATCGCAATTTAAATAACACTCTTATTTACATCGGCGAAGGTGCAAACCTCCACTCCGGTCACGGCATCCATGTAAATGCCTACTTCACATTCCAGTCCGGTTCTGGTTTTATTGCCCGTGTTCCTTACCAGAATGAACAGTCTATCAAAGCTACTCATTACAAGGTGCAGGTTGGTGGGGTTCCTACGAATATTCTCCCCAACAATGGTGTTGGTTTCATTCCATTTGGTAACACGGTTGATCCGGTGAATGATGGTAATGTGGCTCAGGACACGCACACAAAATCAACCTCGATGATGGGTTTTGTTTACAAAGATCCAGTTATGGGCAAGAGCAATCCCAAAGTTCCCGATTTTGTGGGAGCGAGAGAAGGTGCTTTTCTCAAATTCGGGACTAATGATTATCGTGGATGGTACGGTGCATATGATGGGGATAAATACATTTTGGTTTATGCAACCTCCACAGATGGTATTTCCTGGACAAAGGATTACAACAAAACTCTTTCCGGAGGTAAGATGGCTGATGGATTGGATGCTCTTGAAATCTCCTCCCCCTGTGTGTTACTCGATGGTTCAACATACAAGATGTGGGCTACCATCGTGGACTCTTCTTCTATCTATCACATCGCCTATCTTGAATCCACGGATTTTATTAACTGGTCAATTCCTATTCTTTCTCTCACCGGGGGAAATCTGGCACCTTATGATTCTTACATGTGTGACAGACCTTCAGTAATCAAAGATGGAGATTTGTTCAAAGTCCTTTATGCAGTTCTTGATTCAGGTAATGGTAGTTATCGAACTATGTATGCAGAATCAACCAATGGTGTCTCTTGGACAAATTTTAGAATCGCCTTTGATATCACTGCCGGGGGAGCATATTCAACAAAGCATCTTTATAACCCCTGTTGGATGAAAGATGGTTTAACTTACAAAGCGTGGTTGTCTGCATATGATAGCACCAATGTCCGTATTTTGTACTCCACATCATCAGACACGATTACTTGGACTACCCCTGTTCTTGTTATTGATAAAGGCTTAATTAGTGCCGCTGTTGATGGAACATATGCATATAAGCCTTGTGTAATTCTTGATGGATCTACCTACAAAATTTGGTATTCTGTATCTGGGACTCAAGCTGTTGCAAGAACAGCTTACTCTACCTCCTCGAATGGTACCACATGGTTAACTCCCATTATTTCGATTAATATAGGTGGAGAGGTCAATGGGTATCAGGGTGGATCCTCTTATACTCCATCAGTTATTAACGACGCGGGAACATACAAGATGTGGTTTACCGGGTATGGTACTGATAACAAAGGGAGAATCTTGTATTCAACATCTTCTGACTGTATCACATGGTCTACTCCTGTTCTTGCTTTGAATGCGGGAAATGAACCTAATGGTTACGACAGTCAACGTGCTGAAGCCCCCTCTGTTATCAAAGATGGACTCACATATAAAATGTGGTATTCCGGTTATAACAACAGCAATACAAGAACTTTGTATACCACGTCTTCAGATGGTATCACATGGGCAACTCCAGTTCTTGTTATGAACATTGGAACCGAACCTAACGGGTACAATACACACAACAACTTCTCGCAGACTGTTATCAAAGATGGCTCCACATATAAATTGTGGTTTGCTGGTGCTAATGCATCGGTATATCGAATTCTGTATTCTACCTCTTCAGATGGTTTAACATGGTCAACTCCTGTTCTGGCCTTGAATGCAGGAATTGATCCCCATGGCTATACAGCAACGTATTCATATCTTCCCCATGTAATTAAGGATGGCTCAGTATATCGAATGTGGGTTGTTGGTGTGGCTAATTCTCGCACCCGAATTCTTCAATCAATCTCCTTGGACGGGATTAACTGGTCTTCAACAAGTTTGGTTGTAGACTTTAGTTCTCTTCTTGGATTTTCTCCTGCCCAAACGTATACCCCATTTGTTATTAAAGACGGAGTTTCCTATAGAATGTGGTTCTCTATGAGCATTGGCGGGTATTCTAAAACATTCTATGCAACCCTTGCCCTCACGGATGCCTCCAATGTAGGTTCTTCTACGACAGGGGTTTACACAACACCCGGCCCGATCAACTGCTGTCCTCCCGCAGATTCTCAGGTTGTTATGTTTTACGAGGCGAATGCAGAACAATATCCACATTCTGAAGTGTCTGGAAAATCCTTTAAGGTTTATCCCGCTCTTGATATTGATAAACTTTATGTTACCAATTACAGCACAAGTGCGTCGGTGGATTCTACAGTTACTCAAAGAGACGTGTATGCCACATTGTTTCCTGCATATTCTGCAATTCTTCCGTATTCTGTTAAATCTTACCTGTCTCTCAACTTAGGAAATTGGGCATATGGTGATGCAATTGTTACAGGGTCTGCACCAGAAGATTACAATACCAGATTTACACATGTCCCGCTTGTTTCTGGAAATACTTCTTCTTTGATAGATCCAAAGACAATCTCAGTTTCCTCAACAGTCTATTCATATAGTGCTGGAACGGCATCTGTGCCTGTTTTGGAATATTATCTCACAAATAACCGGTTTGTAACTCTTGCTAAGTATGAACAAGAACATCTTCTTTTGGGTTTCTGGTTACAAAGATGGAATAATTCATACGTGGTAGCATTTCAGACCGGAATGACAGGTAATCGAGGGGCCACAACTCATATTAAACCTCTCCTTCCTCTCGGTCGTCCTATCGTGAAGTAAAAGTAACAGACTTCCCTCGGGTAGCTTAAAAACTACCCGAGGGTTGACCTTTCTGGTTGTGCCAGAAGGACAAGTTAAAGTTTAGGAGTTTTGTATGGGTACAGTTCAAGGTTACAGTGATGTTATCTCCCGGGGTAATTTGGCAACAAATGGTACTTTTCAGATCAACCAAAGAGGAACTTTCTCTAGTTGGACTGCTGCAAAATCACAAGATTATATCTCAGATGCTTGGTATTTCAGTTCGATTGGGGTTGATTTTCTCGAAGCTTACAATGTAGTTGGAAGCACCACAGGGGGATTTATCCAACTTCGTGGTAGAGGCAAAAAAGGACAAGTCATTGGTATTTCTAGTAAGGATACTTCTGGTTTTGGTGGGATGGATTTAACTGCTAATGGGTGGGTAAATAATAGAGCCCCAATCACAGCTTCAGCATGGATTCTTGCAGATGTTTCTTCCGTCCCTGTTCAAATGTCTGTTCAACCTCGCTATTTGTCAACTAATTTTGCAGGTATTCATGCATACTATGCAAAAGTTAACAAAAATAAGCAAGTTGACCGGGCAGTATCTGCATTTGCCACACAACTTCGTGGTGGCTTCAACTACGCTGCCGTTATATATGTTACTCTTCTTGCAGACGGAGATTTTAATGTAATTGTTTCTGGTTTTCAGGAACTTATTGGTTCTTATAAGAACCCTCCTCAAGAAGCACCCGTTCACTACTCCGAAGATCTTGCCCGGTGCAAGAGATATTACCAAACTGCCAGTTGTTATGAGCATATTAGAGCAATGCAATATGTTGCAGATCGTGCTTATTTTACAATAACTAAACCCCTTCCTGTAGAAATGGCTGGAACGCCTTCAACATCTCTTATTGTTTCCAATGTTGCAGCATATGATGGTCTTGGCAGTTCAACATCCCTTATTTCTTCCGTAAATACGGGGACTATGTATGTTGTTGCTTCTGCGACAAGTACAACGGCCACTTTCAATGTTGATTGGAACCAAGCTACTTACGGAGCGCAGATGTATAACTATGGACTTTATCTCAATCTCGCTTCCAAAATGACAGTATAAGGAGCAAATAACAAATGCCAAATCTTTCACAAATTATTTTCAATGGTATCACCGTTCTACCTATGCGCCCGGAATATTCTGCTCTTTCTTTCAGTTCCGCAGACGTTCCACACGGCACTGACTCTGTGTATTATAAAGCTGCAAAGATTCTGATTCAGGAACATCAACAGAATATTCCTCTTCCTGTTTTTACAGCAGAAGAAATTGCAGATAAGAAAACCGCTAAGGTTGCTGCTCTTTCCCTGTTTGTTGTTCTTGATGGAGAAGGTAATCCTACTGGAAAAACAGAATTGAAGTTGGGTTCTGAAGTTGTTGCTTCTTACACTCAAGCTCAATTCACTTCCGAAATCAAAGAACTTCGCAGAATCTATTTGGTTGATGGAATGCCCGGGATGCAGCAGGAAGTAAAAGCCCCTGTTGACGCACAGGGCAACATCGTTCCTGAATTTGATAATTTTGGACAAGAAATTGTTCGAAATTGGAAATTCGCGGATGATGCCGCTGCTTATGCTTCTATTCTTGAAGGGCAGAAAGTAACAACAGCTTCTTTCCTTGTAGACAAAGCGATTGAACAGTGTCTTGAAGTTCCTACACTCTCTGCAGAATTCAAGGCTCTTTTCACTCTCGCGGAAGTTCCTGAAATGCAATAAGATTGTGCCCCCTCCTGCTGTAAAAGGTAGGAGGGGCTTGTATTTTAAAATAGGAGAAGTATATGGATGAAGTAGCAACAATGACCCAGATATTGCCAGAAATGGCAAATATGTCTTTTTGGATTTTGACAAAGATGTGGATATTCTCAAATTTTGGGACATTTTTAAGTATGATTGTTTTTTCAATTCTTGTCCCAATTTTTTCCCCAATTGTTGTGTATTTAACTATGTGGGTAAAGTCATCTTTTGATCAGAAAGTATTCAATACGGCACTTTCGAATACAAAAGAATTGGTGAAATTAACTGTTGCGGAATCCAATCAGAAGTTCATCACAAAATATCCTGGGGCAAATAATGTTCCTCAAGACGTAAAAGAAAAAGCATTTAAAACCGCTTTTGATAAGATTATGGTTTTTATGCCTTCTTTGGACAAGCAAGTTATTTTGGCGAGACACAGTGATTTGAATTCGTTCATCACTTCCTTGATTGAAGCAGAGGTTTTATTGCAAGCCCAATTTACGGATTTCGATAAAGTTTCTTAATAACGGCATAAAACCACCGAGATAAACAATATTCTCGGTGGTTTTATCTTCCTATTAATTCTCTCTTTTTGTAGAAAGGGAGAATTTTCAAAATGTCTATTTTCAAGAATTTAACGCAGTTGGCAGAAGCACTAGAGATAAATCCACAGGATTTGTTTATGATTGTGCAATCTGCAACAAACCTTTCGAAGAAAATAACATTTGAAACAATTTCACAGGCATTGACGATTGATGTTACTTCCACGGATGTAGATAATTTATCCACAGTTTCTGGGGCAACTGTAACAGAGGCTTTGAATAATATTCAAGCAGGAATCACAATGCCTGCAGAAATGGTGGATATTCAACATCGATTTTCTGAATTTTCCGCATACACAATCAATAGAGACCCAGATGGTTTTGTTGGTTCTATTGTTGCTCCATTATTCGGGGGAGTTGATAAAACATGGTCTTTTACGAGAGACATTAATGGAATGGTTCAGACAATTAATATTCACAAATCGGATAACTCTTACGACAAGACATATACATTTAATAGGACCACTGATGGTTTTGTTACAAGTGTTGTTATTTCCTAATTATTTTACGAGGAAAAAGAAAAAATGTGGAATATTAACTTAGAGCCAACAATCGGGAAGAAGATGGTTGGATCTTCCCGGGGAAGTGTTACGAATGTGGATACTTCTGGGGCGGTTGTTTTACTTCCAATCACAAAATTGGCAGAAATATCTCAAATGGCAATAAAACATTTGGGGGGTGGTTCTTTTTCTATTGAGATTTATGATAATTCCATTTTATCCAACAATGTTTTTAAAGCGGAGTCCGATGCTTTGGGGGATAGATGGGATCTTTCTAAAATGCAATTTAGATATGAGAATATGGATACTCCTAAACAAAATTTTATTTATATAAAAGTGATTCCAACATCGGGAAGTGGTCATGAGTTCTTAGTTTCTTTTTTTTACGATAAACTTTAATTAGGAGTATAGTATGGCAGCTAAACTTATTTTTCCTTTGTCTGCGGAGATTATGGATTCTCGCAGAATTCTCGGGGATGCTGAGAATTTACACGGTAAGGTAGATTCTGTAAAATTAAAAACAGATAACCTCCCAGCAGATACCGCGTCAACCCTCTCAACTCTTTCTTCTGACCTAGCAACAGTAGATACGGTCGTAGATGCGATTAAGGTTAAAACAGATAACCTCCCAGCAAATACGGCAACAACTCTTTCTGGAATTGAAACAAAGATTGACACAGTAGATACAGTTGTTGATGCAATTAAGGTTAAAACTGATAACCTTCCAGTTGACACTGCAACTGTTCTTTCCACAATTGATACTGTTGTAGATGCGATTAAGGTTAAGACCGATAACCTACCGGCAGATACGGCAACAACTCTTTCCGGTATTGAAACAAAGATCGACACAGTAGATACCGTTGTAGATGCAATCAAGGTTAAAACAGACAACCTGCCTGCAAATACGGCAACAACTCTTTCCGGTATTGAGACAAAGATTGACACGGTAGACACTGTTGTTGATGGCATTGCAACCGATGTAAATGCAATTGAAACAGATGTAAACACTATTGATTCTAATGTGGGTGTTCCTGCTGCTCTCGGTGGTGGAACTGCAACAGTTTCTGGAATGTTGGCCTCTATTGCAGGATCTGGTTTTACTGCCTCTGACAGCTTGAAAGATGTAAAAGCTGCTGTTATGTCGATCCATAACAACACAAGCTTTACTGCTTCTGTTGTTCCTATTATGGAAAAACCGGAAACCGGAAGCAATGATTACCAAGCTCTTGTTAACGTATATGATGGCGACGGACATTTGATTGATGCAGATTTGCAAACAGGTCTTGTAAAAGTTCTCAATTCTGCTGGAACTTCTCGAAACGATAAATTGTTCAATGATGCGGCACAAACCGGTGCTGCAACTAAGTTGTCTATCCACACAATCACGGCTCCTTCTACGGCTCCTACTGCGGGGGCAACCTATGAAGACTCCAATAACACCGTTCTTACTGTTATTGGAATGATTGGTACGACAAAACTTATCGCTTCTTGGACCGGGGTAACAGAGCCTGTTACTGGAACTCTTACGAAGTTGACTGGAACGGGTGATGCAACTCTCACCTCTTCCGCTGTTGATAATTCTTATGTAAGAATGCATCGTGAAGGAACAGGTCAATACCACACGTTCTACAACGTTCTTTCTACGGATACAAAAGAATCTCTTGCTTTCCGTTTTGCATATTTTGAAACAGGTTTATTCCATGCCTACGACAGAGCATCTGCAATTCAGGATTATGAAGCAACAGCCACAATTTCCGGAGAAGTGTGGGATGTTCTTACTACCGCCCACACAACAGCAGGATCTTATGGTTTGTTGGTTTCTGGAATGGCGGGAACAGGTTTTGTTGCTTCAACAGATTCTCTCCATGCTTTAAAGGGTCGCTTGGATACAATCGATACAACTCTTTCTACGATTTCTGGAAAAGTTGATACGGTTGATACCATTGTAGACGCAATCAAGGTTAAAACAGATAACCTCCCTGCGGATACTGCGGCTGCATTGACGAGTATTGAAGGTAAGGTTGATGTTGTTGATACAAACGTTGATGCAATTAAAGCCAAAACCGATAATCTTCCTGCAAATACTTCTACAACCCTTTCTGGTATTGAAACAAAAGTTGATACTGTGGATACGGTTGTGGATGCAATTAAGGTTAAGACAGACAACTTACCTGCAAACACTTCAACTGTTCTTGGAACCCCTGCAAACGGTTCTTTGGCAGCAGATATTGCTGATGTTAAATCAACAATTCAATCTCAGCCTTCTTATCCGACAACTTTTGAAGGAACAAAAGCCACTGCATCTCTTGCTCAATCTGCAAGTGAAACATTGGAATTTTCAACTGCTGAAGGCATGATCACAAACAATGCTCAAATGTCTCAGTTGAAGATTTCTGTTACGGGAGCATCGTCCAACTTTAAGGTTGAAATCTTTGAAAAAACCGGTGGAGCCAATAAGATTTACGAAGTACAACAAGGGGACTTCAACGGTTTAAACTTGGATCTCAATGGGCAGATTTTCCGCAACAAAGATAATACACCGATCAATAAAGTGTATATCAAGATCACAAATGTTGCAGATGCTGGTAACTCTACATTCTCTACGGAATTCCGTGGTATTGTAAACGCTTAATCGTTCTCAGCCCGGGGATATTATTTGATATCCCCGGGCTATTTTCAATATTCATAGGGGATTGTTGATATGCCGAAAGTTTTTGGACCCTCACAACCATTAAATACTTATTCTGGGGTTATTGGTGATGTTTCAGCATATATTTCAGTTCCCCCAATTTTGCACCAAGATACAACTGGAAATGCGGCAAATGTTACGGGAATTGTTGGAGTTGAACATGGTGGAACAGGTGTAACAACAAAAACAGGCACAGGGAATGTTGTTTTAAGTGATTCTCCTGTTTTAGTTGCTCCAGCAATAGGAACCCCTGTTTCAGGAGATTTACAAAATTGTTCCTTTCCCACATTAAATCAAAACACTACAGGAACAGCAGCAAATGTTACGGGAACAGTTCAACTCGACCACGGGGGAACCGGGGCAACAACAGCCGCTGCCGCAAGAACAAATTTATCTCTCAATTTTTATTCTTTTGGGGGGTGTTTTATTGGAACTCCCGCAGTAAGTTCCACAATTTTTCTTTTTGTTTCGGATAATAGTTTTACTCTCCCAACAAATCTTTCGGGGTCTTATTTCAAATGCGGAGGAAATCCTTCCTCGACAACAGTATTGAATATTTATTTAAATAATTCTCTGATTGGAACTGGAACAATTAGTTTTTCTACCGGGGGAGTTGCCACAATTACAACAACACAACAATCAATTGTTCCTGGGGATGTTATTAAGATCACGACTCCCGCCAACGTGTATGGAATTTCTAACTTAGTATGGACTATTAAAGGAACGTATTAAGAATGCCTGTTATTTCTTCTTCCAATAACAAATCGATCCTCACAATTACACCTGATAGGGGTTCGATAGCGGGGGGAACTGAAGTTATTATTAAAAATAACCTTGGTGCAGATGCTTTTTGTTCCGGAGGAGATATTGTACAAACAAATACCCATATTATTCACACTTTTAAAACAAGTGGGACTTTTGTTGTTCCTTCTGATAGAACTGTTGAAGTTTTGGTAGTTGCAGGAGGAGGTGGGGGAGGGGGAACTATTGGAGGAGGTGGCGGGGGAGGGGGAGTAAGATACAGTTCCTCTTTCGTGGTTGCCGCAGGTTCTTATACCATTACTGTTGGAAATGGTGGAACAGGGTATGTTGGTTCTGCTTATCAAACCGGTGGGGGAACACAAGGACAAAATTCCATTTTCTCAACTCTCACAGCAATTGGTGGAGGAGGGGGCGGAAATTATAATGACACTTCCAATGGAGCTACCACAGGAGGTTGTGGTGGTGGAATAGGTGCAGGTAGTTCTGCTTCTGCAATGGCGGGAACAGCAGGGCAAGGAAGTGCTGGGGGAATTTCTTCGGCAAACACCAACAATGGTGGTGGGGGTGGTGGAGGTGCAACCGTTGGGAATAATGGAGTAAGCACAGTTTCTGGGGTTGGAGGAGTTGGAGCCCTTATTTCGATCTCTGGAAAAACAGAATATTTTAGTGGTGGTGGTGGGGGTGGTGCTAGAAACGGTGTTGGAGTTTGGGGGGCAAATGGGGGAGTTGGTGGAGGAGGTAATGGGGGATATTCCGGGGGAAATGGAAGCCCCGGGGTAACAAATACCGGTGGTGGTGGGGGTGGGGGTGGTTATTTAAACTCCCCTGTTACATATGGTTCTGGGGGAAATGGGGGTTCCGGGATTGTTATTATCAAATACCCCATGTCTAATAAATGCTTTCAAGCACATAGCACCGGATATGGACAAACAATTGGAAATGGGGGAACAATCACTTTCACTTCCACGCATACCATTCACACTTTTACATCAGGTGGGTTTTTTTCGGTCCCAACAGAAAGAAATGTTGAAATATTTGCTTGGGGTGCTGGGGGAGCCGGAGGGCAAACTGCTGCTTGGTCTAGTGGTTCTTTGGGGGGAGCAGGGGGTGCTGCAAAAGGAACTTTGAAAGCACAACCGGGGGCTTTGTATAAAATAACTGTTGGAGGAGCGGGGCAAAAAGCTTCCACAGTTTGGACCATTGGGGGAGGTGCTCCTTCTTCCAACAATGGTTCTGACAATAATTATTGTGGTGGTGGTGGTGGGTATTCCGCTGTATTTTTAAATTCCGAAATACAAGCAAACACAATTATTCTTGCTGCGGGTGGAGGTGGAGGCGGAAACTACGCTGCCACAGGTACAGGAAATGGTGGAGGAGCCGGGGGTGGTGCAACTGGGCAAAATGGATACAGCATTTATGTTTCCTCCGCATATGGTGGAAAGGGTGGAACTCAAACCGCTGCTGGTGCAAATGCTTCTTACACTTATGCAGCAGGAACGGGTGGTTTGCAAGATGCTTTGAAGGGTGGAGTAACTTTTTCTGGTTCTTATGGAGGAGGTGGAGGTGGGGGATATTGGGGAGGTTCAGCCGGAGGATATTATTACACATCTCCATATGAAATGGGTGGGGGAGCCGGTGGTTCCAGTTACGTAAATTCTTCCTATATTTATTCAGGAACATTAACAGGCGGCACTGCAAACACTCCTGGGGATTCAACAAACACTCTTCGAGGAACTGCAGGAAACGGTGGGGCAATTAATGGAAATGGAAATCCCGGAATTGTTATCATTCGTTATCCCACTTTGATTGGGTACGGTGGGGATGTCACTTTCACAAACACTCACGTTGTTCACACTTTTAAATCTTCTGGATCTTTCACTGTTCCTTCTGCAAGAAATGTAGAAGTTTTGGTGGTTGCGGGAGGGGGCGGAGGTGGTGGATCTCCTATCGCCGGGGGAGGAGGAGCGGGAGGTCTTGTATACAATCCTTCCTTTGCTGTTTCTGGAACCGTAACTGTAACGGTCGGGGCAGGGGGTCTGGGGGGAACCGGAATGATGGTTTCTCCGTGGACAAATGAAATTGGTGGGCGAGGGGGAGATTCGGTATTTTCCACAATCACCGCAAATGGTGGAGGTGGGGGTGGAACGTACAATGCAAAAGCCGCTGCAAACGGGGGGTCTGGTGGTGGTGCTGGATATGCCGGAGCAATTGGATACGAAACGTCTCAACCTACCGGATATGGAAATAACGGAGGAACAAGTAGCCTTTCTGCTAATTATGGATGTGGTGGTGGGGGTGGTGCGGGTTCTGTTGGTGGAAATGGGGGTACAACCTTCGGAGGAAAAGGTGGAGATGGAAAATTATTCTGGGATGTTTATTATGCCGGTGGTGGGGGCGGTTCTATTACTTTCACAGGAACTCCCGGAGCAGGAGGAATTGGGGGAGGGGGAGCGGGATCTTTAGGGGACGGTGTTTCTGCAACACCAAATACCGGAGGTGGTGGTGGCGGGGCCGAACGAAATGGACCTACAGGTTCCGGTGGAGCGGGGGGTTCCGGGATTGTGATTGTTCGATATCCAATTGAGAACACCCCGGTTACCTTCGGAGGAACTTCTGCAACAAAATCCTCCGCTCTCGATTTGAATGCGGTTATTGCAACAACTCCTGCAAAAACCGCAGGAACTGTTGATGTGGTAGTAACAAATGCAGATGGTACAACAATAACTGCAACGAATGGATTTACTTATGAGTAATAATGTTCCAACTTTGAATGAAGAAGCAAGAATTGGTGAAGATTATCGATTATCCTTTAAATTTTTGAATCCTAATGGAACCCCAGCGGTTTTGTCCGGATCATCAATACAATCAATTTTTCGATACCAGGATTCTTCCGGGGATACAGAAGCATTTCCTTTAACAACAGTAATTAATTTTACAACGGGGGAAATTCAACTATCTCTTCCACATACAACCACAGTAAATATGCGGGAAGCTGTGGGAGAATATGATGTTGTTTTAATTGATTCTCTTGGAATAAAAGAAGTCATTTTGCATGTGACTTTGAGTATGCAATGGTCGGTTACCTTATCTCCAGTGCCAACACCTGTATAAATAATGGATAAAAATTTTATTTTAAAAATAGACAATAATTCCACAAGGGTTATTGTCCTCGATTGTGGAAAAAAATTGGAGGTAAAGCAAAACAAATATGTTTTGGCTTTTCTTCAAGCTCAAGGATTGCCTGGACCTTCTTCAGATTTAATAACAGGTATTGCGGGGGAAAACATTGAGACCGGAAAAGTGGTTTATTATCGGGATGGTTTTTTCTATAATGCCTCTTTTGATGACCCTTATTTGAAAACTGCCTCGGCATTGTTTTTTGCTTTTTCAAACAATTCTGCACTATTGGGGGCACAAATACAGCTTAAGTTGTATGGTTTTGTAAATGTGGCTTCAGTAGTAACTCCCAATACATTTTATTACTTAGGTAGTAATGGGGACATTGTTGGTATTGCTCCTACTTCTGGGATTATTTTACTTGTTGGGCAAGCAACAACATCAAGTTTTTTAATTTCTTTTGGGAATCCGATTATTTTGCGAGAATAAAGTTGAAAAATGGCTATTCGAATTCCTCTTGTTCAAATAAATGGAAGATTGTCGGAATTGCCTTCAACCGACAAAATTCCAAATGAAACGGTTGCAACTTTTGAGCACGAACAATTAACCCCACAAGATGTATGGACAATTGAGCATAAAATGAAAAAGTACCCTTCAGTCACAATTGTATTACCAGATGGGACTGAGGTATCTGGGATGAAAGTATATGCAGATGAAAACACAGTAGTTTTGTCATTTTCCAAGCCTATTGTTGGAAGAGCATTTTTAAATTAATGTAGGGAGTTCTTGAATATGTTATATTTGCATGACCTAAATTTGGATCAGAATGAGTTACAAAGTGCGGTTATTGAAAATCGTGCTTCGGCTCCAACCTCTCCGGCCCCTATTGCGGGGCAAATATACTTCAACACAACCACAAACAAGTTTTATGTGTTTGATGGTACAAGCTGGATTACTTTTGATTCTGGTGCTGTTACATCTATTACTGCTAATGCCCCTCTTTCTGCTAACACTCCTAGCGGTGCAGTTACTCTTTCAATTGCAGATGCAACAACTACAACCGTTGGTGTAATTAAACTTGCGGGGGATTTGGGGGGAACTGGTCTTCTTCCAACTGTTGAATCCGTAGGTGGAGCATCTAAAGCTAACATCGCAGATGCAGTAACAAAAAGACACACTCAAAACACAGATACTGGAACCACTGCAACTTCTTTCCAGATTGATTCTGGAAATTCTGGTCCTCGTCTTTTCAACAACGGGGGTATTGCAGAAATTCGCAATGCCGCAAATTCTGCTCTTGCAAATCTTCGCTGTAATGATTTGGCTGTTGAAGGAACCCTCACATACTTGCATTCCACTGAAGTGTTTATCGGGGATCAATATGTTGTTCTGAATGCACAGGTTCTTGAGTCTACAAACAACAGTAATGGCGGTTTTGAGGTTAGAAGACTTATTGCTGATGCAGTAGGAACAGGAACTATTTCAGGATCTTTAGTAACAATAACCGGGGTTAGCACTACTTTCTTGACGGATCTTGCTATTGGGGACGTTCTTATTTTTGGGGCACAGCGAAGAACGGTTATTGACGTTGCTTCTGATACCTCTCTTACTGTTGATGAAGCATTCAATCCTCAACCATCCACTTCTGCATATTCCTTTGCAAAACAAGCAAATGCCCGAATTTTCTTCGATGTTACGTCCAATATTTGGAGAGTTATCGATGGAACCACTGCGGCTCCACAAACCTTCAGCATTGCCCGTAAACATTCTGCTTCCGTGGGTGATGGATCTGCTCTAACATACGTGGTAACACATAATCTCAACACACGAGATGTGCAAGTTAATTTCTATCAGACTGCCTCACCGTATGCAATGGTAATGACCGATTGGGAAGCCACCTCAGTAAGTACAATTACAGTTAAATTCAAGAAAGCACCGACAAGTAATCAGTACCGTGTTGTAATTACCGGATAATGTGACAAATGATGGGTGCCCATGAAGTCTTAAAAGCTTTGTGGGCACCCCTTTTTAATCGAAAGGATACAAATATGCCCATTACATTCAATAAAACCCAGACTAAAGCCCCAACAAATCTTTCTGCGGATACCGCACCTCTTGAAAATGTTTCTGCAATTGTTAAAAGTTCTGTTGGGTTGAAGTTCAGCAATGGATATGAGTTCAACATTATCTTTCAAAATAAAAAGATGATAGTTTCCGCAACAATAGAAGGAAAAGAAGCTTTTTATCTGGATGATATTCCACAAGAATTCATTGACTCCCTAAAATCTTTGTTGGACAAATGAAATTTTTAAATGATATTGATTCTGATCAAAATGAAGTTACACAACATAGACTTCATAACCTTTCTTCGCCCCCGGGAACCCCTGTTGTAGGACAGATTTATTATGACACGGCATATAACCGTTCTTATATATGGAATGGGACTGTGTGGGTTGAGATAACCAGAAATAATGCCTATGATTTGTATACTACTACAGGAACAACCACATCCACTACCTTTTCGGCATATCGGACGTGGACAACTCCTATAATTGTTGCGGGGACATATAGGATTGGTTGGTCATTATTGTGGCAACATTCTACGGCAAATCAAAACTCGGAATTTAAAGTTACTGTGGATGGAGCATCGATTTGGAATTCAATTGTGAGAAACCCACAGGCCAATGTGTTGAGACAATCTATAACAGCTTTTGACTATATTGTTTTTCCAACAACTACAACATATTCTATTGCTTTAAATTTTAGAATTACTGGATCTGGAACATTATCCGTTTTTGAAAATTCTTTTGAATTGACTGGGTTTTAAATATGGGCAACTCTTATTACTTCACACAAACAATAAATTCAGACCGATTGAATTTAGAGATATCTTCGCACCCAACTTTTGCTTCTTATACTATTGAAGGAATTTTAACTTCCGAGGAAAATGTTGAGATTTTGTTCACTGAAGAATTGACACCCGAAGAAGAAAATACACTTCTTTCAATTGTTTCGGCACATAATCCTGCACCTCTTCCTGATCCGGGGGTATATGGTGCTGATTCATATTGTGTGGATATTGATCAATGGACATGGAATGGAACTACATATTTTGCAAACATAGAGCATAATACCCTCACTTCGGATGTTATCGTACAAGCTTTTTCTAAAGCAAATAATAAAACGGTCTTATTGGGAGATATTGAAAGAATATCCAATAACATTTTACGGATTTTCTCTTCAACAAATACAGATACTCTTAGAATTGTTGTGTTGAAAACTGCAAGATTAAAACACAATGATCTTATTTCTTCTTGGACATATCTTAATTCCTTGTTTTACTCTGATGTATCTCATAATTTTGGCACTCTCGATGTTATTGTTGATACATATTCTTCTGAGACAAATAAAACTGTTTTTGTGGAAGAAGTGGAACGGTTAAATGTAAACACAGTAAGAATTTGGGTTCAAATTGAGGAAGATGTGAAAGTGTCTGTTGTTTGCCCATAACTCTTAATCCTATTTAATAGGAATTGGGAAAATTCCCGAATAAGGCAGTAAGAAAGGCTTGATATGAAAGTAAAAGGTAAATTTAATTTTGAAGCAAAACCCCAATTTAATGGGGTTGATTTGTTGGCTACTGGCGATATCACTAAAACAACTTTGGGCTTATCTAATGTAGATAATACTAGTGACACAAACAAGCCTATTTCTACTTTACAACAAGATGCTTTGGATCTTTTGAATTCACGAATAAAATTTAATACTTCTTCTTGTTTAATTTCTGGTGGAAATATTTCCGTAAATCTTACAGATCCTTCTAAATTTGATGTTGAGGCGGGTACTGGGATAGTTGTTGACAATTATACAAATCCCGAAAACCCAACATTATTATTAGTGGAGTGGAATACCACTACGGGAATTTCTACTCCTTATCTATCTACGGCAGATTCCAGCTATATCTATGTGAATGCGGAGGGGAACATTAATTGTAAAGAAATAGCTCTGGATGCAATTGAACGTCGTTATTTAATTTCTCTTGGGTGGGTTGATCATGCAGACCGAGAAAGTATTACGGCATTTGGTCTTCAACCAGATGTTGCCTTCGCAATTGCTTCCCAATTTCAGGATTTGATTCAAGCACAAGGGGTTTTTAATGTTCAAGGAAACACCTATGCAGCACATACCGGTCTTACTCTTAAAAGGTCTGCTGGTTCCACATTTGAACCAAACGTTAACTATGTAAATGAGCCAAGATCCCCTCACATTATTTCTACCCCTGAAGAAACTTCTATTAATATTTTATATTCATATAGACTTGCAACTCCGGGGGAATGGGAAAATGGATCTCCTTTAGTTTCTACTGTAGATCCAAATAATTGGGATGATGGTTCGGGAACTCTTCAACAAGTGCCTACTGGAATGTGGACGGCTCAAATTATTTCATTTTATGCAGGATACTCCGCAAATGATATTCAATATGGGCAAGGGGTGTTTAATACAAAGGAAGAAGCAATAAATTCGATTTCAAACACAATTGAATTAAATCCTTGGAATTCTATTTGGGATACATATCGAGCAATCTTGATTGTAAAGCAAGGTGCAACAGATTTAACAAATGAAAATCAAGCAGTTTTTATAGATAGGGGTAAAGAAGGGGTTTTGGAGACTCTTTTGCATAATTCCTATAATCTACCATATCATAGTCATCTTGCAGGTATTGAGGGATCTTATCCAACAATAACACAAGGTACGGGAGAAAATGAGGGAAAAGTTTCTATCTCTTCCGCAGTTGTTTGGTTTTATTCCGATGAAAATAGATTATCTATGGTTCGTAAACAGATTATTGGAGGATCATGGATTACCCTTACTGAAAATGCTACACATTATGTTTGTGCAGATAGAATTACTTCAGATTGGGCCATTTTATTGAGTAAAGATAGTATTGATTATCTTAGATATATTCCGTTTTATATGGTTTTCATTCGAAGTGGTAGTAGTTTGCCTCATTTTCAAGAAATTTCTTTACCCATACACGGAGAAGTTGAAAACAATCACCACCGACTTCTTTTTTCTGGAGAACGATATAGACTTGAGGAGGGTTCTTTTACATCAGTAACAATTAACTCTTCATTAGAGCTATCATTAAGCCCCGGAAATGTCTGGGTTGCAAATAAAAGATATTCTATCCCCGCTGTGACACAAAGTACTCGAACTTATACCTGTGTTAATACTGGGTCGGATTATTCCATCACAGATGAAACGGCGCATCCTTTCAACAACACTCAATATAATGGTCCTACAGGACTCGTAACAATGACCTCCGGGTATTGGAAAAGTTCTTATCTGTATCGAGGAATTGAAGACCGGGATCATTTATATGTTATTATGAGTTCTTCTGAATATGAAACACCTGTTTTAGCACAAGCAGATAATTCCACCCCCACTCCTCCAGAGCTTGTAAACTCACATGCATATTTTTTAGGAAGAGTTATATCTCAAAAAGATGCAACTTCCGGATTTATTTTTGAATCCTCAACAGCTACAAAATTCACGGGGGCAGCAGCAATTACATCTCATGGATCATTATCAGGTCTTTCTAATAATGATCATCCCCAATATCAATTAATTTCAGCAAAAGGGTCTCCTTCTGGATATTGTGGGTTGAATTCAAATTCAAAAGTTTCTTCCACAAATCTGGACTTTGGAACTACTGCAACAACATCTTGTATTGGGAATGATTCTCGGTTATCTAATTCAAGAACCCCAACCGCCCACGCTTCTACACACACAAATGGTACCGATGATATTCAAAATGCCACAGCCTCTCAAAAAGGGTTAGCAACTGCCGCTCAAATAACAAAATTAGATGCTATCCCTACTCTTGGAACTTCTTGTACAAAAAATATCCCGGCTTCTGGAAATGCCTCTGTAACGGAGGTAGTCTATGGAACAGATACCCGACTCACAAACTCTCGAACCCCTACATCTCATGCAGGAACACATTTACCCGGGGGTGTGGATGCTTTGGTAAGAACCGTTACGGTTACTGCCGGAACTACATATCCAATCCTCGACACCGATGATATTGTTTTGGTTTCTTCTGGATGGCAGACAATTGTAAATCTTCCAACGGCTGTGGGTAAAACAGGTAAAACATATTTGGTAAAGTTGATGGATGCAAATTCCTTTCCAATTGTTCCTTTTGGCTCTGAAACAATAGATGGTGTTGCCGGAAACTTAACTTTGCAATACTTAGAATCTGTTCATCTTGTTTCCGATGGCACAAATTGGAGTCGAATTTCATACGATCTTTACAATCATATTCGGTTTAAGTGGTCACAAGGCGGGGATACCACAACTTCTACATCTTTTTTAGGAACCACATCCAACCAACAATTGAATATTGGTCAGAATTCTATTTCGAGAATTCAACTCTTAACAACAGGGGTTGTCAATATTCCTGGGGCTCTTCTTGCAAATCCTATTCTTGGAATATTTAATGATTCCGTTTCTGAAAATGTAACAAGAACCACTACATCAACTTCTTATACTGTAATGACAAATATGACAATTACTCCAGGAGCGGGAACATATTTAGCATTATTTTCTGCAGATTACCTTTCGAGTTCTTCTGTTCAAGTGCTTACTTATGCAATACATGTTAATGGAGTAAGAGAAGAAGGATCTACGAGAATGAACCGAACTTCCAGCACTTCAATACGAGCCAATCTACAAACATTTGCTATTGTTACGGTTACTGCAGGACAAGCAATAGATTTGCGTTGGTTGGTAAGCAATGGAACTGCAACCTCTTTTGGGCATAGCTTATCTCTTTTGAGATTATCATAAAAGGATCATTGATATGTCTATAAAATATTCTCTTTTAATTTCTACAACCCCAAATAATTCTATCAATTCAGATCGTTTGGCAGATGAGATTCGAAAATCTGAAATATCGGTTGCATTGGATTACATTGAAACAGATGCAACCACAGTAGATATTTGGATGAAAGCCTCTTTATCTGTTGAAGAAGAAGCTATTTTGCAAAATGTTGTGTATACTCACTCTGGTTTGGAATTAGTGGAACAAGTATATTCCACTAATGATATTTATACAACACTTGCAAAAGTAAACGCAATTCGCCGGGAAATAAATGCTCCTTTGTATGCCACCGCAAAAGTTAAGTTTGGGTTGGTAACATTAATGGATGTTTTTTGTGTCACTTCTGAAGGGATTAAATTTCATGTAGATGGTGGGATGCTTGACAATTCTTCGGAATGGATTGCAGTTCAGAGTTTTGTGAATCTCCCCATTAAACTCTATGACAAACGAATTGTCTCACACAATCTTGCAGATTCTACGGCATGGACACAAACACCGGGAAGCTCCCTGTTTGTTATTACTCCGGATCCGGGATCAAAATTTATATTGACACACTCTATTGTAAGATTCCCGGATAATTTGAAGATTGTACCCACAAACAAATTGTACTATCAAGTTTTTCTTTCTCTTGATAATGTTACCCCCCCAACACAACCAGTAATTTCTCTTGTGTATGAGAAAGTAACGGATCTATTTAGAAAAGCAACAGCACCTTTTGTTGTTGCCCCCGCAATTGTCCCGGAGTTGGGAACAAATAAAGTTGTGGAAGTTTTATTTCAATATGCAGACCCACACACCTTAAAAGGATCCCCAATTACTCTTCGAGCCTCTCTTGGAGAAAAAATACAGGTTTATTTGGAAGGAAATACTCCATTCTTGGATATTGATGACAACCCTATTCTTCAAGAATGCACAATTGCAATGAATTTTAGAAAAACTGTGGAATTTTAAAAAAGGGATACGTGTATGAGCTTTATCATTCCCGACAAAATAAATCCAGGGTACTTAGTGGCAACAACTGGTATTTATTCTCCCTTGTCTTTCGGCATCCGAAAGTTTTTGGACTGTGATTATTCTCATAATGCCATTTATATTGGGAATGGTGAAATAATTGAATCCGATTGGGGCGGGGTTGTAATAAACCCTCTTTCCAAATATTTGGATAATAAATGGTATCGAACAAAAATTTTTGATACCAAACTATCTTATGAGCAATCTACAAAGCTGGTTAATTTTGCAAAAGGGCTCCTGAAAGAAGAATATGATTATTCTGTTGTTCTTGGGTATCTTTTTTCCAAAATTTGGCGACGATCTCGACAGATGAGGGCTTTGTGGAATACTACCACAGGATGGACTTGTTCTGAATTTGCCGCAACTTGTTATGCTCATGCTGGGGTGGAGTTTAAATTACCCCTAGCACAAATCACCCCAAAGGATTTAATCGGACACTTTTCTTGATCTCCTCCTCACACCTCCAGTTTTGGCTGCAAGAAATTTTTTTCTTGCAGTCTTTTTTATACCTGTGGTATCCTTTTTCAATTATCATTCGGGGAATTTCGTGGAAACAATTAGTCTTGAAGTAAAGAAGCCGTGGGAAAACTTTCAGTTGGTCCGAATTCCCGAAATGAAAGAAAACATCAAGTTTTATGATTTTCAAGCATATGCAATATACCAAGCTTTAAATAAATCCCGGTATATTCTTGGATTTGCTACTGGGTTGGGAAAATCAATTACTTCTCTTGCCACTTTTTTCTATTATCGAAAAGTATATCCCAACACAAAATTGTTGATCATAACAAAAACTTCGGCAATGTACCAATTTGCTGAAGAAACAGATAAATTTTTCAATCATGGGTTAAATATCCGGGTTGCTCATGCCTCCTCGAAAGAATTGAAGAATAAAAAGAATTACAAGAATCTTCGAAAAGAATTGTTCTTGTCTTGGGGGAGTATTTCATCTGCCCCGGAGATTATTGTCACAAATTATCCCATGTTAAGGATTGAAAAAGAAACAATACAGTCTGCGGTTTGTTCTCTGCGTAAAGCAGGGCATCAGGTTTTTCTTGTCCTGGATGAAGCAACAATGTTCAAGAATCTTGCCTCACAGACCTCAAAAGCCGTGTATACAATCCAGAGTTATTGTGAAAGAGTATTATCTCTCACAGCAACCCTCACAAAAGGCAAGATTGAGGAGATGTACAATCTTTTCAAGGGTGTGGGTTTGTTGCTGGCACAAAACAAGAAAGAATTTGAAAAGCAATACTGTATTATTTGGCAGCATCCTCAATATTTTTACATCCGGTCTATCCAGGGATACAAAAACATTGAAACCTTGAAATTTAAAATAGAGCCCTATTCTTTGATTGTTAAAAAATCAGATGCTGGGGCATCTTTGCCAAAGTTCCAATTTCAGAAGAGGATATTGGAACACTCCGAAGAACAAATGGAATTGATAAAGGAGATTTATACGGGCCTATTGAATACCTCCAATGACCCTATTGATTTTTCAAATATTACTGCAATGGGGGATTTAAAAGATGCAAAAATTCTTCAACAATTATCTGAGACAGGGTATGTAAAACGGGCTCTTATTTCCCCAGAAATTGTTGCCCCGGATCGATTTCAAGAAAATTGCCCGAAAACAGTAGAAATACTGGAAATGTTGGAAGAAGAATTCTCGGATGAAAAAATTGTCATATACACCCCCTCCAAGAAATATTTGAAAATACTGAAAAAAGAGATATCTGCTTGCAAAAGTTTGCCGGATCATTACCGACACCCCTTTGAGATTTGTGGGGATGTTTCTCCGGAAGTTCGATATGAGTATCAGCAAAAGTTTTCTCAACCCGAGGGAAACCACAATATCATGATTATTGATAATGCCGGGACCGAGGCGATAAATCTGCAAGCTGCCTCGGTTATGATTATCACATCCCTTCCAGATACCGCTGGGGATCTTCTGCAGTTGGTCGGAAGAATAAGACGTATCGGCAGTAAACACACAAATTTGTTGCTTATTTACCTCTTGCATGAAAACTCTCAGGATATGATAGAATACCAAATTGTAATGCAACAATTGCTTCTTTTCCAAGGAATTCATGGGGAGTCCGAAGAAGGGTTGTTGGATCTACAGGCAATAAAGGGGAAGGACTCAGATATCTCCGACGAAGATTTTGTGAGCAAGAGTGTACAGTATCTTATCCTTAAAAAACGAGAAAGTCTTGCAAAACAATATATTTGATGGTAAAATCCCTGAAAATACAGAAAAGGCAGGAATATGGTAGAAGATTCTTCTAATTTTGAAGAGAGTGTTTCTGAGCCGGTACGTTACAGTCCCTTGCAAAGGGTTTTACCCAATATTGTTCCGGATATTAATTGTCCGCAGTGTAAAGGACAAGGGGTGGTATATTCTTCTTCCGGGGAAGTTTTGGATTGCCCCTGTAAAATCATCCGAAAGAAACGAGCGTATTTGACTCCACAATATGCAGACGCCTATTGGAATAAAGATCTTGATATTTCCAAGTTGCAGGGAAAAAATTTGATCTTGGAGTGCAATCGCCCTACTTTTCAATCCTTCGTGAAATCCTTTTTGTTGAACTCCGAAAGGGAGTATCACCACTACACTATTTTTGGGAATGCATTGTTTCAATTTTACTTTTCCGCAAGGGAGTCTAAGGATTGGGCCAATCTTTGTGAAAAGGTTGATATTGTCATCCTTATGCTAACTCATGATGCCAACAATAAAATGTATGGCTCAATTCTTACTCAATTTTTAGAGAAACGTATTTTATTGAAATTACCGGTATGGATTTTCGCCCCGCAAGGAAGATTGTCCGAAGATTTTCAAACAAAATATTCTCTTTCTTTTTCCTCCTATCTGGAAGATTGCAGAAGAACGGTGGATTTGGTGTTGGTAACGTATAGTTTGGCAACAAAAGCTTCTTCGGTGGAAACAAAAGAAAAGGTCCCCGAAAGCCCAATTATCCCCGTAGAAGAGAAAAAAGAGATTGCCCCTGTGGAAACTCCCCCGAGAATTATTCCCACCGTGGAGCCCCCTCCGGCAAGTGTTGAACCTCCCCCAGTAGAAACCCTCTCGGAGGGCACACAGGAAGACGAGAATGAGGAAGAGAATGAGGAAGATAGTTTTGAAAAAAAGAAAAAGGGGAGACCGGCAGGGAGTAAAAATAAACCCCGAGATAAACCGAAAGAAAAAAAGCCCTTCATCAATAAAACTAAGGAATATAAAGAAAAGAGTTCTCCGGAATGAGTGCAAAAAACCTACTCAAAGCTTTTGTTTTATCCTCGTCTATCACAAAATGGGGGTTTTTTCGAGATTTTTATTACACGAATCTCAAAGAGCGGGATGCAATATACGATGAGGCTGTGCATTTTATTGAAGAATATTTTGATCAATCTAAAATATTCCCCACATTTGAATCTTTCCGCAGAGAGTTGACGGCAAATCAAGACGGCAATTTGCTTCAGTTCTTTACCGATTTGGAGACAAATCCGGATTATTCTACAACCGCCTGTATGGACGATGCTACATTCTTTTCCGAGATACAAATTCTCAAAAAAATGCTTTATGAAATTGATCTGTATGGGACGGTTAGTGATTTCGGGAAAGAATTGCACGGGTTGGATAAAAAAGATTTACCATCTTTTGTTGAAAAGACAGAGCAATTTATTGCCCGATTGCATACCGTGAAAGACAGAGCCTTGTACTCCAAAGCAATAACAGCATCCTTGGAATATGGAACCGCTGCCACAAACCATTTGAAAGAGTTGTATCAAAATATTGTTGATAAAAAGCGGAGGGATGAGGCTCTTTACTACACTCTGGGATTCAATCAATTATCACATGTCAAAATTTGCCGGGGAGATTTAGTTGTTATCGGTGGATTTACATCCCATGGTAAATCGGCTCTTCTTAGAAGTATCGTATATCGAATGTTGGTGGATTATGGCTTGAACTGCTACTACAACACTTTGGAAATGACTCATGAGCATATCAAAATTCTTTTCCAAATCCTACATGCAAACAATAGAAAAAAATTCCCGAATAAGCCCCGAATATCCTTTGAAAAATTCAAAGAAGGTGAATTATCCGAGGAAGAACAAAAATGGTTGTGGGAAGCATCGGAAGATTTTTCGAACAATAAAGAGTATGGAACTTTGTTTTTGGAATTCCCGGATAAGACAAAGTACAAACTGTCTGATTTAAAATCTCGTATATCGGAATTATCCAACACAATCATGGACATTCATGTTTGTGCCGTGGATTATATCACCCTTATGTGTCCTGTGGAATCCGACAAGGCCCGGGTGGCTTCCGAAGACTACAACCAAATGATTAAAAACTTCAAGCATATGGCAATTTCCCACCGAAATAGTAAAGGGGAAAGTGCTCCATTTATTGCATTAACCCCGGCACAGATTTCAAGAAAGGGGTTGGATGAGGCAGTAAAAAACAACAATATGTTTGAATTGGATGCTTTACGACAATATACAGAGTTGGAGGGGTCCGCAGATGTGGTTTTAACAGTAATGCTACTGGATGAAATGAGACAGGCACAAGAAATCCAGTTGCAGAACTTAAAGAATAGAAGTGGTAAGTTGAAAACAGACCCATATAGATTTCATATCGATTTGGACTACGGTATGTCTATTTCGGAAATATCGAAGAAGAGCGCAAAGGAAGAAGTAAAAGCTTTGAAGGACCTCGATATATGAAACAAAAGCTCCCGGGGAGAAAGATGTGCTCTTTTATCCGTGTACAGAAATATCTCTACGGAGAAATATACACCTGTTGTCAATTTCCCGCGAAGAACGGTAAGCAGTTTTGTGGGAAACATTTGAAAGAAGAAAAGAAAGTTTTGAATAAATGAAGCTCTCACGGTAATATATCTTCAACGGAGGAATAGATATGGAAAAACTCTTAGTAATTTGTCTTATTGCAGTTATTGTTATTGGGGTGGCGGGGCTTTTTCTCCCGAATACTTTTGCTAAAGCTTTTGGGGGAACGTTGGAAATTTCCACTCCAAAAGGATTTACTGCTCTCAATGTAACATGGAAAAACTCAGATCTATGGGTTTTGATGAAAAATGATTCCACGGGGGAATTGGTGTTTCAGGAATACTCTCGTTTCGGGATTTTACAGGGTAAAGTCATCATCAAGTAGGCAGGAGCACACATATGAAAAAGAGCATAAAAGTTGTGGATTACCTACACACCCCAGAACAGTTACATATCTTGGATATTATGAAAAGTTGTGATGAGCTTCTCTTTAAAGAATCTGGGAGCTACCACCCTGTAAATTTTATTAATACGTTCAAACTGGACGATCTTCTTTTTGGGTGTGTGTGGGAAACTGGGGGACAATCTGGGGGAAGTTGTTGGGGTGGTAACCCACAGCAATACCACACCTCGAATAGAGAGCCAGATTTGAAGTCCCTTGATTTGATCCTGAAAGAAAAATACCCACAAATCTCTTATCTGGAATACCGAGAACTTGTATCTGATCTGTTTGTGTATGATACGGATTATCGGAGTGAATACTATGGGAATGGGACAGATTATGCTGTGAAATATTGCAAATTGTCTGCCTTCTTGGAGAAATTGAATGCTTTCTTGAGTAGAAAGGAATGACACATGCAAAAAGTTATTTTTATTGTGGGCTTGCCCGGGAGTGGAAAAACATTTTTGGGGAAGAGACTCCAAGATGCTTTCAATTCGGCAGGAATCAAGAATTTGTTCATCGATGATGCTTCCACAAAGGATCAAATAAAAATTGTTTTGGGGTTAATGAAGTCGGGGGAAACATTCAAAGATCTTGCATTCGATAATACGGAGTTTCTGATCATCACGGACCCCATGCTTTGTCACAAACAAGCCCAAGAGGTAGCAAAAGAAAGTTTTCATGGGGTGACACAAACTTGGGTTTACTTCGAGAATAATCCTGAGCAATGCGTCAAAAACATCCATGGAAGAGATGAGCGAGTAATTTCCCCCGGGTGGGTAACACATCTTTCCCAGATCTATCATATTCCGGAAGATGCATTCATTCACAAAGTTTTTTGTAAGGAATCTTGAAGTTTTGTGCCTCTCGCGGTAATATATGAGCAGAGGAAAATAAAAATGTTGAAATATTCACAAATGGAAGAAATTGAAGGTAGAATTGCAGAACTTGCCAAAAGCTCCACATATGCAAGTGTTGCGGTAACACACCGGGCATCGGATATTCCAACTGTGGGTCTGTGGTGGTACTTCAATGGGGTTGTTGTGGGGCATCCCGAAAAGGCAGAGAATTGTGAAAATGGTGCTCAGATCTGTACGGGCAAAGAACATAACCGGGTTTGGCCTTTTCTGCAGAAGGAGTATGCCGAAAAATACCCCGAGGTTTTGGATGTGGCCTACAATCAAGTAGAGCGAGGTCGTGTGTGGTATATCCCTGCGGATAAGTCATTCTTGATTACTTGCTCTACAAATATTAAAAAGGATGGGGTAGCAATCCAAAAAATTCAAAATTTCTTCAATCTTTTCGGGAAGAGAGTTGTTGTGCAAGCTCAACCTGCACTGTACGATCGAGAAATAAAATTGAAATAGGGAAAAGGACGATGTATGAGAAAAATTCTTGTGGTTGATGAGCCATTTGAAAAGGATAGCACCGGAACTGTTGCCAAGATTATTACCTCTTCTCAGCCAATGGTGGGTATTTGGTGGCTTGTGATGGGAGAGTGCTATGCTTTTCAGGAAAATGCTCATGAATGTCCACAAGGGCGAATTGTATGCACAAATAAAGAGCATTCGCGTGTGTTCTATAAGCTACAAGAAATGCTCTCCTCTGAAATTCCTGAAATAAATGTAGTCCAGTATAATGAGGTGGAGAGGGGCCGCGTATGGTTTGTTCCAGCAACAAAGGGATATCTTATCACTTGCTCTACAGAAATTTCAGAAAACCCAAAAGCAATCAATAGAATAAAAGAAGCTTTTGGTATTTCTTCGAAAATGGTACAAGTCCGAGTAGAAGTTCAGTACGATGTTTTTGAGACAAAATTGAAATAGTTGACTTTTATCAATAAACGTGGTTAAATGTCCTAAATTCCAAACATACAGGAGATATGCATATGGGTACGAACAAAAAGAAGAGACCGGTTCTTGCTTCTGAGAGTGTTGTGAAGCGTGGGAATTTCGTGTTTCGCATGATCAGTGTTGCATCCAAGAAACGGACCTACGCTCTGTTGATTTCTGCCCCTGCCGGAGTTGAAGAAATGCTTCGGGGTGGACCTCGTGTTCGGGGAACAGCAAAGTTGAATCCTTCGGATACGTGGAATATCGAAGAAGGGCAGAAGGTTGCCATTAACCGGGCTCTTGCGAAGGTTGAACGCCGGGTTACCGTGGCAATGCGAAAGAAGGCAAAGCAGATTTCGGGAATCATGTCCGGTGTGAAGATCCCTGTTCCCAATAAAACGGATGAAACCCACAAAAAGCGTGGTCGCCCGAAGAAGGTTGAAACGTCTGGAAAGTCCGAAAATCCCGTAACAGAATAATACAAGGGGAAAACAAGATGAACAAGAAGATTTTTGCAAACTCTACGGCTACCAAGAAAGTTCCTGTGGCTGATACCAAAAATTTGGCGGGTGGGAAAGCCTACAGCATGACCGATGAACATGCCCTTGCACAGATTGCTTCTACGGGCTGTTTCGGCAACACCTACTATGCCAACGCGGAAGATCAGCTTGAGAAGGTCCTTGAATTGGTAAAGAAGGTAGATCCGGTCTTTGTTGCAAAATTGGCTGTGTACTCTCGGAAAGAGGGCTACATGAAGGATATGCCTGCAGTTCTTGCCGCGTATCTTTCCACGGTGGATGCCGGATTGCTCCGTAAAATTTTCGCACAAGTTGTTGATAATGGGAAGATGTTGCGGAACTTCTTTCAGGCAATCAAATCGGGGAAGTTTGGTCGTACGTCTTTCGGACGGGCTCCAAGTTCCCTCATTCAGGGGTGGTTTGACTCCCACGATGAAGATTACATTTTCCGGAACAGTATTGGAAATGATCCTTCATTCTCGGATATCATCCACAACATCCACATCAAGCCAAAAAATAAGGCCCGGGAAGCCCTTTACGGTTACATCATGGGTAAGAAAGTAGTAACAAATGCGAAGGACATGGTTAAATCCAAGTCCGGCAAGTTTGTTACCGTACAAGAAAAAACCCTCCCGGGCATCGTTCGAGAGTATGAGGCATTCAAACGATTCAAGTTGGACGGGAAGAAGTGTGTTGGTCTCCCGGATGTTCCTTTCCAGATGTTGGATAGTCTCAACCTCTCCTCTGAAGATTGGAAGGAAGTTGCAAAAAATGCCCCGTGGCATATGTGCCGTATGAACTTGAACACCTTCATGCGTCATGGTGTATTTGCCGATTCTGAAATGGTGACTTTGATTGCAGATAAGTTGAAAAATGAGTATGCAATCAAGAAATCCAAGGTATTCCCATACCAGTTGTTCTCTGCCTTCACGTATGCGGATGCGGCAATGCCACATGCTATTCGGGAAGCCTTGCAGGATGCTTTGGATGTTTCTCTCTACAATGTTCCGGAGATGGCGGGGAATATTGTGGTGTGTCCTGATGTTTCTGGAAGCATGAAATCTCCTATCACGCAGGCCCGGGGAGTTGCTTCTAAGATTCGCTGTGTGGATGTTGCCGGTCTTGTGGCCTCTGCTATCCTCCGAAAGAATAAGAGTGCTCGGGTTATTCCTTTCGAGAATGATGTTGTGAATATTCCTCTGAATTCTCGGGACTCCGTAATGACCAATGCGGCAAAACTTGCTGCGGTTGGTGGTGGTGGAACTTGTTGCGCGGCCCCTCTTGTCAAGCTCATCAAAGAAGATGCAAAGGTTGATTTGATCGTGTATGTCTCCGATAATGAATCTTGGATCAACCCAGCAAGACACACGGGATATGGGTGGGGAAGAACATCGACAAGTGGAACCGCTGTAATGGATCTTTTCCAGAAGTTGAAGCACAAGAATCCGAATTTGAAGATGGTTTGTATTGATCTCACCCCGAATACAACCCTGCAGGCTCCTGACCGAAAGGACATCCTCAACATCGGGGGGTTCTCGGATACAGTGTTTGAATTGATGGATCTCTTCCATCAGGGTTTGTTGGATGCAAAGCATTGGGTGGATGTTGTTAAAAAAGTTCAACTTTAACGCTTGCATAAAACAAAATGTTGTGGTAAGGTAGAAACGTAAGGACAAAATACCTTACCACAACTACAGCCCCCCTAAAGGGCTAGGTCTTTGAATAATTAAATAGTTAAAAACTGGAACTACCGAGTGGTTTACATTTGTATCATCACAAAACCAAACAACTACTCAAAATTTGTCCAGTTCGATTTTAAGGTGGAAACTACGCAAGGGATTACATGGACATTAAATCCCCCGCTGTAAAAAGCATGTAGGTTCGAGTCCTACTCTCCCCACTCATGGGGAGATGGCGAAATTGGTAGACGCAGGAAAAAAATATCTCTTCATCTTTGATCCACCTGATTTTATAAGTTAGTGCTTGAAACTATCCGAGGGATTACATTTTTTGGTAAAATAACAATCTCTCACTATTTTGTTCAAGCCATAGGGTATTAGTTCAGCGGCTTAGAATCCTGGCTTGTCACGCCGGAGACACGGGTTCAAATCCCGTATACCCTGCTGTGAGGAAACTACCAAAAAGGGGTTACTTCAATGTTAATGACGTGATGGGGGTTCGAGTCCCCTCCTGGAGGTCTAACTTCTGGGTAGTTTAATGGTAAAACCCGAAAAATACCTCTTTATTTTTGTTCCTCATATATGCCCTCATCGAATAATGGCTTAGTTCGCCAGCCTTTCAAGTTGGAAATACCGGTTCAAATCCGGTTGGGGGTACTGGATCGAGATACTGTCACAAGGTTTACAACGCGGATCTTTGGCCATGGGTTCGAGTCCCATTCCTCCCCCTGTAGGAGTTCTATGGGGAGGATAGCTCAGTTGGTAGAGCAAAAGAATAAAATAACTTTGTATTTTTGATCTCGATCATCTTTTTCTGTAAGAGACTCACAAAGGGATTACATTTTAAGTTCAATTCTTAATTCCCCCACTCACGGGGGAATAGCCTAAATGGTAAAGGCAAATCTCTTATTACTCGCTCTTACAGTCTTGCGGGAGTGGTGGAACGGCAGACACGCAAGTTCGAGAGACTTGTGGGCGAAAGCTCGTGAAGGTTCAACTCCTTTCTTCCGCACTGTATGTGGACAAAGATCCGGACAAAATGACCGAGTAGTTTCAAGGCACTACAAAAGGGTTTACAGGATATGTCGCCTAAATGGTAAGGCAGCTTCTATGGAAATAGGAGAAGATTTTCGGTTCAACTCCGAATGTACCCCCAGACCTAACTCTTTTCATTTGGCCTTGATTTGCCAGCATGGCGAAATTTGGTAGACGCAGCAGACTTAGGATCTGCCGGTTAATCCGTGGGGGTTCGATTCCCTCTGTTGGCATTGTATACGAGAAAACTACACAAGGGATTACATTACGCATAGGCTTGTTAAGCCTTGGCAACTTATGTGGGTTCGAGTCCCACCTGTGTTGAGAGTTATTAACACTGTGGCGGAATTGGTCTTGTTGCCATAATCTCTTAACCTTTGTTTCTCGTATCTTGGGGCTTTAGTTTAGGTGGGAAAACGTGGGCTTTGCAAGCCTAAATCCTCGGATCATACCCGGGAAGCTCCATTCTTATCTTTCTGCATATCAAATAAAGGAAATATACATGCATTTTTACCACTTCGGGTATTATGATCATGACTCCCACTCTGACCGGGCTTTCATGCATGAGAAAAAATATACCAAGGCACAATTAGAGAGCTTTTTTACGAAAGCAACAATTTCTGTTTTCAATAAAAAGTGTGTTGAGGAATATTCGGACTTTATTAAGGAAACTATTCCGGATGCAGAAACCTTTCTTTCTTTTTGGGAAGAGCTTAAAAGTGCTCATGAGAAAGACACAGAAGAATATGTGTCAGATCTGTTTCATTTCATCCAAAAAAACCGGCACACTTTTAAATACCGGGATAAAGATGCCCCGGATACGCCAAATGACGCATTTGACAAATATTTCCAGATCGAGCCCTATGACAAGGCTTACTATATGGAAAAAACCAAGCACCTTGTATATATGTCAGAGCACGTCTCGGACATGATCTGTTTTATTTATGAAGTTCTGGAAAAAGAGTATGGGTTTATTCCCGTGAAGTTTGAGACGGATTTTTATGTAAACAATATCAATTTTTACAGTTGCGGGTGGGATACACAGCCCTTTGATAAAAAATTTGCATCTCGGGTTCGGAGAGAAACAAATAAGCAATTGAAAGATTTATCGGAGCATTTCAAAAAGATCTTGCCAAAAGAAACAAAGGGTGTTAAGATTTATCTTTGTCACAAGTATCCAAAAACAGCCTCTTAACTCAGTTGGTAGAGTGTCTGCTTTACACGCAGATTGTCGTCGGTTCAATCCCGGCAGAGGCTACTGCAAGGAACTACGAAGGGGATTACAAGGATAAAATCTCTACCTCCGTGTAGTGGTGAGAGTGTTCGAAGCACTCAAAACAGTCGAAAGGCTGTTCAATCTCTTTCATTTTTGTCCTTGTATTTGCCGGGATGGCGGAACTGGTATACGCGCAAGTCTCAAACACTTGTGGGAGCAATCTCTTGGGGGTTCGAGTCCCCCTCCCGGCACTGTTTACATCTACAGGAGATACATAAATGAGCAGTCTTTATTCCGACATTATTTGGGATAAATTGGGTCATAAGGATGTAGTAATCCCCAATCTTTCCGAAAAAGAAATTTTGGGTTACTTCAAAGAATACCTGAGCAAAGCATCAAAAGAGGATATCGAGGCTTTGTTGGAAGACCTTGTTTGTAATTTCCAAATCACAAAGAATGTGGATTGGTATGATGGTCCTATCCATGTTTGCAAAGTGGTAACGCATGAAGATCATGTAAGGCATCTTCCAGAAGATCCTGGATGGGTGGAAATGAAAGCACATATGATGGAGCTTTCTATTCTGCCTCTTCTTATTCGATTGTTTTCAGCCTTTCCTCAGTATCTGGATGACATTGAAACAATTAAATTGTTTGTGGAGAAGATGAATGAAAAAAAGCCCTCTGAGGGGAAAAAAGATTCCGAAGTGTGTCCTACAAAAAAGGACGATCTCCTTCCACAACAATTACCCGAAGAAAAGGTATGATTTTTATTGGGCAATAATGAGTATCCTGCCGGAATCCTTTACAATGAAAGAGGCAGCGAAGTTACTTTCATATTCACTTTCACATACCCGAAAGCTTATCTGTGAGTTGAAAGAGATAGGTCAGGTCTTTTTATCCCCGGAGAATATATGGGTGAAAGAAAAAAAGGAATAGGTAAAGCAAAACTTCTGAAAGCAATACAGAAGAAATGCTTGGAGTGTTGTTGTGGGGTTTCCCGGGAAGTTCGAGAGTGCTGCATTAAAGATTGCCCCCTGTGGGAATATCGAAATACTACGGAAGTAAAAAAGCAAGAGATTGTTGTTAAATCCTTACTTTGAGCCTTGAGAGTGAATTATTGTACAGATGCAACCAATTACACGGGCACAGGATCAATCCTTTGTGACCAATGTACAAACTCTTGTTACTTCTCCAGTGCGAGTGATAGACCTCAAAGTGCTTGTGGGTCTTATTATTCAAAACGAGGCAAAGAAGTTACTGTTTACAATACTTCCCAGAATCCAACCCCATGTCTTCACCAAGAGATTATCAAAGAGATTGAGCACAAGCGTCGTAAATTTTGCAAAAAGTGCAACAATCAACGTTTTATCTATCGACAAGGTAAAATGATTCCTTGCCCCCGGTGCTAATCTTTTAATTTGTATGTGAATACTCCTTCTGTAGGAAACACAAAAGGAGTACAAGTAATGCAAAGTGATCTTTTGGAACTGTCTTTTGAAGAGTGTCTTGTGTGTTCTGATTTGCACTTCCCGGGGCACTCTGTTAAATGGGTTCGAGAGTTGATCAAGTATGGACGTATGCACAACGTCAAGAAAATAATCCACTCGGGAGATTTGTTCAACTTTGATGCTCTTTCCCGGTTTGAATTGAAGGATAAAAAATTTCCCCTCGACAAAGAATTGGAAATTGGGAAAAAGGTTCTCTTGGAGTTGAGGCAGCATTTTAACGGTTTTTACACTGTGCGGGGAAACCACGATAAGAGACTGCCTCTTGCAATGAATGATTCTATTGATTTTGCAACAGCCTTGAATCTATTGCTCGATAACAAGGTGGTTGCAACCAATAGAGACCACCTTTTCTTATATTCCGGGGGAGAGAAATTCCGTATCTGTCACCCAGATAAATACTCCACGGTAAAGGGTAAGGTTGCGGGTGGTTTAGCACACGATCTACAAGAACATGTTATTATGGGCCACCCACATTATTTTTCAATGGCTTACAACAAAACTGGGAGATATATGGCAATTGAAATGCCTTGTATGTGTGATAAAATGGCATTTCAGTATAAGAATGAAGCAACTACTGGTTGTCCCGAGTGGAATAATGGATTTTTGCACATCAAAAAAGGGAAAGTAAGAGTAATTACCGAATTGACTTTTTAAGCCAATCTGTTTTAGAATACCTGCTGTAGAGCAGGTATTTTTCTTTTAGGAGAAAGTATGCAAGAATATCCCCCGTTAAAAGGGAAAATGGAATTTATTGAAATAAGTCCCGAAGAGACTATTGAGAAGAAGCCGGTTGAATATAAACAAGATGATTATTATTTGGAGAAGGAGATTAAGCCGGAAGACCTCACATGTTTTTATTGTCTCAACAAAGATTCCTGCCCGTGCTCGGGAGATCTGTACAATACCGATGGTGATTGTTTGTGGATCAAGTAATCACAAGTGCAAAGACCTCCGTAAATTCCAAGAAATTACCAGCTATTTTTAAAAAAATAGAATGTGTGTGGACTCACGGTGCAATTAATGTGGATTACGGGGGCGGAAAGTATGACATTGCCACAGATTACTTACAAGAGAAAAATATACTTAATTTGATCTATGACCCCTTCAATCGTAGTGCCGAATATAATGCTATAGTCCTTACCACACTAAGATATTACCCAGCAGACACGGCAACAATTTCAAATGTGCTCAATGTTATTCGAGAAAAAGAGATCCGAAAAAGGGTAACTCAGCATGTCTACGATTTGTTGAAACCCGAAGGAAAAGCTTTCTTTTCTTTTTATGCGGGGGACCGTTCGGGGGTGGGAAAAGAAACCAGTAAAGGTTGGCAAGAAAACAGAATTGCCAAGAGCTATATCGTGGAAATAGAAGAAGTTTTTCCCGTGGTTTTCATCACCAATTCCATTGTTTTTGCAGAAAAACGTTGACTTTTTTTAAGACCCCTGATAATGTGTAACAGTTCGTGCTAAATTTAATACATAAGGAGATTTTTTCTATGACAGAAGAAATCAAGGCCCCAGAATTCAAAACCCTTTCCCCCAGTTTTTTCAAGAGAACCACCAAAAGTCAAATTTCACATATCGTGAAATATTCGGGTGTTGCAGAAAAGATTGAGGAATACAAAAGGGCTCTGAAGGATGGGCTCTGCAAGCTTGAAGTTTTAACTCGCAAGCAGTTTGCAGATTTGACAAAGTTCGGTGTGGAAGTTCCCTTGGAATTCCGCCCGCCCATGACCGACAAGGTTAAGAATGCCCTTTTGTCGAAACGGCATGTGGATCGTCTGTGGATGGAATTTGGTATCAAAGCTCCTGATGCAATGCTTCCTGTGAAGAAGCCCCGTGTGAAGAAAACTCCTGCGGCATAATAACTGCCCTCTTGGGGGAGTCTCTTTTCGGAGGCTCCCCCAAATTTTTTAAAAGAGAAATACATGAAAAAATTTATTTTCCTGCAAGCACATCTGAAAGAAATACAGAATATGTTTTTGGCAAAAGGGGATAATATCCGGATGTCTGCATTATTTAATGGCATCAAGGGTGTGGGGAAATACTCTTTCATAAAAGACACAATTAAAAAATGGAATTGCTCTTCGCAGGAGGATTGTAATTGCCCGGTCTGCGAGAAAATAGATAAGAACAGTACAATGGATATTTGTGAATTCAATTCCTCGGAATCAATACAGGACTTTCGAAAAAGCTTGCAACAATTTCAGAATACTCCCCCGATGGAATTGAGGCATAAGTATTTGATTTTGCGGAATATGGACTATTACAGCAAAGAGATTATTGATTTGTTGTTGAAGACAATTGAAGAAAAAACAAATTTCCATATTTTTGCTACTGCTGTGGATATCGATAGAATTCGCCCCGCAATGTTATCCCGTTTTAAAAGATATTTTGTGAGCAATTATTCCCGGGAGGATCTGAAGAGTATTATCTCACATGATTTTAAATTGGCATATTTGTCAAATATGGAAAATAAGTATCCGTTTTCATCTATCTTTGAGATGGATGTATTTTTCCGATTTGCTTTCTCAAATTATTACAGCCTTCTTTTTGAAAAGGCAAAAACACCCACAGATATTATCATGTCTGTAAATTCTTTTATGTCCCCGATAAATGCCTTACCAATCTGTGAAAAGCTGCCAACAATTGGGGCCTTTATCGAGTACTGCATGATACAGGTCCGGGAAGAATCCTCGGAGAGATACCAACAGTATTTGCGAAAAGTTCTTTCTCGGTATTCCCCCTCGCTCTTGTCCAATTTGAATAATCCGGAATATTATGCACAAATCAATTTGGACAATCAGATAATGTCCTTGTTTCTCAGCTTGTTTATTTTAAAATCTATTGTGGAATAAATATGCAAGACATTGATTTTCTGTTGTCCGAAAAGCCACAAATAAAGCGGCTGATGACATACGTACATTCTTTGGGGGTTCTGAAAGGACCCCTCGTGAAGAAGTACCGGAGCATTTTGCAAAACAAAGAGTATGAGATTCGGGAAATTTCTGAGGAAAATATTCGGGACCTGCAGGCGGGATCCTTGTTCGGTAGTGTGGCATTTTTAATTAATTTTCAAACGTACTCCGAAGAATTTTTGAAAAAAATGATGGACACATACGCCGATGGGGATAATAAATGCCTTATCTGTATGTCAGCCGAAGAATTTAAAAAGGTGAAAGAAAATTCAAAAGAGTTTGCAAAAGAACTGAATCCCATTTTCGAGGTTGAAAAAGATAAAGAGAATTTCAAGAGTGTTTGTCAATATGTCCTACAAAAAGAGTTGGGCTGTGCCGAAGGAGACTTTAATAACTACCCCGTTTTTAAAGTAGCAATAGAGGATCTGTATTTCAACCACACAGAGAATATTTTAGACTTTTTCAGTAATTTTCATTTTATTTCTAATATCTGTATTCAACAAACAGGAGAAAAGATTGATTTTGATCTTTCCTTGTTTCGAAAAATTCTTCCGGAAATAAGGAAAAAGGAATACTACAAGGCACATATTTTGTTGGGTACCTTCATAAAGTATCCCAACAAAGATACCCTTGCACCTCTTTTCTCTTTTGTCTCCGCAGTGGTGAAAGATGCAACAATGATTCGGTATGCTCTGGATACAATCTATCGAACAACTTTTGAATTGTTGCAATTACATCCCTCTTTCGAGGGCGCAAAACATAACTTCAGTGAGTTCAAAGTAAAACAACTTTCTGGGGTTGCAAATATTCCTCTTGTGAATACTTTTCAGTTCATGGTAAGATTCTCAGAGATGGAAGTGGTTTTCAATAAGAGAAACTTCTTGTTGAATTTTCACAATTTTTTGATGGATCTTTTAAAGGTAATTAGATAAGTGCCTGCCTTCGATAAAAACACTTTTGCATACTTACTTACAAAATGTATGCAAAGTCATAAGAGAGAAGACTTTGACACCATTTATGCCCAACTTGTTAAAAAGCTGGGATTAGGTGGGTGTGGGTTTCATTCGGATAAAATGCAAGAGCCTTGTTACCCCTGTCTTCGTGAATTGATTGATACCTTGGGCCTTCTCGTTTTTCCATTCATTGGACCAAATGTTGATGAATACTTGGTGGTGAATTCCCTTCTTTTCTTGGAGACTCCAAAGCAAGATGTAATTGTTCCCGATGCTTTGTATCTCTTGCCCGAGGGGGGTTATTGGGGGAGAATCTCACAAGTCTTTTCATCCTCCGATCTGCTGGTTATTGAATATGCTCCAGAGGTTTTTATTAGTTTAAAGAAATCTGTTCTCTATAAATTTTTCAAGGAAGACGTGGGCTACTACGGTATTTGCATAGGGTCCGTAAAAAAGAAAAAATAAATTGTTGACGCAACCGAAGAGACGTGTTAGAGTTGAAGACAGGAGCTAACAAGAAAATGAAGAAGTTTAATAAACATAGTTTTATTAGTTTTTCCGGAATCAAATCCGGAAATGCTTCCTCACACTCTTGTTGGTATAATGGAGCGAACCGCATCTAGTTTCTCCTAAGCCCTCGAAGAGTAGGATTAACAGGAAGCGGTAGCCGAAAGGCATAATCGCTCCATTTTGTGTTTTACTGATATTTGAAAACTAAATCTTGTCAAGTCACAGGTCGCTGGTGAAATTGGAATCATTGCTGTCTCCAAAATAGTAGTTTCGGGTTCGAGTCCCGGGCGGCCTGCTGGTATGTGTATCCAAGTGGTTAAAGGGGGTAGATTGTGGATCTACTGGCTTCGTGCCTTCGCGGGTTCAAATCCCGTCACATACCCCGTATGGAGAAGTGGCAGAGCCCGGTTTATTGCATCACGGTGCTAACGTGAAGTGGGGAAACTCACCACAGGTTCAAATCCTGTCTTCTCCGCTGGTCTGAATCCAAAATTATAGGGGGATGCTATGTCACAGCTAAACGCAATGTAAAAAAGAGACGTGGGTTTGTCTTGTTGGGGGAAACAAAAGAAGGTTATAAAGTGGTGGGAAATGTTTTTCTGTTGTGTGAATCCCGGGGACTTCCACTGGAATTCATAATTGACTCTTTAAAAGATGAAGGTTTTGTGATATCATGGGTAGACTTCTACGAGGATTCCTTAAATGCTCTGTGGAGTCCTGAAACAACCTTATCCAAGATTCAAAATGCCCTTAATGAGACATACGGAAAAGAATATAGCAATGATGTAATACTTCGGTTACGGGCTTACATTGGTTCAAAGCACACTGGAGAGGTCGCATAGTGGTCTAGTGCGCTCGCTTGGAAAGCGAGTAGGCGTAACAGCCTCGGGGGTTCGACTCCCCCTCTCTCCGCTGAAATGTAATAAAAGAAAGGATAAATCAGTGTATGGATTCCGATGGTTTTTGTGGTTCATGAGCCGGGAAAGCTAATCTGGTGAAAGCGTTGGACTGAAAATCCAAAGAGGTCAGATCGTAACTGACTCCCGGCATTGTTTTGGGTAGGCTGCTAAGTTTGGTGCTTTAGCACGAGTCTGTAAAACTCGGCCCTAACGGGATAAGATAATAGGTTCGATTCCTATCCTACCCACTGAATGTTGAATGCGTAGGTGCCCGAGTGGTCGAAGGGAGGGGTCTGCAAAACCCCCGGGATAACACCCCACGTTGGTTCAAATCCATCCCTACGCTTAGATATTTGGGAACGTAGCTCAATGGTTGAGCAACTGGCTGTTAACCAGTAGGTTGCAGGTTCAAGCCCTGCCGTTCCCGCTGTTGCAATACTCACAGGAGTTATATACAGATAGACCGAAATTTGAATGGGGGTAGGTTTTTGCAAGAACTCAAACCCAAAGGTCTGAAACCGGGACACTCGGATAAATAGACCGTTAATTGTAGGGAACATTGTGAAATCCTGTATTCTGTGGGTTCAATTTGTTTGCCACATTAGCCTAGCGGTAAGGCATCTGGCTGTAAACCAGACGGGGAAACCTATCGGTGGTTCAAATCCATCATGTGGCATTGGAAAACGGGTTCATAGCTCAACGGTAGAGCATCTGACTTTTAATCAGTCGATGATGGTTCAATTCCATCTGGACCCATTGTTTTGAAAGGTGTGACATATGAAAAAATATTCTGTCCGGTTCGAACATCCTTATGTGGGTAACAAAGGTGAATGTGCTTTTGTCTGTGTTCTTGCAGAAAATGAGCGGGATGCAATTGCACAATCTAAGGTTTTGTTGAAAAAGGAAATAAAAGAATCCAATTGTAAGGAATACCCCGTAAAAGATTCCTATTTTCATGCCTATCCGGATAGAAATGGGGTTGTCGGGGAAAAGAAAGTGTATGATGGAGATGAGCGATTGTAGTGTTTCGGGCGATTGTACAGTTGGTAGTACGCCACTCTGATATGGTGGAGGTCGGCGGTTCGATTCCGCCTCGCCCGATTGTACGTTCAGATTTTCAGAATGTTCGCGGATGTTGAACAAGAGGAAAATCTGAACGCAGGCTCTACGAAAGGGTTTCTAAGGAAGGTTGGCAGAAAGGCTATTGCACCAGTCTTGAAAACTGGAAATCCTGCAAAGGGTTTGTGGGTTCGAGTCCCACACCTTCCTCTGAGAAAGGATTGATATGGGGAATACAAAAGAAGTGAATGAAGCTCTTATCCGGGTGCTTGACAAGATGAAGAAAGATCCGGATCTGAAGAAGAAGTTTGATGAGCATAAACCGGGGTGGATTTACTGGTCTCTTTTGGATTCAGGGGCTTTTCCCGATGAAGATGAACAGATTCCCGGGCAGAATATTAAGAAACTAAAATAAGACTTGCAAACAACATAAAAACGTGGTGTAATCTATGCACCACGTTTTTTATCTTTTGGGAGGAAAATTGATTTCACTTCCTTTAAAACACAGACCACAAAGGTTTGAGGATTTAATAGGGCAACCTTTGTTGGTGAGATATCTTAAGAGTATTTCTAAGAAGAAAATAGCAAAAAGTCTTATCTTCTTTGGGGGTTATGGGTGTGGGAAAACATCTTCGGCAAGGATATATGCGAAGAGCTTGAATTGTTTGTCCCCTGTAGATGGTTCCCCCTGCTTCATTTGTGACTCCTGCAAGGAGAATTTAACCCTTGAGGTGGATGCATCTACCGCAGGGGCAAAGGAAAATCTTTTGGCATTGTTGGAGGTTGCAAAGAATCCTCCGTTGCTGGGTCAATACCGGGTGATTATTCTTGATGAAGTGCAGAATATGAGTAAAGCCGCGTGGGACTCTTTGTTGAAGCCTATTGAAGAACCCAAGCCTTTTCAAGTCTTTATTCTTTGTACAACCGAGGTAGAAAAAATTCGACCTTCTATCAGATCCCGCTGTCAACAATTAGAGGTCAAGAATTTGTCGGATACTTCCAGTATGGACTATTTGCAAGATATTTGCAAAAAAGAGGGGCTGCAATATGAGGAAACCGCTCTTTCCATTATTACTCATTTCTCAAAAGGATCTTTGCGGGATTTGATTAATTACTTGGAACAGGTTTCATACATGGGTGATATTACTGTTGAAAATACCTCGGTTATCTTCAATTTAGGATTTTTAACCCCCCTGTTTACAACCTTTGCATCCTTGTTTACCCTGGGGACAAAAACTTTCCGGCAACAAATACAGAGCTTCGGGGAATCTCCCAAGAAAATTGCAGAATTTTTGAAACAACTCTCATTATTTTTGTTGTATCGAAATGTAAGAAATGATAGCAGTGTTGAAACAAATCCGGCATTCGCTCTTATTCCAGAGCAAGACCTAAGAAATATGTGGAAATTGGTCCAAGGTGTTTTTGGGGTTAATTGTGAACAGAAATACAGTGACTTTTTGAATAAAGTAAATGCAATGCAAGATTCCTCCCTTATTTCTTTGGAAATTGCTCTTTTGGATTTACATGATTTCTTACATAGGGCTACGATTACAACAACTGGAACAATCTCCCCCACGGAAGAAAATAAAACCCCGGCAAAAAAACCTCGCAGACAATTTTTGCATCTCCCAACAAATGGAGTAGTTAAGGAAGTTCCCCCGATTACCGTAGAAGAAAAAACAATTGCACAACAAATGCTTGATTCCGGCCTTGTAACAGAGTTGGATCAATCCGGCATTGTTATCAAGGAGTAAAGTATGTTGGAAAAATCCACACAATACCGTTTTATTTATGTCAATATTTCTTTCAAGAACAACCAGAAATTCATAAAGTCCTTGGAAAAAAGTTTCTCGGTGGAAATACCTTATGCTTACCTGGAATTGAATTCTGAGTTGAAAGAATCCCTGGATTCCTATTTCTATATTGTGGACACCCCCGAATTTATCACAATATTCAAGAAGATTTGTTCAAAGTACCCGAAAGCATCCTTTTCGGTTCTCGGGAAGATTCGGGGCGGGGATATTCTTCGTTTCTTGAACTTGTGCAAAGAAGAAAACACGGTCTTTTTTAAGCCCGGGGATTTTGTTCAATTAATGGCCGGGGAGTTCAAAGGGTTGATTGGAAAGGTGAAAGATCTACAGAGGGACACAGTAACCATGGAATATCAATTGTTGAAAGAATCTCACTGCAGAACATTTCCGTTGTCAGATATTATTTCTTATTCTGGGCAAGAAATTGTTATTGAACAATTTAAGGATATGGAGAAACAATATCTCGATAAAGGTATTCGGCGAACCCTCTTGTTTGACGGAACAGATTGTTTACACCGGGGAATAAAAACAAACAATACAAAGTACAATGGGGATAAATTGTTCATTGGCGGTATTTTCAGCTTCTACTTCAATTTATTGAAAATGAAAGAACTTTACCCAGAATATGACATCATTGTTGTTTTTGACAATGATCCTTTAGAAGGTCGATCCGAGTTGTACAAAAAAGCTTTTCAACTGAATATGAAAGAATGCAAAGAGCTTGTGAACAATATTGGATATAAGACTGCCGTGGGATCCGCAAAAGACATTATTTTTTCCATCTGCCAAAAGGATAAGGGTGAATCGGACAATATCCTTATTTACTCATCCAATCCAACCTATCAATCTCTCGTATCCAATATTGTGCATGTTTTATTCCCCAAGACAACTTTTCGGGGAAATTCTTTTTTACGGACCCCTGAAACAGTAAAAGCTCTTTGGTCTGTAAATGATGTGCCCAAGGTGGCTTGGGTGCTTGCAATTATGGGGTGTCAGAATATCCTTGGAATAAATGATTTCAACAGAAATATGAAAAAATCTGATGTGAAGAAGATTAAAGAAGCAGATTTCTTGCCGGAATTAATAAATGCAAATACCTCAATAGAATTTGCAACAACATTGGTATTTAAGCCAGATTTCAGTCAGTTTGTTGCGGAACACTTTTATAACAATCTCCAAAAATTACTCTTCAAAGAGATCCCAATCAATCTTTCACCCAAAGGGGATTTCAAAGAAAAGGAAATGATTGATCAATTGGAGAGATTACAACTATACAAAGAAGTGGAATTAATCGAAAGATCCAAAAGAATATTCAAGGGGATGTGGTGATATGGATTCTTCATTTGATCATAAGCCGGAATTTTTCTCCCTCATAGCAAAAAACTCAAATCAACAAAATCAGAAAAACTATATTAAAAATATTATTCGAGATTCTTTTGAGTTTGTTGCCAGATACCTTAATTTCCTTCCACCAATCGATCAAGATATTGCCCGACTGTATTATGTCGATGGTCTATCCCAGGACCAAATAAAAAAGCTTTTTGGTGTTTGTCAGGCAGCAATTTCCCGAAGAGTTAAGTTTATTTTTGTAAGAATAAAGTTTCTGTTGAAAATGCCCTCCCTCAACCCAATCCAGGTTCGGGAAGATTTACAAGCCTTGTTCGAGGATGATCTTTTTGAATTTGCTTACTTCTTTTATTGGGAGTTGGCACAAAACCGGGTGAAATATTATATCGAGACCTCACAATCCGGGGCGGCAAATAAGTTGATAAAGATTATTGCATATCTGAAACAGTTACGGGACACCCCAGACACCGGGGATAGTGTCCTTGAGAGGAAAAAATATTTGGCTCTTGTTTATTTGGATTACTTTGAGTTTATTTATCGAAGATCCAATGTTATTACATGGGTTTTTAAAAAATCAGATAAGTATCGAAATCAGCCCGTTTTTGTGGGCGATCCCATAATTTAAAAGGAATACATATGAAACTTTCAACTAGGTTATTTCATGAAGCTCGTTTTATGGTGGCAGAGGTGTTTTGTCCTAATGGGTGTAAAAATGATTGGAAGAAAGAAAAAGAGGGATATGTTTGCACAACTTGTAAATGCAATTATATTGTTTGTGCAGATTGTGACCCCAATTTGAAACGTGCCGATGGAACAATATCAATCATTGAAATAGAAGATTGATTTTCCTGATAAGAAAGTGTTGGATGAAACAATATTGAAATTATTTCTTTTTTGATATGAATTTCTATAAAGGAAAAAAGGTATGGCAATTGTAAAATATTTTACGGAAATGAAAACTGCTGCCCCGGAAACTCCTGCGGCTCCTCCCGCACCTCCGGCAGCACCAGATAAAGGACCTGCCGGGGATGTTCCTCCTCCCCCACCGATGCCCGAGGGTAGTGAGATGGATGCTCCCCCAGAAGAAAATCCTGCAACAAAAGAAGTAGAGAAAGCCAATCCTGAAAAGGATGCTGTGAAGTTTAAGCTTCAAGTAGAACAAAAAGCTTCTGAGCAGGGACATTCTGTTACTGTGTCTATTTCTTCTACAAACAAAACCATGTCCATTACCTTGAATGCCGAAGAAGATATCATCACTCAAAAAGATGCTATCAAATTGGCAGTAACTGTTGATGACTTGGATCCTAATTGGCGTTTGATGGATGAGCCCCTGCAGAAGGCTGGACCTTCTTGGGCCATTCGGATGACGAGAAACAAATAAGGGGCATTATGTCACAAGATTTATTTGAATCATCTGTGTTCAATAAATTGAACAACTGTATCCGAAAAGTTAAAAGAGTTGCCTATTCGGATGAAAAATTTTCTTCTGAGATTGTTTCAAATGTCTTGAAATTTGATGCTCTGAAAAAGAAAGATCCGAAGGCTAAGATTTTCCAAACCATGGATGGAACCTACGATATAAGATTGTCTCGTCCTCATATTGCATTTGATTTTTCAACATTAATGCAAGAAGATAATCAAGACGTGGATCTAATGTTTACAGATGATCTGTTGGAGTTCGAGCCGGAAGATGAAATGATTCATAAAAGCAAAATCCCTTTGTGGGTCATTTGCCCTCTTGAGGGTGGCAATAGAGTTTTAATTAAACGAGCATGGTAAAGGTAACAATATGAGCAATAATGAACAGTTTAACTTTGATAACGTTTCCTTTGATCCTGTCGATATGGATGAATTGGAAGTAACACATCTCACGGATGATGGGGATATTGATCTAAATTTAAATGAATTAAACGATCATAATGATATCCCTGTAAGTGTTCATATTGCTCCTAAATCTGCGGAACAGTTGGCGGAAGCAGTTGAGGATGTTGTGTTGTCTCTTTTGGAATCCGAGGAGAAACCAACCCTTCTGCTGATTACTGGGGAAAGACCAGATCTTAATATTGATATTGATGAAAAGGTCCATTCCAGTTTTGTTTCAGAATACACCCAAGCTTGTATGTTCAATCCGGCAATCAAATGGTATGCGAAATTGGCAAACATTTTACAGAGTGGGCAGTTTGGAGTAAAAGATGGGCAGTTGTTCATCAATATTCCAAAATCTGTTTTGGAAAAAATGGTCCTCCCATTTTCTGGGGATTTTGATCGTAAATTTTATGAAACCTCTCCCATTGTTCACCTTGTTTTGGATTGTCTTGAAAATCACTCTTCTAAAAAATTGAGTGCCTCCAAAGAAAAATTCACTCAAGAAAAATCCCGAGAATTTGATACGGATGGATTGGATCTTTCAATGTCTGATTTGGACAACATGTGGGATACTGATGATGTTGCGGCTGCTGGCAATATGCGAGTAGAGGATAACAACAGTCTCAATCAAACCGAAATCAAAGAAGTCACTGCAAGTTTAAGATTTGCGGATCTGTCCAACAAAGCTATTGCAGACTATTTGTTGGCCA